GTTTCTAGTGATGGTATGATACCATCACTAGAAACCAATCTAACGATAGCAGAAGGAGTTCTATATGCCATTCGATCGACGTAACATCCCTCTGGGAACTGATGTCAAACAAGAGATCTCAGGAGCTAAGAATATCTTTGAAGTGTTCTACTCCATGTCGAGAGAAACCCCTCCTGGGGCATATCCTCTGAATACAGGAGAGTGGATCAGAGGGTGTCAAACTCTCTATCCAGAGTTCTATGCCAAAGCACTGGAGTACCAACCCAAAGGATACATCCGTGTTGTATCCAACGAGACCTATGAATCTGAGTTAGCATCTACTGGTCAATGTGGTGCTTTTGTGATCAGCAATGGAGATATTCGTCTGCCTAAGATCACTCGATATATTCGAGGATATGAGTCCGAACAAGCTGGTAATGTACACAACAAAACCTACTTGAGTGGGTTACCTGGTTTAACATTGGCAATGCGATACGATGTGTACTATCCAGCAGACCAATACCCACACTTACCTGGATATGGAAACAATTGTCAATCACTAAGCGACACCTCCACTGCCGATGAACCGATGTTGGACACAAGCATACTGCCAAATAATGCTAAAGGAGGCGACCTTATAAAAGATGCTGCATACGGCAGATACAACACAGATGCGTTTGGATTCTCAAATGAAGTTGTAGCACCTTGTGTGACGATGGCTCTCTACATCCAGGTATTCAATCGAGTACCGATAACCGGATATGTACAGATCAAAGATGTTCTGGAGCTGGTAACCAACTACACCAAAGAGATGGAGCAGAAATACAACGAAGCCATTGATGCAGTAAACTCGATACTGTCCAGTGGTTCTCTGGGTATCCCTGACTATGCGAACTATGTGGTAGTCAGCGGATCTTCTTACACAGCTCCTTCTGATGGGTGGATCTACAACCGATGGGTTCGTGGTGGTACAGGAGCTACCTTGATCTTGACAACGTACATCTATGCAGATAGTTCCAAGTCCAGGTTGCTGTTCACCTACACCAACTCAGACGGTCGTAGACCGGATAAAGACAGTGGTACTACCGATATTACGAACTTCTTACCTGTTCGTAAAGGATACTACATCGAGTGGACTACTATGAACAAAACAAACGGAACATTGACGAACTACTTCTATCCGACCTTCGGACAATAATGATAAGATCTAACAGCATAGAGGACTTACCATCCTCTATGCTGTTAGATAACTGTATCAAGGTTCTGCGATCACCATCACTGGAACACCATAGATGATGTCGAACGAGTTCTCATCCGTCTGTTTCCAGAACTCAACCACCAGTGTGCTTCCAACATACTGATCCAGTTGAGCGTTTAGATACAGAGGATTCGAGAACTCCTCCACCGATCTTGGCTGTGTCAACACAGCGATACCAGACGATGGATCTCTGACTGTGAAGTGAGTCGGGATCGGAGCTGCCGATTCCTGATCGATCATAGGAGGTCTGATGTTGAAGTAGAAGTTTTCCAAGAAGACCTCTGTCGCAGTCTGTGTCTGTGTTGCTTGGAACAGAGTACCAGGGATGAAATATGTGTTCACATTGGTATCATCCGTAGTGGTGTCTCTTCCATAGTAGATCACAGGAGCGATGTGAGGGTTCGTGTTATCCCCGTATGTTGGTTCAGAAGGCTGGTTGTAATCATCCTTCAGCAAGAACCATGGATAATCCTTCGTAGGATCTCTGAGTTCGATGCTCAAAGTCTGATCATACGGCTCTTCGATACCACTGTCCGGAGTCTGTTTCGCATGGATCTGGATCTCCTGTCTCCGATTGAAGAGGTTCGGAGTGAAATTATCCACGGTTGCAGTTTTGGTCAACAGGGAGAACCCTCTCCTGTTCTCTTTATAAGCGAACAGTTCCAGTCTCCAGTTACTGAGATCCTTCTGCCAGACTGGGATCACAGAGATTTTGGAGATCGAATACTTCGACGTATTGACGATCCTCAGCGTCTTCGTACATGCGAGATATCGCACACCTTCCCCTTCTGCGATCGTTGCAGGAGTATCATCTGTGATGTAGTACTTCGCTGTTAATGTGTAGGAAGCACCAGGATAAAGAGTAGATACATCCTCTAGCCCATACAAGAACCCGGATACCCCATCGATACTTACCACCTGAGTAGTACCATCAGAGTAAGTGATCTGAGGATAGAGAGCAAGCTCGGCTTTGTTCTGGTTGGTATAAAGGATGATGTCCCCATCAAGCATCTGATTCGCAACGATGTCAAACCCAACGATCGGATTCGAACCATCGTCCAGTTCGTTCAAGATCAGTGCCTGCTTCGTAATCAGTTGTACGATCGCGATCATGATACCTGCAGCATCGTAGATGCGCAGAGCGATCTGCTCACCGTCTTCGAAGGTAGCGTAACTGTAACAGTTCACACATTTACGGACACCAGGAACAGCAGTCTCCACAACAGGAACTCGTGTCCCAGTTGGAGTATTCGTAGTGTCGAAGTTCTGACTGACCACAGTAGTTGTACCATCTGCATTGGTGCGGATCAGTTCATACTGGGCACCGTGATGACCGAAGAACGCGAGTTTGTTATCGATCACCAGTCGAGTCAATCGGATCACTGTTCCTGTGCTGTCGGTGATCGCTACCGTTGCATAATACAACATGTAGATATCGTTACCGTAGGAGAGGATGCGATCCGGTTGAGCATCTTCTGTCATGACGATCGCAGTAGGAACCATCGTGACCTTATAAGTCTCAGGATCCACTGCTGTAACTGTGTAAAGCTGGTTGTGCAGACCTGTGGTATCATCCACGATCTGAGAACAGACCTCCGGAACGATCTTACCGGAGGCTGACACATCTTTGCCATCGACATCGGGATCGTAGATCCTGGTCAATGGATAGACTCTGGATTGGTCTTCTCCATAGATGGAAATTGTAGCCATATTCGATATCCTCTTGGTGTATGTCAGGGTTGATCAACTCGGATGTCTCGATTCGGATCCTCTGGTAAGAGGGCACGTTTCAACTGTTCCAGAGTACGATAGAACTCTGGTGTTTCCGAGTCGTAAAGTCTATACGATGGCAGGATATCGATGAACGTGAGATCGAGCATACCAGACTCCAAGATCGGAGGTTGGTCTTCTCCAAGATCTCCTGTTGTCCAGGTGAGATTGGAAGGATCGGATACTCCGTTCGTTGTATCGTCCGCATAGTAGTACACCCCTGTGACAGAAGCCAACGAAGAGATGATCTCCCATCTGCTTTTGGAGGTGTTGTACCAGATCGCAAGGTTCGTAAAGGCGTTATACCAACGTCTGGCAGAACCAGTTGCTGTGGTATCCACCATGCGGTAGGTCTGGTTGACTTTCAACGTACCTGCACCGGATACGATCAAGTTTCCGATCACTCCGTAGAGTGTTGGATCTTGATTCTTCGCTGTCAGGTAGTAAGCAACCTGATCTCTCATCCTGGCAAGGTCTGCATCATAACTCAGAGTGAACGATCCTGTGATCACATCGGTCATGATCTCATTGACCAAGATCGAATAGATGTGATGGCTGTTCGGTATCTTCACGAACGTGTTGTCCACAGGTTGTTTTCCTCTGAAGTATTTCAGAATCGCCATACACCGTTCTGTATCCAGGTCATCTCCATATTCCAGCATCATGTTGCTGACAGACTCCGACACCATACTCCTTTCATACCAGATGGCTCCGTTGCGGATGCTGTCTGGTAACTTCAACAGTCCGTTCTCATACTGGATGTCACGAACAGCCAACCCATCACAGGTCAACAGAGCTAACTCCTGATACCAGAAGAGAAGAACGTTCAGAGTATCGATGTATCGGTTCTTCACGAACCCATCCTCCTCTGAGAAACAAGCATCGGTTGTCACATAGACATCCAGTTGGTTCTTCTCTGTAGAGGACAGATACTGACTGTTGGAGACATGAACTGCTTGAGATACCAAGTTGCCAGTCATACTCTTATTGATCACATGTGCGTAATCGATATCTCTAACCAACTCTCTTCCGTTTAAGAAGACGATGGGGTGAACATCATGCACTAATGGAATCTCGATCTCAGCCCCATCGGTGTACTGATAACCTCTCACACGGAGCATCCCGGTGGTCATACTTCTTCCGTACAGTCCTGCTAAGGTGAACTGGTTGGTGTAAGCTTTGGTCATCAATCTCTTGGAACAGATCAGAAATGTTCTTCCGTACTGATCCGCACTGAACTGGATCGTCTTCGTTCCATCTTCATTCTCTATGACTGTGTAGAGGATCGTTGTCATCGTCTCAGCTTCGATCTTCTCGTAAGTCTGATCGACCAAATATTGATCACTGAAGTAGTTGGAGTTAGGAGTATCATCCACCGCTTCTCTGACTCGATACACAACGAACTCATCGTGCACCGTGATGCTGTCAGCACCCTCCACAGGGGATAAGTACTCAGCATAGAACTTGGATCGTTCAAAGAGCTCCGTTACGATCTCTGTGTTGACAGGAAGATCGATACTGCTGTCCACGTTGATCGTGACATATTGACCAGTCTTGGTAACTCCATAGAGACTTTCATCGATCTTCTTACCGTTGATGTACAGGAACGCATCGATGTAACGAAGTGAGATCATGGAGAGTGGAAGATCCACAGTGAACACATGGGTGGTGTTCGGACCGATGGTCGTCCTGGTCACTCGTTTGCAGATCAGAGCCATGGTGTTGTAGAATCCAAGTGCTTTGATGTAGCTGGTCAGAGAGTTCGATCCTGATGTCAGAGGGTTCTCGAACATCATCTCAACATAACGACTCTGTTCCAGATGCTGTGCTCTCCAGAACGGTAAGGTTGGATCTCCTTCTCCAACCAAGAAATCAAGGATCTCATCATCCGTAAGCTGATACAACATCTGGATGTAATTCGCTTCCCGGATTAGCTGAAGACTCTTCTTGTGTCTTCTTGCAACCACACGTATCTCGATCTCAGTGGTACCTAAAGCTTCCATGTAAGCGTTCAGCAAAACTTCACTGATGGCGAAATCATTGTGAGTGATCTGAACGATCGCTTCTGTGGTATTGAACCGATGCACGAACAACCCACGGAGTCTTGCATTAACCGTGTTCAAAGGGCGTATGAACACATCACAGGTGTTGTGAGTGATCAGATAGTTGTCAGGGTTGTCCTCTTTCGGGATGTGCATGATGTAGTTGAACCAGGGATGTACAGCACTCCGATAGATACGACTCTCTCCAACCACTGTGAGGTTCACTGTGAAATCACTCATGATGTCAGGATCGTCGATCAGTTCTACATAGTCCCCGATCTTGATATCTTCTACGGAAGTAGGTTGGGACTCTCTTCCGTTGATGAAAACGATATCAGCGAGGTGGCTGAGATCCCATGCGCGATTTCGACTTTCCAGGTTGTTCGGTCTAATGCACTCTGTGGATAGGTTCGTCAGTGGTTCTCCATCGCTGTCTACGTAAACAGAGACGTAGATCTTCTTGAAGTTATAGTTCGGTCCAAGTATCGTCCTGGCCATCGATGCTTCGATCGCCATGATGAACGAACTTCTGCAGGGGTAATCGATCACATAGATCCCATGTCTCCACAACCACTCTCCATTGGTTCCAGTTACTCTGAAATCAAATGAGTTGGTATCCAGCCAGTCATCCAACACTTCCCACTGAGGGAGTTTAATATTGAGGTTCCCCATGCAGCATTTGGGAACCTCGTAGATGTAGTAGGCGTCGTTATAGGGAAGATAAATGGAGACCGGTCCAAGATGAACCGATCCCATCTGTGGTATATGGTTGATACACCTGGCAATGAAGTTCTGACGATACTCAGTCTCAGGCATGTTCCAAATGTGATCCAAACAATACTTGTTCAGATACTTGGTCATGACCGTAGTAGTATCGATCTGAGTTGTCATACGTTGCCTCGTTTTACTTTGTTGATGACCGCTCCTGTTGCCACCATGTCAGCAGCGAACTGAACGATCTTGCCTTTGGTATTGCGGATCTTGATCACATTGGACATCGTCGGTATCTTGGCACCAGATGCCACTCTGAGCAACTGATATACCCAGTAGGGAGGATACTCCAAGGCGATCGCCATCGTGATGCTGTCTGTAGAACTGGAAGACAGGAACCGATACAACTGGTTCCTTGTCAGTTTGTGGAGTCGATGAGGACCTCTCTTCTGCAATGCGTTGCAGATCACATCCGGAGTCCAAAGTTTATCCGGTCTTGGATTCAAGTCTTCCACAGACTTGATCCGTTCCTGGATATCGTTCGCTGTTCCAAGGAACCCACAACGGTTCAGCAGAATTGGATACAAGGTTGCTCCTTCTCCACCCAACAGCTGTGCGTAGTAAGCAGCGAACAGTGTCTGAACGAACATGGACTCGTTGTAATCCAACCCGTAGATACGACCGAGTTCCACACCGATCGTGGTGGCGTAGGATTCGATCACAAACGATGCCAACTTCGGTGACAACCAAAGCTCATGATCTTCAAATCCAGTTACCAGTGCTGCACGCACGAACAGATTCGCCAATGTGGTCGAATCTGTAATATTGTACGAGCCATTGTATGGGTCCATATTTGACGTTATGGCGGTCAAATTAATCCAGCACTTTTGCATCCGTGCCGGTACAGGAAGTGATGGGATCGCTTTACCGTCGATCACGATGTCGTTTATCGTCAATACTTCAGGTACATCGTCCGTGTTCCTGCTCAAGTTGTAGCATAAGAAGTGATTCAGTTTATCCGCTTCAACCAACTCTTGGTAGAGTCGGCTGATCGGAGTACTGGAAAAGATCTTAGTCTGCGCTATGCGGGACATCTGGTCGGGCTGAAGCACTGTGTCCGCAGTGTGTTTAATCAGGTACGTCAGCGCTTGCTGCAACGGACCTTGTCCGACTCTATCTGAGACGATAGAGACATCAAAAAGAGAAAACTTCATAACAAACCTCGTGTTGTCTTAGATGATCAATCATAGGATCGTCGGGCAACGAAGTAAATGGAGAACCACATGGCTACAACCATAAAACCGTTCCCGCACTATCAGATCAATGTGCAGGACAACTCCATCTACAACAGCGAGTACACTCTGGTCCTGCCAGTCCATCGTCCCTTGTGGATCATGCGTACGCAGGAAGGTCCCGTTGGGGATCCAGTGTGGTGCGAGAACTACACCAAAGCAGCCAAAGTCTTCGGAGAACAGACGTTCACGAATACGAACAAGCTGTACTTCAGCCGTCAGGCTCAGGTGCTTCTCAACACACTGACCTACAACGGTGCGTTCATCTGTCGTGTCGCAGATGAGACTTCCGCTCAGTCGGTAGTCATCATCGAAGCTTGGGTTCGACCGGTGTCTGACATCCAGCAGTACTTGTATGATGAAGATGGAAAACGCGTTCTCGACGACGAGGGGAACTACACTCCGGCGACTGAGATCGTTGTCAACGAAGACGGTACTCAGACGACAACGAATGTTGTTGAACCCGGACTCGAGATCAAGTTCGTGAAACGTCACGAGCTGCTCGGAAGTGAAGAGACTGGAGGGTTCGACCTGAGCTCTCTGCCGACTCGTCCTTCCGGTGAGTGGACCGTGTACCCGATCCTGGCTGTGCAAGCACTCTATCCGGGTCTCTACGGGGATGATCTCTGCTTCTCCTTGTTCTACAAGAACAGTGAAAATGCCTCTGGTGATGTGAACTATTACCAGACTCTCTTCTACAGCTTTGCGCCTGCTCGTCGCGATTACAATGATACGACGGTCACACCGCACTACGACATCTACAACAGCACGTACAACAGCTTCGCTGCCAATCCTGAGACTCTGAATCCGGATACCGGTGCTGAGATGTCGATGCAAGCTGTCTTCAACACGGCGTACGATGAAGATACCCGGCAGCTGCCGTACACCATCTACACGTACGAAGAGAACCTGCTCAAGATCGGCAACCGTATCGCCCAGGTAGAAACCGAAACCTCTCTTGGTTTCGAGAAACCGACCTACGATCCGGAAGCGATCATGAACACGTCGTTCGGTTGGCTGGTCAACTCGATCAGCTGCATCAACCTGTCTGGTGTTCCTTACGACCACGTTCGTCTGGTCACTGCGTCGGATGATGACGAGAATATCGTCCAGCTCACAGAGAACAACTACATCTACCTTGACAAAGGACTGGATGGTAAGATCTCTGATTGGGACGTTCAGCTTGGTATCCAGCAGTTCTGTGCGAAAGCCATGAACCCCCGTATCGTCGACAAGTTCAAGTATCCGTTCACCCACATCTACGATGTTGGGTACAACTTCGATACGAAGTATGCGCTGATCGATTTCCTCGATGTTCGTGACGATGTTGTCGTGGAACTCAGCACTCAGGTGCTGATGGACGATAACACTGGTCGTACAATCACGATGAACGACCAGGCTACCGACGAAGCGAACGGAGAAGTTCTTCGCAACCGTGCCCTCCTGATGCGCGAATCGGTCCTGAAGGGTACCGACTGCTGTCGTTGTGCGATCTATGCGCACTGCGGATTCCTGGCAGATGGTGTCTACAGTGAACCGATGCCATTTACCTACTGGAGTGCGATGCAACATGCTCAGTATGGCAACCTGCCGTATATGAACCCGACCGAACCGAGAGGCTGGCCGAGAAGCTACAACGAGTACTTCAAGGTCAGTTCTGTCAACTGGGTCAATTACGATCCAGAAGGACAGTCTCGTGTTTGGGACAGCGGTATCAACTATGTTCAGTCTGCTGACATGTCTCGCATCTTCTATCCCGCGCTTCGCACCGTTTATCGTGCGGATACCAGCGTCCTCGTCGACCAGTGGTTCGTCGATGCTGTCGTCTATACGAAACACGTTGTTCGCAACGCCTGGGGAAGATACACGGGTCGGAACGATAAGTCGGCTGTTCTTCAGCAAGCAATCAAAGCATACCTCGATGCGGAACTGTCGTATCTCTACTGCGGTAAGTACGACTTCACCGTGACGGTATACCAGACCACAGAAGAACAGAAGATCGGTTATATCCAACATGTGAGGATCCAGATCACATCGCCAGCCACCATGCGTGTGCTCGATGTTGACATCGAGGTCAACCGTGAGGGATATACATCTGAAACAGAACTCGCAGCTGCAGCTTAAGAGGTGACATATGGCTTCTAAAGACCAGGAAAACCTTGGCAGGTTCTTTTACGAACCAGAGCAGGCTGCACAGGTCACAGGTGTTCAGCAGAAGAACCAGACCCCGATGACTTCGGATCAGAGCGGTATGAGCTCCGGTCTTCAGTTGGGATCTGGTTTGAACGCGCCCATGCTCGACGTGGCAACTCCTTGTACCTTCACCCCGGTTGTTCTGGTGGTGACCTCCCTTCCGGCGATGTACGTCGTCGATGGAGCTCCCACCCGCATGGGTTGGATCATCAAGGACCTCATCGAGTCTCATGCGAAATCTGTCACCGGGATCGACTTCGGTTACACGTTGTCGACTCAGGAAGCTCCTGCGGGGCATGACAGTCAGCAGATGGCGGCACCTGGCAAGACCAGCCGTTCCCCCGTGAGCCCATCGTTCGTGTTCTCCGAGCTGGGGAACAACATCGTCTGGTCCACGTTCAAACGTTGGATCTGGGACATGAACCATCCGGACACCAACGCTGGTATGACCAACGTTGTTTACCCGGGAGCTTGGACGATGTCCGCTTACGCGATGTCCATCATGGCGATCCAGTTTGATCCCACCATGCGTCCTGACCACATCATCGATGCGGCTCAGTACGTCAACATGTTCCCGACTGGCACTGGCGAGATCGGGTTCCAGCGTGAGATCGGAACGGTCCGTCATCCGGAACGGACGATCCCGTTTACAGGGATCGTGCAGCACAACGACTACATCAAGACGATCGCTATGACGATCGCTGAACAGTTGGCGCTTCACAAGCACAACTACAACATCGCTCCTCCGTATCGGAAGAACATCGACAAGAGCATCCGCGAACAGGGACTCTACATCGAGCACCAGGAACGCATGGGCTGGGCCAACCAGGACGGCGTTACTGCGATCGATACAAGACCCGACGCTGGCAATGTTGTGTCGAACACTCACAAGATCGATCCGGAAGGGATGTCTTACCAGAACGGCGTATCTCCGTACACCCGTACGGAACGCAACTGGAACAGAGACTAACGATCCATACGGCATCTACCATGGAGGTAATATACCTCCATGGTAGATGTTTTTATTGGAAAGTATGCCAGAAGACCCTTTCCTTTAGGCGGGAGTAGTTCACTGGTTGATAGAGAAAGTATTCAACATAAACAATTACTACCGATACAACCAATATGAGAATATCTTGACAGGAACACCTGTTCAGTATAGATTGTTAACCAAAAAAGAGAAGGGTATGTTCACTAGGAGCACCCTTCTCTTATAACTGTGTCAATAGCACAGCCACTCACCTAAAGCATCCATGAGGTGGATCATAGCTTGCTTGACACTACACTCTTCTTTATTCAGGTATTTAGTGAAGAGTGTGTACTCGTCTTGATTGATCTCTTTTGCAAGATCCTCGATCGACCTATAAGCTACTCTTAACTCCAACCTTGGAGCACCTATAAACAGAAGACAACGTTTCATATCTCTGTAGGGATCGAACCCTTCTATCGTGTTATAGTTGGTAGGTGCAAGGGTCACACCGTAAAGACGTTCATCGTCCTCAAGTCTACCGTACTGCCCACCTACCATAGTGAAGAGTCCCTCGTGTATGAAGAGTTGTCCACCATCTTCGTAGTAGATACGACCATCCTCTCGGTCAGTACTGAAGAAGGTAGCTGCTTTGTTGATCATAGCAGCCAGCAACTTCATGTCAGTGTGAACATCTTGGTTAACTAGTGTGTTCTTCATGATAGTAGTCTTTCATAATTAAGGTTATTTTAACCCCAGTAAACACTGGTGTTTTATGTCTGTAAATGAAAAGAAAATAGGACCTGTGATGTGGTGATCACAGGTCCTCGGTTACGGTTACTTCGCAATGGTCAGTTTGATCTCATCAACCGTCTTCTTCACTATCCGGCGTACCAGATAACTGTCGATGAGCGGGATGAGGATGCACATGACAATCGGAAGTGCCCATGTGCTGCAAAGCCAATACCACTGACTATTATCAGTGGAATATGCCTTCAAGCATCCTAAAACCGGAAGGAAAACATAAACAATTGCGATGCTGGCGATCATGGAGAGGCGGATAATGGGATATTTGTACATGGTAGTACTCCTTTTAGTTTAATGTTTGATTGATTCGTGTTAAGGTTGTTATTAACGACGGTACCGTTTTCTGATCTTTTCTCTGACACGTTGATCCAGTTTGGAGTTGATATCATCCAAGATCTGGTTACACTCTTTGGCGAGTTTCTCAATCTGCTCAGAGAGCTTTTTGATTTCTTTAGCGTTGCTTCTCATAGGTTTAACTCCTTTAAGTTATAGTTAGTTGTTATTTCCTTGGTACTATCACAAAAGTTATATATAGATGAAATTTTTTGAACTACACTCTTAACATAAGGGTTATACTGGAAGGAGAGACACCTCTCCTTCCAGTATAACGAATGATTAGAATGACGGTGGGGGAGGTGTCTCATCGAAGTTGATATTTTCAGGCTGTTGTTCCTCTTCAGTAGGTTCTTCTTGAGGTTCCTGAGGTTCTTCCTCTTGAGGTGTCTCTCCACCTTCCTCTGGTGTTGTCTCACCAGTTGGTTCTGTTCCTCCCATATCTCCGAAGGTATCTTCTTCGTTCATGGGCTCTTCTTCACCTTCGTTCATACCCATACCAGTGTCCGTATCACCACTTTCTTCCAGATGTTTACGAGCGATATCGATCACATACTTCTTGAAGTTATCGAAGCTAAGCTTCTGGTTGGATATATACAGATAGAGATCTTTGGCGTTCTTGATATCGATATCCTTCGGATACGGGATATTGAAGGAACTCTGGAATCCGATCTGTTTGATATAGTCTCTCACCATATCGGCTTTCACAGTCTCTCGGAACAGAGTGAACATCTCCTTGGCATCTTGATCAACGATCTGGTTCTCACTGAAGATCACAGCAAGGACACGATCGATCGCATCCATATAGGAGGTGATCTCTTCGTATTGGGCTTTGTCCACTACGATCTGAGGAGCAGGTAACGTGATACGAACATTCTGGACAACCGTCAACAGTTTCTTGTTGATGCTGTCTTTGTTCATCTTGACTTCCTGTTTCGACTTCTGTCCCTTCTTCAAGGGTTCCGTCTCTTCCAGTTCATCGAAGATATCAGATCCATCCGCTTCTGTAGACTTGGAAGAATGATGGGTGTCCTTCCGACTGTTATCCGCGTCTTTCAAGATCTCTAAGATCTTGGCTTGCAGAGGTTGTGAGTACTTGATGTAAGTACGGACAAATTTATTACCAAACTTAACCACAACCTTCTGAGAGCCCTTGATCTTGTTGTTGAACACTATGTTGGTTGTAGCAACAGAACGGGAGTACTCTGCTTCACTGGTCTGATTCATCGCAGCATGAGGAACATCCAACCCGGTGATCAACCAGTTCGCCAACAACTCCATGAACCCTTGGTCAGGAGCGATGACATTGCTCGATTTATGATCGAGGTTGGTACTCAGATTCTCACGGATCCCTTTCATGTTCTTAGGGAGAACTGTAAGTGATCTCTGGATCAAGTCTCTCTGAACGGTAAGAGGTTCGTTGTCGAATCGAAGCATCCTCTTCTCGATGAACGCATCTCGGACCATACTGAGATACTGCATCACATTGGCGTTTTTCTCATCGACATCCACTTCCAGGACTTTGTGGTCGATGGCGTTCTCAGTTGCTGCCATCACACCGGAGATCACAAGAACAGTTCTCAGAGAAAGAAGAGTACTGAGATCTTCGATCTTGGATTTACCAGTCCCATCCTGGTGATAATCGAATGCGATGTAAGTAAGAAGGGGAGATGGTACGAAGATCAACCCAACCTTCTTCTTAGCCAAAAGATAACGGAACATGCAGAGTGTGGTAGCTTCATGCTCTTCCACAGTAGCTCCGTGGAACCCATATTCGTCGAGTTTGTCCATCAGGAGGTTGCGCATCGTCAGACCGAACATCATCAGAGTTGCTTCGAACCGCTGATCATCGTTGATCCCCGCTGCATACTTGTATGCTCCAGGCTGTCCGAAGGTTGCCTGCATCGCACCTTCTGTCAACTTACGAGGACCGTTCACCGTAGAACGATCGTAGACGTGGTTCGTGATAGGAGTTCCCCACTGATCTACAAGGATGTAAAATCCAAGTTGTTTATCTGGGGTTCCTGGCATGATCACAGGGATCACAGCCTGATAAGGAACTCTCACCACAGCAGGGTGGTGCTTGGATTCCAAACTTTCCTCAGTATCCAGAAGATAGAGAGGGTTGTTCGTATCCATCAGAAAGTGCTCCGCTACCTTCTGTTCCAGCTTCTTGGTAGCATCCTTGTACTTATCCCCACGATTGATCAGACTGATATCGTTGGAGATCACGAAGGAGCTCTTCTCTGCATCGGACAGAAGATCACGGATCGCTTTCTTCGCTTCCCTTGTTGTTGTGATCACTTCGTTCGTCTTGAACGCTTCATATCCGGGACGGTTGGAGAGTGTCTCAAATGCAGCATCGATGTCCTGATCGATCTTCGCAGTCAGTCGCTCATAGTGAGACTTCATGCGGATGTTCGAAGTAGTAGCGTAGTCCGAAGGAAGAAGCAGTTCCATCGAACTGTCCTTCGGATCGTAGTGAACAGGAGGTACTGTCTCCATGTAACGTTCACTTCCCATGGTGTAGTTGCCAGGGATCGCTTGAGAACTGAGTTTACTAGGATGATTGGCGTTCTTGATGATCTCTTTGACATCGTGTCCCATCTTGGTCTCATCCAGATCAACCGCTTGGTTCAAGGTATCCACGTTCACTTGAGGAACGATCAGAATCGGAGATGCGCCATCGACGAACATTGCCATATGGAGCCACTCTTTCATACGAGCAGCCAGTTCAAAGTCGTTGTTGAAGAAGTCTGTCAGTACAGTGGAGATCTTCGTCTCCAGTTCCGGACCAAGGTCTGTCCCTTCCAGGAGTACTTGGATGCTCTGTGTCTGCAGATCTGTCGGCGAGATGATGGATGAGATGTAGATCTCAGAAGCATCTCGTATCTCAGGAGCCAATACGTTTAAGCTCTGTGCAGTGCGAGACCAATTACCAGCTTGCTGTGAAGTGGTAAGAAGCTGATCCAGGAACTCACCTGTGGAAGGCAGTGTTTCTGTTTTATTACCATCCGGGGAATAGATCCCAGGAAGGTAACGCATCTCTGTCGGTGTATGTAGAGTGAGCTGAATGTCTTGTTTCTGGTTCTGATCTGGATTGTCTTCCGGATACCGGATCCCGAGCAGTGCTCCAAGACGTTTCATCCCTCTTGTAAATCTATTGCTAGTTGGCATGTTATGACCTTCAACCTCAATTTACAGGAAGTTAACAATGGTTCAACTTGAGTTATACATCAAAGAACCGATCGACTTTTTGAGAACCGTTACACTGAAGAACAGTCTGTTCGCTGATCAGATCTTGAAGAAGGATGTATACCCAGAGTATCAGAATATCCTTCCGGATCAGTTGAATCCGTACTACCGTCACATGAACGGAGAGTATATTCTTGATGGCGACATGACGGAGGTGAATGGTGAACCAGTCTCGAATAGGAAGATCTATAAGCGGTTGGATGAGATGATGTACATCACATCACTCGATACCCAACAGCAGATTCCATTCACAAAAGAGACTTTGGCTCAGCATCCGAAGACCGCCTCAATGTATAGGATACCCAGCTCCTATTATACGAAACTGTGTGACAAATACCCTCAATATACAGACTTAATCAAGTCGATCGTTTACCCGATAAACAGCATAGAAGAAGCTGTATCTGCAGACAACATGACACTCCTTCAGTACGATGAAACTCTACTGAAAGAGAACGAAAGATCCTCGATCATAGAGGCGTTGAAACGAACGCTTGTGATGATCCGGGAACGGTGGACAGTAAGAGAACTTGCATATGAAGATATGTTCTCAATCGTTCATCAGGGGATCGTGTGGCAGATCTTGTACCTTACGATCTTCGCACAGAGGATCTTGAATATCCGAACATCCAAAGTACATGAGTTCCATATCTGGAGCTACCTGGCTAGCAAAGGTCTTGGAGATTACAGAGATGTGTTGTCTCTTAACCAAGCCCTCTTCTTCTATAGGAACATCAACTATCTCCTGAAGAACAAAGGTACTCAGAAGAACTTCAGTATCCTGATCGGATCTCTCCTGAAACCTCTGAACGTTGGACTTTACAGCAAGTCCATCGTCCAAAGTATTATGAGAGACACCTCCACGGTTGAGACTGGAGAAGCATCCGCTTACTCAACGAGAAGTGTTACCAATCAAAAGAGTGTGGTTCTTACCAAAGAGAGTCTCTCTAGCTCGTTTGCCAACACTTGCAAACCTTATCCTCAGATCTTGTCGAACCGTGCAGGTGATGATAACCTGATCGATCAAGCAGCTTATCTGGTTGACAATATTCGATATCAACAATATGGTAAACCTGTTGATGTAGTACAGCAGATCTTGACAAAGTTCCCAATGGGTGACATCCCCAACTCTGTCAACGAGATGAACAATGGATCGATTGAGACAACTAGCACGACTTATGAGAAGGAACGTAGTTCCTATCTGGAATATCAGGATGACAATCTTTTTGATAAATCCACAACTACTCAAGATTATCAATTCGCTGTCACTCCACACACCTTCCTGAAAACCAAAGCCCATGAGATCAACAAGACGATCACATCCACTCTGTACAACCAGATCTATGCAAAGTTCGTAGAAGAGACACTCTTCTATCGAGCATCAGAAAAGGATCTGAAGTTCAGCTTGATGGTAGCTCCTCCGGACACCAGGATCACCTTGGCTCTGGATGGCAACCAGGCGATGGCTCTTTTGATCTACTCTGCTTGTAGAGAATACGGTATCACACTAGAAAGACCTCCGACTAAAGCACAAGTCTTCTGGCCTTATAAGAAGGAGTTCCCTGAGATCCCTGAGTACTTCTACTATCAGGATCATAAGAGGAACACCAAAGGTTACTTATCAGATTACGGTTTTACCGATATGGTACCATATCCAGATCCCTTCCTGTCTCCTTTGGATATGACAGAGAAGATCCACGATCAAGCACTCAACTTCTTGACCAACTTCATTGAAGTCCACAAATCAGCATCTGCGATCCACTACGAGATCCTGATGAAGGTTTACCAACAGAGGTGTGTCAATGGATGGGTTCGATTCAGTCTGCTGGATGGGATGAGTTACAAAGAACTATTCCATGAAGTGGAAGGACTGCAGGATGTCATCGAACAATATGACAACAGTGCAGATGTCGCATTAGCGTACTCCAACTTCTTTGAATCCCTTCTTGATGCGTTCTATCCGATCGAACAGCTTCCAGTGAACACTCCTGGACTTGATCTGCTCTCGGATAGTGAGTTGGCATTGAGCAATCGATACAGACGGATCAAATCTCTCTTCGTTGAGATGTGCTCTTACAACATCACATTCTTCGATCAGATCGAAGGGATGACCAGCACCTCTACGATGCTCTGTCGTCTTACCTTCGACTTCCAGAGTAACTACCAGGAAGATCGGTTCCAGTTCTTCTGGAGTGAGTTCTGCGATAAGTGGAGGATCTTCTGTGAACAGAGAGTGCTCTGGTTGCTTCCATTTGAGATCAACATCAAAGGACCTGACGATTACATCTACCGGTTCGTATGGGAACTCCCTGATTTCACCATGGATCGAGTGGAACATGTCTTAATAGATTACTTCATTCTCTGTGAAAAGGATATGGAAGTCTATGGTCAATATCTCCCAAGATATAGAAGGAGGTACTCTGATCGTAGAACACCCATAGAAGTTGATCTTGGGTCTGATCCAGAGAATTACGATCGGAACGACATTCCCAACAGTGAACAGACCTACTACTCTTCCAAGTATATGGAAGAACGAGATGGTTCCCGTATCGTTACCTACAACCCATACACCGATCAACATCCTCTCAATGGTGTGATCTTGATCAAAGACCATTTGACTTTGGATTTTGGTGATACCAGTGGTAGTGTAACACCTGTCTACAAAGACGGGATACTACAAGAAGTTGTAGAAGAGAAAGTTCGGTCTACTGACGAGATCCCAGACTACGAACTCGTGAAGGTAGACGGAACCGATGACCAGTATGAATTCAGGAAAATCAATTACTAAGGAGATAACAACATGCCTGATACAGTATTCAAATCCGCAGGATCCGTGACTACGATTCTGGGTGCCATGAACCAGTTCCAAGCGTTCGCTGACTTGGACTTCGTGGATGATGTGAGAACCACACTGAACGCCAAGTACAACCTCTTCCCGGAACGGCATCCTACCACCGTCCCGATGCTTCGGTATTTCGGGATCGGTATCCGTGGTTATCAAAACACGGATGGTAACCAGGGAGCACGTCCGTTCTCCCCGAAAGCCACCGACATGGATCTTTACACCCCGATCCCGATCCGTTGTGTCCCTGCGACCAACGATCTGACTCAGACGGAACGTCAGCGTTATCGGATGCGGGTACGTACCACGTTCAACGGTGTGGAGTACATTTGTTACTATCTCAAGACGATCGTCTGGGATCCTTCCCATGTGGAACTGGTCCAGAAAGACACGGACGATGTTGAGACTCCGTATGCGCTGGATCCTTCCAACCTCAACCCGGAACCTCCGTCGTTTGAAACAGGTGGATCGATCGACACCAACCTGAACCGTGTGATCGTGAGAGCCACAGGAGTGTGCGAGATCACAGGTGCTGAAGTGAATGAAGCGGTCAATGTGATCTACGGTGCGGATGTTTCCAAAGCCCGTATCTCGGAACTTGGGTTCTACACTGGATGTGATATCGGTGTAGACAGCAACGAACAGCCTGTGGATGGTGCCGGTATGAACAAGGAAGCCATCTATGTTCAGCTCTGTAAAAAGCGTTGTACACTGGGTACAGACCTCAGTGATCCCGGCTCTCTGATGAGACCTTATGTCTCCTTCGAGTCCAGCTGCTGTCTCGAGATCTAATCGAACACACAAAAAAGAAAACACTAGTAGGTGAAGTATGACCTTCACCTACTAGTGTGTCATCGTATCAAGGAACATATGGTATCTTCTGTGTAACAGGTTGCATTTCCGTTGACATAAATTTCAGTAACCTCATCAATCGAATCACAGTTCAGCGCAACCTGCTGTCTCCCTCCCTCTGTTGTGATGTCGATCTCAGGAAACTCTACTGGCACTATATGCCCGTACTCTTCTGTGTCACGTCCTTTGACAGTGACACTCTTTACCCCATGCTTCGCAAGTAACTCCAGCAAGAATGTATTCACAATTTACCTCCTTGGTTGACCGTTGATTCTTGCATACGATACTTAATTAGTACTTCCTCCTATAGTTTGAGAGACCTGGATAGGGCTTAACGATTTACCTTACAGCGGAACGACAGTTGCACTATCCCAGATATCTTGGTTCGATACCGGAGCTTTAGCGAACTTGTCCATGGCGAACGGATCACGTCCTAACTCTCGATCCATCTCGATCAAGAATTTGGTCGTCCTAGGTTGTTGGTTCGGAACAACAATGGGGACACCGTCTATATAGACTACGTTAACTCTTTCCATAGGTACCACCTCCTTTCTCCACCGTTACCTTAGGTGGTGTGTGTTTATGAAGGTAGTCGTCTCGGCTCTATTCAGGATCTCTCACTAGAGTTATATATACGTGAAAAACGATGAACTGCACTTGGGTTGTTACACCCAAGTGCAGTTCCATATATCACGTTACTCTAGTGAGATCACCCGAGACGAGACGGTGTCAGATAGAACCATCCATCCGTAGTCTTCGTTCCTGTGAACGACATAAGGATGTTCGGCACAGGCTGGAAGTAGATGTAGAACGCTTTCACAGGTTCGTCACCCATCGTGAACGTCGTGAAGTGCTCCGTATGACACACTTCCTGATCCACAGGACCTCCGATGCACTGACACATCCAACTGACGAGATAATCAGGTCTCACCATGTGTAGGATCGGTAACGTAGTGTACACAACCTGCTTCTGGACCTTGATGATGCTGACTCCCATCATCTCGTTGAAGAAGCTGGTATAGACCTCCATAGCGTCCATCGCTTCTTTGGTCTTTTCACCTTCTTTGTCAGTACGCATAGACCGTTCTTTGAACATCTTGATATCACTGACCCTATGTCCACCGATCACGATGTCACCATAAACAGCGAGATAGTCTTCCATCCCTTCCGGAGTATTCGGATCGGACAGAACCATCGTCTGGATGGTCTTTACGATCACCCGTCTGGCAACATCAGAAAGCCGTTCTTCGAACCCAGGGATAGCCTTCAACTCCTCTGGGAGTGTCGAGCCTTCCTCAGGATCAAGGTACTTGATCAGATCCTTGATCGACTCAATAGTAACCATGCACTGATTGGCTTCTCTCGTAGAGTCGAAGAGACCTCCGTGAACCGTTACCATGTTGAGTTCGTTGAGAAGAACCGTTTCGATCGTTTCATAGATCGAATTACTGTAGTTACCGAGAACTTTCTTAATGTTCTTCAAGTAGGTGTATTTGGCGTTCACAGGAACACCTTTGGTAACCTCTTTCAGTTCAGCGATCACTTTGACCAGATCGTCTTTCTTCACATCGTAAGCAGCGACATGAGGATAGGTGATCGAGATGTAGCGATCCGCACACAGACATCCTTTCAAGCTTCCGAGCACCAGATCGATCGCATGCTTGGGAGACTTCATAGGACGGTTGAGTGTAACGGTAGCATAACTCATATTACGTTCGGTCAACGGATCCGTATACGTGAACACCGTACCGTTCGCATCCTCGTTGTTCAAGACGATACCGTTCGGATCCTTGAGAACAGGTGCCTGATAGTTATTCGCCTCGGTGGATCCATCAGACTGTGAGTCCTGCTGAGGCTGCTGTTGAGCTGCCATCTCCGCTGCTCTGTTCAGAGACTGCTGGATCGTACTCGGCTGCTGTGGCTGTGCCGGAACAGTCGGTTGGGTCGGCATGGCAGAGTAGACGTTGGGGGTCTGCTGAGGTTGCTGGAGCTGAGGCGTGAAGATGGACACCTGGTTCGGTTGCACTCCAGTCATCAGACCAGGGTTGTACGGGGTCATGGGACGCATCATCGCCTGCGGCTGATACATGGGGGCTGCATACTGAGCTCTGGTCTGCATAGCGTAGTTGCTCATCGCCTGATCGACGAAGTTCTTCAGATGAACCCTGATCTCATTGTCAGTGGGTTCACGGTTCATCACCCCATACTGCTGAAGCCGATTGAAGATCTGGCTGACGATGTTGTTCCCGTTGATGTTGTATTCATTCAAGATGAACATACGGACCGGTTCAGTCAACTGACCTTGGTTGGCAAAGGTCTGTACCATTTGATTGAACAGGTTGGTAACCCGGTTGGCGAAGTTCGCTGTCGGGTTGAGAATCATGTTTGCTGACATAATGCCTTCTCCTATGCATAGTTTGAGTTATCTTGACTGATTGGACGATATCAGTCTTATCCTTGGATGAGGTGTGATCAAGACCTCATCACGGTCGTCCTGAGATGTGGTCTTTGGCAATACCTCCTTTCTAATGTTGGTTAATCGAAGACGTGCTCGATCTCAGGATACCATTCTGGTATGATGAAGAATCCAGTCTCCATATCGATTTGAACCATTGGATTGATCTCTCCTGTCACCACTGGCTGTTTACCCTCTAGCTTTCACTAGAAGCCTGAGTACATCATCCACTTGATCCCTCAAGTGGGAGTGCATACTCGATGAACGTTCCTACTCGGTAGGCGGTCTGTCTATCCGAGGGCTTCGCTGCTTGATTATCCATTGCACCAGGTTTTAGGCTTACTATCGCCATGACCCATCAGCTTATTCTTTCTGCTTTCGCGGCTATCACGCTCACCCTTTACAGGTCACGTTGTAGCTAAGCTGCTTTAGGAACTCCCAGCAATTCGCTTTCTTTACTATAACAGTCACCCGTTATAGGTCCCCAGTATTGAGACGACGGTGGCAGGCTCAATATACTCTCAATCACAAGTTGAGATGGATGAGCTTTCAGCAATGCAACAGGCATATTGCGACCACCTGATGCTGCTTTGGTTTCGGTGTTCTCAAGAGAACGGAACCGTTTGGTCAATACGGACAACAGAGTGTTGTCGTTGTAGATCACAGGGTTCGCACGGAACATGGCGTTCGCCATCATCCAGTTCTCTCCCTGAGAAGCTGTTGTAACGAACCGTTTAACACTGTCCTTCGTCAACCCTTCGTTCTTGGCATTGATCACATTGAACTGTTTGGTATTGATCGAAGAGACCAACGGTGCCATCAACTGACTCAAAGACCCGATCTTCTTGGCGAAGAGGTTGGTCGGTTCGTAACTCACGATCCAACGATCGATGTTGTAGAACACCTCTCTCAAAAGATCATAGATCCCTTCTACACATATCCCGATCGTAGACAGTTGATACCTTGCTGGAGGATCCAGAAGTGTTGCTGTTGTTTCCAGATGCTTCTCTGCATTGTCGTACAGAAGCTGTGCATTGGTCGTACTTGGATAGGTGTATTTACCAAGAACAGTCTTGTAATAGACAGGATGCGTTGCAACCAAATCTCTTAAACTGAACCTGGTATATTCGGTAAGACACATCAGGTAGGATGTGACCACCCTCCTCTTGTAAAGATCTTGCAAGGACTCCTGTCTGACCTTCAGATAGATCCCTTCCTTGATCTCAACATGGTAGAACTCGTCGGATAGTTCCACCTTCGGAACGATCTGGATCTCCCCAGGTTGGAAGTTGTAATACGCCATCGTTTGATCGAATGACATCTCAACCAGATGGTAGAGGATGATCGGAGTAACACCGGCTCGTTTACCACGACCTCTCTTCCCTTGGTGGATCTTCACTGTGGGTACGATCTCACGGAACGCTTTTCCTTCCACGGTAGAGAACGAGAACTGTTCTGATCTCCGGAATGTCAGAGGAGCTCTCATCACCTTGATGATCAAACCTTCCTGGATACGGTGTAAACCACCGCGTTCCACTTCTGCGAACATCGGGAAATACTGTGTATCTGACAACACTACACAGCCATGCTCCAGATACGGAACACTGATGTGTAGAGGATACTGTTCCCCTTCGAATTCAAACAAGAACCTCAGTTGTTCGAACGAACTCTTCTGGATCGGGATCTTCTTCTTCAGGATCGTGTTCTCCTTGATGTACTTGATCCTGTCATCCGGAGTTAGTCGTTCATAACCGACATACCGGAGAACTCCTTTGAAGAGTTTCGTTGTCTCATGGAACATCTGATCCAAGTAATCCGGGATCTTCTTGATACTGTTCTCACGGAACTTCAACAAGAACTCATCGTTGAAATCTGGAAGCAGGTCGCTTGCTCCCACCAGTACGTTTCTCAGTACTGGGTCAAAGTGCTCATCCACGTTGTATACTCCTTCCTTGGTGTATGTTGGGTGTTGTTCACTTATCAGTTCTAGATTTGATATACCAGTCCAGTAGCTTGATCGCACCACCGATGACTACCGGTATCGCTGCTGCTCCTATCAGGTGTATCAGCTTGAACTGTGATTCTGATACTTTGTTGTCTGATACCTTTACGTTGTTGTCGGATATCTTACTCTTCGCATCCAACTCCTGTCGATCCACACGGATGCTCTCGATATCGACTTGTGTTTTATGTTCAGCGATAATCGCGTTATATTGATCCCTGAATCGATCTCGATCCATGGTGACCTTATCCAACTCAGTCTTTAATTTATCCTTCTCTGTTTTCAGATCTTCGATCGTGGTTCTATGTTTCTCTTCGATCTTCTCTCTGATGTCCTTCTCTGTGATCTTCTCTGGACGAGTCTTCAGATATCGCTGTGCACCTCTCCTGGTGGTTGCAACAGCTAGGAACAGATCGGTATGCATCTCCATGAGGTCCACTGGATTCTTCTCATCCACCATCGGTTCCAACGACTCGTAATACGTACATCGATCTCCGTTGACACTCATCATGGCGTATAGTGCACACACACCTTCTTGAGATAGGGACTGAGTTACTGGGATCTCAACGATCTCGTTGTACATGATTCCATATAACACATCTTGTCCTAGCTTGTGGAACGGATCGTTGATCGCAAACTGGACGTACGGCATGTTATCTTTGTGGTTGCGGATATCACCAAGGACATCCTGCATCGCTCTGCCATAGTTAACACTGGCATACGGGTGACACACATTCCCCGTATTGGCCTTCAGGCAGATCACAACATTCAGCTCTTCGATGTAGATCTGATAGTTGTTCAGGATCAGCTCCATCGGGATCTTGATCGTGTAACCTTTCATAAGAACAGGGTTGTTCTTGGTATCGATCGGTCTGCCAGAGATGGAACGGAACTGAATGATCACCTGTTCAGATCCTCCCATGATCATACCGGTGCACTCCGGAGGAAGATCGTTGATCTTGCCATTGAACTCAACGATCGCAAGGTTCGTCCGACTCACATTACGGTACGAAACCTCACAATAATACTGAACCTGGATGGTCGCCAGGGAGTCGTAGGACTCACCAAGTTCAACTGTGTAAGGCTTGTCTGACATGTTACTACTCCTATTGTTGATTCTTTTAACATACTCTTCCTTTAGTTATATATAGGTGAAATGTCAATCAGCAAAAGCGAGCGTAAACGACATGTACAGTATCGTCATCTCTATACGAAATATATTGATTACACTGTGTACTTTTTAGGTACACAGTGTAATCAAGGTCATTTCATCAGCCATCTGGCTTTGTTGACAGCTCTTGTAATGTCGGAACTGAAGTTGAAGTCCCGTTCACTACCGTAACCGAATGCTTTGCCATTGTTGAAGATCTTCTCAGCAGCTCTCATCAGATCCTTATTGTTCTTAGATCCGGAGTTGTGACTGCTGGTGCCTGAGGTACCGCCCATGGCGAGCTCTCCAACACTCTTCAACGCATCCAGTTGTCGATAGGTATCATAACCCAACACATTGGACAGCACTTGATCTCCAAGGTTGGTCAGTTTGTTGAACATCTTGGAGTCCATCGCATCGTTCAGAAGACCGTTCACATAGTTGCTGGTCTCTTCACCCAAGACGGAATCAGAAATAGCTTTGACAGCGGAGTTCCCATAGGAAGCTCCAGTCTGTAAGATCCCACCCAAGTCCACTCCAACTGTATCCAGGATCTCTGTATAGTTGCGGAGGTTGTATGGGTTGTTGATCATGTTCTCAGCAAGACTGATCATATCGGAGGAGAAGATACCTTTGTCTCCAGTGAAGTTGCTGACCAGATTGGAGAAACTAAACGAATCACCGATACTGGTTGCTGCATCGATCCCTTTCGATATCAGACCATCGACGATAGAACTGGTATCTGATAGATTGATACCTCCAACAGAACCAAGGACATCTCCAGAGACGCTGTTCACCAGGCTGGACGCTGCGTTGGTAAGACTGTCCATGTTGAACGATCCACCCGCTGTGGCTTTCACCACAGCGTTACCAACATCACCCATCACACTGTCCATCATCCCTTCGAAAGTACCACCTGTGACATCGGAGAATAGACTTCCAGAGGTTACATCTCCGAGGATGTTGGTCAGAGAACCGGAACCCAGAGAAGATCCGTTGATCGCAGAAGCGATCGTAGATGTGAGATCACCACCACCTGTGAGACTGCTCAGAGCGTTGGTAACCGTGTTGCTTCCACCAGTTAAAGCATTGGTGAGAGAACCATTTACATTACCAAGTGCTCCAGACAGAGATCCACTGATGCCAGGTAATGATCCCCCGAGTAACCCAGAAGTTGCATTACCAAGAAAATCCCCTGCAAGTGAACTTAAAGATGGAGTTTCACCTTGTATGATACCAAGCGCCGCATCCCCAGCTGTACCTACCACAGCAGAAGCAATCGATGGTGGAATGGCTCCTCCTGTAATAGAAGAAATATACATTCCCGCGCCGGCTACAGCAAGATCACCTAATCCTCCTTCTAACATGCTGGAAAGTGAGTTTGATCCTTCTCCCATCAACCCTTGTGTGAGAGAGGAGACATTCAACTCTCCAGTTAATCCACCAAGTAGATCAGATGATAGCGGGTTCGACAGCGCATCCGGAAGGATCTGCTGGAGTGCAGGAGCTGTGAACCCTGTGACGAACATGTCCTGTCCGTGTGCCAACATATCTGTTGCATAACTCTGCATTGCAGAGAGATCCATGTTGGCAACATCCAGAGAGATCAAGGATTGAAGAGACCCTAACTGTCCACGAATGTTACCGGCTGCTAGCAACTGTGACATCATGTTGTTGCTACTCTGTTTCACCAGATCCATCGGGTTGAATGGGGCTATCTTAAATAGCCCCATGATGCTAGTAGGATCGATACTCGATATATCCGTTAACATGAGTTGTCCTCCTTAGAGGTTCGTATCGATCATCATCGACTGTAAGAGAACCTTACCTACAACCGATACTCTCGTTTTGCTGTTGGGATCCAATGCATCCAAGTCAGCTTCACCGGTCTCTTCCAACATCCTTCGGAACTCGTTGTATCCGTGTACATTACCACCACGGACATTCACAAGTTCTTGCAGGGTCTTATCGAGACCTCGTGCTGCCAAGATGTGAATCTCTGGGTTCGTGATCGCACAGGATCTACTATCTCCAGTTACTTGTCCGGTAAGACCGTCGATCGAACGATCGTTGTCCGGGACAGAGATCTTCTCATCCAGGAACTGCTGCTGTCGTCTGACTGGAAGTTTCACGAACATATATTCATTGTCCGTCAGATATTTGCGTCCTGTCACCTTGTCGTACATCCACACTTTGTGGAAGAGTTTCAATCCGATCAAGTCACAGGCTTTCAGCAGATCTTCGTTCTGAAGGTTCACGATCATGTTGGGAGCGACGATGTGGAGTTGCCACTTGCCTTCCTTCATGTAGTTCATGAACTGATCGAACTCTTTGTCGTTCATCTGCCCTATGATCTGACGATACCGTTTGGAGTTCAGTCCAGACGGTTCCATCGTGTCACAGAGCTTGCAGATGTAATCCAAGATCTTCTTCTTTTTCTGAGCGATCTTGGATGGTGTAGTTGTTGCTTCCATAGAAGAACCTAGTTGTTCCATTGATGGCTGTGGTTCCGAATCAGAAGAAATACTTTCCTTTGAATCTTTAATCTTCAAGACCATCAAGTACATCTTCTCTCTAGTCTCTACGATCTTGAATCCCATAGATTCATACAGATGATACACCTTCTGGTTCGTCTTGTATGCACAGATGTAGATCTCAGTTGTGCTGGGATTGTGTTTCAGCACATATTGAATCGTGGCGGATACACTCTGTCTACCGTAACCTTTCCCCTGATACTTCGGGAAGATGCCAAGGTTGAACAAATCCACGGTGTTGTCTTTATAAAACATCACACCGATTGAACCAACCACTTCCGATCCATGTAGCAACAAGAAGAACTGATGTCCTTTCTTCAAACCCTTCTTGACATCATCCGGAGTCCACTTTTCGTAGTCTTCCGGATCATCATCGATCAAGTCAGCAGTATCCGTCACATACTTAACCTCTGTACGGTTCGAAGGATCCAACTCTCTCAGAGTAATCTGAGATGTAGTTGAACTAGACTCTTCAGCAATGTCCGATTCACAATCCTCAGGGATCTCCAAAGATGCGAAGCTCATGAAGAGCTTCTTCACCATCTCACGTTCCTTCTTATCCACGATCTGATCGAACTGATCGTTGGACCACTGCATGATGTCTTCCATCCGAGTGGAGAGGTTCGCTTCTTTCCCGGTATCCAGCACCAGACTGATGATTTCACACTCCGTGTCCTGTCCGATACGGTGAACACGGTCAGATGCCTGCTGATACTCGATCGACCTCCAAGGTTTGTTCAGGAAGATCACTGTGTTAGCTGCTGTCAAGGTAGCTCCAGTGCTGATCATCTTGAGAGATGCAATCAGTGGATTCACTGACTGATCTTCCTGGAACCGTTTCACGGTAGCTGTTAACTCAGAAGCTGTCTTACCGTACACTGCTGCTACATTGTAACCGTTTGATTGGAAGTAGTTGTAAGCTACTTCGATTGTATCCACATAAGAGGTGAAGACAACAGTCTTCTTCATAGAGTTGTCGACGTACTGCTTTATATCCGCTGCTTGAAGCATCTCCGTTGTCATCTGCATACGAAGTCTGGTCAACAGTTGTCCGATCACTTCTCCTTTGATCTTCAGAGGAAGATACTTCACAACCGACTTCGACCAGATGAACTGCTTACGAAGATCCTCAGGAAGAGCTGGGATGAGCACATCCTTCTCGTACTGATTCGCCCAGACGATATCTGCATTACCACGAGCATCCGAAATGTTCGATTCTCTCAACCAGTCGATGATACTGAGATATCGTTGGAAATCAGGTTGACCTCCAACAGTTGGTTCATCCTGCAACCATTCGATCACCTCTTCAAAGGCATCGAGGTAGGACTGAAGATTCTGATTGTAGTAGTCCTGTCTCTTCTTGACGAAATCAACGATCTCTTTCTCCACTTGGGAAGCTGTGTACTTCCACCCAGTAGGCATTCTGACACTGATGGTGGTCTCTTTCTTCTCAGGAAGATCCAAGATGTCTTTCCTGACACGAGTCATCATCCGATCCAGACGTGCATTCAACACATCGTTGGCGATAGAGGTGTTGAACCCAAACGTTCTCTTGAAGATCGTAACAGCCTCATCGTCGAAATAAGGATCCAGAACCCTCAGGAGAGGGATCATCTCCACACCACACGACTTGATTGGCGTGCCACTCATCAACAGGATATCAGCATTCCTGTTGTAGTTGGCAAGGTCGATCAACAACTGCGTTCTCTGAGAAGAGGTCCTCAGGAAGTTGTGAGACTCATCAACGATGATACCAAGGTTGTTCATCTGGTTCTTGATCAGGAATTCTTTGATCTCATCGATCCTCTCGTAGTTCACAATGATCCACTTGGATGAGGTGGTCAGAGGACCTTTTGTGTATCCTGCAACCCACACCTTCTGTGTGTCCTTGAAGAACTTGATCAGATGGGCATTCCATGTCTCCATCATCGTGTTTTTCGGACAGATGATCACGACGTGTTCCTTCTTCAGTCCTTCCATCAGACAGAGAGAAGTGATCGTCTTGCCAAGTCCCTGCTCAAAAGAAAGAAGATACCCCCTCAGATGATTCGTAACCTTATTAGTCATGTAGTTCTTAAGGAACTCAGTCTGATGATCATAGAGCTTGACATCGATCATTTTGTTGATGTAAGCAAGATCCACAGAACTGGTAACCGGAGTAGCAGCACCAACCCAGGTGCTGTTCCTGATCGTATTGATCAGACTGCTTGGAAACTCATACTTACTCAGTAAGTAGAGCAGCTCAGGTACGAAGAACTTGTGGATGACGATGGTTCTCCTGTTCGCAGAGAACAACCGTATGCCGATCACCTCGAACAAATGTTCCAACTTCGAAGTTTTATACTCCTTACGAAGTTTGTTGAAGAACTGGATCACAGGGAAGTTACGGATCGTGTAATGAGTTCCCTCTTCCTTCACCTGATCGAATAACCCTTCCATGGAAGGTTCTTCGATGTATTCCTGAATAGGAGTATAAGAAGCAGCTGACATCTCCTGTTGGTTCAGCACATCACCAGCTTGTTCCGATCGTATGAAATACGAGTACACAGGTTTCCAAGCACTGTGGATAGCGAAGTCCTTAGGCCACACTGTACTATAGTCCTTGAACTCCAACTCAGGATCTACTCCTGCAGCCTTGAACGCATAAGCGAAGATACTGCTGCAGAACAACGGTTGAAGCTGGTTCAGTTCCTCCTGAGTCAGTTCACGATCTTTGGTTCCAAAGATATGTGTGATCACACTCCGGATGATCCCAGTCACATCGTAGGGGATACGATCCACTCGTTCATCCAGATACCGGAAGATCCTATCCAGTTGATCTTTCTTCAAAACTGGATTCCTGAGAACAAGACATCCTGCTATCGTAGACAGGAACTGTTTCGTATAGGTCTTCTTGAATCCAGTGTATCCAACAACACTTCCGTATCCGTACAGTTCTGCTTTGTTCTGACCGATGATCTTAATCGAACTAAAAGAAGAACCTGACATCTTCGTTGAGATCGCATTGAACATCTGACCTGCTCTTGGCAGGATCCCATCCTTCCGGTAGATCATAAGAAGATCACCTGGTTTCAGCATCTCGTAGAGTTTGTCTAGCGAGTTTACCAGCATGGCAGATCTTACAGCATGTAATAGTTGTTCATCGTGGATGAACAACTTTTCAACACCAACGTCATTAGAGCTGTTTTTATCACAGTAAACACTGGGGTTTAAGCTCTCAGATTGGGTTGATTCAGGGGTCCCTGGACAGTACATCACAGAGTCCTTATTCTTCAAATCTGGAGGTTGTGGTATCGGTGTGACATCCTCCACATAAAGTTTGGATGGCTCAAACCCCAAGAACATCTCAATGCACTGGGTATACCTAGGTCCATAAGACCATTTCACATTCTGGTTCTCCAACCACCAGGATCTCGCAGTGTTGTCTTTTTCAGAACCGACAGCCATCCAGTCTGCAACCATTTCACCGAGAGCCATAAGAGCTGCAGGATGTCCACCTTTGTCCTTGAAGAACTCTTCCATCTCATCATCTGAGATCGCCCAGGTGTTGTTCTCCTCATCCACACACCGCATGTAGTGCTCCGGATGGTGATCATTCAACTGATAATGTTTCGGCCATTCGATCTCTTCGTAAATCCTCTTAGCTTCTGGAGAGATATCGTAGAGATCTGGATAAGTGTAACGAGGACAGTTCAGTGCATAAGAAGCAACATGCTCATTGCCGCTGAACTTATCGTAATCGTGGTTCTGCACTTTGGCGATGAATCGTTCGTAGTATCCACCAAACTCGAAGCACTCTTTGAATGCAGTGGCGAAGAGCTTAACTCTCTCAACGTGGTTGTTCGTTCTGCAGATGTAGTAACGAAAGATCCACTGTGCCAGCTCTGCATCAGAGAGAACTGTGTTGTTCTTAGTGATACAAGATTCAATGATCTTGAGTACTGTTCGATTCGGATCGCAGTCGATCAACACCTGACCTGCATGTTTCGTCGGGTTGTTGTAGTACATCGTGTCGAACGGTACTTGTTTGAAATTGAGTTGGTCACTCATGTCGGGGTAACCTCCCTTCTGATATATATGGTAGTTTGCATACCATGCACAGGCTGGGTAGCTTAGTTTGACAACTCAAAAAAGTAAAAAGAAGAAGAGAGGATATACTACGTGGGATTCTCTAAGTCCCACGTAGGTTGGTGTTGATTGTGTTAAGAAGCGATGCTGTATCTTCGACCGAAATAAACCATTTCGATCTGTACAGTCTCTATAGCTTTTTCGAGGGCAGTCATTGGAGAATACCCTCGATCCAAGAACCATTGTTCGATGGTCTTGATGCGAAGACCGTACTCAGACATAATCTCACCTCCTTTCTTTTGGATACAAGGGTTGGGTAGTTGACACCCAACCCTTGTATCCTTTTTATATCACAAGCTCGTTTGCAGCTTGTCTGAGTTTCTCGATATCCTCAATATCAAGATGTTTGAAGACGGTCATGAGCATGTCGGCATCCGGTATGCCGTCTCCGATCTTAGGACGGCTTGCAACGCCGATGAGGTGCCACAGGAGAACTCCTCCGGACTTGGTGTCCACAAGTGCCTGCTGGTAGAACTTGTTCTTCACCAGCCAATAGAAGAGATCCTCATCCGGGAAGCTCTCATCGAGAGACGTATCGGGATCGTAGAGCATCCCATCCAAATACCCAACAACCTCATCATGACCATCCTGGAAGACGACAGTCACCTCGTACGGATAGTGTTCGTCAGGAGCGTTGTTGGGATCATAAGCAATGATGATCTCCGAGACAGTAACCGTCTCACGATCGCACTTCGGAACATCGTAGTACTTACTATCCAGGATAGCCTGGAGATCATGTTCCAGTTTACCCATCGATGTGACAGTAGCACTTCTATCGATGAGGTTGTAGTCTCCTTTGAAGTTTCTGAAGATTGTCTTCATGGTGTGTTCCTTTTCTTTTGTTGATGTTACGCTATGATGTGAGTACTTGCAGATTGAACACTTGTTAGACGTTTGTTATGATGGATTTCGGGAGGTTATCCCAACAATCCTGTGGTAGCCCAAGTTCATGAACACAGAAGTATTCAAGACGCTCGAGTGACCTATCAAAGTAAAGATACAGTGATTGAAAGTAGTAGATAAATTCAGGATATCTGCTACCTGCTTTGGCCATACCCATAATGACCACCTTCCTTTCTGATACGTTGTTTGAACTACGCGATCAACGTAGGTTCTTCACATGCTGGTAACATGTGAAGGGTTGTGGATAGTGTTGATACAAGATGTTCGTCTGCAAGTTACTCACTAAGTTATATATAGATGAAAATAGTTGATCTACACTGGGGTAGGATAACTACCCCAGTGTAGATCAAAATGTCTTAAAGTCTTCCAAGAGACTGTACTGTGTTGGCTCTTCCGAATGCCAACGGAACCGTATTGTCGTACTCTGCGATAACACGGTTGTCCAATGTTGTTCCTGGTTTCTGACGAACGGTTCCTCCCTGCACGAACAAGAAGGATGTGAAGTTCTTCAAGAATGTATCAAACGATACTGATTTACCTTCTGTATCGGTGATCGCACTCTGAGAGATCAACACACTTGCGATCTTAGAACCAAGGATCATACGGAACTGGTATTCTGATTCATTGACAACTTCCACTGCGATGATGGAGTTGTCTTCTGTCTTGTAGTGTACTGCAACTCGCATGAGATCCTCCTTACACCAGAAGATCGATCTGTTTCAGATCGAACCGTTGATTGATCAAACTGCTTGTTCCACTCTTCGTCTTCACAGTCAATGTGTAACTGGAGAGAACTCTGGTGGATCCATTCGCAGCGATGTTCTGTTTGGTTTGTTTCAGGATACAATGCAGAGAGCAGAGGTCGTGGATGTAATACATCACGATCGGTTCCACCTTCGACTCGGCACCTTCCGTTCTGGAGATAACCTGAGTGGAGCTTTCGTCCACATCCTGCTGCAGGTAGCGATCGAACAGTCTGACACGAACTCCTTTGACTTGTTTCACATCGATGTCGTTGTTACCGATCACATCGGTAAGGATCACACCTTCTTGTTCCACCTGCAGAAGTTCATCTTTGTTGACTGTATCATCCACACGCCAGGTGTTGTCCACAGCGGTGTAAACTTCACCTTCGCGATAGGACTGCTCTTCGATGTCAACAGCTCTGATAGATCCAGCCCAAGCGGTGTATCCGTCTCCAATCAAGGAGACTTCCTCTGTTACAGCAGAACTATCATTCGTACTGGACCAGACGGTACCGTCCGGAAGGGTCGTTTCGAACTCTGTATTCGAATGGGCAGATCCCTTAGTGTCGATCAGATCCCAGATGGTAGAAGATCCTGTCTTGTCGTAGAAGACAACTTCGGTATCTCCTGCCGTCATACCGTTCACAGACATCTGGAGGATCATGCCGTGGTTGATATCCTCTTTGTCGTAGACGATACGGAACTTGGGAACCACTCTGGTTGCGAAGTGATCCAATCCGTTGCTCTGATACGTACTGGAGTGTACCGCTGATTCCAAGATCGACAACTTACCGGAGGTAAGATTGTAGTTCAGTGTGAAATCAGCATCGTAATCGAACACAGGGAGTGCGATACGGAAGTACCCGGTTCCGATCGAAGTGATCGGGTTCATCTGAGACCATGGACCGTGAGCCACAGATGCGATGTCAACCCAGTTGGTATCGTTGTACACCATGTTGTTATACATGAACGTACGGATCGCATAAGTGAACGACACCTGAGCATAGTGACGTACCGCTTCTTCCACGATCGCAAGGCGGTTGAGGATCTCGATGATGATCGGCTGTTTGGGAAGGTTATCGATCGTAACGAACTGTCCACTCTCCAAGAGCTGAGTCAACTCAATCAACCCATCTCTCAGGTTGTAGAAGTCGTTCGCTGTGATCTCTCCACCGAAGGCGCGATAGTCCACTTGAATGGTACCAACGATTGGTGAAGTGAGGATGATGTACTCATAAACACCACTCTTGTGAGAGGAGATCCTGGTCTTCCCGTGGTTCACACCACGGACGATGTAGTCTCTGTTCTCAATCAGATCGATTCCGTTGTAAGTAAGAACCAGATCGTGTTTGTAGAACGATCCATTCGCTGGACGGATCACATACACGTTGTTAGGAACATTGACCTGGTGCTCTTCGTTGAAGATGTGGTTGTTCTCATTCAACCCTGTATAGTCCTCATCCAGGATCTGAACAGAAGCAAGTGTCTCACTGTTCACATCGGATACCGGATCTTTGACGTTTTTCAGGAAGTCCAATGTCTCCAGGATCGACAACATCAACGCTGGTGTTGCGTTCGGTCCGATCGCACCGGATGGATAGGAAGTTGCTTCCCTGTAAAACCCTTGGTATTCCACACTGACCTGGTACTCGTTACCAGGGATAACCGTACCGGTCATGACGATACCTGTCACCAGGTTCGCTTGGAAGGTAGAGTCTCTGAGTTTGGCTTCTGAGATGGCGTTGGTTGCTTGCAGGCTGTTGCGATGAGCCCAGTCTGTATTCTCCAGCAACAGAACAGGTTCTTGTCCTTCTGCAAGACGGTATACTTTCACCGTACTCGCATAAGCAGGTTCTTCAAAATCCAACGTCTGCGTGGACTGGAAGACCATGAACCGTTTATCCACTCTCTTGAACTCAGGATCGCTACCAGTTAAATCAATCGTATCAATGTTGTCTGGCATAATTACGTCCTGTTCGTGATGATATCTTCATAAGCGGATATCTTGGCTTTTAATGTTTGGTTCTCTGATTTGAGTTTGTTCATCTCAGAGCCGAAGAGTTTATCCAACAGAGTGGAGCTGGTATCGGAGATCACGTCTTGTCTCGCTTTGTCGATCAAGTCGTAATCCTCTGTCGTCAACCAAAGACTGTCGTATCGTTGGAACTGAACCAATTCCATATCCTCTGGGAACTGATCTCCATCTGCGTAGATACCCCATCTCGCTTTCAAAAGCTCTTTGATGATATCGATCATATCAGCGATCATCTCCGTAGAGGAGAAAACACCCAAGTTGATGCTCATAAGGAGTTTGTCATACTTGGCGATAGAACCATCCGGTGTTCCACTGATGAACGAGAGTGGCATGTAGAGAACGGTGTCTTCGTTCCTGGGATCAACCAGCTTGTAGAACATCGTGTTCTGGAAAGTCGGTTCATCCTTGGTGTATACCGCTTTCGGAACACCACTCGGTACATAGAGGTTGTTGTAGACATCGATACCGTTCGATATCACATCCTTGTACGAGAGGATCTTGTCCACTCGATAGATGCCACGCATCACGGAGTAGTTCTCATCTTTCGTATCGGAGATGTATCCAAGGTCTTCGAAGTCTTTCACAAAGGTGAAACGATAGACTTTACCTAAGGTAAGGTTCACCGTGTCATACCGTTCCACTGGAGTCGTTACATAGTTGTAACGTTCTCTCTCAGTCTGTACCGAAACGAACCGGTCGTTGGTTACTGCGTTGTAAACCGTTGTTGTTGTTTTGGTGATCTTGTCACCTGTCTCTGGGTCGGTCTCAGTGACAGGTTCCCCGATCGTGATGTGGATGTTGGGATCATCGAAGGATGTCATCGATGGGTTCGGTGATAGCCCATCCGTTCCCACCACATAGGTGACAGACCAAGGGTCTGTGTAAGTGTTGGCAGAAGGATTGCTCTCTGTGTAATAGATCTTGCTTTGATCATAACTCGTGATGATCCAACCTCTGGTAGCATCGTGTTTTACAGTGACCTTTTTATCCACGTCACTCCATACACGCTGGTTACCTTCGGCTGTTGGATCTGTTATCATCAGAGAGGTATTTACCGCTTCAACTCCAGCACCTGCGATATTGATACCTCTTTGTTCCATCAGAAACTATCCTTCCTGAGCAGGTGGTATTCCACGAAGTTCGTGATGAACGAGAGATAGTTCCTCTTATTGATTTCCTCTTCCGTGAAGAGAGTGTTCTCAGAGAGACCAAGTGCGATATTGATCGCAGATGCCAAGTCTTGGTTGAACTCTTGTGTCTTCTCATCCATCTTGTCCCAGTATGTGTTGTTGGCATCAATGTTCATATAGGTCGGATGGATGGTTGCAAGGTTCCTCATGGAGTCGCTGTTCCCACTATCCGGGAATGCATAGATGTAAAGACCGGAACCAGCAGCCATCAGCAGAGAGCCGTTCGCTACCATCTGGTCCACATTGTTGTTGGGGAACAGTTCAGCAAGCTTTGTACGGAAGTAGTTGTAAGAGACGATGTTCTTGTCGATCACGTAGTTGTCCACCAACTCCACTCTGTTGTTGTAGAATGGGATCAGGAAGAACCCACCATCGACGAACAGGTCTGGAAGAACACCTTTCCACACCTCTTCCGTAGCCAGACCCAGACTGAGAAGTTCTTCTCGGATGTAGTCTCGCATAGCAGTAGAGGTTGGAGCACAACCTTTGTACAGAACTGTGAATGGCATCCTGTAATAGGTAGCCAGACTGCTGTTCACATACCGGGATACGTAGGTTGCAAGTCCATTGTGGTCTATCGCTTTGATCGACTCCTGGAGCTGAGTATCTTTGTATCCTGACGACTCTGTGATAGCAGAGACGATGTTGGTGAAATCCATATCCAGTAGTCTTGCAGGATCACACGGATAGACCACTTTCATCAACACAGACAGAGGATAGTCTGTGAGGAACGCGTCCATCCCAAGCCAGATCTTGAATGTCACAGAGACTGTAGAGGACACTCGATAATCAAACTGGATCCACTGGTAGAACGGGACCTCTGTCTCATAGACGATGTATCCTGTTGTGGAACTGGAGTCCAGTCGGATCTTGGAAGAGGTAGTTCCAGCAGAGAGCTGCAGACTTCCTGCAACATAGCCGGAGAACGTACCAGCTTCTCCAACCATGGAGTTATTCAACGTCTCTGCATCAGGAAGAGTCACCACAGTTCCAGCAGAGGTGTGTTGAAGGAAGCAGTACTCCACGATATTGAACAGAGCTCTTCTCATGATGTCACTGTTGCTGATCTCATCGATCGCAACAGCATCGTTGGTATCCAGATAAGCTGGTCTGATATGGGTGTAATCGTTCCCATCTCCAACTCTGGTGTTGTCAAATTGCAGCATCATACGTCCGTCCGCTCGCATACCGAACGGAGAACAGATCATACGTTGGTTGTTGGATGGGTTGACAGATCGTGGGTCGATCAGAGCAGTTGGATTCAGGAAGTAGTTCACCATCTGATCGTTCAACACACCGAGCTTGCTCTGCTCGATCTGGTTGTGCGATACCAGTGTTCCACCTCCTACTCCTGCGAACGACCCGTCGGAGCAAAAGGCATAAATCATAAGGACATCTCCTTAGCGTTGTAAGTCAAATTGGGCATAGGATGACCCCGTGATTCCTTGTGAAAAAAGAACCTAGATCAGGGGAGCTTATATCCCCTGATCTAGGCATCACAGATAGTATCCGTGACCTTGTTTGGCTTTGCGTTGTTTCGTCATATCAAGCTTGATCTTGTTGATCACCTTGTCGGTGGAGTGTGCTTTGATATGGGTTCTTCTCGTATTGGAGTCCACAGTCCAATACGGCATGCCTTGTTGCATGGGGATGTGGAATGTGAACCCGACAGCAGTGTTATCGAACAGTCTCCTCATTGTGAATGGAAAGAATGTTTCGAACTTGTTGTACATAGGTGGTTGCTTCTCGATCACATATCCTCTTGGGATGTAGACAGCTGGGAGTGAGATCCCAACTGCCTGTGAGAAGTCAACATAGATTCCGGTTAGTGTATGCACTCTGAACCTCCTCCTGGAAGGTGGTAGAAGTAGTAGTTCTTAGCTCTTATTCTGTGGAGATCTTCTCGTTCTTTACAGTGGCGAACTTGTGATTGGATCGCCCAATCTACAACCTCGATGTATTCCGGAGTATCTCCTTCTTCAAGTTCACGAAGTCGTCCTCTGGATTGATCCACTACAGTATCTGCTTTACAAGAGACAGTTTGGATCACTGTCTTCAAGTTCTTGATATCGGTACCACATCCTGCTTTCTTGGGTGTGGCTATGATGATATCGTGTGAAGCAAGTACTGTGTCAGCAACTCCATGAACATATTTGGTAATCTTGTACTTCGGATAGTGTTGACGGAACCACTTGTAAGCATAATCCACCATCTCCAACCGAGCGAAGTAGATCAGCATCTTCTGACCTGGTTTGCTTCGATTGATGTAGTGGATGTTGACCACTGGAAAGATCACCTCATCGAAATAGGCTTTCAGATAAGTAGGTCTCTTCAGAAGTTCCAACTCATATCTGGAGTGGTTGTAGCCTTTCATCTTAACACACTTCTTCTCATTGACACTCCCTCGAAATGCATAGACATACACATCGATGTATCGCTTCCTGAGAGATTCCCCATACCGCATGGTGGGAGGGTAAATCATGTTGAAGATCCTCTTCGTGATCTTGGAAGCAGCTGAGAAGGTAGCTGTCAGATAGATGTTGTTCTTCACATTCGAGTTCAAGTCGATGATCGTATCAGCATGGAAGTTCAGATGAACCTCATCCATGATCTTCGTACCAACTCCGAAGTGCTTCAAAAAGGAATACCAAGTAGGTAGCTCTTCATAGTTACCTTTGTGTTGTACCCACAGTCGTACTGTCTCAAGGCTACATACGAAGATGTCTGGTTTCAGATGACCATCCGTCAGTCCGATGATGCTGTCGATCCCTTGTATCTTGTACACTTGACCTTTTTTCGCATTCGTAAACTGATAGATAGATCGGAACCATTGATCCTGTAACCCTGAGACTATGATCACTCCACAGTAACCTAACTTGATCAAGGAGGCGATGGAGGATACCGTTTTACCGGATCCTGTAGCTGTGGCAAGACCTTTCCGATAGATGTCTTCGTTGGTCAAAAAGTTGATAACGCCAACTTGTTCTGGTCTTGGAGTGAAGGACTTGATCATACGAACGCTGATCTTCCTTGGTTGGATGATCGGCTCTTCTCGTATATCAACATTAACTCCATATGCTCCCAGTTGATCTACGATCATCGGGAGTGCGTTGATCGGGACATATAAACGATCTCGTACATAATCAGCTTGTAAGAACTTCCTGGTTGGAACCATCCTGTTCCCATATCGAGTCCTGACAAAGTCGTAGTCTGTCAGTTTGTGATGTGTGATCGTACGGATCTCAGGAGCGTAGTAATCTGTCGGTTTGACATGAATGATCGCTCGTGTTGTCCCTCGTTCTATGACAACAGTATGGTCTGACATATGAAGCCTCTACCGTTGATGGTTCGGATGATCGTTCATACGGACCCTCCTTGTTATAGTGGTTATTACACCTGGGGATATCACTCCCCAGGTGTAGGTTCAGTTATCGATGATGGTAGATGTGGACGGTTTTACCACATACGGCGTATGTGACAACACATCCGATTACCAACCCTGTGATGAATTCAACCATATCAGTTCCTCAGTGTATACTGTTAGATGATACCGAAGAATGGACCGAAGAGTCCAACTGGTCTGGCTACTGTAGAGGTAGACGGTGTGTTCAGATACACCATCAATCGTTCGAAGGCAAGTTTCATGGAGATGGTTCTGTTGCTGATCACATCTTCCAGCTTACCGAACGTGACATGGTTCATGTCTTTTACAGTGGTCAGTTGCCAGCTGCTTTCGTTCTCGATGATGAGATTGCGGAGCACTACTTCCAGGAAGAAGATGTTGATGTTGGACTTCCTCCAGACCACATCCGAGAATGCTTTCAGAGCCAACGGAACTGATGTGAAGTTGCGGATCGTAGCAGTCAAGAATGTCGCAACACTCTTGGTGTACGTGAGCATATCATCATTGAGTACCGTAAATTTGAAAATAGGATACTTCGGATTATATCCGGCAAGAGGCACCGTGATCACATCATCTTCGATCTGAAGTTTGTGATAGTTGTTGCGCATATGTTCGAGGAAATACTCGCTCATATACGGAACGAACACATCGTACTCCAGATAGACCGTGTCCACAAGGTTCTCATTCTTCAAGAGTTCGAAGTAGGAGAGTTTGCTGAAGCTCTCTGCGATGGGTAACGTATCCAGATTCAAGTCCACGATCGGACCGATCGCATCCATGGGTATCCGGATCTGGAACTGATCGAGATGCTTCGCCATCTTCGGCTCCCAGTGGATATCACAGTCGTTCTTCATCAGATACCTGGCAGCACTCTCTGTCAGATTGTAGATCTTCGAGTTGGTGTTGATCAGGTGTTTCGTTGAAAGAACCCGTTGTGATACCTGTGATGAGGTCTTGGAAGATGCCAGCAACCCGATGTGGATGTCCGGTGGTAGATACTTGATCAACCGATCTTTTCCATAACCGGCACACAGTTCACAGAACCCATCGGTGTGTCGACACCCAAACGGAGTAACCATCTGGATGTGTTTGCCGATGTACTTCTCGATGATACTCTCTGTGTTCAGTTGAACACGAGTACCATTGTCGATGATCACCTTGTGAAGGAAGTTCTTGGCGAACTGTTCTTCGATCTTGAACGGGATGACGGATGTGGTAGAACCACAGCTCTTCGGATACACTCTTTCCAAAGTAGAGCAACCCAACCGCATCTTCCTGCCGAAATACTGGGTCTTCTTGATCACATCTCTGCTGAAGAAGATCGCTTTCTTGGCAGACAACGACTCAGTTGCGAAATCGTTCACCGTCTTCAGTCCACTGAAGGAGCTGTCGGAGATGACGTTCTTCCGCATGGTATCGTCGATGTCAGATCTCGGACCATACGCCAACAGCATCTGCGGGATCTGGTTGGTCTTCAAAACTCCAGCCTGTATGTAGTAATACAGGATATTGTTCGGAGTCTTGGGATCTCTCAGGATCTTCAGCAGTTCTTTGCTATCCTGTTTCAGCATGGTCTCTGCAACATAGGTTCCCCAGGAGCTGTCGTACTTGTGTTCCGCCAACTCCTTGAGGGGTGGATATTGCAGCAGCTGTGCTAGACTCAGAGCATCCACAGATGGCATGTAAGAACCACACTCCGTGATCACGAAGTTATACAACCTCGAGATGTTACGGAAGATGGCGTGTACCATCTTCATATGGTCCTCCTCCGGTCTGGCATCCAGGAACGTATCGTACAGGATACTGTAGATCTTGCTACTGGAGTCACTGGAGATACTCTTGATGTTGAATGTCTCCTTGATCGTAGGCAAGATCCCGAACTCCAGAAGAGGTTCCCAATAGATCATGTTGAGCATCGCAACACGAGTAGGCATGGTCACACTCTTATTGTCCGAGAGAACCAGCTTACACAGATTACGATCCTGTCCTGTAGCTCTCAACTTCTCTACAAGACCACGTTGTGTGTAATCATCTGGTGTAAATGTCAACATGATTGATCATCCTCCTCTTCCACTTCTTCGATTTCAAATCCCACAGCTGCCAGCTGGTGCTTAAAGATCCCGATGTTACTCGCAGACTCGATCATCTCCTGTGTGCTCATACCGATGTCCCAGATCGCACTGGGATGCTGTGCTGTCAGCAGAAGTCTCTGCAACCGTTCGATCGCAACTGGAGAGTTGCTGTACGTACAGAGGATCCGTAATGCAGTTTCAGCACCACAGCTCATCACCAGGATCGAAGTCTCATCCTCTCCATAACGGATCGGTGTTTGACCGAACATACTCTGCGCTTTCAGAGTTTTGCTGTTCGGCTTGATCGGAACTTGGAATTGACTTTGATATCCGAATTCGATCGCATTCAACTGATCGATCGGGATCTTACCCAACAGGTGGATATAGAGATCCCCGAACAGAGCATCCGTACAGGTCTTGATGATCTTCTTATTGCCTTTTCCATCGGTTGCAGCATAGGTCACCTTACCACGCTGGATGTTGTACTTCTTAGCGACACGGAGAACCATCTCTTCATTGATAGAGCTGGTGAACGGAGGGATAACCAGGTAGATGCCGTGCTTCTTACAAGCTTCGACATACTCCTCTTCATATCCTTTCGTCTTTTCTCTTACATACTTCGCATAGACAGGACGGATCTCATTGATATAGTCCAGGATGTACTCATACTGCTGCATGATGTTATCCCAGCTCATCGTGTTAATATTCCGCATCACAACATCGGATGCATAGTTGATGAACGCCTGATAATACTGACCACTGCTCAGACGGTTGAACGGAGAAGCTCCTGTGATCATGATGTCAGCTCTGGTTCCATCTTCCATCACCGGCATATCTTCATCTTCTGCGATCTCAGATACTACGCCTTTGTTACCAGCATCTCCGACAAGTTTATAACCCTTGTCGATCTCTCTCTGGTAGGCATAGGTGATCTTCAACCGGATGAAGTCTACAGGCTCCTTCTTGTTCATGAGGATCATGGAGCGACCTTCTCGGTCATAACACCAGCCCTTGCAAGAGGTAACCAGTGTGTTGAACGAAGGTGTGACTTCACGACCTTCCCGTTTCATCTGTTCGTAGACCGCTACGATCTCATTCCAGTAGTTGTGATACTGTTCCTGATACTGCATCAACTGTCGATATGAGGTATTGGAGAGCAGTTCCTTGTACTTCTTCTGATTGGTGAAGATCTCGACGTCGATCACGATCGCTCCGGACTGTCCACGATAGAGATCATCGTGGAAATCCTCAGCAACCCTGAGTTTCTCATCGGTCATATCCATCAGGAAGGAGTTCTTGTTCTGCTTCCGGAACCCGATCAGGATCCCATCTTCCCGGATCTGTTCTCCGATATCCGGGAACGACTTGTACTCATCCGGACCGCCATACAGGTTGAGTGGGATGTCGTCGATACGAACATCGATCACCACACTGTCGACCACCGTGTGAGCAAGTTTCTTCTGAAGGGTTCTGGAGATCTTGAACGCATCGTCAGTGGTGGCCCAGTGTGGAAGATACGCAACTTTGGCATTCACTCCCATCTTGTAAAGACCGTTCTCATGATTCGGGGATGTGATGAACTTCACATCCTTATCCACAACACGACCTTCCTGGAGTTGATCCAGATGCATCTTCTTGTTAATATAACCGAACCCACTGTAGAGTTCGGTATAACTATCCACATCGAAATACCCAACCTTCCCATCATCACAGCCGATGTAGATGACAGTCAACTTGGGGTTGTTGCGGATCTGTTGTGTTGCATGGATCCTGAACTTCGGTATCACAGCAACGATCATCACATCCTGATTCCTGGAGCTCTTGTCGAACTCATACTTCCCTATTTTTGATTCATATCCCGATTGGATCTTGGCTACTTCACAGCCATCCACCACCATCATCTGACCAGCGTTCGATGCGAACATCAAGTTCCTCTGAGATGATACAAACTGGATCAGTGGTGATAAGACCCCAGGAGATCCGATCACTTCCGGTCTTACGTTAAGATCGGATATAAATTCCTCCCTGTTCATGCCTAGCCTCCTATGTTCTTGAGTGTTGTTATGTTCCAATCCTATGTTAACCCTACATCAAGTAATATATACCTGAAATAAGGACGAAGCAAATATGGCTAATACATTGAAACAAATGTACGAGATGCAAGCTGACCAGTACTGCTCGGAAGATCAGAACTGGGTGCAGTTCGTAAGAGATCATTTTCTCTATATCAGACAGACAGCACAGACGATCTACTTGGATGTCTATCGCCACAACACGATGAAGTATCGGTTGGAGGACTTCCTTCAAGATCAGCTTAACATGCCTAAGAGCTGTGCTTGGATCGTGTTGATGATCAACCAACTCGGTACCAATGTGGATTTCCGTGATCTGAAATCGATCCTGATCCCTGATATGAGAGCGATCCAATGGTTGACGGAACGATATCGAACCGTATCAGCTCAACAAAACAACAACAGATGACGTATCGTTAGGATAGGAGCGTAACAGCTCCTATCCTAACGGATCTTTATTGGTTATCAGTCTGTTGCTACAGCAAGCTTCAGATGTGCAAAATGATTATACGCTCTTATGAAAAGAGGGTACGTCCAGAACGTGTTGTATTGCTTCGCCAGTCTGCGGATCACTTTGCGATCCGCTTTGAACTCTTCCAAAGAAGTTAAGCACCTCTCCTTGTAAGAGTCCATCACATCGGATCCGTATCGGATCACACAAGACGATGTGAACTCAGCGATACGAAGACCTGTCGCATAGAGAGGACTCTTAGATCCGAAGAGATATTCAATTCTATTAAGTCCCATATCTGTGTTCAATGCTTGTGGGTTCAAAGTACCGATGTTCTCACAAACACTGTCATTGTGTTCCGTGGAACGATCTCTGTTCCGATTGTGGAGCTTACACTCCATACCGTAAAAGAGTATGAAGTCATTGAAGATCTTATCATCCAGTTCTGGTGTAATCAAATCGTGTCTTTTGAAGAACATGTTAATCTCCTTCTGTGTATAAGAAGACGGATCCTGGTTGAAAGATACTTTAAGTGATTTGACTGATCTGGCAAGGAACACGTCCAAGTGTTGGAATCTCCAGCATGTAGGTGTCTTCCATAGAAGCAACCGACCAATCTGCACTGGCTGCTTGAATCCTGTAGGAAGATGTGTTCAATGTTTCTGCACCGATCGTAGTGACAGTATGGGTCGTGTAGTTCTGTATCGCTGTGATAGCAGTTACCGTATCCATACCTTCTGTGATCACAGTCCTCATCGGCTGCAGATGGAGAGCGCTGGTCAGTGTGCTGGTCACTATAGGTCCCTTTACAGACAATGTGTAAGTCTGCGTTACAGCGATACCAAGGTGTTTCATGAAGTTCAATACGGTATCATCCATACCGTAATGGAGATACTTACCGGTGATCGTCGATCCTACATTCCCTCCGAAGGAAGCTGTGGTGTTCCCTTGGATATTGGTCACCACTGTTCCACCAACAGAGACTTCCAAGTTCCCTGGGATGTTCAACATGGCGTTCTTATCTTCCAAGGTCAGAGATGCACCAGCTGCTGTCTCCAACTTGATCCTTCCTTTACAACCAGGCATCGGTTGTGACTCCAGCTTGATGGAGTTGGATGGGATAGAAGGATCTTTGATCGACTGATCCCAGATCTCAACACTGTGAGCATTTGCATCAATCTTGAAGAAATACCTCCAGGACTCACCATCGGTGGAAGCAGTCGACATCATGATGTGTTTACCATACTTCGTATCGATCTCGAAGTAGTAGCTGTTATCATTGGTGATGCTGGACTGTTTCTTTTCGATATCGGATCCAGTAGCAGAACTCTTGTTTGTAACTGCTTGATCCAATGCAGAGAACCGGATCTGCTCAAAGGTACGAAGATAGTCATCACGATCCAAAGGGATCCAGAAGAACCGATCATCGTTGGAGAAGTTCAGTACCAGAACCTGCTGGTTCTTGTACATCGTAGGAACAGTTCTTGAAGTGAGTAGACCGAGATACTCCGCTTTGATCGTAGTAACAACTCCGACATTCGCTTCATCCGTCTGGTTGGTCATCACATTGGTTACTTTCACAGAGTGTGTAGCAACCTCCGGTGTGATGTCACCGGTATGTGGAGGTAGTGTCTCAGGTACATAAACGTGGAAGGTTCGTTGATTTCGATACCCTGTAGATTCCGCTAAGTACCCGATAAACACTCTCCATCGATCTTGCATCGGTAGCATGATAAAACCTCCTGTGTTTACGAGTGTCATAGGATCTAAGAGTCAACTGTCCTCACCTTAAGAAGAGAACTTGCTGGATCTAAGTCCAGTACACTCTAGTGTCTCAACTAGAGGGCTCGTTGCGAGCATGCTTTAAACTTAGTTATGTCAGACGATTGCCTGACACGGATATAAGTTGTTGCACATCTGCAGCTGATCACGAACATCCGTGATCGTAACACGAGTATCACCAACCAGATGCAAGATCTGAAGGATACCAAGGTTACGGATGTTTACAGCTGCATTGATATCTCGGTCTATCTCAGATCCACAAGAGGTACAACGATAGGTTCGGTCAGCGAGTGTGAGTGTATCACACGCCTGTCCGCATGTGGCACACGTCTTAGACGTGTATGCGGGGTTCACCTCAATGTACTTCTTGGATTTGTAGTGGAGCATGTCTTTGAACATACTGACTGCATTCTGAGATAGGACTCTGTTTACAGACTTAGCAGAAGGAGAACCTTGCTGTTTCGACTGTTCTTTCATTTCTTTAACTCTTAGATTCTCCACTACCACAACATCGTAGTGATCTACGATCCTACGAGATCTGGTGTGGAGGAAGTTCTTCATCATCCGATTTCGTTTACCATACAACCCACGGATGGTTTTCTTGAGATGTTTGCATTTACGCGACATGTGGTAAGTTCCATCTTTCTTAGAACCTGTAGGTTTATGATAGATATCGATCCTTGTTTGGATATCGGATATCGCATCCGAGATCTTCTTGAGGAACTTGGGAGACTGGATGGTGTAACCATCCGAAGTGGCTAAGAGATGATTGCATCCCAGATCGATACCGACAGTACGATCCATGTTGAACTTCTGCAGTTGTATGGTAGGTTGTATTGATGTAAGTAGTACCCACCATTTACCACGTTCATCACAGTGAATCGTAGCTGTTTTGATCATACCTTGGATCTCACGATGGATCTTAACTTTAATAGGAGTAAGTTTACCTCCTGTGAAGTAGGAACCTGTGAGTTTACAAGATTTGTTGAAGACTGTGTATGTGATATTGAAGAACTGGTAACCTGAACGGAACTTAGGGAACTTGATATGACCTCTTTGCCAGAGGATCATACACGTTGCAACTCGATCCGAACAAGCTTGTCTGGCATCTGAGTAGACATCGTTGAGATGTTCGATTTCATGTTTCAACTTCGGTATGAGGTTGTGTGTATCGAACCTTCTCAGAACAGGTAGTCTTTTGGTTACCTGTTGCTTTTGAAGAGATAGGAAGTGGTTGTAGAGATCATTGAGAGCCCTTGACCATCTCCACAGTTGTTCCTGTTGATCTTTAGTTGGATACAACCGGAACTTGTAGGTTGTAGTTATCATGGGAGAAGATCCTGTGTTTAATTACATTCATAGAATAGTAACTATTAACAAGAAAGAATGCTTCTCCTCCCCTACCTGAAGGAAGGGGTGTCCGAAGCATAGGTACTAATGATCAAAAAAGAAGAACGTGATCTGGGGAGCACATCCTCCAGATCACGTTCAATATACAAGGTAAACTCGCTGATGGTTACGGCTCAGTTCCTGGAGTGGTTCTTGGATCACCTCCTGGAAGATGAAGTGACGGTTCGCCAACCCACTTCCCAGTTTCGAAATCAAGTAGATCTTGTCAGGATGATCTTCGATATGTTGAAGTAGTCGTTGCATCTCCTGCTGGAACACAGGACGATACTCTTCTGGATAGTAAGAAGACTCCTCTCTCATATCCGGATACTTCTTTGTGATAAATCCATAAGAGTTGGGATGGTGCCGAAGTGCTGCAGCACCTCCCATACCCTTATGGATCAAGTTGTCTCCATATATGAAGATCACCTCTGGATGAGCGTCCAGGAATGCTTCCGTAACGATCAACCCTTGGTAGGGTTTTCCTGACTCTGGGTTGTCTGTTCCTTGGGGTTCAGAGGACCAACACCAGGATCTTTGCTTCCCTTGGTCTCACGCATCGTCATATAGAACCTCACTTTGGGCTGTTCCATAGGAGTATTCGGATGTTCTTTCTGATGACGAACCTGATACCACTGAGGAACGTGGGTGATCGGAACGAAGATATCCACATATCCCATTCCACGATCAACCCCAGTCTCCCCCTGAAGTCCAAGGTTGGACAACCAGTTTCGGATGTCCTGTCCTTGGACATAAGAGGTGAACTCATCACACCACTGTTTCTTGGTGGTATCGGATGCATCTTCTTTCAACATCCGTCCGAGAAGTCTATAGAGCTTCTCCTGGGTTGAGATGTTACGATCAACAGCTCGTTGTACAGGCATAACAGCCTCCTTTAGTTACACATTGTTTGGTTAGGACCAACCACTTTCGATCGGTTCAAATCGGCACACTTTTGACACACCAGGTTGGTGAAAGATCCTTTCCCTTGAACCACAACCATCCTGGTATGTCTACATTCTGCACAGAATACAGAACCACAGACATCACAGGTTCGTTGGGTATCGGTAGGACGGATCTTCTTCCCACACCCAGTACATTGTTTCAAATGATCAAAACTCACAGTTCACTCTCCTGATTGGAAATCGTATCCTTGATACTCTGAAGCAACTCGTTGCACGTACTCGCTCCAGGTATGGCTCGTGCACCAAAGGCTCTACGAGCCAGCTTATCTTCGATCGATTCGTAAATAGGTTCAGATTCTCTCAGCTTTGGAACAGCATCGAAAATCTTCTTCAACTCTTCACGAACGATCTTCCGGATCAGTTCCTGATTGTGCATCTCAGGAGGAAGCGTAGGAACACCTTCCATAGTAAGGAGGTGGTCTTTACTGGTTTGGTTCATGTTACTTCTCCTTGATAGTCCAGATCTTAGAACCTGTCCCATACTGAGACAACGTCAGACCTGTTGAAGTTTGTTTCTTGTTCAGTAGGATCTGCACACGTTTCTTGGTCATCAACGGTCTCAATGACTTCAGATAAATGTGCTTGATCACACAACGCATCAGCACATCCTTCGATACCGTGAAGGCTACCGCATCGTCCAACTTGTACAGACCGATGAACTTGGTCTCTCCGAAGAAGAGCTTGTTGTACTTCGATCCGTTCTTCACCAGCTCCAGTGTCACAACATTGGGATCTTTCGTGTTGGCTGTGATCAACACAAGACCTTCTCCTTGATCCACTGGATAACCGATATAGATCAGATCACTCTTCACTCCTGTTGCAGAGATGTTCCCACGTTTGGAGATCTCCGTGTATCGGATCGTTTTGACGTTCCCGCTTCGATCCAACCCGGTGAACTCATCGTTCACTGGATACAGTTCAAGATGAGGTTCTCTGGTGTACACTTCTCCACCAGGGATACGGAACATCGTCTTATCCTTCTTGTTCAGCACGATCGTGTGTTTCGCATAGTACGGTATCACACGATAGTTGTCACAAGGGAACTCTTTCTGGAGATCGTAGTTCCTTGAGATGAAGTGAGAAGGTATCCCAGCATAGGCAACATCCTTGTCATAGGGGATCCGCTTATGTTTGGTTGTCGGATAGAGAATAATCTCAGTGTCACGGGCATCCCATCGTCCAACCAGAGTGGACAGTTCACTCAGATCCTTCGCTTGGATCACTCCACTTCCAACAACATAGAGTGCGCAGTTGAACCGGTTGAACTCCGTTCTTCTGACAGACTTCTTGCCGTACTTCTCTTTGATCTTCAGCACCTGTTCACAGATCGTCTCATCAACCCTTCCGAACTGCTGTTGCAGATCATTGATCTTCTTACGGATCTCTTCCACCTTGGCAAGGAGTTCTTCCTTTCCCTGATGGGTGATTTGATGCAGTTGAAGTGTTGACAAGAATTTCGCCTGATACTGAGACAGATGGAAGGTCTTGCAAAGAGGTTCGATCGTGGCAGCACGGTTCTCCGCTTCTTTGAAGATCTTCAAGACCTTATTGGTGTGGTCTGCGATGATCACCTGTGCAGACAACTCTCTGTGTTTGTTGAACAGGTCTACATTGGTCTGTTTCAAATCAGACACGATGGAAGCAGATCTGGCATGATACCACGCATCGACCAATGAGATCGGATCCATGTTGAGGAGCTTGCCCTCATGGTTACAGAAGTTCCAGATCGGAGCTCTGGACGATACGAATTTCACCGTTCTCTTCAACTGGTTCAGTACGTTGAACGGATCCACTCCTCGTTTCAACGGGAGTTCGATGTCTCCTGATATCTGTCCAGTTGTCAGATCCAGCACCTCAGAGAAGTTCGCTGTAACGAAGGATGCATGTTTCGTCAGGTTACCAAGTGTCTCAGTGACACACTTCGCAAAATCCTGTCCATACGGGATCGTGTGGATGTTGATCCGGTTGGGATATACCTCCATCGTCCCGGTGGATACCAGAGATACTGTGAAGTTACCGTTCTCCTGCTCCTCCAGCATCTCCTGTTCGTTCAAGATCAGTCCTGCTACCGGATAGTCCGGGATCAGATACTTCGCGTACTCCTTATAAGCAACATTGGCTGTGACGATGTTGCTGTGTTTCAGCTGGATGAACTTCATCACCAGATCACATACACTGTTCAAGTTCAGATGAGGTAAGGTGGAACGGAACCCGATCGCGATACCTTGAGATCCTGTTAACAAAGCCATCGGGATCGCAGGGATCAAGAACGCAGGTTCGGTTCCATTTCCAGTCTCTCTCGGAACATAGACTAATGTCTTGGGATTGGTTGCGTGGATGTAAACATCCCTTGCGAACTCCGCACTGCTGACATCCAGATAGCGAGGTGCTGCTGCAGGTTCACCACCATAAGCACCGATGTTACCATCGCTGAACAACAGTGGTTGACACTGGTTGAACGGTTGACACAGTCTTACAACAGCATCCCAGATCCCGCTGTCACCATGAGGATGGTAGCTCTTCATGGTCTCTCCGATGATCGCTGCTCCTTTGACTCGTTCTGTAGTATCTCCCATCGTTACAAGGATCCGTCTGTGAACCAGACGAAGTCCGTCAATATAATTCGGTAAGGCTTCCAGTATGGTGTACTTTCCATACTGTTCCATATTTTCAACAGTAATATCACTTGCTGTTGCATCCAATTCGAAAGCTTTCGTGTCTTCCATATCGTCTCCTTTTGGTATGTGATGATTGAGTCTCGTACTGTTATATATAGCTGAAAAGACTATGATGCTTCTGGTGGAGTACTCCACCAGAAGCATCATAACATCAAATTCAATCCATCAGACGAGCTGTGCTGATACACATACCCTGAACCGTCGATGCGTACAGATCAACGATCTTACGGACGGCTGAGAGTGCCGCTTTGTCTTCGATCTTGGTATTCTGCAATCCAAGAGCGACATTGTCCATGTACTTGATCAATGCCAAGCACTGCTTCCTCGCCCACTCTCCCTTCTCATGGTTCCATCCACCTTGAGCGATGGTTGTAGTCTTACCATTTGTGACGTAGGACTGTACTTTGAAACCCAGGAAGACACCTGCGGTGTTCCTCAGGAAGTTCTCAGTGAAATTCAGTGCCAGAAGCATAGGCAGTGTGACGTGTCCTGACAACAACAACGCTCCGATGATCGGTCCTGACACAAGATGACTGATCAAGTAGTTCGTTGTCATAGAGGTAAGTGCTCCCAATGAGAACCCTGCGATGATCCGATTCGGTGTTGGGCGACTTGGGCTTTTCAGTTTCAGTCCAACTGCACCTGCTGCTGCATAGAAGTCAACATCGGTTGGATTAGCCTTCTTCAGAAGAGTGCTGAGCTGGCGATAGCCGTTCTCCATGGTGGTGCAGTTCTGCTTGAATGCATCGTAACTGAGGATCATTCGAGAAGAACTCCGCGTCTTCATAGATTCATCACTCATAATAGTGCTGTTCGTCAATGGCTTCCTGAGTGCAAAGAACGAATCACGATATTTGTGAAGGAACCATGCAAGTACAGCACCGGCGAGAGCACCACCGTATACTGATGCAAGAATCGCTCCTACGACTTCACTTGACTCTTTCAGATTCTCATAGTAACGTTCGGGATCACTTCCCGCATACTCAGCGATCATACTGTCCTGACGAAGGTAGTTGATCACAACTTGACGTTCTCCTGGACTGAGTTGTTCCAGTCCAGAGATCATCGATACGAACCGCTCTTTGGCAAGTTCCTGTTCTCTCAGCATACTGTTGTAATCCACAACAGCATCTGCAACTTCAAATGGTGCAAGTGTCATGTAGTTCTCCTGTTATCCGATTTTTATAGCAGCATCAGAATTCTTTCCAACCTGCATAGTGGCATCGAACAGTTTGCTCAAATTATCATCATTCACATCGAGATTCTTTGCAGCTACATTGTAGCAACGTGTGATAATGGTGCCAACCTTCCTAGTTATTTTGGGATAGAGTTGAGTCAGCTTTTGATATTTCTTGAGATCCTCTTCCGGTGGTGCTTGATGATCAGTCATATCAAGCAATTGATTGTGTATTTTAGCAAGGTCCGCTCTGTTCGGATCAAGACCATTCTCATCCTTCTTAAGATGCTTCGTAGCTTCGTTCTTGACATAAGTCAAGTAGGTGTTGATGAGTTCATAAAAGTCGAGCAGGTCAACACCAACATCACAGTACTGTTTTCTAAGTTCCGCAGTGGATGGCTTTTCCGATATAGGTCCAGCAAGTTCCTTATCCAGACTATCCAGTTTATCGAGAACTCCTTCCAGTAGTGTTGGATCAGTAAGTTGACTCTTACTCTTCATGTCTGAAATCACAGAGTTGAGATAAGCGCTGGTGACGTACTTCGGTTTGTACGGAGGTTCCTGCTTTTCTTCCTGTTTCTTCTTTTCAACAACCTCCACCTTTTCCTTGTTCTTATCGATGTCTTTCTTCACTTCTTGGAATGCCTCTTTCTTCTTAGGGCTTAGCCCAAGCAGCTTCTTGAAGAACTCAACTGCTTTGTTGAACCACTCCACGATCTTGTTCCATGCTGCTTTCAGACCAGAAGAGATCTTCTCACCGATCCCTTCCACAGAAAGAGTGATGTTGTTCTCTCCATAAAGGTACTGGATCGATTCGGTACATCCGTACAGCTTAACACACTGCCGGATGGCGATCAGTTGATCGATCGTCGACATCATCTGGTCGATCTGCCAAGTGACATCAGACAACTCCAGGTAAGCCTCACTGGAGGCAGCAACCTCCTGTGCAAGAGATTCCATGCTGAGAACGCTGTGAGATCCTATCAGTTCGTTTAAACGTAAGTCCATACTAAACTCTACCTTCTCCCCCGGGATTGAAGTTCCGTATGGGGGGGGTAACTCCCCTCGATACGAGTACGTAAATAGCAGTACATACCATCGTTGGAACCCGGGTTCCAACGATGGTAGTAAGTATACAGAACTAACAAAAGCTTAGTCTATTTCACCCTTCAGGATAGACTCACGGATCATCATGGCTTTCTTAGCAGTGATAACGACCAGACGAGTATCCATGAGCAACCGCTGAACATTCTTTCCGACGTTCGCCAAAAAATCCATAGCTTCTCTATTATTCTCCATACCACTCTTTTCAAGAGACTGACCTGCACGACTCACGTCGACAATCAAATCATCGATAGCGTCAGAAACTTGATTTGTTGTATCGATGATTTTCAGAAGCTTACCAGGATCAGCCCATCCACCCTGCGAAGGAGTAGCAAGCTGTTGTGGTGTGGCTGGGAAATCCGGTGTTTGATATTTACCGTTTGTAATATTGCTAGAAGTTTCCTTTAGGAACGTAACAAGTGCATTTAATCCTTTCACGATATCATCAGTTGGAACCATCTTGTCACCGTGGAGGATATCGAGTTCATCAGCGATATCCTTAAGGGAGGCATCCTTCACACCTTCTGTAGATGGCTTCGATCCTCCGGATGTCATCCTCTTATTGAACTCAGTCTCCTTCTCTTTCGGAAGCGGTTCTTTAGAAGCTTGTTGGAGTTTCTTCTTGAAGATGGAGTTGTACCACTCTTTGATCTTCTTGAAGAACGCTTGAACTTTCTCCTTGAGGAACTTGATGATCCTCTCGATCACATTCTTCACAGAGTGATAAGCATTGGCAAGGACGTTCTCCTCACTGTAGTCATATCCAACACTCTCAAACGACATCGCAAACAGAGCACGGTTCTCTTCCGTGATCCCATATTTGTGAACATGGTCGTAAACAGCACACAGGAGCTCTGCAGATGCGATCTGCTGTTGGATCATCATAGCTGCATGCTGAGCACCGATAAACAGGTCTGTGATTTCGTCGAACAGCTGTTCCTCTCTCTTAGAAGGAACAGACAACAGTTGATCAAGTTGAAGGTTCATACTCGATATCCTCTAGTTAAGAAGTTCAATATCGTAAAGGTGGTTAGGGAGATGGTGAGTCACCATCTCCCTAACCAAGGCAAGTCATAAAATCGTTATCGAAGAAGATCTCTCCCCAGACCCCTCTCTACTGGGTTATCCTCTTCTCTCTTCTCTTACACTTATAGAGCTCTTTTTGTCTATCTCTCTTTTCTTCTCTATTTCTGATGAACCTATTTAAGCTCTATTTATCCCTAGTGTTTACTCCTCTTTCTCTTCTCTAGTTACTCTCTATTCTCTATCCTCAATGCTGGCATCACATCCTCCCTATACTCTATCTCTCTATATACTTCTCTTATCTCTATTTTCCCTTATACTTATATATCTATTATACTTTATAGAACCCTTTCCCTACGGGACAAGGAGATTAGTTTAACCTAATCCTGCCATGTGCACGCATACCATATACAGTGCTGTAAAAAAATACACATAGAACAAAAAAGAAGAACTAAGGAGAGGTCATGCCAACCTAACCTTAGTTCTACCCGTTTAGAGATTACTGTCCATCTCTGTGATTTACATTGAACTCCCTGATCTTATCACTGATAAGAGTGTGAGCTCTGTTCAATCCTTTCAGAGAATCATGAAGTCTTCTGTTGTAGACTCTCATAGGTTCAGGGAGATTGGGAACCTCCCTCTGGATCATCCGAAGAGTGTCGGTCAACTCACGGATGTGCATCCGAGTACTCCTCACGTATTCAGAGAAGTTCAGCAACAGGTTGTTCCTGTTGCTGATCATCTGATTCTTCTTTTTGAGACTCTCATGCGTCTCGATGAGTTTATCACAAAGGACGAGAGACAGTCTCTCAAGATCCTTCTTCTCGTTTTCACGCTGATCGATGTGAGTAAGTGTCATACCGACGATGACAGCAGGACATTTCTCCTTGTAGACCTCAGTCTCTACCTGTACGATGTATGTACAAGCGATAGTTGTAATGTCAAGCTGATGTTTGATAGTAACGATGTTGTCTTTCTCATGAAGAATCTCAGGGTTGTTATGGCGGATCGCACATCCACCGAATTCCCTATTGAGGGCTTCGTTCAGCACCGTAATTACATCTCCGTTGTTGCTTGGAGCGTTCTTGGGGAAGATCCAAGAACGCATCTCTTCATCATACTGGAGTTCGTTGATCCGATTCTTCGGATAGATAACATCTTTGTTCAATCTGTTCTGAACTTTGTCAAGACGCTCGATGATATTGTTTTCCATGATGTATTACCTTTCAATTATGGACAGGTTGTAGTTTTGAGAATTCCACTTGTCCTCCGTAGAATCCTCTGAATATGGGAAGGTGGTAAGCTCTGGATGCACGTTTGCCATGAAGCTCCCACCAGCATCCTCGTATCCACATCTTAGTAGAGTGTGGTTTAGAGAATGATACATAGGACCAGTGGTTGCTGATCCTTAGTAACTTTGACTTAAATAAATCAACATAATAGACGCTGAGGTTGTCGTTGTTCTTACTGACATACTTCAATGCCCACCTCGTCTTCTTCGCATACAACGTGTTAGGAAGATGTTCCTTCAGTTGATCAACTGACATCTTCGATACGTCGTATCGTTTCAATCGATACAACACCTCTGCTACTACAGTATCCTCTACTGCATAGAACATAGCAAGCGTGTTGTACGAGTAGTTGTTTTCGTTGTATTTCACATGGACCGCTTTCCTTGTTGAATTTAAAGTTGTTACTCGGAACTATGATAAGAACAACACTTCGTAGTTGACGGACAACATCGACCAGATCAGTCATCGATATTGTAGTGATCACACAGCTATGATGTCAAGATTGACACGATAGATGGTGATTTCGATTGTTTGTCTTCGTGGTATATCCCGTAGTGTTTACGGAGCATATCAAGAAGCATTCTCTGCTTAGCCTTAGCATGCGCTACTCTAGCATCATGTAATTCAAAGCAGGATCTTGACGACAAAGAGTTTGGGTTCTTGTCGTCTTTTACTGCGAAAGCCATAGTACGAAGTGTTGTTTAAATTGAAACGAGTGGTGGATGTTGGTACACGAAGATCTCCAGCCAGATCAGTCACTGGGAGATCGTAGTAGAGGTAGTTCACCTGACACGGATGATATCAGGTAGCTTCTTAACACGGACAATCTTTGGAAGTCGTACTAACTACTGTAGTTTTTACAGTCTTACAGTAGGACTGGTTAGGTTCAGATCTGTAGGTATCACACATCTATCACTCGTTTTAACACAAAAGGAACATGAGGGAAGGGATCGTCACTGATCCCTTCCCTCATGGACTTATTTGTTACTGAGCCAAAGGTTGGCTTCAGCTTGACGACGCTTTACCAATCCAGGGGCTACGACGTAAACGACTTTGCCGTTCTTGTCTTTCACGATCCGACCTCTGGCATCAGTCTTCTTCACCTTGTTCCAGCGCTTGATCTCGCTGGCAACAGCGGTGTACTCCCTGTTGTTGAGCTTCTTCAGCAATGTGGACGAGGAGAAGTTCCCACGTCCAACATTGTAGATGAAAACAACGAGAGCCGATTTCTGGTTATCGGTAAGAGGTACTTTGACTTGAGTGTCAATGTATCCACCGATGCTGACAACATATCCGTTGAGGATACGATCAGCTTCCTCTCTGGACATACGTCCTCTTGCAACGAGGTTCTTGTCATTGAACCCCCAGCCGATTGCCATCTTGTTTACATCACGGTATGGGGTTTCACTGAATGTCTCGAAGCTCTTGATGAGATCCGTAGCTTTTGCGACATAGTCGCTAGCATAAATATTCAGGGAGACGATAACTGTGAGTACGATAAGAATGTTTTTCATAGTGTTTGATTCCTCTTTTAAATGTTGCGAGTCTTACGATGATATTGGAGGTGACAATCCTACGAGACTCTACAAATATATGTCACACTTAGCTCTTGAATGGTTTACGACCACGTTGGGTAATCACCATTCCTTTTGACTTCATCAGCTATTTGCATAACAGCATGATGCATTGCGTTACGAAGTAATTCGCCTGCAGCAAGATATTGCGCAAGCAACTCTTCGTAACGTTGTTTGAACGTCTTCACGGTTTCACCTCCTTTCAAAATTGTGTGTATCACTGGTGGATGGGTCAGCATCCACCAGTGATACACCTTGTTACATGTTGATGACGTTCTGGATACGAGCATCCAGCATAGGCAGGATGGTATCCCGTTCTTCCTGAGAGATGTACTCGTTGGTCAGAGTGATATCTTTCAGGATGTTGAGTGTTTCAAGAGCAAGATCTTTACTACTGTGTTCCACCGCATAGCGGTCAGCAGCAAGCTCCCACTCCAAATTAGATACGATCTCGTCCTCACCTCCTGCTGCAAGAGCAGCAGCGATATGACCTAACGCAATATGTCCCAGCTCATGCTCCAGGACAAATGCATTGTCAATACAGTTCTCGGAGACGAGAATCGTGTTGGCATCATACGTGAACGCCTGGGGAAGATCAGGGATCAGAGTTGCAGTCCCGTCCATAAGGACGAGTGTCTTCTCCAAATGAGGGAACTTCTCACAGTACGTGGTGAGAAGCTCCATGTTGTCCGTATCGACCACATCATGCTGGTCGATATCTAAATGAAAGATGTGGATATTGTTCATTGTGTTAACTCCTTTGTATCGATGTGACCTTACCCTATCAAAGAAGTTATATATAGGTGAAAATCCACGAACTACACTCCTACCGACATGGAGCATGGTATGCTCAAAACAACCTTATATAGAAGGAGGAACCTATATGGCTCTTGATCCTGTACGTCTTTCCATTATGGATGTACAGAAGTTCATCAGGGAGAACAAGTGTCAACCTGTCACTTCTGTCTTCATACGGGAAACCACTACGAACGAGTTCAAGTCCGATGGTCTTTTTTCAGAGAAGATCTTCGGACAGATCAATACACCAGAGCGTCTGGTACGATTCGGATACATCAACTTGAGAACCAAGATCATCCATCCGGTGATCTACAAGAACATCATCAAGCTGAAATCACTCTACGAAGAGATCGTATCGAGACAGACCTACGCTGTGTTCAATCCATCCACAGGTGAGTTCGAACGTGCATCGGAAGAGGATGATGATGCAGATACCGGATATCAGTTCTTTATGGATCATCTCAACGACATCCGGTGGGAGAAGAACCAGTCTTTGAAACACAACGAGATGGTCGATGTGATCGAGAAGAACAAAGACAAGTTGATCCTGGAACAGTGTCTGGTCCTTCCAGCAGGTCTGAGGGATCTCAGGGAGGATGAAGCGAAACCAGCTGCAGACAGCATCAACAAACTCTACTCCTCTCTGATCAACTACACCTTAGCTCTTCCTACTTCTGGAACTACTTCAGACATCTACGATAATGTCCGATACTCGATCCAGAAGAAAGTCTTGGAGATCTACCAGTACCTCTTCGATATGGTAGAAGGGAAGTTCGGGTTCTTCCAGAGGAAGTATGGTTCCCGTAACCTGGCTCTTGGAACACGTAATGTGGTGTCCACAGCCTCCATGTCTGCAAGCTCTCCTTACGATCCTCAGTATCTGAAGATGGATGAGATCAAGATCTCACTATTCCAGGTCTGCAAGATGTTCACACCTCTGATCGTGTACAACATGAAGATGCTCTTCCTGAACGAAGTGTTCTCCATCACAGCAGATCAGATCGCGGTGATCGATCCAGCTACCAACAACCTGGTCTATCAACCAGTGGATGAGGATGAGAAAAGCAGGTTCCTCTCTTCAGAGGGGATCGAGAAGATCATAGATCTGTTCAGAGACCCTGAGTTCCGGTTTACTCCTGTGATGGTGTATAATGAACAAGGTCAGGGATACTACCTGTACATGATCTATGATGACAACGAAGTGGTGTATATCACAAGATCAGTCAGTGAACTGGTACAGCACTTGAAGGAGAAAGGTGGACTGTTTGACCAGAACAAACTCAGACCGATCACCTACGCTGAGATGTTGTACATCGCTGCTTATCGAGCTACTTTGAACAAGAACTCGTTCATCACTCGATACCCTGCGATCGAGATCGGTTCAGAAGTACCGAACCATGTACATCTGATCTCAACGAACCCTGGACGAGTGGTTAACTTGTTCCAGTCCGGTAACTGGGATACGTATCTGGAACTACCAGAGTACCCCATCATCAACAACACATTTGTGGATAGTTTGATCCCACACCCACAGATCCTTGCTGGGCTCGGGATGGACTTCGACGGTAACTGCCTAATCGGAAGCACAAGAGTGCAGATCAGGTATGCCAGCGACTGGATAGATCAGATATCCAAACAGGATTATAATTGCAGTGGACAAGACATCTCTGCCATTGTCAAGCTGATAAAGTCTAAGTCCATTCGAAGAAAGGATTTCTACTACGCTGAGATTCGTATGGATGAGTTCCCACAACCTGGGTTATTCAAGTACGATAAGAATCGTGCTAAAGTGTACCAGATACCTGAGGGTTGTGAGATTAGAAGTATCGCAAAGATTGACAACTGCTGGGTTCCAAGTTATGAACCTATTACACAACTTACCGTTGAAAGAGACTGTGAGGTTGTGGATGTAGATGTTGGTGGTACTGAGCTGACAATATCCACGAATCCTTCAATGGCTGTGTTGGATGACAGCGGTATGTTGAAAAAAGAAACACCTGTGTTGAGTAACAATCTCTTATCTCCTATGATACAGGGAGATCGTGTTGTATTCAAGACGGTGCATTATCTTGGGAACATCCGTAAGGATACTGTTTATGACTTCATTGTTCCAACAACCAAAGTCTTCGCTGTGAACGATGGTGTTGTTGTCTATGACACGGCATCTTCTAACGGAGTTTTAAGTAAGCAAGCGAACCAGGAGGTTACGGAACATCTCAACTCAACCACTCGTTATATCGGAACGAATGGTAAGCTGATGCACGGAACCACTGACTTGGTGAAACTTACTGTGTTCAACTTGAGCAGAGATCCTGCTATGAAATAAAAAAGAACTAAGAGGGTGGGACTCATCCCACCCTCTTAGTGTTATTTGGTACTACGTGGTTATTTCGGCATGCAGGATCTTGTGATAGACCTCAAAACGTCTATTGCACTTTTCAAGGTAATGGTCCACGATAGGTTCGACCAACATGCGTTTAAGATCACTTGGACCATCAAAACCTAAAAGGATGGTTCTATATTCACTTGAGTCGAATATGGAATTATCGGAACGTACACCGTTAATGAAAACGGTCTCCGTTTTCGCTTTCAAGAGTCCATCGTTGTGATCGTACTTGACATGTATCCGGATAACTGCAGTTTTGATAAATCGACAGGTTTCATCATCCAGGAGCTTTACCTTCACTTCATAGACAGGATGTGGATCTTCCTTTGTATTTTGATAATCATAATAGATCCTGGTAATGTGTATGCTCTTTCTGATAGATTGGGGTGTCTCTGGAGAGTCATTCGATTCATCTTCTTGTCTTTCATGATCAACTACGATCAACCCTTCCAGGGAACAGGATTTACATTGGTAGACGAGTTCCCGTTTAATCGTATCCAACAGTAGGTCACGATCAGACAGTACTATTGCACCTCGAAAATATACTGGTTCTGGTAGTGCCACATCTTGTAAGGTTCTAGTGACCATAGCGACCCAAGACGCTTTAGTTGTTGAGTCAGGTGTATCGGATTCTAATGTGATGTGAAGGACTCCTATGCACTTATCATCTACGATCTCTACCTCACCGTGTGACTTATCATAGGTTCTATATTCAATTCTACATATCGCATATCCACAGCCATCCACAGAGACGTGTTCAGATACGATATACAGTTCAATGTTGTTGTCTAGTAATTCGCTTGAGGACATGATACCATCCTTTCAATTTGGTATATCTCGATCTAGGATGGGTGGTTGTTATACCACCCATCCTAGATCGTTTAGTTCGGAACTAATACGTAGTTGTGCGAAGGCTCCTCTCGCTTCATAGCGTAGTGAGTCTTACACACGTTGAGTAGATCAACCGGTTCTTCCGTATTCTTGATACGGACGGTAGATGGATGATCCTGTACCTCTGTGGTACCTATCTTTTTCAGATAGACTGTGAGAGTGGTACTTCCGATCCTCTGAGAGCATACGAACACTCTCGCTCTTGGATCTTCCGGCACCTCAGCTGTGATCTCAGTGAGAACGAAATCATTCACGATGATCTGTTTCACTTTGGTGACGTTAAGCTTAAACATCACATCTCCTTGTAATTTGTGGTCAACGTTAAATGACGAGATTTAACCCCAGTGTTTACTGGGGTTAAGGTCTTCTAGTTTGACGAAAATAGACGGTCGTGATGAGTAACCAAGGACCGTCTTATTCCGTTTAACTTTCAAGCAGGTCAAAGACAGTTCTGTACTTCTCTTGGATCAGCTTGATCGTAGTGGTAACGACACTGTTGAGAGCGCACATCATCGACACGGTATCGCCGACTTTGAACTTCATCGGTAAGTCCAGCCCTTCAAGCCGTGTGAAGCTGTTGATCTGTTTCACTGTCAACGGATACTCAGACTTCGATGCTGACTCGATCAGCACCATCGACTTGATGATCGGTTCAGGTCTACGATACCCGTAGATCTGTTCTGATCGTTTCACAATGATGTTGATCTGACGGTCTCCATCAGGGAGCCACATGATGTCGTTGATCGTAATGATGAGACTGTTGTCACAGTTCCCTGTTGCGTTGTATCCTGTATCTTTGTGATCCGTTTCTTTCATCTTGGTATCCTCTGAAGAGATCTGTTTCTTGCGCACTACTATCTTGTCAGGCATCGAGAGAAGATGATCGATCGCAGCAACCACGTACTCCTCTGCAGGGATGGTTGATCCTTCTGCACACTCTTTCGACGCACAGTGATAGTCTGTCTCGTACACGATACTGTTGTACTCGATGCGTGCTGTGATGCGCCAGTAAGCCTCACCTAGCTTATCCTGGCACATATGCCTGAAGAAATCAAGTCTCCCTACCCACACCATATCGGCTTCCTGGAAGATGTGCCAGGTATCGTGTGCTTGAAGATCTGGATTAGCTCGGACACGTTTCATAAGAAAGGCATCGTTCTTGATGATGGTCAGCCCATCCTCCGCATCGTAGAGGAACTTATATCCATCTTTACATATTTGTTTCATGTTGACTTGAATTTCATGTCGTTTGACGTTAGTCATAAGTTCTCACCTTTCTTTTGATGTAGATAGTGATCACAGTGGTGGTTCTTCTTAACTACATGGTGATCCAGTTGACAACGTACAACCTCGTGATGGTTGTACCGGGAGACCACCCTGTGCGCACAGTTGCGACAACAGGGTGTTTGATGTATGTTGGGGTCCCTCTCCATGGTGTGATCAAAGAGGTCTGATCGATTTGATCGCTTCCATGAGATCTTCCGGAGTGGGAAGCTGATCATGCCATTTCTTGAGCCTTGAGGTAGCGTTCTCCACTACAAGGTTCAACTCTTCCAGTGTCAGACTGTCAGTATCGGTAACCCAGTCCGCAACGTAGTACAGTCTCCTGGATCCTTCGATCAGACCGAACAGGATCGGATCTCTCCGTCTCTGTGCAGCACGATCTTCTTCCGAGATCTTGAAGACTTCCATGTTGGGGTCGTAGTGTGCGATACAGTAGTTGTCGAACACCATCAGTTTGTCCAACTCGTCTTTCTTCTCAGCAACCGGGAACGGGATCAACCCGGTATAGTTGCGGATGAAATCGATACGGATACCCTTCTTGCATTTCAGGAAGAACTCGAGCATCTTTTCTTCGGATACATATTCCGTGTATCCGTTCTTGACCAGCACACACTCACCGATCAGAACTTGTTTCTTCTTGAGGAGTTCATCCACAAGAGCTTTCTGGTTGTTCTTGGCCGCTCGATTGATCAGGTTGGTGATCACCTCGTCCATCTTGGAGATGTCTTCAGTAAGTTCTCCCTTGGCGTTCTTGATCTTCTCGAAGGTTGTCTCAACAGGATCCTTCGTCCGTTCGATGAACAGATCGATGATCTTGTCAAAGAAGTTCCTTTTGATCTTCTTGGTGATACTCCGGATGTACCGATCATTCTCCCAATCGTTGCTACTTCCAGAGGTTGGATTCGTAGAAGATGCATTCGTGCTCATACTGTCCATCATCAGAGTGATGTCTGTGTGGAGAGCTGTTGTTGTGTCCTTCTTGTACTTCGGAAGTTCAAGCTCCTTGTAGAAGTACTCGAACAACTTCAGCCTGGGTTGGTCATTGATGATTTCAATGCAAGGATGTTTTGTGTATTTCGGCATAGTTTACTCCATAGTTGGTTTGATGGCGGGAGCTTCACAACAGATGTCGATCACTCCTTCAACGGTTGTGTCGATATGAACAACAGGGATGCGGTCACCTCCCGAGTAGACAGGTTCCGGGATCTGACTGTTGATCCACACAGCGAGTGGAAGATCTTTATTCTCTACTTTCTTTAGAAGCTCGATGGCTTCTCTAACGGTTAGTTGTTGTTTGTACATGATACCTCCTTAAGCAGTTGTTTTACTGCTTTTTGAATGTACGGCAATGCAGCTTTTCCATAGTCGTTCGGTTCAGAGAGTTTCTCCTCTTCAAAGTGGATGACTACACCGGTATGTCCGATGTATTGATCTCCTTTGAACACGTCAATCTTGGCATAACCTGTACCAACATCTATCATGCTGATAAATGTAGTAGCCAGGATGTCGTCTTGATACCCAACATCAACAAGTAAGTCAGGTGTGTTGTTTAAATGACATCTCATCTTTTTAGCAGTCAGCCTCATCATCTTCTCCTGTGATAATGTATTCGTCGTCTTTGGTATCCCATCAGAGACCGATACGTCTCGACCCGCTCGATCGCTGCAGCGATCTGTTTCATAATTACTTTTTAGTTAGGTTTGATACGTTCACGATAGTACTCGATCTCGGATGCCAAGTTGATCAACGCTTTGACGTTGTAGGCGACACAGATTGGGGTTAAATAAAGACCGCTCTCGTAAGTCTTTTTGGCAAGTTTACTGAGGAAATGCCATCTACCTATTGCATACTCCTCATCCGTCAGGAAGTAGAACTCATCCCTGAGTTTCTGTCGATCATTGATCATTCGATCTTTATTTGAAAACGACAAGTAGTCGAGATCGTGAAGCAGTGCACGAACCCTGTTGTTCAACAGGTACTCTCTACTTGTTCCGATCTCTGTCGACTTGATCAACTCAGTGATCGGTTCCGGATCGAACGGAAGGTTGTTCTCCTTGTGATACTTCTCAAACTTGATCGCAGATGCTCGTTCGTTGAACTTCCATCCAGGGATATAGACAACATCATGCCAAGCGATCGCGATCATCAGCTGTGTCAGCTCTTCTCGTTTCAAGGTCTGAAAGTATATGTAGTTGCCAGGATCTTTGACTGCGTCATTCAGATCCTGCAGCATCGTCTCAGCGTGTTCGATCGAGTGGTAGTGCGTGCGATCCTGATCCATCACACGCATCCCTGCATCGATCACCTCTGAGATGTCACTCGTAAGGAAACGCTTGATTGCATCTCTATCCATTTCCATTTTGTAGTTCTCCTTCCTCAGTCTCTTCCTCTTCAAACAACCCCAAGAACTCGTTGTCATCCTGTTCTCGATACTCTTCGATGATCTGTACTTCCTTGACGGCTTGTTGGATCAGATCAGCAAGTGTTTCGATCTTGTTGGTTGACTCATCGTACTGTTTCCGATACCAGGTGATACGATCACCTGATGGTTCTTTGGATAACGCTATCCGTTGGTTGATGTCTTCCAAGATGATTTGGAATCCTTCTTCATACAGACTCTCATCGTAAACGATGAGGTCTGTCATCCGCATGAGGAAGTCAACAGTGATATCATCATCCTGTTGATCTCTCAGATACACCAGTAAGGGACGGTCATCAGGTTCCATAGTAACCTCCTTTCACATAGTTAGTGGTTAGACTCCTTAAGTAATATATAGATGAAATGTTAACCAAGTGTGGTAAACAACCACACTTGGTTAACAGTAATGTTGTTACTTCTCAGGAGTTGTATCCCGATCCATCGACTCTTTCTCCATGTCCGATTTGGAGGGAGCTTTGCCGGTTGAGATGTATCCCTTGGAGACCTGTTTGGCGCGGTTGATCAGAACACTGAACTGGTTGTTGGTTCTACGGAGGATCGCAAGGTCGTTGAAGATGATCCTGCAGAACACATAGGTAGCTTGCAGTTCAGCAGTGTCAGCAGACCCTTCCCGGAAGGTGTGAGATTCCAGATCCTTAGCGATCTTGGAGGTCTCTTCTCCGTTGTGTTTCAGATCGTTGATCACTCCCTTGGCACCGTTGATCGCACCTTGAAGAGCATCATCCGCTGCTTTCAGATCCTGCATGCTGATGAACCCGTACTCACGAAGTCTTCTGGAGGACAGAGTCTGGATCTTTCTTACCAGTTTGTAGTCAGCGATGTTGACTTTGCCTTCCTGTCCGCATTTGGAGTTGAACTCATCCACATAGGCTTTGCGCATGACGTCGATCTTAGCGTTCTCACCAAGGTTGGACTTGGAAGACTCCAACTTGATATCGAAATGCTTCTTGATGATGTCGCTGACTGTGATGATCTCTTTCTTGATGGGACAAGTTACATCCGTCATCTTCTCATTCTGGATGGACTGGATCTTGTTGGGGAGATCGCCCAAGTCAGTCATGCGAGAGTTGTCTCTCTTGGAGAGAAGGTTCTGAACGAATGTGATGATCTTCTTGATCACATTGACCAGTGCTCTGGCGAATGCCGCAAGACCACGTCCGATGGCACCAGCAACACCTTCTGTACTGCACTCGATGTTGTTCTCATGGAACTGACTTCCGAACAACGCTTCCATCGACTGAGTCCATCCGTACTGATTGATCGATTCTTTGATCGCAGTCAACCGATGGACAGTATCGAGGTAAGAGCCACACTGATCCAGCAAGGACTCGAGAGCGCTCTGTTGTTCGGATATCTCCAGTTCGTTCTGGAACAGATCGATAGGAGTAGTACGCTGTCCTACTCCAAGTTCTTGTAACTTAAGATCCATGGATATCCTTTCTTAAAGGTTAAATAATCTGTAGCGGGAGCGGAGCTGTTACCCCCCCCCCCCGCTACGAGATTAAAGTATGGCGATATACCGCTTAGAACTCTTCCTTGGTGCTTCTTTCATCGTCAGGAGCACTGCCAGCAGTTTCGGGATCGTACTCCTGCGCGGACTTCAGCGCTTTGTCGGCAGCCGACGCAGCACGCTTGAACGCGGTGAGGTTGTATCCAGCATCGTCCATTTCTTTCTTCGTCTCTTCAAGTTCCTTCGAGAGACGCTCGTACTCAGCACGGTTCGAGTCGTTGATCTCTTTTTCGGATTTCTTGTTGAGAGCGTCGATCTTCGATTTCAGTTCTTTGACCTTGTTCAGCTTGGCATCGGCATCAGCTTTGACAGCAGCGCGAGCTTTGTCCAGATCGCTCTGGTTCTTGACTTCAACGCTTTCGCCGTTCTTCTTCTTGAAGGAGAACACTTTCTTGAACTTGAAGTTCTTGATGCTGTCGAACGTTCCTTTGATGAACGCAACGAACTTGTCCCACAGACCTTTGATCATGGCAGCGAGTTTCGTGATCATGGCTTTGATCTTGGCGCCGAGACCCTGCTTCGCCGTTTCCGTTTCTTCTTCCATGGACGCAGTGCTTCTGAAGTTCTCACCGAAGAGAGCTTCCACAGACTGAGTCACGCCGTATTTCTTGATGCAAGCGTTGATGCTGCAGACCGATTCGTAAGCAGAGGTGATCTTGCTGAACTCATGCACAGCATCAGAGAACTGTGCCATCGCCTCGTAGTAGGCGATCGTCTTGTCGAACAGCGAGGCCGCGTCATTCTTGGTTCCGAGAGCCTCAAGACCGAGGTAGATACCTTTCATGATATCGACTCCTTGTTTGTTTGGATTCAAGTTGGTTTGATCAACACACAATTCAAGTCAACTGACCTCAAGGAAGAGATCTCAAAGATCAGTCAACTTTTTAACTACAACCGTCCTTGATAGAACAACAAGGACTTCCTCGATCGTTAGATCGATACACCATAAGCTACCCTGCTTAAGTGGCCAGGTTGCTGGCACATTTCACACAACACATATGATGGAGTTCACTCTTCAGGAAGTGGTCTGATGGACTCAAACAGATCATGTCCGTGATGGTCCGGTATCGGTTCATCCTGGTTCTGCTGGAAGTACTCCAAAGTCCACGTGTTGTTACAACGCTTGTATAGATCACCAACGAGCTTCTCAAGTGTGGTAAACAACCACTCTTCTGATTCTTGCATATTGAGAACACTGAGAACACAATCTGCAAGAACCAGTGTGCCATGGGGGTTGTGCTCTCTCAGATACGGGAGTCTGCGTGTATCGTGATGAGAGCAACATGTGCAGTATAACTCAGGTTGGTATTTATCTTTGAGCCGTCTGTGTAACTCTATCGCTCTACACTTGAGTAGTGAGACAATCTCGTCTGAGAGTTTAACGAACAGACTGTTATACCACCTGTACTCCAACCCAAACCCATACTCCATAGCTCGTTCTTCCGTATCGAACGTATCATAACTGTGTTGACAGCAGTACTTCAACTGCTCTCTCAGTTCATTGATATCAGAGAGTTGGTTGTTCTGTTTCAGTAGAGCTTCCAGTGCGAACGTTGGCATGAGGTGTATCTTCATGAGGTCAACTGTCCGTACTAACTTGTTCGTTACTGGAATATCGATCTCGTCTAAGATCGACTTGAGTTGATAGGTTAGGTCAGATGTGTGAACCAGCTTCACACTCCTTCCCCAACCCATGTTGTATTCGTAAAGATGTTGGATGATCCGTTCCACAAGAAGGTCGTAGTTGACCCGATCGGTATCAAAGAAGACCTTTTGGAGACTCTTCTTCAGAGTAGTCCGGAAGACCTTGTCTTCTTCCAGCGGGATGTTGATTTCTCCGCGATGGTTCATCGGATCGACCAGCGTCTCACGGATCATGGTGCACTGTCCTTCTAAAGACAGGATCCTATCACCTATTTCATTGATATCCATACTGTATTCCTCCTTCAACGATCGAAGATCGCTAGTTTGTGTTTGATGACAACTTTCACTGTGATCTTAGACAAACCAACCACATAGGTCTTGTAGTAAGGATCACCATACTGACAAGAGGATCTGTTTCCCTTGTTGATCTCTTTTACGACAGCAAGAACAGCTCCCATCTGTCTCAGCAGACTGTAGTTCACAACTCTTAAGGACACTCCTATCGTGTACTCCAACACCTTGTCACACTCCATCTCCTGGACACAACGGTTGTATGCATCTCGGACAACTTCTTCGATGCATGCTGTGATTTCATTGCTTGGGTTCTTGGAGTTTTTGATGCGGATAGCCATGTTCTTCACTTGTGATTCCTGTTGGTCTTTTACAACCTTGTAAAGTTCTTTTGCTTGCATGATTGATTTCCTCCTATGTTACGCATGCTATGATACTGACCGTACAAATATAACCTTAATGTAGAAAGGGTCTTTGTTATGCCATTTGACAGACGTGTCATTCCGATGAAGTCGGAGCTGAAAGAGAAAGTGGAGAGTTCTGCCAAGAACATCTTCGAGATCTTCTTTTCACTGTCCGTTACCCCCCCCCAGGGGCGTATCGGCTTTGGACAGGTGAATGGATAAACGAGTGTGCTTCACTCTATCCAACCTTCTGGTCAAAAGCTCTTGAGTATCGTTCATCTGGAGCGATCCGAGTAGTTGACAACACTACCTATGAAAACGAACTTACCAGATATGGAGAGACTGGTGCGTTCGTGATCAGTGGTAATAACATTCGGTTACCTAAGATCACACGATACCTGAGGTCTATCGACAGTACTGCGAACATCGGTGTTCCTCTTCCGGCTAGTCTTCCGAATATCACAGGAACCTTCGGTGGTGTATCTCGACGTGCAGGTAATCGCATCACTCCAACAGGAGCGTTCACTTCTTTAAGAGAGAGATTTGATTGGGGACCAGCTGGTAGTGAAGCGAGTTATGCAAATGAAATTGAATTCGATGCATCGAAGTCTAACAGTGCTTACGGATCTGCAGATACGGTACAACCTCCTGCTGTGCAGGTAGCGATGTACATCCAAGTATACCACGGTACGACAGAATTGTCAAACGCTCAGATGAATAGTTTGATCAACCAGGTTGCTTCTCTTTCCAACCAAGTGACTCAATTAACTCAGCAACTGGAAGCGATCAAGAACAGTAACTTCGGTGCACCCAACCATGCAGGTCGTGTGGATCTTACACCGGAAGCCAGTGCTACTACGATCTCGTATACTGCAACTTCCAATGGCTACATCTGTGGATTCTACATGAGACAGAACGATGGAGGAACGCAGATTGATCTTACGATTGATGGTGTAACTTATACGAACTGGTCGAGACCTGGTTCGTACTATGTAAACGGACATATGTCCGTGTGTATGCCAGTGAAGAAAGGAAGTGTAATCACGATCACACGTACTTCCGGTAACTGGAACAGTAGGTTGAACTGGACCTACTTTGTTCCTACTGAATAACAACATCATCAACTACATGGTGAGTTATCCTCACCATGTAGTTGATGATCACTTACACCTTAGGAGTATCCTTGATGATGTTCAGTATCGTCTGTGATTTCTTACCAACCTTCGTTGAGTAGTCCATCACCAACTTGATCTGGTTCTCGATCGATTTGATCGTATTCTTGATCGTGTCGATCTTCGTCTTACCGATCTCTTTGGTCATCTGGGTGTTGGATTTGATATCGCTGGAGATCGCATTGCACCGTGATTGGATATCTCTCATGGTTCCGATCAGTTTGGTCATCGTCTCAAACTGGAATGCAAGCTCTGATAGCTTCTGGCTATCGAACCACCCTCCATTGACAGGATCCATCCCGTCTTCTGTGTTACGACGATCATCACCTTTACCGGACTCAGTCTGTAACTGTGATAAGATATTTTCCAGTTCTGTGTTCTCAGATTTAGAAGACTCCTTAGCACCTTGGACATCTTCCTTCTCCTGGTTGCTCTTCAATGCATGAAGCTTATTCAAAGCATCGCTGTAAGTATCCTGTTGTTTCAAGATACCAACCAGGAGGTTCGTGATCGAGGTTACCGATTCACCGTGTGTGGTGAACTCACTCTTAGCTTTCTCACGTTTCTTCTGATCTTCCAGTTCCTTAGCGAGAGCTCTTAGAACAACAGAGGTGTTTTTTGTGTTGATCTGAAACACCTTCCTGAGATACTCCATCATCTTGGTGAAGAACTCTTTGATCTTCGTCAGCATGTTGGTCATAGTCTTGGAGATCCCATTCTCCACCTCTACGCTGCTTGTAATGCCGTATTTACTGAGCTCTAAACCGACCATATCCTGAAAGACAGGATCTGGCCACATCTTGTCGATATGTCCATGTAACCACTGCAGGTTCGTATACTGGGTAACAAGATCTTCGATCTCATAGACCAGAGACTTCAGGTCGGCTCTTAAGGTATAGTGATCTAGGATCATATCGTGAAGTAATTGAGTAGGATCTTTTCGATCAGCAAGTATAGATAAATCGTAAGCACGCATCTTGGTGTTCTCCTAATTTAGCATAGCATGTGACTTGGGTGTATCTGAACAACAGATACACCCAAGTCACAATAGTCGTTATCAAGGACGTGATTCGATATTCGGATCGTCCTGTTGAAGAAATCTCCTGCTTGAATTGACAGTGATATCTTCTGTCTCCAGGTTCGAGTATGGGAACATCGCTGCAAATGCACGAACACCTGCAGATCTCCCGATCTTGGATCCCCAGTAAGTAGAACTGAAGATCGTGTTCTTCTTGATCAAGCAAGCTGCTGCGAACTTACGCATAACCTTTGGGAAGAAGTACAATCTCTCTGACAACCCGAGGGCTGACATCGTGTCAAGGTACTCCATCATGTTGGTGTTCCTGGAGAAGGTATCGAAGAATCCGATATCTTGCATGCCTAGGAACACAGCAGGACTGAGGTCTTTGATGCTGAAATTCACATCAACCGCTGTTGGGAGGTTGGTATTGTTCCAACCGAACTCGTCTTTCCCTCTTGTGATGGTCATATCCGTGATCATACCGCACGGTACTGCGAACTTACCTTTGCAGTATGCGTTGATGATGAACGGAGAGGTGTACATGTTGTCACCTACAGACCTTGGCAGTGCTGCACAGAGCAACATGATCAGAGGGATGTAGATGCTCTGGAAGATTGAGGTTGGATCTCCATATCTGGCTCTCAGTTGGATCGTGAAAGAGTACGACTTGCTGAACGCACTTCCTTTCCACACCTCAGGGATATCGATGTATCCGCTACCATCGGTAAGAATGTTAGCGATATCGACTCCGAATGCGGAGCCGAGGTTGCCAAGGATTTCATAACCAACGGTTTTTGAGAAATCACCGATGCTCTTACCTTGAGCCATGGAGTTGGCAAGACGAGCCAGAATGTTACCACCTCCGGTGTCTTCCATCTCATCACGCTTCTGTTGAGCAGCCTGGTTCAGTCTTTGACTGATACCAGTAGGACCAGTCTGGTTACTGACTGTTTCCGTGCAGTTTACACCACGTTCGATCCGGAACCCAACAAAGTCTCCTGCACCGAATGCAGTACCTTTCAAAGCACTGAAGAACTTGTTCCACACCCCTTTAGATGAGTCATCTTGGATCGGAGTATAGTTCCCGTTACTATCTCTGTTGTAACGGGTCTCAGGACTTTGGAAATATGGAGATGAACTCTGTTCTGCTTTCAACTGCTCTTGCATGAGCATGCGAGTTGTCACATTCACCTTTTGGACATTGAACAACTTCGCTCTTCGGTTCATGATGACGAAGATGTCAGGACCACCTTTCAAGATCTCAGGGATCCCACAGTCGTTGGTAGTGAACGTACCGCGTTTGGCGAGTTCATCCAAGTTCATCATGGTGATCGACTCGTTCTTATAACTAACAGACTTGCTAGTTTCAGAAGGAGCCTTGTCGTTCACGGTATCCACTTCATCAGGAGTTGGTGTTGGAGCTTTAGAACTGTTCGGTAAGATCTTCGTCTGGTCGTATCGTCTCAACCACCAGAATGGGTACAACCCCATACCAACAGCCAAGTAACTCAACATGGAGTTCACCATCTCGTAATAGAGAGTCATCGCTGGTTTGAAGTAGTAGTAGTGAGTGATGCGGTCGTTGTTCAGATGGCTGACCCATTTCATCAGATGAAATGGAGCCAGGATCGGGAACATGATCGCCCATACCGCTGCTTTCGCAACGAAGCGAACGAACTTACCGATCAACCCACGGATCGTACCGGACTGCATCGCAGCTGCTGCAGACTGATCTCCTGTGGATGCGTAGAATGAGATGATGTTCACAAACTCCGGAACACCCATCCTCATCCACAGGATCTCTTGGTTATCATCGTACATCTCTGCGTAGACTCTTCCCATACCAGAAGAGAACGCTTCCATACCAGGCATACGAAGCAACGGAGGGACGATATCATCGTCCCTGTTGAACTGCCAGTAAGGGTTGATCGCATCGTTACCACCAACACGAGTATCAGTGTAGTTCTGTGACGCATACAACGACTTACCATCAGTCATCGTGTCCTGGTAACCATCTTTGTTCAATGACTGAGAGTAGGAGTCGCTCATCTCTACATTGTTCAAGATGTTCAACCACTGTTGAACGTTGGTCGATACCTGGTTCTTCTCTGCATCTTCTGCAAGGACGTACCTCTCGATATCCATCAACGTCTTAAACGCTTTGTTGGGATCTTCCACCAACCTCACTCCGTAGGGAGATCTTACCCATCCCTGGGCAACACCTCCCGCGGAGAGAGCTTCTGAAGCATCCCGTAGAACGGTATTATTTGCCATACAAGATTACCTCACGCGAACGATGGTTTCATAACGCTGATCGGAGCTGGTCTGGGAGCAGGTCGGTTCATGCTCTGCTGTACCTTCTTACCAACTCCGTTGGCGTATTGCATTGCAGCTTCCAAAGACTTCACAGCTCCATCTGAAGCCAGTTTCTCAGAAGCTACTTTGCTGTCTGCGGTTACCACGATCTGTTGTTCCATTAACTGGATCAGACGACCGAGCTTATACGAAAGATCCTGGTTACCTGCTGTCGTTGCCTGCAACAGTGCATCCTGAGCAGCGTTGGTAACCTCTGCAGAGACACTCTTAGCTGCAGTTGCAGCTTGTTCTTGCCTCTGCTGGTTATTCACATAAGTAGTCGCACTGTCCGGTTGTTTCGCAACCTGTTCATCCTGAACAGTAGCTTGCGTCACAACAGTATCAGGCTTGGTGGACTTGACAGGAGGTGCTGTCTGTATACCTTTATTAGGATCAGACACCTCACCAGGCGTAGCTGATGTTTCTTCTGGTTTGGTGGTTTTCACTTCTTCTTTTGGTGTAGAAGAAGCTTTCTCTTTCTGCTTCCAAGCTAACATAGCAACAGCTTCTACAGCTGCACGCCTTGCGTTGGATGACTTATCTGCGTAAGCTTCATCGATGTATTCACGGACAAGCGTCTTGAACTGCATGTGATTCTTAGCAGCTTTGAGGAACTCACTGATCTTATCACCAGGTACTTTGATACCAGATGGCATGGCCACACCTTTGGTCGCATCTGTAGATGTTTGTGTCACCTTGGGTGTAGCTTCTTCCACCTTTTCACCAGGCGTAGCTGAAGCCGTTGGAGTGTCTGATCCAGAACTCTCAGCTTGCTTAACTGCCTCTTTCTTCTTGAGATACGCTTGCTGATACTTTTTGAAGATGTCATTCTTCTCTCTAATCGAGTCGTTGTCTGACTTACCGTACAGCTCTTTGAAGCGATTTAGGTCTTCTTCAGAAGCACCGTACTCTTTCAGCTTCGTCATCCGTGAGTTGTCGAACTTAACGAAGTTGGCATTCAACTTCGATTCTTTGGATTTCATCTCTACAAGGTCAGAACCGAGTCCGAACGTATTACGAACAGTAGAAGCGATGATGCGTCCTTGACGGATCGGGTTGATCGCAGTCTTGAGAGATCTCCAGAACACATTCTCGTTACCGAGTTCCTGTGCATACTGTTCATCCTCTTTACGACTGGCAGAGAACCCTTTAGCAGCACCTATTCCAACACCAGCTAATGCAGCCCAAGGAGCAGCCTTACCTGCGAACGATGCTGCTTTACCGAGGAAAGGAGTAGCTTTAGCAGCAACTCCACCAACCTTCGATAACGCACCACCTACCTTACCCAGTTTACCAGCAGCTTGAGCCACTTTACCAACACTACCCGGTTTAGCCAGGACTTTGTTGATGCCTTTCAGAGCCCATTTCCCTGCTTTCGATCTGGTGAGAGCTCTACCCCACTTCGTCTTGCGAAGCAGCTTGAGCCCTCTGGCAGCGATCTTGTTACGAGCGAAGTTGATGGCTTTCTTCTTCAACCATCCCTTACCTGCATCGATAGCATCATCGATCAGACCGCCTTCACCCTCTTCTTCCTCACCACCTCCAGCCGTAGTCGCAGTCGGCATCCCTTCTGCTACTTTCTCAGCTTCCGTCTTGGTAGTTTGTTCTTCTTTATCCTTACGAGCAGCTGCTAACTGCTCTTCAGCATCCATAGAAGTTTCTCTGTTGGCAGCGTCTTTAGCTGCTTTCTCAGCTTCCAGTTCCTTCTGCTTTCTGGCATCGAAGTCTTCCTTCAGGAGATTGAAGATATCGGAGACTCTGGTGAGAAGCAGATCGATACCCATCTTTCTACCGAGAGCAGGTACCTCTGTCTCTTTCCCTTCTCGACTTCCTCCACCTGAGAAGAAATCCTTGATCCCTCCAACCAGGCTCTTAGTCCACTCAACTGTGGTCTTAGCCCATCCGAGGAACCCTCTTCGATCCAGCTGTTCTTTCAGAGTAGCCTTCTTAGAACCGGACAGAGGTTTGTTCGTCACATCAACCAGCCCATGTTCCAGTTGTTCTTTGGTGATCACACACTTCGGTTTCCCATCCTCTCCTGTGATGAAGACAGGACGGTTGATCGAGTATGAATCCTTTACAGGACTGTTGTCTTCGTAGAATGCACCTTCCTCTTGCTGTTTAGCACTCAACAGAGGATTACCTGCTTCTACTTTATCCTTCTCGTAGATATCAACGAATTTGGGTTTCGTGAAGAATCCCATCACTTTGCTCTTCATACGAGCGAAGATACCAGGTTTCTTTTCTTCCTGAGTTCCACCCTGTACGTTGTTCCAGATATCTTCAGGAGTATACTCTCCCTCATCACCGGATCCTGAGAGTTGGGTTGTATCAACAGGATCAATAGGGTTCACCTGGCTCTTGGTTCCACCACGAAGCCAACCCCATCCACGTTTGATACCACCCCAACCATTCTTCATACCAGACCAGGTCTTCTTTCCAGCCCATTTCGCACCTTGCCATAGTTTCTTGCCAGTCCAGATTGCTGGTTTCACCATGACATTCTTCACAGCACCTGCTAATACTTTTACCGATGCTGCAAGAACACGGCTGGTTCCACTGATGAGAGATGGTCCTATCTTACCAACGGCGTAGAGAAGACCTTTCCCGATTGCACCGTAGGCTTTCAGAGTAGCTCCCATCAGCTTGGTGTAACCTACGAACAGGGTCTGTGCTGTTTTACCGATCCCTCTCAGAATCGATCCAACCAGACCACCAGAGCCTTTGGCACCAACTCTGGCTGCGATGTTGTTCAGTACACCAACGGATACAGAAGCGTATGTTCTGAAGTCTTGATGGAACCTGGACTCAGGTTCTCCCTCAAACTTAATGCCAGCAGCGCCTTTGACCATCTCCTTCATCTTGCTGAAGATGGAAGGTCCTTTGGGTTTAGCAGCCGGTTGTTCAGCATCCTTGTTCTGAAGCACACTCTTGGCGATGTCATCAGGGGTTGGTTCCCCTTCATCACCAGAACCTTGCATCTGAGTAACATTAGGATCGATCTTGCCCTTCCTCTTGAACCTCTGTCTGAGACGTTGGAAGAACGTTAACTCATTTTGAGGTGTTTTAACCTCAGTGTTTGCTGGGGTTTTGTCTTTGTGGAAGAGCTCATTCATGCGTTCGAAGACAGATGTCTTGGGAGCCTCTTTTTGATCAGGTTGCTCAGGTGTCAACCCAGCTGATTTCAAAGTATCCTCTGGGGTGAACTCACCTTCGTCTCCAGAACCGGAGAGCTGAGTAGCTTCCAGAACCTTGGGATCGATCTTGTTCTTCTTGTTACCGGACTTGATCCAATCCCAACCTTCTTTCACATCTCCCCAAGCTGCCTTCAGATCCTTCTTCGCATCCTCAGGAATGTGAGTGGAGATCCACTTGTAAGCCTTGGAACGACGGAAGAGTCTCCAATAAGCCCTCAGCTTCTTGAAGAGACCCTTGGACCTGTCCTTTGCAGTATCCTTGACAGTTTTGACGATACCTTTTTGTTCGATCTCCTCACGGATCTTACCGAGACGGTTCGTCATCTCTTCATGGATATTGGTCAAGAATTCTTTCCGTTTCTTGTTGTCTGTTGCGATCTCTTTGTAGTGAACCAGTTTGGACAAGATTTTACCGACGTACTCCTTACGAGTCGTCTGATCTGGGATCACTGTGGAGATCTCTTTCAACTGAGTCAAGACCTTCTTCTGTGCAGGAGAAGCTTTGATCTGAGTTCCTACTTGGTTCAGGAACTTCCCTAAAGACTCTTTCTTGGAGACACAGTTCGTGTAGATGCTACCAACTTGTTCCTTCAGGTCTTCCGGGATATAACTCAGAAGATCTTCTTTCGATGGGAAGCTGTCTACCAGTTTCGCTGTGGTATCCTTGATCCTCTGACGGACGGTCTTCTTAGCAGGAGTTTCTGCTTTTACAGTTTCTTCTCTTGCTGTCTCTACCGCTTGATCCACTGCATCGAACATCGATGTATCGAATCCGATCTTACGATGACTGACAGATTCAGTTGTGGTACGAATGTTGAGAGAGAATACAACACTTCCCAGTCCCATCGAGGATCCAGAGATGGTATCACCCAATGAGTCTTGAACCGTACCGAATCCGATCTTGTTGCGAGGTTTGTTGCTGTCTGTAGGAAGACCATCCGGACCGATCATACTCGGATCCAGTGAGATCTTGGTTCTTGTTTTCGGTTTACCGGATCCTCCCTGTTCGTCGTACTTCTTCCTCCAGTCTCTCAGGATATCGTAGATGTCCTTCAGACGTTCTGGAATATCGTAGATGATCGATCTTCTGGTACCACGATCAAACGGGATCGGTTCTTCCTCAGTGTTCCCTCTCCTGGTGGAGAGATGAGTTGCTGGTTTAGAAGGTTTCTTGGATTCTTCTATACCGGAGATACTGAGAGAATAATTCTTCCTCTTACCAGTGTAGACGTAAGGAGGTTCATCCTCTACGATCGTTGGTGCAGCAGGTGCTGGTTCCGGTTGTGGAGTCGGACTGGGAGCTCCAGTGGTAGACTTCAACTCGATGAAGGTGAGCTTCGGATGGTTCTCATCGAACTTCCAACGCATCTTCCTTGCAAGTTCCCTGATCTCTTCGGTTGGCATTACACCGAACGGAAGAGCATTGGGAAGATCCAGTGTCTCACGATGTTGCTGGTAGCGATCATCCACAGCTGTGATGATGTATCGAGTATCACTGACTCGTTTAATGCTCTCCACAACAGGAGGTTGTTTTACCGTCTTGTTGTAGAGATCGGTAGCCCTTGACATCATACCGGAACCGAAGGAGTCTTTCATCTTGTTCCAGACACTGGTCAACTTGTCTCTCACTTTGGTAATAGGTTGGTTGATCCCTTCAGGGATCAGATGAGCAACACCACCTAATCCAGCATCATCAAGCTGTCCGATCACACTATCCTGAGAAGTTCCTCTCTTACGTGAGTTACGTCTCAGGTTCGCTTCGATAGCAAGGAGACGTTTCAGTCGTTCACTGTGATATCGTTCCGAACTCTCTTCAGTAGAGTCTGAATAGTAAAGACCAAGTTTCCTGGCTTCTTCTTTGGTGTAAGCTTGTCCTGTTTTCGGGTTGATGGGTACTTCCACCTTCTGATCGAATTCAGGAGCCAGAAGCTCATAGAGACCTCGTGTCTGAACACCCTTCTTATAATCCGCAACACCTTCGAAGAGCTGAGACTGTCCGAACCCTTCTGCTGTTCTGGAGAACATGTCCTGGATATTGGTCGACCTCGTCCTCTCGATGATTTCATTCGAGATGCGATCGGAGAGAGCTCGATTGATCCGATTCCCATTCCTGGGATCTTCCACCATGGACATGAGCAGTTGTGCAAGTTCAAGCCGCTCTGTAGACGGGATGCCAATGAATACTTTGGTGATGTATTCACTATCCGCACCTTGACTGTTCACATAAGCTTTGATCGCATTCGGGTCGAAGAACTCAGCACTACTCGCAGAGTTGATCAGGAACCGCTTGATGTTCTTCTTATGTTTGTTGAACAACTCGGTGAAAGTCAGTTTCTCATCGAAGCTCTTCCTGTTTCCCTGGTTCGATGTCAGGATGGCTTTTAGCGTACCGAGGGAACGATCCATCGCATCCGATCTGTCTTTCTCAGAACCCATCTCACGAGTGAAGAGATCTTCTCTCGCTTCTTTGATCGAGGTGAGCTTCCTCTGATAGATGTTGAATGTCATCTTGTTCAGAGGGACATCCGGAGCAAGTTTCTGATAGAGAGCTTCTGTGAAGTTACCGATCCGTTCCAGGTGTCTTGGAAGTACTTCCACGATCGTCTGTCTGGTGGTGTTGTCGAACGGAACAGCTTCGTTCGCACCTTCCAGCATACTGTTACGGATCGACTGACGGTTGTACTGAGGAAGCTGTTGAGCCAACCATCCAAGTAACGGATGGTTACGGTTCTGAGCTCCCCACTTCTGGATACGGTTCGTAATCCTTTCCTTCAGGAATTCGGAACGACCTTCCACCAGATCCGTCAACCACTCGTTTCTACCGAGCACTTGGTTCGTCTTACGTTTCGCAAGCCAGTAACCACCTTGTCCAAGCAGGAACGTTGCGATGGACAGTGGTGACCACTTTTCGATACCCATCATGTCCATCATGGAGGACGACATGTCCAGCATCGGAAGATACTGCCTTGTGAGCGCTTTCACATTGGTCATCACACCCTTACGGATGTTCTCCATGAACGTATTGCGGAATGAACCGACGAACTCGCTGTAGCTCTTGGCACGAGCTCCGTTCATGGATGCCATAGCACCGGTTCTTGGACCGATCTGTGTGCTGTTGCTAAGCTTGGCGATTTCAGGGAGACTGGTGTTGTGTTTGATCTCTTCCAGACGGTTCTCCGTCACCTTAGCGATCGTAACAACAGCTTTGTGGATATCTCTCATGACGAAGAGACTCTGGTATTTCAACTCCAGAGACTTCTTCAGATACCCTGTGTAGGATCCAGTGAGGAAGTTGGATATCGTACCAACTCCAGCTTGGATCTTGGACATCTCCTGAATCGATGCTTTAAATCGAACATGACTCAGACGACGGTCGACCAGTCGATCTGACTCCTGCTTCTGCATGAGCTGCTGTTGGATCCCAAGATTCCCTTGGAAGATCGACTCCAGAGAGGTACGGATCGTATCACTGCGATACGCTTCCTCTCTCCGTTCAGCACTCTCTTCAGGAGGAAGCAACCCTTCCTGAAGTTTCGTTCTTACTTTGTTATACCAAGACTTCGGTACGACGTTCTCAGCAACAGGCATCACACGAAGTGCGATCTGTCTCAACGTGTTAACAGCTGGAGAGAGCTCAGAAGAGACATCCTCTTTCAGCTTCTTAAAATCATCGACCGTGCCGGTAACTTCATCCACCAGACTGGCAGACTTCGGGAAGCTCTTCCTTAACTGTTCTCGAACTCCCTTCATCGCCCCTTCTTTGGTAGACTTCAGCATGTCAGTGGCTGCTTTCGCAACCTTCGCTGTCTTCCCTTTTGGGGTATCCGATTTCTCCACCGGGAGATCGAACTCAGCGAACATATCGTCTGACAAGTCGTCGAATGGATCACGTGCCATATCAAGACCTCCTCAGAGGGTTGTATTTAGAATTGCGGAATGGTAGAAGGTACGTATGCAAAATCACAGTAGACATCGAGGTTCACTCTGGTAGACTCCAGTGCGATCTCATACTTATCCGGATCTTTCACAACGCTCTTGTTGATGTAGGGTACACTAAATACCTTCTTATCAAAAAAAGAACCTTCTCCAACGAATGCGATAGAGGTAGGAGTATCCTGTTTCAGGAACTCTTCGATGTTGTAGATCAACAACAATTCCTTCTTCAAATATTCTCCCAGTGGAAGTGTATATCGCTTACACTTCGTGATGGTAACCTCCAGGAACTCGAACCGCTTCTTATAGTCCCTCTTCAACTCCTTCAGTAGTTCCTTGGGATAGTGGAGGTTGTCCACATTGATGTGAAGATGGATGTTTACAGGCTTTGAAGATGCTGCACGGTTATGCTGGTGCAGCATCATCAGGATGTTGTTCAGTTCGTAGTAGGTAGAGGTAAACGGAGCTTTGAAGCAGATCAAATCTACAGCTTTCGGATCCTGTAACAGAGCATCGATCTCCTCATCGGAACGCTTCAATGCAGGGAAATAAGCTCCACAAGCGTAGTCTGTTTTCTGGTTGTATACAGGGAGCTTGTGGTGGATGTACTCCATCTCCTTCTCCACTTGAACCAGATGAAGCAGTGTACCAAGACGTAGATCCTGCAAATACTCCATATCCACATAGATCTCAGTGAGAGGTCCGTTCTCTTTGAGAACGGACTGCTCACTGGTCTGAGTGAATAGATTCTCAAGACGTTGATACATCGTAACTCCTTATTTTACTATGTTATTTTCAGCATACCATGCCCGGATACGCAAAAGAAATAGGTAGGGTAGAGATGGGCTTATGCAGCCCATCTCTACCCTAGGAGGATATGTTGGTCAGTTTATCTTAGATGCGATATCCGGGGACGGTTTGGTAGGCCGGAACCCCGAGAGGGCCAGACGCCGAACTGACCATCGGCGCTGCACCAGTTGCATAGGAGCCAGTGAGAAGGATGTTCCCATTCTGATCGATGGAACTGGTCGGTACCAGGGACACCGTCGGAGGCGGTGCTGCAACTCCATAGCTGGATGCCGGAACCAGTGTGTTCTGAGCACTGTAAGCCATCGGAGTGTTCTGGTTCCAGGGAGCGACGGAAGGAGTGTTGTCAGGTTCTGCAACCGTCTGAGTGACGAATGCATACAGTCTGGCATACCCTTCCAGAGCTTCCAGGTGTTCTTCCAGTTCCTTGCCGTGAAGCTCGATCCCAAGAAGATCTCTGCACCATGGATCCATCGCAGACAGAAGACCGATGATCACATGAAGCTTCGCATCCGTCTCCGGGATCGACAGGATCTTGGCGGTGTAGGTATACACATCCGAGATGTCTTCCGAGCCGAGGAAGTTCTTCACCAGGATCTCGAAGACCTCCCAGGTCTTCTTCCGATATTTCGGATGTTCCTTCTGATACTCCTCAGACTGGATGCAGCACTGCGCTTCTGCAGTCTTGGTCTTCTTGTTGTAGTAGATACTCAGAAGATCCAGTGTCCGGATCTTGTCCAACTCATCCAGCATCGTCTCATCGACTTTGCCGATGATCCTGGACATCAACGGGAACTGGTTGTAGTTGTCATCGTTCTTCTCCACAGCATCCTTGAGCATCTTCCGCATCAGTTGGCTCAGCATAAGAGCGGTCAGAGAACTGAGAGCGTTGTAGAACCACTCTCTGGCTCTGTTGATACCGATGCACTCTTTGAATGGGTTGAGGACGGTGATGTCATCACTGACCGGCATCCCTTCGTAGAAGAACGCAACGATCTTCGTCTTCTTCCCATCCACCACGGTAACCGGCTGATCCGTTCCCACATTGAGGATGGTGAAGTTGTCCTGCACCTTGAATACGTCACCGATCTCGATCAGCAACTTCTCGAAGGCGAGCAGTGTGTCTTTTGTGATTTCTTTCATATCTTTTTTCCTTTTGGGTTAAGTTAGAGCGTGTAATTGCTGAACGAAGATGCCACTGTTTGCTGTGGCTGGTCCGGAACTACACTTCCACCTTGGAATGGTGGTTGGTTGTTCCAAGTCGGTTCCTGACCAACTCCACTGTACACAGGCTGTTCATTCAGTGCATCCAGATCCGGATAGCTGGGGTGATAAGCCTGAGGTCCGATCCTCTGGTCGATCACCTCTCTGGAGAAGTTCATCAGAGCGCCGATGTTGCTGTTGACAACACCATACTGACCGACCATCGGATTCAGGAGACCTCCCAGTCTTCCATTGGTCTCATACACACCTTCCAGTGCATCCGGGACCTTACCTCCTTGGATATCACAGAGGAAGTTGAGGTTCAGGAGGATCTCACCACCAAGGTTGCAGAACGCCATCAAGTCGAACTCACCTCTGACCGATCTCAGGATCGGGAACAGTTCATTCTCCAACACCTTCTTGAAGTAGTTGACGATCTTGATCTGTTCCTCTCCAGAGGTCTCCACGAACGTCGATACCGGTTCATAGATCTGCCACATACCTGCAGGGATCGCCATGAACTGATCGGCTTTTGTCCAGCTGTTATACCGGAAACTGATGCTGCAGAGACCGACTCCAGGCATCACCGAACTGATGGTGGATGCGATCAGAGAACTCATCTGGTTCTTGCATGACATCGCATCCTGTGGAGAGACACTCCATCCACCCTGGTTCGGAACACTGAATGGACGGATAACGATGTTCGGGAACAACTGAGTGAGGTGTGCCATCGACATCGGCTGTGTGGTATCCAGTCCAGTCTTGGGGAGCTGTTTACGACTGTTGGGCAGATTCTCAGCGAACTGACCACGGATGCGATGATCTTCATAATCCGCAGACACCGGCATGATCGAGCTCTTGACGAATGAGTCTTCAGAATACGTGAGTGCTTCATCCATCGAGTGCATGATCGTGTTAAGCTGATGTTTCGGAGATTTCAGAACACCATCCACCGTCTTGGAACCATTCGAGATGTTCCCGGTTCCTATCACCAGATCTCCAAATGCAGTTGCCGGTTGATCCGGGTTGCTGAAATCTGTGCAGCTCATCAGGTCACCAGGAGTTCCCAAATAGAGAGTCTCTCCGTTGGTGGCCATCGCTGCGTTCATCGGAGTGATCAGGTCACTGTCGTGCGATGTGGTGTAGGACCTCATCCCACCTTTCACACCCATCTCATTTTGGATGAAGGTCATCGTGGAATGGGTGAACACCAGAACAGCACGAGGGTTGATCGTGCCGGTGATCGGGTTTACAGGTTCTTCCGCTCTGGATGTGTCGATACCGACCACATATCCGGATGCGATCAACCTGGTTCCAGGTGCCGGAGATGCGAACCGGATCCCCTGTGTGATCGGGTTATCATCGATCGACAACACGAAGCTCCAGGTATTGGACAACTCATAGGTGTTCATGACCGATCCGTTGACATCTGGAAGGATCGCCTGCACCACACTGTCCGTTTTCCCGTTCTGGTTCGGAGCTACTGCTTCCTGCAGCGTGGTCGGATGGTTGATGACATCGTTCACGAACCCAGCTGTAAAGTTGTACAGGTAAGGACGAAGTACCTGTGTTGGGATCAGCTTGGGTGAGAACAGATAAAGTGTTGCTTGTGGTCCAGAATAGGACCCGAACTGTGCCTGGTTACCAGCCAGACCAGCTACGAATGTAGCGTAATCGTACATATTAGCCTCCTATGCAGTTATGTACTTGAATTTAACGAAGAGGTCGTTTACGACATCACACTGATCGATGCGATTTGGAACATCGTAAAGTCGATATAGTAACGGCTCTCTTCACCGTCTTCGTATTTGATTTGAATGTATGCTTCATCCAGCCAGTTTCTTTGGATCAGGATTTCTGCAACTGGATGGTCCACACGTGTGTGAGTGAGAAGATGAGACCAATGCCACCTTGCAAGTGCTTCGAACAACATTGATGCATAGTAGTCCTGATCCTGACTAACGCAAGGATATCCGAATCCTTTGTATCGGTTGTAGAACTCCTTCTTGCACTCTGTGATCTTGTTGTTTGTCAACTTGATGTGGATGCTGTAGTCGGTTGCTGCGATCGTTTGAAGAAGTACCACCATCTTCAGGAACGCCCATTTGCGATCTGGGTTCTCTTCTTGATAGATCACGTCGTCATCCGACGGATCGAACGGTGGTACGATCATCGCTGAGATCGTAGAACACATCGGTGTTCCGAAATCGATCGATCTGGACAGATTGATCTCTTTCAACGAAGCACCTTCAATGAACCGTTGCATCCAAGGATCGAGCTTAGCTTCCGGTAACCAGTTACAGATGTACTCCATGGATCTCATCGACTGCGGGTCGTTCTTCATAGCAACCGCTTGAAGATAGGTGTCCAGGTTGGTCTCATCGTCACCGATGATGATCTTGTGGATGGGATGATCCTGGTTCCGCAATATCCGTTCTAACTTCGGATCTTGGTAGATCGAGGACTGTATCGCTTGCAGTACCACCGTGTGCAGCGATTTCGTGTTACACACTTGAACACCTGTCAACTGCAACATTCCTGTAATACCATTCAGATACTTGATGGTCTGGATCTTGTTCAGATCGTTGCTTCGGAAGGTCTTCTGCATGATGGGGAAGATCGGTTCACCTGATTCCCACCAACGACCCTTCAGATCGATCGGCTGCTGTGTCACGAACGTACGTTCGATCGTGTCATAACCGCTGATCTCAACAGTCTTGTACTTGTAGCATCCACACCGGATGATCGCATCCACGTCCAGATGCCACCCAACCCATTCCACATCGTCCAGATTCTCTTCGTTACTGAAGATCGGGATGATGTTGTCGATCTCACTTCCTTCACGATATCGAATCGGAATAGGCACTATATCGTAGAGCATACGTGTCTCCTTTTGTTATATATAGGTGAAATCCCAATCAAGCTAGACGTTGTATCGGAACCCACCCATCACTTCCAGTCGTTCTCTATTCACCAAACATGGGGATATAAGGTGGTAGAGATTGAGATTAAGATAATACTTCGTACAGATCTGACCTTCCGGTCGGTTCTGGATGCCATTGATGATCAGTTCCCCTAACCAGTTCTTGGATAGGACCAGCTCATCATAAGGCATCACCTTCCTGGGATCCATGAAGAGTTTCTTCATGAGATCTGATAATGAGTTGTAGTTGATCCGATCATAACGGTTCTCCTCTTCTGGAGAGTACTGATAGAACCCGAACCTGTCGTATGATACGAAGATGGGATCGGATACCGTACTCTTTAGATGGATCGTCACATCCGTGTAGGAACATGCGTAGAAGAACTCCAAGATGGATTCCAACTCTAACTCATCGAACAACCCGCTGACATGGTCGATCATGCAGAGACAATCGAACGTCTCACTCTGTTTCGCATCGATACAAGCCATCTGGAAATACCGACACAACTCACCCATATCACTGATATAAGGGATTAACTGATCCAGTGTGATAAAGGAAGGAGTGCTGAGGCAGACTGCTGTGATCGGATCATAAGGACCTCGATAGAGAAACTCTGTCAAGAACGTCCTAGGATCCTGATGTGCTTCAAGACCTATCAGATCATCCACATAGTCGAACAACGCATCTTGGTTGGTCTCGTAATACAGTAGATCCGTCAATGTGTTGACGATGGTTGCAGGTCGTTCTGGAGTAACTCGATCTCGGATCTCATATGGAACCGCAGGTGGAGTCCATCGGTTATAATCAACGTCCATCTGAAGTCGTAATACGATCTGTAAGAGAGTATCAATATACTCAATGATACCGCACACTCCACGATAGGTGTTCCTTGGGATACGATCTGGAGAAGGTGGGAATGCTGGATGTGCTCCTGGAAGGATCACACTTTGACTGGAAGAGATCGGGTATCCATGACGATAGTTCGTCAACAGGAAGTCGATACACTTCGTAAATAGATAGGTCTCTGTTACGGCACCTGGCTTTCCATACTTCACACTGATTGGAACAAACACTGGGGGAGTCGAGTAAACTCCCCCAGTGTAGATATCTCGATGCCTCATGAGGTCCGTAGGATTCAAGGTATGGTCGGATACGAATGTGTGTTCTAACAAGTATCCTCCCCAATAAGAGTAGACTTTGTAGAACGCCAATGGAGGAACGACGATGTCCCTTCCATAGGTCACTTCATTCCTTGTCATACCTTGTGTCCAATACGACTCCCAATGTGCCCCGACCAAGATAGTGCCAGGTTGGTACAGACGAACAGGGACCGGGAGGATCGCTTTAATCATCAGGTCCTTTCTGTGTTAGTACACAAGAGCTGTTGAAGACATTGCACTCTTCGCCAGCTGTTTCATTTCCTGGATCCAGTCGTAGAACGAACAGATCGCTACGATCGTGATCTCCTCAGGTTCGATCAACTTTCCGTTCAGGTTGTCTTTGTCCAACCAGTTCCACAACCAAGGAGCTGTGTTGTAGGTGTATCCTGTCATCAGAAGATGCTCCGTCAACTCCTGGATGTGGTTGTCCCAGTCTTTCCCGTTGGCTCCGAACGGAGATGCTTCCAGACGCATCTTGCACTTCCGATAAGCATCGGTTGCACCTATACTCAGACGGAACTGACCATCGTTGATCATGGTCGACATCCCCTGGTCAGAGGACTGATGCATGGTCATGGCGTGTGCCAGAGACTGATAGTTGACATCCAGCTGGAAGAGGATCATCTGAAGAAGAGCAACCAGTCTTGTATAGTCCGGTGCTTTCAGATAGGAGATCCCCCTTCCTCCTCCCAGATCATCTGCATAGAACATGTTGCAGAGCATCTGGTTGATCGGAGTCGGAACGATCGGATTCTTCCGATAATAGGACAGTACCTCTTCATAGCTATCCGGGTTGATATCGTAGATGTGCAGATACTTCATCGTATCGTCCACAGCCACGGAGATTAGTTCCTTGGTATCGGACAGCTTCTTCGATGTCATGGAGTCGATCTCGATCTGAGCCGTGTTGCCATCATCCTCATGTTTGGACATGATCGGTTTCCGGCTATAGGTCGGAGTCTTGTTGATGGAACTGAACGCAGTGCGGATCGCTCTCTTCGCAGAGACGATGATGTAGGTCATCAGGTTCCCGTTCTTGATACTGAGATCCACATTGACGAACTGACGGATCAGCAGCTGGCTTTTCAGATGCAAGGTCAGACTGTAGTCGTTATAGCCGTGCATCAGAGAACTCAGACTGGTTTCTGTCACCTGTTTCACCGTGTGTTCGATGTAGTGCTCCAGTTTCACGATCAGAGGTTTGTACCGTCTTGAAAACAGCATGCTGAAGATCGAGGCACACTGGATCTCTTTCATCTTGGTATCGATCCGTTTGTTCAGACTCCTCATCAGAGTACTGAAGATCGGAGAGAACATCTTGCACAGCAGAGTGATCGTCATCAGATCGATCACCTCATCCGGATGGAAGGTAAGATCCTCACTGTCCTGTGCTCTCTTACCTGCATCTGCGAACAGTCCGATCGGCATATGACCGACCACGAACTCTCTCAGTTTCGTACAGAGGTCGATGTTGATATCCAGAAGATCTAACATCGCTCCAAGCTCCCGTATGAACGGTTCCAGTTCCTGCATGTCCTGGTCGTGGATCTTGAACCAGGTGATGATCTTGTCGTGCATGTAACCGATACAGGTTGCAAGCTCGATCTTTTCGTTGGTATCCAGTGTGTTCATGAACACATTGATCGCACCGAATACGGCATTCCATCCGTCATCCTGACGACCTGGTTTCAGTTTGACATAAGTGCTTGTTTTGAATATGAAGAGATCTTTGGTTTCGTCCAGAAGCCTCTTCAGTTCGGTATCAGTTGTCTCGATATTGAGATCACTGATGTCGAGCCTGACACATGAATCCGGACCAGCGGTTAAGCATTGTTCAAATTGCATAGTTATCTCCTGTTGGTTGGTGTTGTTCGGAGTATCTCTCTATCTAGTTATATATAGGTGAAATACACCTGAAGGTTACTTTACCTTCTGTTGAGGTAGCTCACCTTTCAGAGCTTTCTCCAGATAGGGGATGTGTGTTGAGATGGTCTCAACCAAATGCAGGATCCATTGTTCATCTTTCGATCTGGACTCCAGATAGTAGAACACCGTGTCGTATTGCAGTTCCAACATCTTCGTCAAGAACGGAGAGAGAGCTCTCCTGTCACAGACGAAATCACATCCCCAGATAGAGACATCGGAGGTGTACTTCTTCAGTTCACTGACGAACTGCTCCTGAGCCAAGTTGTTCGCTTCCTGACTCTCTTTGGATTTCGTGAAGATCGTCTGGAACCGTTCTACGAACCGTTTGTGTAATCCAAGTATCCTGGTAGTGTGATAGTGTAGTTTGTCCTCAGTCATCTGAGCAAACTGTTCACTCTTCTTCTGACACTCCAAGAGAAAAGCTTCCAAGCTGGTCTTCGTAGAACAGGATGCTTGATACAGATCTTCCCACAGAGCAGTAAGAGCTTCATCTTGGTTCGGATTCTCATAGAGCACACTTTCCTTCGGATACTGTTCCAGCTGTGTCTTATGTCTTGCAAGAGTGGTTGTCAGAGTGGACATCGCATTGAGAAGCTGTTCTACTCCAATGGGTCTGCGGTCATCCATCTCCACATCTTTAGAGATAGACTCGAACACCTCCTGTAGCTCTTTCTTTTGATGAGGATACTCTCTGTCTGTGAGGATCTCGAGAAGCTTCATGTTTCTCTTTGTGTAGTCAAAAAGATAAACATCATCCAATCTTCTCGACTTAGCCTCTTCCACCAGAGCATCAACGGTTCTGGTTGTTGAGATATAGCAGACGAATGTTCGGATGATGTGATCCAGTACTTCCTGGTTCTTGTGAACAGCTCTACGAAGAGTCTTATAACAAGGTTTCTCTAATAGGCGAAGGATCCTGGGTCCAAGGTCTGGAGGAAGTGTCATGTGCTGAGAAGAGGTTCCATACTGCGGATACTCTTTGGCAAGTTTCGTGAACTCTTTGGTTCCGAATGTTGTGATAGCGTTCTCTATACGAATTTGTTCTGGCGACTTGGTGGAGAGGAGCTTGAACTCCTCTCCACCAAGTATAACACGAATCTGTTCGGGTGAATCATAAAAACCAGGATCTAAGTGAATGGTCTTAGAGATCTTGGTTTCGGCATTTCTGAGGATCATGTCCTCGTGTGGCATTTCTTGCATCGCATATCTCCTTGGGTTCTATGGGATGGTACCATCCCTATCAATAATAAGATATACGTTGGAAGAATGCATGCGATAATTCATTGTCATGAATGACATATATACGCACAGTTCCGATGAACTTACGGGTGTTTGGGATGATTATTGGAACCATCTTCAAATCTTCTGTAACTGATCAGTCTATTACAGATCAACAGCAACCCGAACAGGGTGTAGAGACCCATCAATCCCATACCAACCCAGTAATACCATTTCGGTTGTCCTGGGACGTAGTTGATCAAGTAGTAAAGCACGATGATGTGAAGTACAGTATCTACCATAGACAGATGGAACATCTTCTCGTTCTTAGACATAGGTCGTGGTCCTTTATCTTATGAATAACAAACGAACCCCTAACACATTTAGGAGTGAAACATGCCTACGATTAATCGTAACAACGGCACCTTATATAAGGTGTCAAATCATACAGAAGCTAAACCGGCACCTACTACTGCTAAGCGGGTTACCGCTGTTGAAAAGCCACAGGTGAACCTTCTCAAGTTAACGACTAAGCGTCTTGTCAAAACGGTTTCTATGGAGAAACTCGCTAAGAAGCGAAAGTGAACAAGTATCGCGTTGCCGTATCTTGCTACTACCACGTGATGAGCTGACATCACGTGGTAGTAGGGTTATATACCGTCTTGGCATGGTATGCTCACTATCGACACCTATTTAGAAGGAGGCTTTTATGCCGATTACATTACCTACAACTTACAGTGAAGAGATGCTTCTTTACGAGAAGTTCTTCCGTACCAGTATATTCCGAAGGGTGAACGATCTTCACCATGTGTGGAATCGATCTGATATCACAGAGCTTCCCAGAGGAAGTATCCTTCATTTGATCGATGACAACTTCCTCATGAACAAACCCATCGTTCTGGTTCCGGATACGAACGGATGGGCTATGAAGCTTCAACCGGACAGGAAGTACGTCATGCATGTGACAGAACCCCCCTATCCGAATGTGATGAATATAGAAGAGTATTTTACTCTTCCTTCCACTGGTGTAACTGTCACCATTATGAACTTCAAGAAGAGGAACCAGCTCTTAATGCGTCCGATCAATGGAGTTCCTCAGTTCCCCAAAGAGAACCGTTCTGAAGTTCAGAGCATCGTCTCTTACAACTCTCTCTATCGAGCCAGGATCTTCGGTCAGTTGAGAGGATATCGAAGGTTCAACTACATCTTTACCAACATCTTCAACCTGATCGGTGCATTCGAGGATGGAAGGAGACACTTCATTCCCATCCCAGTGGGTGATCGTGTGATCGATCGTGGAAAGTTGATGCTTACCTTCGAGAAACACAACAAAGGGACTTTGAAGTTATCGGAAGATCCCTGGTATCTCTTCATCGTACACCTGATGGGATTCCTGAAAGTAGCCAAGACTCCTTCTCTGTTCGAGAAGATCCCACAGAAGTACTGGGAGTACATCAACTTCATGCTCTATACCAGGAACAAGATCGTGATCTTGAACCTCAAGGTCTTGAAAGACCTGAACATCAAAGACTCGATCCTCTGGAGAACGTTGAACCTGATCAACCTCCTGGCTGAGGAAGGTCATCAAGCTGCGATTCAGGACTTCGCTGACAGTCCTGTTGTCTACGATACCAAAGAAGATCCAGAAGAACTGCTGGTAGAAGCAGACACTCCGTTTGAAGAGAAGGAGATCCCTCATGTCACCATTCCACCAACTCCTGTTCCTGATCCAGAACCTGTACAGGAAACTCCTCAGGAAGAGCCCACCGAAGATCAAGATGAAGTAAAGGAGGATGAACCTCCTGTTGTTAAACAACAAGTTACTCCTGTGAAGTCGATCTTCACCATCCGCAAAGATCGTACGATCGATGCCAAGGTAACCCAGAAACAACTGGATGAGGAAAAGGCTAAGATTGAGAAGTATCTGGATTTCGAACCAGAGAGACTTCGGATCGATCCGAAGTGGTTGGAAGTGGAGATGGGGGAAGGTACCAGCAACACTCCGAAGTTCAAAGGGAACATCTCCAAGGAGAAGCAGATCCAGTCCAACAAGAACCTGATCCAGGAGATCGACATTTCAGCGAAAGCTAAGATCGAAGAAGATCCAAGACTTACTGAGAAACAGATCAAACAGACGGAACAAGTTGCTCAACAGTACAAGACGATCAAGATCGGTGAGAAGACCATCCAGCAGATCATCGAAGAGGTTCCGGATGACACCGTCTCTACCAATGAACTGGAGTTCTTGAAAGATGACTCAGAAGTCATGGATAAGAGCATGCTGAAATCCTCTGTAGCAACCTTCGAGCATGACTACATGAAGAAGATGTTCACCAGGGACTTGATGATGGCTCTGACCTCCTTTAATAAACACGGCATGTTCTTGAAGAACGTTGAAGTTACCGATGTCAGTGACAGTCTGAACCAACTGAATGAGTACAAGTGCTCTTACGAAGATACTCAGAAGAAGGTTCACACGATCAAGTTCAAGATGCCGAAAGTGGACGATCGTGGATACTGCTACATCAACGGTACATTGGCTGTGGTGAAGAAACAGAGGATCCCTCTTCCGATCTGCAAACTGAGTCCTACCAGAGTCTCCTTGACCAGTGACTACAACAAATACCTGGTCACCAGGAACACGACAGTAGCTCACTCGTTCGTCAACTACATCGAGTCTCTTCTGGAAAAGGGTAAAGACCAAGTTCGTATCAGTACAGGTTCTTACACCTGGAACAACATCGTACTTCCCTACGAGTATACCTCGTTAGCTAAGAAGTATCTGGTGATCGAACTCCAAGCAGAAGAGCCGATCACGTTCTATTTCAACTATCCGGAACGACACTCCTGGTTGAGCGAAACACTGCGCCTCTTACCAGATGACTTGGAGACCATAAAAACGATCGAGAGCGACACCAAAACAGTAGCAATCGCTGGGGTTGGTGAACGCAAAATCGCCTTCATGGATGTGAACAACGAAATCGTCGTTTACTCTCTTGATGATGCGACAACGTCCGATCGTACCACGATGATCGATATCATCTGTTCAACACTTGGGATCACACCAACTCCGTTAAGTGAGTGGACAGAGGTGGATATGACATCCACCCCACTTCCTGTGATCTTCTGTCTCTGTTACCGTTATGGTCTCAGTGCGATGTTGAACTACACCAACACACAGTATCGTGTTGTGGAGTCTGGAAGCAGATCTCATCGGATGTGGTCAGATATCGTGATCCGGTTCGCTGATAAAACTCTGATCATCCCAAGAGCTCCTCTGGTGAACAGTCTGTTGTTCGCTGGGTTGAACTTCTTCAAGTTGAACAAGATCAACATGGAAGAGATGGACAGCAAAGACATCTACTTCGATCTTCTTCAAGCGAAGAAGAAGTCTGTCCACTACCTGAAAGCAGTTGACAACTTCTTCGATTTCTTCATCGATCCGATCTGCAGAGAAGTGTTGGAGCAGATGGGTGAACCAACCGATCCAAGAGATCTTCTGATCCGTGCAACACAGTTGCTCTCCACTGAAGATCACAACCATCAAGCATCCTCCATGAACTTCCGGTTCCGTTCTTATGAACGTATGGTGAGTGCTGTGTATAAGACCTTGAGTAAATCCTTCGCTGCTTACCGTTCGAAGAGTGTTGGAGCTACTCACAAATGGAGTATCGCTGACTTCGAGATCCAGCAGATGATCATGCAGGATCAGTTGAAGGAGAATGTAGACTTGATCAACCCGATCAACGATATCAAATACCAAGAAGAGTTCTCTCATGGTGGTATCGCTGGAGGACGTAAGAGTCTGGATACATTCACCGTGAACGACAGACGATATACGGAAGACAGTGTTGGTATCATCTCAGAAGCTACTGTGGACAGTGCTAAGACAGGGTTCGCAGCTTCGATGTCGATGGATCCAACGATCAAGAACATGAGAGGTATGACGGTATCTGAATTACCTGAAGATCTGGCACCAACACAGATGTTGTCGATCAGTTCTCTGATCATGCCAGGTGTAACTCAGGACGATTCGAAAAGACAAAATTTAGAACTTACTGAACCGTATACTGGAAACAGTGTGCGTGCATAGACCCTTTAAATTGGCTGGAAACTACTAAAGCCTGTTGAACCACAACATGACCCGTAAGGGTGAGTGTGACGGTTACGAAAGTAGAAAAAAATCAACAGGATGTCTCATGCTGAAATAAAAGCCTATCTCTCTGATAGGTGCTAAAAGACGTAATCAATGTGTAATCAGCCTCCAAGCTTCCTGTACGCAGGAAGAAGGATCATCGACTAGATCTGAAAAGGTCGTACCCCTCAAGTGAGGCAGGGAAATAAGGGTCCGCTAACCGTATCCTTGTGATACGTATGTGTGAGATATAGTCAGTTCTTATGGGAAATCCATAAGCGGAGCAGGTCATGCTGCGGGGTGTGAGTAACGATCCACCTGAACAACACAAGCGTAAGTATCCACCTATCACATTACCTCCCAACAGAGAAATGCGATGTATCTCGTATCCGTACCGGTTATGAGAAGATCGTAGCTCATCGATCCAGACCACCGTTTTCCTATGCTGCAGAAGACGATGGTGTGATCGAACTGATCGACCCAGATGCTTATGTCATCAGGGTGAAGTACAAGAACAAGACCGTGGCTGTCACGTATGGTGATGAGTATACCAAGAACGGTGGTGGAGGATTCTACTGTACACAGAACATCGTGATCAACGGATTCAAGCAAGGAGACAAGGTCAAAAGAGGTGATATCATCATCTACAACGACCGGTTCTTCACACCGGATCCTTATAGCAAACAAGTCTATTGGAACATAGGTGTACTGAAGGATGTCATCCTGATCGACTGTGACTCCACTCTGGAGGACAGTTGTGTGATCGATCCTTCCTTATCCGAAGATCTGAAATTCAACCCAGTCCATGTCAGAGATATCACGCTCTCCAAAAAGACAACGATCCACCGGTATGCTGCGATCGGTACTTCTCTTACCTCAGTAGATCCACTCATGATCTTCGACCAGTCTGAACTGAACAGTGATATGTTCGGTGGGTTGGATGATGAAGCGATAAAGCTGCTGGGTAAGGTGAACAGACGTACCCCAAAAGCCAAGTTCACCGGTAAGGTCGTAGCTCTGGATGCGTTCTACACTGGAAACATCCAGGACATGTCACCCAGTGTGAGAGGTCTTGTGAATCTCGTCAACAAGATGAAACACCAGAAACACCAAGCTGCAGCTGGTGCTGAGAACCAGTCGAACTATCCTGGTGCTCAATCGATCAACCACTCCAACCGGATCGGTATCACGGATCTGGATGAAGAGACGATCGTGTTCCGGTTCTATATCCAGCAGGATATGGGTATGAACGGAGGAGACAAGGTAGAGTTCGACAGCTCTCTGAAGTCTGTCTGCACGGGTGTATCGAAACACTCATGGGTGAGTGAAGATGGAACATTGACCGCACATGCACTGTTCTCATCGATCGGTATCGACAACCGTATTATCAACTCGCCTAAGATCGAAGGGATGTGCAACAAGATCTTGGAGACTGCAGAACAGCAGATCCTCAAGATGTACTTCGACGAACCGTAAGTATAACGCTTACTATCTAGGGGTGATCAACTCACCCCTAGATAGTAAGGTATTTTAAGGCATATGGATCTCAGCCGGATCCTTAGGCGTGTCGTTGATGATGTTGTGTGACCAGAGGCGGCTCAGTTTGTACTTCAGGTACTTCATGAACGGAACCTGTTCTACATCAACGAACCCTCGGATGCTCTTTTCCTTTTTAGAAGAGTCATATCGAAGAGAGTAGGTTCTCACATTCGATTCTTTCACGGACTGTTTGAAGAAGTAGACGATAAGAGTCCTTCCTTGGATCGCAGAACCAAGTTGCTGTTGAAGCTTCTTGGTGATATCGTTCTCGTCCTTAGCTCGAAACCCACCTACCCGAACTCCTGGTCTCAAGTAGGGTTCCAGTGCTGTTTTGGTACTGTAGATGTAGTACATGACTGGTACAACCTTTCACCTGTTAAGCGTTACGTTTGATGTTGGAAACATCGAACTCGTTGATCCAGTCATACTCCCAAGTCAGAGTGACAGGGAGCTGATCCCTGGAAGATTGTTTCCATACAAATGTTACACTGATCTTCGCTGCAGGAGTAGTATCCTGACACGACACCAACTTCACAACTTGATAACTCAACACATGGAACTTCTTGAACATCAGGTAGTGATAGAAGTTCGTGAATTCACGGTTGACGATAGCTTCCAGTTCATCGATACACTGACGGCTTCTCAGCATGGTTTGTCCGTCATATCGAAGATCCTGACGTTTCCGGATCTTCCTACCGATCTGATCCAGCGTGTAATCGATGGCGTGTTTTACAGTGGTTGTTTCTTTGTTCTCCTGTGTTGTCATGATGTTTGATTCCTCTTGTGTTAAGTTGGTTGGTGTGTAACTTATGGTTACTGTAACTTACATATTTACCAACCATGACTACCCCTATGCGAACAATCAACAGATAAGGAGTGTAAGAGTATGAATATCCTCGGCAACATGGACACTTTCGACAGTGGAGACAACCCGAACTTCAACACAGGAACCCTGTTCGACCTTCCAACTGGGAAGTATATACAGGGAGTAGATGGTGAGTGGTATCTCACCGGAGGTCTCCCGATGCACATCACCGTATTCGGTGGCAGGAACGGTCATTTCAAGAGTACGATCAGCAACGCTTGTACACAGAGACTGTCTGCGATCTATCCGGACAGTGACCTGATCATCGAAGATACGGAAGACAGTCTTACTAAAGACAAAGACAGAGCTTACTCGATGGCGGAAGAGTTGGCTCCTAAGATCAACAAGGGCAATGTCCAGTGGTTGAAAGGGATCGACTATGATCTAGATACCTTTGACAAATGGTTCAAAGACTACTGCATCCAGAAAGAAGCTCTTGGGAAAGAGCTGATGGTGGAGACTCCGTTCTTCGATGAGAAGACTGGTAAACCTCTTCAGGTGATGATCCCGACCATCATGGTGATGGACAGCATCACCGAGTTGGTTACAGCGATCGAAGAGGATATGGTCAATGGTGAGAAGACTACAGGGATCGGAGATGCCAAGAACAACACCGTTGCCATGGTGGATGGGAACAAGAAGACCCTGTGGATCCGCACGATGAGAAGACGTTGTCAGAAGTATGGGATCGTGTTCGTTGGAACAGGACATTATGATAAGGTATTGGAGATGGATCCCTACTCTCCAACTCCTAAGGAGACAATCGTTGGAAAACAGTCTTGGAAACTGAAACGTTGTGGAAGTAACCTGAAGTTCCTGGCTTCGATCTATGCGATCACCAACGCCACTCTTCTTGTAGATAGCAGTAAAGAACCTCTCTACGATGACGGGACTTCTGCGTCCAAGGACATCTTCCAAGTGGATGTTACTCTGGAACGTTGTAAGACTGCTTGTGCAGGAACAACCACTCCATTCGTAGCATCCCAGACCAAAGGGTTCCTGAATGCCGTTACCAACTACCACTACCTCAGACTGAACAACTACTTCGGTCTGAACGGTAACAAGCAGAAGCAGCAACCATTCCTGGCTCCTGATATCACGATCTCCAGGAACACGGTGAGATCCCTTGCCAGTTCTTCTCCTCAATTGAGACGTGCTCTGGAGCTGGCTGCTCAATACTGTTTCATCAAGAACAACTGGGATACCAGGTCTTTTCATGTGGATTTCAACATGGAACCTGCGAAGATCTTCGATATCTTGAACAGTGACAAGAAGAAGACTTTGGTTCAGGACATCCTCAATACAAGAGGATACTGGACTTATGATAAGGATGCACTTCCTTACATGAGTCTGATCCGTATGCTGGAACTTGTGAAACAAGGGTAACTTAATAACCTTAGATAAGGGTTGGAGCTCACAACTCCAACCCTTATCTAATTTACGCATTGACGATGTAGATCAAACTCATAACTTCTGGGTTCTTGGAGGTGAGCCAGTGTGTTACTGCTTTCAGTTTCCTGCGATCTTCCGTATAGAAGATCTGTTCCACGATCTTGTTCTGAGCTTCGAATCGAACCGTGGTGGAGTTCTCTTCCGGCTTGGCTTTTGCATTCAGGTAAGCGTTCCAGATCTGATCCGTGATATCGAGTGCATTTTCAGGAACCCGCTTATCGTTCATGTCAGCTTTTTCAGGATCTGTGTAGAGTTTACAGAATCTCCCGTTCTTCCAATAATGTCTTCCGTTATCCATGTTGTCTTCCCTTCTGTGTTGTTTTGAGGATTGGAGATGGTATCATACCATCTCCAAAGTATTCTTATCTCTAGAGGTTGTGATGTTCAATCACAACCTCTAGTTTATACCCAGTTCATAGTGTCTGGGAGCACATGGTATGACCTTGAAAACACTATCAAATCAAAGCCCTAAGGAGCACATCTATGCCGAATATTCGTACACCGCTTATCAGCGGAGTTACTGATCAAGTGCAGGTGAGATCCAAGAACTACCTGCCTTCAGCGTACGCAGTTGGTAAAGTGTTCACAGGAGTGACGTTACCTCCAAATATCAACCTTGATACTTACCTGACACCAGGGGTATCGAGGGTTGGTACTTATGTCAACGGACCTCCGGTTGTGAGTCCTGGTTATCTGGTAATCCATGCAGTTAACCAGGATGAAGAACCTACCAACAGCGCTGGGTATCCTTCTGTGAAAGGAGTATCCCGTTACAGACAGATCTACTATCCGGACAGTCTCACAGAGACCACTCCGTATACACGAGTTGGTGAGTCTAATTCAACCACTGGTGCAATCACCTGGTCCACTTGGACTACGATGGGTGGTAACTGGGTGTGCGAGATCCTGAATGGAAACAAAACTGGTATCGTTAACTACATGTACCACTCGTTCAACAATTGGACACTTACCCTTCCTGATCCCACGTTGTATGTAACTGGAACAAGGATCGGATTGACTCAATGGGTAAACAGTGGTAAAGTAGTCTGGGGAACGAACGAACAAGTTACTACTCCGGATATCTCGGAAGAGGGAACCGCGGTTGGTGCGCTCCAGTATATCTTTCAGATCGTTCCCAACGCTAGCGGTGTGAATATTTGGGCTTTGGATGTAGATAACAACATCTCTGGTACAATCGACACAGTTGTTAATCGGTTCCAAGATGATATCAACGACATCAATACCACACTGGGTGATCTGGACAAACGGCTGGAGGAAGAGATCACAAATCGGACCAATGCTGACACATCTATTCGGAATGACTTTACAGCAGCGGATGCTGCTATGAAGACAGAGTACACTACTCTTATAAATCGTAAGCAGAGGTTGATGAAATATCTGAGTGCCCAGTCCAATACTACGTTCGTAACGAATCACAGTGCCCCAGATGTTGCCAACAACACTGCGTTTTTTGATTATACAGCTACGATGATCAGCAACGGAACAGTGACACTTCCAACAACATACGTCATAGGTTCTCGTGTCGTATTGTTGATCTCTCCTGGCGTTACAACGACCGTACGATTCAACAATATATCCGAGGCATTCACTAACAGTACAACAGATCTGTTAGTTCTTGATTTCCAAGCAACGTGGACAAGTAATTCATCTACATGGACCGTGTTGGAAGTCGGGTGATAACAATGTGAGGAACAACTATGCCTGATGATTTTTTCATATCAACCAGAACACCAGGGTCTCGTACATCCACGTACGGTCTGGCGGATCACCTTGCTGATCCGGACCCTCACCACCAGTACCTTCTTAGGTCTGAATTTACTGAAAGCGGTGAACTGACAGATGGTAAACTGGAATTACATAACACAGACCCGAATGCTCACAATGGTTATCTTGCCAAAGTGAGCGATCTGAACCGTTATGTGCAGATCAACAACTTCGCAACAGAACTTGCGAACCATCTTTACCACGATTACACTGATCCTGAAGGATCTGGTAAAGCTGCATCTATCAAAGCAGTACACGATGCGCACGTTTCCTTAAATACAGTGATTTCAACTCACAGAACTGGTTATGCACAAGGTAGTTCTACCGACCACAAAGACAACACCAACCAGGAACTTTATGCGCATCGTGTTCATACTCACAGTTTGACTGATCTTGGGGCTGCTGCAGCGAACCACAACCATGATGATCGGTACAGTTTACTGTCTCACAACCATAATGGGGTTTATGCTCCGATCTCACACAGTCATAACTATCTGAGTGAATCAGATCTCTCTGCAGTTGGTATCTATCCTCACACTGTGATGGGTACATCCGGAGAGGACGGAAGTGGTGCTATCGATCCATTCGATTTCAACGAAGAGGTAACTCAAGGGAACGTCTCGATCGCACAGGATGTGATGAGTACCGCAGTTAACGGTCCTTCCGTCACTGCTGCAGGTGTATCGTTCTTGACAATTGTTACCAACATCGTTGCAGAAGATACCGAAGATGATGAAGGTAACCCAGTATACGGTGAACGGAACTGTGCTCAGACGTTGGTAACGTCTGATGGAGTGTTTTACCGTATCGGTAGCCGGGTGTTGGATGGATCTGACACCTACACCTTCAGTGAGTGGACTCCCATGGGAGGAGGTGCTAGAAACATCTTCGATATCTTCTATTCACTTACCACATCGACACCACGTGGTGCATATCCGTTGTGGACCGGTGAAACAATTACAGACTGTGCTCACTACTACCCACAGTTCTATCAGAAAGCTCTTGAGTATCGCTCCTCTGGAGCGATCCGAGTAGTTGATAATACTACTTATGAGAGTGAAGTATCGAGATATGGACAGTGTGGTGCATTCGTTATCTCTGGTAACAATATCAGATTACCCAAGATTACGATGTATCTCAAGAGTTTCTCAAGTCCACAGGATATCGGTGTCACATTACCTGCTGGGTTACCTAACATCACAGGAACCTTCGGTGGTGTATCCAGACGAGCTAACAACAGGATCACTCCAACAGGAGCGTTCACTTCTTTAAGAGAGAGATTTGATTGGGGACCAGCTGGTAGTGAAGCGAGTTATGCAAATGAAATTGAATTCGATGCATCGAAGTCTAACAGTGCTTACGGATCTGCAGATACGGTACAACCTCCTGCTGTGCAGGTAGCGATGTACATCCAAGTATACAACCATGTTGCTGAGGAAGCTAACTTTGATGTATCAAGAGCAGAGGAGCTGATCCGGTCGTATTACACCACGATGGATCAGAAGATCAACCAGGCGATCGAGGATCTGAAGGCACAGGCTGGTTCTATGATACCAGACTTCACCAGGATGCAGTATATTGCACAAGACAAAATAGCATCTGCTACGAACATCCGAAATGGTGTTCGTACTGCGTATTACATCGAGAGACCGTGCTGGTTTGTGTATTGGGATCACAAATCTCCAGCCGACAGAGATCAGATGATCCAATGGTGTTCTGACATTAAGTACGTCTGCGTCACACCATGCAATGCTGATAACAATCGAAACAACTTCGAATCACAGATCGTGAATGTTGTTAAGCAACTGAACTCTTCGTATGATACGATGCAGATCTACGATAGTCAATACCATTTGGTACCTTTGACTCCTGGGATGTATTATAACTTTTCAGCAGGAACATTCGTATCAAACAACGAGAATCCTGACAACTTTAATAAATCAGCGTTGGTGCCGCAATACAATTCTGCATACGGAGCACTCGTTCATAAGTACTCTGTTAAGATGAACTGGATTGCCAGTAACCAGCCGCTTACTTACGTATCACACACCGATGGAGGTGTGATCAACCTGTAACAGCAATATATCTAGATGTAGGAGAGTCGACTCTCCTACATCTAGAGTGATCTTACTTCGATTTCTGGCGCTTGATCTCAACTTCCACTTGATCTATGATCTTCTTCGCCCATGCACGATCTTGATCTGTGATCTCAAACTTGGTAGCAGCTTCCTGAGCTCTCCGCTCGTGCTTATATCGACGATACTTGAAGAACGAGTCTCCTCGTCTCATCACATCGAACTCCTCTCCGTACTACATATCCCAGAGATGTTTACACTCGTGAACAACTGTACTGATGAACGCGTCGTATTTGTTGACACGGTTATCATTCAAGAACGCAGCACTGAACCTGGCAACCCAAGACAGTATGAACCGTACGTTCACCCAAAATTCTGTTGGGAACGATACACCGGATCCATTACCGTTGTAACACCAACCCATCAACGCTGGTGTCGCTGTAGCAACGTTCCATGTGAGTGGACTCATGTTCGTCACGGTGAGTTTCGTCAATCCATTCAGAAGTTAATTGATGATGCAACACAAACGTTGAATGCCAAATTAGAAGATGCCTTAACTAAGATCGATGAAAAGATCAGCAGTGGTGTAGTTGGATTCCCTGCTTTGTTACTGGCTCTGGAGGTACAGGTGGAGATACTCCAAGTGGTTCTGGTGGATTAAGTTTCCCAGATTACTTTCTTGGAACGGATATCACTTCTGAGTATGTTTCAGGTTATATCGCTAGACAGGATGGTTGGATCTATGTTCGTATCAACACTTCAGGATACATTGTCTGTATCGATGGAGCTGAGGTTAGTAGAGGTTCTGAAAACTATTCTGAGATGTGTTGTTTTGTTCCTATTAAGAAAGGATCAACTATGACCATACGAAAGAGAAGTGATAACTCTATCATTGCCACCACTAAAGAGATCGCCATCTTCTACCCGATGTTGTAAATATGATTAGATACTGTAGTGGGATTGTTCGTCCCACTACAGTATCTAACAAAGTGTAGTTCAAAAATTTTCATCTATATATAACTTTTGTGATACTAGGTAAAGATTAACAAACTAAACAAGGAGAACTACCATGAGTACTGCAGTTTTCAACCCCGCAATTTACAACAACAAGACAGTCTCTGACGAGATGAGACGTCAGAGCATCGTCCGGGAACTCTCTTGCAACGGTATGGAACAGTATCGTTGCAAGAAGATCAAGAAGTTCCAATACTTGCTTGGAGTCGCGAAGGATCTCGATACTCCCGGATGCCTCACCATCAGGGATATCAATGGTCAGGATGACATCGCTGTCTATCCCGATTTGACCCTTCGGGAGGTGATCGACAGTTTTTCCGCCAAGGATGGCGTAGCTGCAGTGAACTGCTACTACGTTAAGACCATCAAGGAAGCTGCTCGTATCTTCCGCGAATGCAGGTAATGATCCGGACCCTGGTGCAGGTCTGTTACTCAATGCACCATAGACGTGAAACACTGGTTGGTATGGACTCTCACTCCATACCAACCAGTGTTGTAAATGTGAACCAAACAATCAACCAGTGCAGTCCGCATCAAACGACACAATCGGTGGTGGTTGTGTTAGCAGAGCTTATTCTTGTGCCATAGAGCACCGGGTAACATACAACCAAATCGCCACACTTCAAACATAGAGAGGTTTGTCATGGCCGTAATCAATCGCCCATTGAAAGATCTCAATATGGCATCTATCCTTAGGAAGATTGCAGATGGTAAGCTACCTGTCGACGGGTTGCGCTATCGCCTTCCAAACGGACAGTATGTCAAAGTCGCCCAAGTAATGTACCTGGGTAATGGCGCCTACAAGATCATCCCTGTGATGTGATTGTAGAATCGTTCTTCAACAGCATGTTAGATCAATTTGGTTCACATCACATAGTTCGTGCTTGTTGAAATTAACGTATGCCAAAACACACCGATCCACTAGGGAGCCGACTGCCTCCCGACTGGGTCACCTTTGAAAGGATAACTTGAAGCTTCAGGTTATTCTTTTTTGGTGTTTCACGTGGGTTCGTTCGGGTCATGCTATGCTTAAATTGAACCTACAGAGGTGTCACTCATGCATATCAAAGGTATTATACGTCACTCGAATTACCATAGCGACTGCTATGATACTTCAGCGATTACTTTGACGGACGTGTTGGCATCCCAGGATGGAACACAACAGGTTATTGTCTGTCTGGAAACAGATGATGGTGCGATCATGTACATCGACCTCTCTCTGTTATATGCAGAACAACCTGCATCTGCGAATGGTGTAACGGATTGGGCATCGATGGAGACTTATCTGACGAACTTGGATCTCACTGTCCTGGTTCGTTATAGAACAGTCACTCTCGTTCCCTACCAGATGCAAACCGTAGTAGATGGTGTTCTTACACTGATCCCAACTCCGTTCTATACGGAGATCACAACTCAGCTGAACATCTACAGTGTTGAGAACAACTTCGGTATCGAGGTTGGATATGGATCACATCTATCCCCTGGGATACGCAACAACAAACGTTTAAAGTGGAACTTACCAGACCTTGTATTCACCAGAGCGATCCCTGGTGAAGTTGTCAACTTCAACAACACGATCCCTGTTGTAAACGGAGTCGTGTGTTATCCTTACGTATATGAAGATGCTCTTTTTGCTTATCAAGGTGCTAAGTTAGCATCGAAAGTATCCGACTTGAACAAGAACATCCTTCTGATCGATTACAGTGAACTTGGTGATCTGGACATCATACCACTCTACAAGTGTGAACATATTTGTACTACTGGGTTGGATGAGAAGATCACAGTAAACGACAGTATCGTTCAACAGGAAGATATGGTGAAGTTCCAAGGTACGATCGAAGAGTACGTACACTCTTCGATCAAGATCGAGTTCTATCTTCCAGAAGGTACAGAAGTAGGTTATCCGATGGTCTGTATCGGAGGTCGGATGTTTGAGCCATCCATGTACCACATCAAGTTGTACAACGATAACAACCGTTATAAGGTTGAAATCGAATTGGATCGTAAACTGTTGGAGATCATCGTAGCAGCGAACTTCCAGAAGTTCAAACGTCAGTTGAGGAACACTACCATGGTTCGGGTGATCTTGGAAACCACGATCAAAAACCTGTTCCAAGATCCAGACAACTTCACAGGATCTACGGAAGAAGAAGTTGCAGCATCTCGTTACATGGATAAGACAGTACCATTTGTCGCGATGCTCCACAGTGAAGAGAGACTGATCCACAACATCATCGAACCGATTAGAATACTGTATCCTGATAAACTGATGTTCCCTGTTGGAACAGGTGGTCTTCTGATCAATAAGAAGACAAGAGAGATCGTTGACTACGTCAAGATCCCTTATGACAGTGGTAATTTGGTTACCTTCCCCGTTCAGTCTGAACTGAGATTGATGGATCGTGATAATCTCTACGATCTCACTACACCGAATCTTGCGATCACAAGGCACAACTCTTCTTACACGGACAAGTACAATCCGTTCTCCACGGAGTACGACGATACCCGTGCACTGAAGAACTATGTTCTCTACGATCTTACTGTAGCGAGACCTCCTGATGCGGATGAGGAAACAGATCCGTCCGAAGGAGAAGAAGAGCCGACTCCTGTTGATCCAGAAGAACCAGAGATCAAGCTTGTTCCGATCCTTATCAGGGTCAGTGCTCAAGCGATCAACGTTCATGGGATCGAAGAGGTACGCTGTGGGAACTACACCCTTACAGACAGTACATCCAGTGGTCTTACAAGAGAGTGGAAACTCCATCACAGTATCTACCCTGCACAGGAAGAGACCTACATCGCTTACGATACAGCGAAGAGCTGTTGGTATATCGGTACACCAGACAACCACCTCTATGAGTCCAGTATCGCACATGCTGGAAGCAGTCCGTGGCATCAGACATTGCAATGGCATTCAACAATTTGAACAACATAGAGGTTCTGTATGACTGATTTCAATATCAACAACTACTTGGATTACAGAGATGGAGCTGCTGTATTCACAGGGAAACGTATGATTGCATACGTTCCGATGTCTTACCAGACTTATGGAGCTCTGACGGTCAGTGATGTCGTGGATGCGATCGCGATCTTCGAGATTCAGATCGATGATCTTCCAGACACCCACGGACTGTTCCTCCCTGCGATCATCAGCATGTCTCCATCTTCGATCGATTACGTAACCGTTGCAGGTGTAGACTACTGTAGATGCACCTTCACCAAAGGAGATCGGTTCCTGAACAAGACTACACTGGTGAGGAACAGTTATCTCGCTTATGTACTGTTCGAAGAGTATGTACATAAGTCGAGACTTCCCAAGTTTATCAAATACGACGACACAGCGTTCCTATTTGACATCATCAAGAAGGTTACCAAATCTAAGATGAACGTCAACCACGCTGTGTTCGAAATCATCTTCTCTCACCTGGCCAGAGATAAGAACAACGTTTATCAATACTACCGGCTCACCGACATGGTAGAGCGACCCAAATACTTAAAGCTTGATGATGCAGCGCATGCTACCATCAGTACAACCGCTAAGTTGACTGGAGGATATCTCCAAGATGCGATCAACGGGGTGATTTCGAATCCCAACACTTCGACATCCAGTGACATCGAGGATCTTCTCCGGTCTTAACCAAAGGACAACAGTAATGGCTACTATCGCGTTTGATATCAGCTCAGCTCTTCTCACGAAATCCAATCAGAAGAAGCTGACTCCTGATGAACACGGGATCTACCACGACCTTCCGCTGATGGTCATCGGTAAGGTATCCCGTAACAACAAAGAGTACGAAGTGGAAAGTATGGTGGATGCTCTCACCAACAACTACTCTCCGTTCGTACGTCGTCTGAAAGCCGGTCAGTTGACCGGTGAGTGGGGACATCCGATGATCTGGGAGGAGAAAGACCTTCCCCGTGTGATGCTGATCGACTCCAAGAACGAGTCTCACACGATCCATCGGGTATGGACAGGCACTCCAACCGAACAGGGACATGTTGTGGTGTATGGAGACATCCAGTGTTCCGGTCCTTATGGATCCTATCTGAAGGATCGACTGGAAGATCCTCTGAAGAACGCTGCGTTCTCTCTCCGTTCTCTGGTTGCCAAGATCGGACAGGAAGGGTCTGTTATTAAACAGCGTGTGAACGCTCTGATCACGATCGATGCAGTGGACTGCCCCGGATATGCGGAAGCATCCAAAGTGTATGTCCAGGGACTGGAAGGGCTCTCCTATGAGTTCGATCCGAAGAACCATATGCAGGATCTTGCGGATGCTCTTGGATGTGAGTCGATCCACGATCAACAGCTTCTGGACATCCTGGAAGTGGATGAAGTAACGATCGCACACACGATCCATGGTGTTCTCGATCTTGACAACGCTTCGGTTGTTGACCACCAGGGACAGCGTCATCAAGTGTTCCACAATGTATTCGGGAGGTGATCATGGGTTACGACGTTCCTAATGAAGCTCCTCCGGTTCCTCCTGAAGAACAGAAGCAGAACCCGAACATCAAATCCACTCTCTTGATGACGCAACCTGGAACTACAGGTGCGATCACAGCACAACAGGATCAGAATGGGAACATGCAGTTTACTACGATCCTCGACTTGGAAGTGGTTCATCCTGACCTGTACATGGAGATGATCCATGTCATCGACAACCTCAGGGAAAACGACACTTTCGACATCCTGATCAACAGCAACGGTGGTTGGGTGGAGACCGGTATCGGCATTATCCATGCGATCCGCAACACCAAAGGTACTGTGGTCGGCAATGCGATCGGGATGTGTGCATCTATCGCAGCGGTTATCTGGTCCTGCTGTCATGTCAGGAAGATCTCTCCATTCGGAACTCTGATGTTCCATATGCCATCCGGAGGGTACTTCGGTAAGACGATGGACATCGCAGATGAAGCTTCTGAGATGGTGACGTATTTCGGAGATCTTCTGAGAGAGATCACTCCTGGGATCCTGACAGAAGAGGACATCATGGAGATCGTACACCGCAGGAAGGATCTGTTCCTCCCTGCTAAGACCGTCCAGGAACGGTTGAACCTGATCGCAAGGAGCAAGTCCAATGAAAATTGATATGATAAAACAAGCGGTCCTTTCCACACTTCCTGGAGAGTCGATCGTTCAAGATCGTAAGGAAGAGAAACCTTCTACCACATCCGGTATGGAAGCTTACATTCCACAAGTACCATCTGGTTCCACTCCTCAGAAAGACTGCGATATTCCAGCTAACGGTGAAGGAAGACAACCGATATGGTGTCGAACTCTTCCCTATGTGAAACTGGTTGTTGCTGACACTGCAGAAGCACCGGAACACACAGAGTGGACATTCTTCTTGAATGGTTTCGAACTGACTTCAAAAGCAACGAATGAATTCTCTGTGTTGATGAACACAATACGTCCTGAGGACAAAGTTGTGATCCACGGACCTTCCTTCATCTCAGAAGAGAGTGCGATCGGGATGTGCAGCATGATCGAAGCCTGCCCTGCAGATGTCACGATCCACAGTCCGTACTGCTTGAACACAGGTGCTACTCTCTTCCATAGCGTTGGGAATCACCACACGGTGTCTCCCTACATGTATGCAAGAATTACAACACCTGTTGTGTTCGCATACGGATCTCACTTGGACTCCAAGAGCTCTGTGGAGTTCGGTACGAACTTCTACAATGAACTCTATCTCAGACTCTGTGAGAAAGGGATCATGACCAAGGAAGAGTACCAGAAAGTGACACAGGAGCAGAGGTCGGTTACCATCTATGGAAAAGATCTGACACTCCGTCTCAACAAGCAGGATCCATCTCAGCCTAATCAACCGGCAGAGTAAAACCTTCTAGGATGTAGTGGTGTTATCCCACTACATCCTAGAACTTATCTTAAGTCATTTCGACTCTTCGTCTTTATGATCTTTAACGTAGATCGTCAGATCACCAACGGTCTTGAACTCCCTCTTACGGAAAGACATGTTGTATTTCTTACCAAGGCTTTCCAGGATCTTGTCCATCTCCTCTTCTGTACACTTCAGATCTTCCTTGAAGGTTGTCTCAGGGAGGACGAACTTCTTGTACTCACAGAAGTGCTTCACTGTGAACACAACAGACATGAAGACCTTATCCTTCAGACGTTCATTCGGATCGTCTGGGATAGAGCTCTTACCAGTGATCACATCTTTCGGATATACTTTCAATGTGTAGAACAATGTTGCTGATAACGACATCGGATTCCTCAAATGGTTGTATAGTGGATCAGTCGAGTCATGACTGTGATCATCAGGTTGTTGATCTCTCTGGTGATCGCTTTCTCGATCTGTTTGGTTGCTTTGTTGATCACATAAGCAGCGTTATATGTGTTCGCTACTTCGTTGTAATCCGGAGCTTCATACATGGTCTCTTCTTTGAATGCAGAGCACCGCTTGGCTAGTACCTTGGCAGCCTTCCCAAGGTCATCTAGAGCGTCATATTTTGCCTGTATTACAAGGTTTCTAATCTTCTGTGTGTTCACAGGAAGAGACCAGGGTGAACGGAGCAGTTCGTATTTATCCTTGATCGGTGGATTCCACGACAGGTTCCGGTAAGTGGTGTTCCCATAGGGAGTGTCCAACTTCAAGACACCTTTGGAGGTGATCGCAAGTTTCTCGAACATCCCATCCGAGTATCCAGCTGTAGTGTCTTGTTTGGAGGACAATTCCTTTACATACTCACAGACTTGAATGATACCGATCAGTCGTGTCTGTACGGTTTCAAAGGTTGGAACATCTTCCACATAGGCTCTGGTGGTATCTGCACGACTGATGCTTTCATCCAACTCAGCGAACCGTTTGACGATGTATCGTTCTGATACCACTCTGCTTTTAAGTGTATCGTGAACCCAAGCAGCGAACTGTGCCAACTTGCTTCCAACATTCTTAGCAGAGGATATGATACCGTGTTTCACCTTGTGGATGTCGATCGCTTCTACACTGAGCAGACTCTGCAAAGCAGGATCCTGCAGTTCTTCGTTTGATAGCTTTGATAACTGCAGATACTGTTGGAACTGGATCAGTGCTTCTTCCATGGAAGTGAACACGACATCATCTGTCTTTGTTCCTTCTTCATAGATAAACAACAGTTCCTCCAGAGACTCCTCACGTTCCACAGGACGTGAGGGTTTCAATATGTTAAAATTGACCATGCTGTCTCCTATTATGTGAGAGGTTAATAATGCATAAGATGCTTCACGCTAGCGGATTCCAAATGAATTAAACCAAAGGAGATTTACTATGGGTAAAGTAAACTGTCCATCTTGCGGGAGTGATAATGTTCGAAGATATCACGATGAGTTGAAATGTGATCGATGTGATGACACTTTCGGTCCGAGGTGCGATAACTGTGGTGATCAGATGACCGCTAACCACAGAGACAGCTCCTGGGAGTGTCCGTCTTGTCGTCATGAAGTCGACTCAGATAATTTCGAAGTTAAAGGAGCTTCTAAACCGTTCGGTTCTGGATTCCTGGAGTCATTGTTCGACGCAATCTTTCACTAACCAAAGGAGATCAATATGTCTCAAAAACCAGTACATGCGGCACCTACACTGGATACCTTGACTGATCTTCAACCGGAGACTCCCTCTGTTGAAGTGAAGCAACCTTCCGTGTCGGTGATCGCTGCCGGAGGATGTGGTCAGAACATCCTCAAATCGATCCTGAAGAGCAACCCAAAATTCGATGTTGAGATCGGATATCGGATCATCGATACCTCCGCTTCCAATGTGAACGGACTGAACGGTATCCCGTTCGATGCGATCGGAGAACTTGGATCCGGTAAGGATCGTGGTAAGAACCTCGATGCGATCCAGAAGTACATCGATACTCATCCGGATCTGTTCAAGCAGGCTTCCGATATCACATTCATCCTGTTCAGCTTGGCAGGTGGATCTGGATCGGTGATCGCACCTCTGCTTGCTCATCGGATCCTTCGCAACAGCAACCGTTGTGTTGTTCTTGTCGGTGTTGTGGACTCCTCCTCTGAGAGAGACTGTATTAATTCGATCAACACGGTTCGTTCCTTCGCTTCATCGGCAGAGAAGAATGGACATTATTTCCCGATCATGCTGTTCAACAACCACGGTGTTGGTCGGTTCGCTGTCAACAAGACAGCTGCACAGCGTGTGATCGAGATGATCGATCTTCTCACTTCGAAAGAGATCGATGAGATCGACTACAACGACAAGATGCACTACCTCCGTCCCACTTCGATGAAATGTCCTCCTGGACTTTATCTTTTGTCCGTGACTGCAACTGACAGTGACAAAGCAGAAGATCTTCCTGGAGAGGATGATAGTGTGATTGGAGTTGGGGATGTTCTCCACGCCTGTATGGTAGTAAACGATACAGGTCTCACACCTGATGTTCTCACTGCATTCACCTGTGTCGGCATCAGTGAAGAGAAGCGGTATTTCAGCGCCATTGGCAAGACGATACCGCAGGATATCATCAATCATCTCAATGAAACGCAAGAGCGTTACAAAGAGAATACGATCCAAAAGGATCACAGCAATCAGGATCTGGCAGGATCCGGTAATGATACCGCTTCCGGTCTGATCATTTAACCAATACAACCTTTATATTTAAGATCACGGAGGTGTATAACACCTCCGTAAGAGGAACAACCCACTATGCTTACAAAGTTCTTTGAAGAATGGAACAACGCGCTCAAGTCCGAAACCATCAAGAAGACTCAGAGTGATGAGAAAGGGAACATCATTCGCCAGACCAGTGTGATCGGATTCCGTGGAACTCTGATCCAGATCCATCGCAAGGCGGTTGGTGATGGTACCTACACAGCAGAGCTCTTCGTCCCATCTACCAACAAGTTCATCAGCAACAAGAAATTCACTTCGAAAGCGAAGTGTGCTGAAGCGATCCTGATGGCTCTGATCCCTGGTACTGAGAAGGAAGACATTCGTGCAGCAAGAACGGAACGTCGTGCTGAGGAAATGAGGAAGAAGATCATCGCAGAACGGATCGAGACACTTCGTACCGTGAACATGATCAGAGAAGATTTTGAGTGGTTCTGCGCACTGCTCAACCAAAACCTGCAGGCTGGGAGAAGCTATTACGATGGAGTGTTAGTAGATGTACTCACCAAGTGGTATCCGGCGATCAGCGGAAGTGAGTCATTCGTCAAAACTCTTCCTCGTAAGGATGCCAGTCTCCATGTGGAACGCATGTTCGAAATGGTTGCGATGATCCTTGAGAAGAAAGAGTACTCCAAATCGCATGGGAAAAGAATCGCTCTCTCCAATTACGATGCAGCCAAGCTCTTCCGTCGTGTACCGGATCCCAACGTACATCTCCCTGCCGGTATCCTAATGGTCAAACAGGTGTTCCGAGAGATCGACGAGTACCTGGAAGGAAATATTCAGAAGCTGCTCTATGTGGTACAGGCTCTGGAAGAGTACTATCAGCTCAAGACTCAGCTCACTTCGAAACAGATCCTGGCAGCAGCAGCAGACCGCAGGGCGCGTGCGAAAGAGAAGAAGCTTCGCAACATCGAAGGATACGAGAACCATGGAACGATCACGGTGCTCAGTGTTGGTACAGAACGCAATAAGGATCGGAAGACTTCCAAGAAGCCTCATCCGAAGAAAGACCAGCGTCAGGAACAACCTGCCGATGGTCGTCCAGGTATGGTGTCCGTTGCAAGTGCGATCGGCAACGCTCTCGATGGTCTGACTCTGTCTGAAGAAGTTCCTCAGGACAAGTAAGCATAATAAACTCTATATAGGTACTAGTAGGTTGTTCTCCTACTAGTACCTATAAGGGTTACTTTTACTTCGCTCTGAGCATACCGAAGTACGGTTGTTTCAACCGATTCTCATCTGTGATCCACCGGATGAGATCATCGTCATCCATCTCATATAGTTCATAGTCTTTCCGTTTGAGATAGTTGATCTTGTCTGCGATGTTCGGATCTATCGTCATGAACACGTAGTCCTTGGTGATAGGAGCGTTCCCTGAGATCAACTCTGTGATCTCTTTGATCGCTTGGAACTTAGCGTTGAGATCTCCAATGTAAAACGATTCGATCCTGGTTAATACAGACCAAGCCAATAACCACTCTTGAGATACTTCAGTCAGTTTTTCATTCAAGATGATACGAGACTGATTGGTCGCTGTAAATAACTGCTGTAAGAACACACTGTGTTCCACATCATACTTCAACAGAGCACTGAGATTGGGATTGTCGAAGATACAGGTGGTGTGCTTCAACAGCTGGATGAAATACTTCTGTAAACTGGTATCGGTATAGCTGAGTGAGAGCGTGTACAGCATCAATCCGAATGCAGCTCTGTAAGGAACAGATGTATCCCAACTGAGATCCCGATAAACAGCTCCTGCTGTAACATGCTGTTGGATATAGTTGCGATACACATCAGGAAGAACAACTTTATGTTCCTCTAACAGTGTAATCAGAGAACTGTTCGTGTTGTATCCAACACCACGGTTCTTCTCCAGCAGGTAAGCTTTAATGGGTTGATTGTTTACCGTTGTCGATATAGCAACATCACGATCCTTCAAGATCTCGGTTAATGCATCGATCAGACTCAAGATATGATCAGTTGTCATATGCTTGAACTGTTCTCCACAGATACACGGGTTGGTCCAACATTTGTGACAGGTTGTAAGGCTCATAATAGGCTCCTATTTGACGATGTTATGGATTTAAAACTTTCTCGGTATAGGAGGTTTACTATGAATATTTTTTCTATGATGGATGACGACGTTTTATTCGTCGCACAGGGAGGTGGTGTTCTCTCTGTGGAATGCTGCACTGGTATTATGAAAGCGTTTGAAGAGTACGGTAAGATCCCTGGTCATGCTCAGACATCTTCCGGTGGAACCCTCTTCTCGTCTCTGTACTACAGTGGTCATGACACCAACTGGTTCCGTGAACTGATGTCTTCCAGAGAGCTTAGTGAGTTCTTTTCACTATCTCCAATTAGCTCCATCGGATGCGTCACTGGTTGTTCCAGACACCTGGTGAACAACGATGGTGTCAAGAAACTGTTGGAAGAAGAGATGACTGGATCTGCTACGCTTCGTGTCCGTACCTCTCTTACGAAACTGGCGGACTGGTCTGGATGTTACATGAACGTAACACCTGCTGTAGCACTGGCAGCTACTTCGATCCCTTGGGTATTTAAACCAGTCAAGATCGGAGAGGAATTCTATGCAGATGGAGGTGTTGTCAACAACATCCCAGTTCCTTCGAAGGAACAACTGGAACACTACAAACACGTATATGTGTTCCTGACTCCTCCTTCCACTTATAACGACACTACAGACGATCCCCTGATCGTTGGACTGTTGGAACTTCTTCAAGCTGTGATGAACCGTGAGTTGGAGAAGTTGATGAAGATCGGATACTTTGAAAATCCCAAGATCACATTGATACATCCCCAGGAGTCATTCGGAGGGGAGCTGCTCAAGTGGTCGGATAACTTTTCTCTGAGAGAACATTGTTATGAACTTACCAAGGAGATACTAAACAAATGAAGCACTTGAAGAAGCTTAAGCGTTATGCTATTATCTTGTCATTTGTCATGATTTTGGTTACTACTCCTGCTGGATGTAGTGGAAGAACAGAAGACTATCATCAGAGCAATGATGAGAAGTGGTTGATCGAACAGGTTGAGAAAGGCTACCTGACGCAGGAACAGGCAGATGTCATACGGGAACAGCAGAAGAACCCGAAGTGAGGTGAACTATATAGCTACTACAACCACTGAAACTAAGACAGAAACTGTGGATGACAATGGTACTACAGAGACGAAGACAACTACTACTGTCACTTCTATCCCAGTGAAAGAAGAAACCAAAGAAGCTGTACAGACTGTTACGGAGAGCGTATCCAATGCTGTAAAGACGGACTGGTGGTACTATCTGACTGCAGCAGTTGTTGCGATCTTAGGTGGAGGATGTGTTGTTGGATATCTCTTTGGTAAGAAGAAATACTCTTCCACAGATACCAAAACAACAGACACTACATCTACAACACCTGAACAAGAACCGGTAACTGTGGTCAAGCAAGACACAAATAAACCCATCGTTGTTCAGAGTACTGACACTACGAAACAATAACTGTGATGTACTACCTGGTAGATCTTTCTACCAGGTAGTACAATTCACTTACTTGATATGGAACTTCGTATAGATTTCCATCGCCAACTCAAACCCTTTTCCATATTTCACAGACAGTTCTTTCTTTAGATCGTATTGCTCTTGCGGATCTTTATGTCTCAACCCCTCATATTGTTTTATATAGCGATAGGCGTTTAGTAGGATTTTGTAGAACTTGATCGATGCTTTATACTGCTGACGATAGTTCCCAAGTCTATCGTGATAGCAGATGTGGTTCAGTGTATGTGTGATGCGATGTTCTTTGTAGTCCATCTGTTCATACAACTGTCTGATCAGATGTGGAACCATCCTCAAGATATGTTCCACCATATCAGTACCCTCATCTGGTATTCTCACGTATACGGTTCTGACTACCCAGATCGGATGATCGATCCTCTGGTTCCCTGGAAGATGTTTCCAATGGAACTCCATTTGATCAACAGGTACGAACAACGACTTCGGTTTAATAGAAGGAACATGAACCATCAGAACCGTAACAAGACGTTTCATCAGGTTGCTCTCCTCTAATGTAAATACTCTTTCTTGACACATCGGTAGACCCTCCTAGATATTACTGCGTATATCATTTTCTACTTAGTTGGTTGAGTTCAATCTATACGACCTAAATGAAATCAAAATAGGAGTTAACACATATGGGCAACTTAAGACGTTTTTGTGTCGTCGGTAGTAGAGACATGAACAACTACTACATCGTGTACACGTATCTGAAACAGTACATCCCGAAGGATGCGATCATCATCACAGGAGGTGCAAGAGGTGTTGATCTCTTGGCAGAAGTGTACGCTGAGATGAACGGACAACCTTGTGAAGTCTATGAAGCAAGATGGGATCAGTTCGGTAAGTCAGCTGGTATGATCCGCAACGCTGAGATGATCAAGAACAGTGATCACTTGATCGCATTCTGGGATGGGAAGAGTCCTGGTACTCAGCACATGCTGCAGGAATGGGCGAAACGTGGACGTAAGTCTGTCGTTGTGGATGTTCGTCCAGAGGACTACATCACCACCCATCCAGGAAGAGTGGTGCATGTCAGGAAGGAACCTTATGACATCTACATCGGTAGACCGTATAAAGAGCTGACTGGATCCTTCGGTAATCCATTCAAGATCGATGCGAACAACGATCGCAATCGTGTGATCGCTATGTTCACCGACTACCTTCTGAAGAACCCTGATATGCTCAGAGATCTGGTTCAGTTGAAGAACCAGAAGAGTAAAATCGATGATGGTCCTCTGAAACTCGCTTGCTGGTGTGCACCGGATCTCTGTCATGGAGATGTGTTATGCTGGTTGTTGGACAACGCTTATGAAGAGCTCTGCAGACTGGCTAACATCCCGATCACATCAAATCCCATCATCAAGGAAGGTAACCAAATAAGAGAGAAAAAACCCAAGCAAACACTGGAAGAAATCTCTTCTATTTGGAGCGTTTCAGGGTCTCGTGATGTAGTGTCCACGAGAAGTGGATTACCCATAGCCAACGGCTATAAAGGGATCGTTCAAGATCCATGGGGCAACTGTTATCTTGAAGTGTCTGATCTGGATGTGATCAAGAACCACATCCACATGAAACTCTCAGACTACAGCAAGACCGACGATGATGTGATCTACATTGATCATCTCTCCAATGATCGTTCAAAGGTCAAGATCAGACAGATCCTGACAGAGTTCGAGGATGATCCATTTAAGACTGGATACTGGTATATCAAGATAGATGATCAGATACAGCCTGTGAAGAACGCATAACTGTAAATAGAACACTGTGGTGGGATGACCTCACCACAGTGTTCTAGTCTTATTTGACTATATCGAACAACCGCTTCGCCAGATCTTGATAGACTGGTTCGTTGCTGTGATACTGATCTGATGCGTATTGTTCTTGTTCTCGGGATAGCCGGATATCCTCTTCATTCTTCGAAGGGTCTATCTCGTAGACTTCTCTTCGTTGTGAACATCTCTGATAGTAGATGTAGTTGTCATAAGCTTGGTTGACCAAAGTGAAGAATTGATGGACCTCCTGGTTGTCACTGATATTACGGTCAACATCACCTTCAATCGTCAACTGTTTTAATCCTGGGATATGATCCCAAACCAAAGCACATAACCGGTTCAACAGGTAACGGACCGGTGCCGTTTTGAATTGCCAACGGTGTGTGATCTCGTGTACTACGGTACTGGCCATATCGGGCTGTAACAGATGACCACCAGTCATGATCGCTTTCTCATCACCTATCGTGTATACGGTTGTATGAGGTACGATACCAGAATAAGGTACCAAATAGACTGTGTTCGGTGATCCCAATCCCCAACTTCCCATCACACCTTGGGACTCCAGTTGTTCTTCCATGTAAGGGGACCATTTGAATGCGATATCATTCAGGTTCACTTGCAGTAAGAATGCTCCGTGACGAGGACAGTGATCTCGGAACCCTATCATTAAAGTCTTCACGAAGACATCTTCTTTGTAAGTGAACGGACGTGAGTTCTTTCTGATATTCCAGCTAAACATAGAACCTCCTGGTTAGCGTTGAATAAAGAAGAACAGGGAGAGATGTCTCTCCCTGTTCTTATCGATACGTTACTGGATGTTAATCACAGGATAACGCTCTGCGTCGTAAGCGACGAATCCTTCTTCGTTACTCCAGATGTAGAAGAGCTGCGTCGAAGCGTTCTTCGTTCCACACACATCTGCGATGTTCGCAGGAGCGACGATCTTCTCGCCGGCATGTGTGCAGTTGATCACGTTGATCGTGACCTTATCCGGTCCGAACAGGTTGTTCGCCTGGATCGCCTCTACAGACTTACTGGTGTAATCCTGCATGATCAGGAGACCAGCCCAGTCGTTGGAGCTATCCCATTCGGTGAACTCACAGTTGACCAGGTTGATGGTGACCTTGCCACCTGTGGCGTTGCTCAGACGAACCGGGTTCGAGCACTTCGTGAAGGTGCAGTTCGAGATCGTGATCACAGAACCGTCTTCCGTAGCGAAGATGCTGATCGCGTTGTTCGTCAGTGCAGAGTTGAACTTCACATTGTCGATCACGATCGACTTCGTGGCACTCGGACCAGATCCGGTTCCAAGACCGATTTCGATCGCGTTGTAACCAGTCTGATCGATGGCGCTGTCTGTGACACGAACATAGTCGCCACTGACGATACGGATCTGGGCGTTCGCTGTCGCCTTCGGAAGATCACCGGTTGTGGTGAGGTTCTTCATGGTGACATCGCCTTCCGTCTTGAAGACGGTGGTTGCATTGCTCGCGGTCAGCTGTTTGACTTCGATGCTCTTACCTTCCACGGTCGTGGTGCCGGTGATCGGTTCTGCGATCGTGATGATCAGGTCTTTGTCAGCTTGAGCAAGATCCGCAGAAGAGGTCACAGCAGCAACATCGGTCTGTTTCAGAGAGACGATCTGTGCTTCCAGGGAAGCGAGACGATCACTGATCGAAATCACATTGCCTTCCGCACTTGCAACCTTCGTAGACAGTACCGTATCATCGTAGTTGGTCACTGTCGCAAGACGTGCAATTTCAGCATCATCGACCAGGCTTTTACCGGCAACCTTGTCAACCTTACCTTCGAGGTCAGTGACCACATCAGTGATCAGTCCGCGAACTTCGGCATCATCGTAGTTCGCAACATCAGCGAGACGGGTGATCTCCGCATCATCAACGAGGCTCTTGCCTTCCACCTTGTCGACTTTACCAACCAGATCACTCTGGAGTCCAGTGACACGGTTGTCCAGGGCGGTATCCGCAGCAGAACGGGCTTCCTCTTCTGCCGTCACAGAAGCAGCAACTTCCGTCTTAGCAGCGTCGATCGCGGTGGTGACATCGGCAGTCTTCGCATAAGCGCTGAGATCCACTTCGGAACCAAGAGATTCCCATTTCGTTCCGTTAAACGCGTACTCACCCTTGTCGGCAGTAACGTGATAGACATCACCGACAGCAGGAGCTTCGATCGCATCCAGTTCTTCCACAGTGGCAACGGTACCTTTGTAGGACAGAACACCAGCAACTTTGGCATCCACTTCTGCTTTGGTGTAATAACCACTCAGATCGGTAGCCGGAGCGTATTCACTGATATTGGCAGAGGTAACGACAACCGCATCGTCGTTGACCTGGATTACACCATTCGGAGAGTTGAGGTTCATCTGAGCCTGGGTGGTACCGATGTCAACTTTGTCCCACTTGGACATCATGATCAGAGTACCATTGTTGCCGGTGGTCATCGTTCCAACGATACTGTCATGGTTCTTCAGAACGATGTGGCGACGATCCGGGAGGTTCGGATCCCAGGGATTCTGCAGCACAACGACATCGGCACCGAGCTCCAGAACATCGTCGGTGAGAACAAGTTTCTGACCGTCCACAGTAAGGGCATTCTGCTTCAGACCGATAGCGGCTGTCAGGGAGCTGTCCGCGTTCTGACGATCTTCCGCTTCCTGGGCGATCTGAGCCTGAACGGACTCTTCCGTCGCCAGTCCTTCAAGAGACGGGATCGTGATGAACTCACTGTAGTTGGCATCCGTAAGGACGGTATCTTTGTCATTGACCGTAACAGCATCTTTGCTGTTGAGGTTCATGTGGACAGAGGTGGAACCGAAATCCGCAGCATCCCATTTGCTCACCATAGCAAGGTTGACAGATCCACCAGCTGTGGTGTAACCACAGATGTTATCGTCGTTCTTCAGAGTGAGAACTTTGCGATCCGGACGAGACGGGTCGGAGGTGTTGGGTTCGAACTTCGCATAGTCTGCGAGATCAGACTGAACCACGATCGGATCCGCATCGTTGAGAGTCGGACGATCGGAGCTGTTCAGGTTGAGCTGGATATTCGCAGATCCGAGATCCACCTTATCCCACTTGCTGACCATGGCGATGTTCACACCGGAACCATCCGTCTTGATACCGGAGATGGTGTCGTGGTTCGCCAGCTGGATGGTCTTGCGAGGAGCATCATCGTTGGCGTTCTGGAAGGTCTGATAGAACGGGATATCGGAGATCTTCTTGCCGGTATCCTGGATCTGAACACCGTTGGTACGGATCGCAGAGGTGATCGTCTCACTCACACCCTTGGATTTCAGATAGTCCACAAATCCTTTCATACCGAGTGGACCAGCTTCGAAATACTTGAAACTGTAAAGCTTGTCAGTATCGAACCCGGTGGGATCCTGTTGTCCGATCGAAACACGGTTCATGATGGCGTTGGAGCCGAGAACGATGATGTTCTGAGCAGCATTGGACGTGGCTGCTTCTTCCATATAGACCAGACCAGAGAAGACTCCGTTGGTCAGAGGAAGATAGGTAGCCAGGATCGAGGTGATCTCATCCTTGGTGTAGTAGTTGGTTAGGTCGGTGATCGAACCGAACTCTTCGAATCCAGTCCCATCGACATAAACATATTCCTTGCCTTCTTTGTCGACGTAGACATCACCCTGGGCATTGCCTTCGGTAGGAAGAGCTTCCTTGTTCTCAACCACACCTTTGAAATGCAGAGCACCAGCGGTCTTGCCTTCCAGTTCAGTGATCTGTTCTTCCGTGGCAAGCAGGATGCCGTTGACCGCAAGTCCGACGATCCGTCCGGTATCGTCCTTCTGGATCTCCATCGGCTGTGTTTTCTCAACAGCGGCATCGATATCGGTAGGGGTAGAAGTCGGACCATTGACGATCTTGCTCCACTCGAAGGTCATACCGAGATCCGGATCCATCATTTCACCTTCGTAGACCTTGGTGAAGATGCCGTTCGAATACCGGTACACGGCGAATCCACTGTGAACAGTTGGATCTCCAGATGCATCCGTAACGTAATTGATCAGTCCGGGATCAGGACTGCGAAGCATCTCCTCGTAAGTGTTGTAGGACTTCGTTTTGCCCATGACCGTGATGCCTTGAGCTGTGATAGCCCAAGTTTGTTTCTCGTTGGGATTGATAATAGAACCCATAAGTGAATTCCTTTATGTTAATGTTCGACCAAGGAGAACGATGGTACTACGATCAGATCTCCTTGATCACTTGTTGTGTTAACGAACCTGTTTGTCGTTACCTGTTTCTAGTTTTGATTAGAGAGGAACGAACAGGCGAATGATTCCTCTTCACTGAGAGACGAGCTCGATCGCAGGGAACGGATCGAGATAGGTGTAACCGCCGAGCATATACCACCAGAACTGGTAGCTGAACTCCACATCTCCTGCTTCTTCCATCTCGATGTAGAAGGTATATTTGTAAGATGTATGAAGTTCGATGTTGTTCCAGACGGTCTCGTTGTCTTCCGACCACACACCGTTGGAACCAACGTAAAGACCGGATGGAAGCTTCGCACGGAACCGCATCTTGTCTTTGATCTGAGTGCTGTCGTTATACCCGAAGGTTGTCATGTAGAAGGTACATTTGCTGATGCCCTTCTGGAGGGTCCTCTTGATACCTGCGAACGGGAGATCTCCGATACGGAGAGGATAGTTCGCGATGTCTGAGACTTCACAGAGGAACCTCAGGGTACAAGAGTGACCACCGGTACGGTAGACGGACCAGGTCTCTGCCTTCGCTGGTTTATTACGGGCAACGAAGTTACCTTCCAGTGTATCAGAGGTACAGAGATACATGTGGTCGTTCTGATTGTAATAATAGTTCCCGTCATTCGCTGCAAGATCTTCAAAGTTGTTGTCTCTAATAAACTTGGTGTTAGTAGAGCCAACCAAGATTTGAGATCTCCAAGATGGTTCAATAGCTTGCTGACCGGTGTATGGTTCACTTGGGTTATTACGGTTGCAAGTGATAGTTCCGATATACACCAAGTTGGCACCACCACTGTCGGTGAACGCCCCACCAACGGAGTAAGTTTTGATCGAACCGATCTTACCAGTACACTTTCTTAGAGCAACTCGACACTGTAGATGATTGTTCATCATATCCAACATACCGCCTGTAACACTAAAACCACTGGAAATAGTGTCGTAGTACGCTTTGATATTAATGTTTTGAACGATCATCTGATTACAGGTTGGATTAAGTCCATTGTTAACTTTGTTGTCGAGTCGAGACTGATCATCGTTAGCGGTGAATACAATCGCATCCGTACTACCCCAAGTGTTGGTTGTATCCTCACCTTCTCCAACTCCAATAAATGAAATATTGCGAAGGATGTGCCATTGACTTTTGGGGGTAAAGAACGTACTATATTCACTATCCTTGTAGCCAATGTAGTAATTGAAAAACTGCAAACCTTTGCATTTCGGAAGATTGCAGGTTATGTTCTCCACAATACATCCTGGATTGAATGTATTGATATCCAAGAAATACCCAACGGGAGTTTTGTTGATTGTAGCATTTTCTAACTGAGTCCCATCGGACGCCTCCTCGATCGTGATGTCGTGAACATTCCACAGGTTCGCTTGTCCTGTTAGTAGTCGACGATGTCTGCCGTAGTCACTATCGATTTTCGCGCGATAGAGATACATGGTCACATCGTGAACGTCAATTTTGGAAAGCGAACGATAATTGCTATCCGATGCGATATTGAAGAATCCATTGTGATTGAAGTTTCCAGAACCGTAAGTGTGGTTCGCCAACGGGATACTGTGTACTGTGATATCTTCGATGGTACAGTTACCGAATCTGGAGTACAGATAGATGTAACCACCAGAGTCACAGCAGTCAGGCTTGCTGATCAGCACACTGTCGTGAATGTGACAAGTGTTCGTATAGCTAACATGGAACAAGGTTGGTGTGGACATATTGCTATCGTCGTTCGACGATGTAAACCAACGACCTGATACATCGGTAGGATCTAGGATATCTCCATGGATCATACAACTGTAAATCTTCGAAGCTTCGAAGTTCTCGCAGTTCGCCATGATGAACCCTTTACCATTACGACGGTCTCCGCTGCCTGGGTTCATGGACAGAGTACGGATCCTGAGGTTGTAGATCACAACATCTCGTGCGTTCAGTCGGATGAAGTGTGTATCGGGAAGATACCGATTGAAGTTTTGAGCCAAAGTAGCATATTCGGAAGCATCAGCACCCCACTGTGCTTTTGCATCTTCTGGCATATACTCAAAGACAGGATCATCTTGTTTCGGCATACCGACGATAGCAACACGCATCGCTCCAGATGCAAGCTCACAACCAGCACTGTTGTTATAACACCAGATACGTGGATATTGAGAACCCTCGTCTATGACGTGTTGATGATTCGACCGTCTGATCAGATAGACTGTGTTGTCCTTCAGAACAGCAGGAAGTTCTCGATCGGCTTTGGTGATCGAGGATCCATCATGTTCCGCAGGATCCCAGTCGATACTGTCGTTGTACTGCTGAGTGGGGTCGATGTAATACCACTGAGCAGCCATATGTTTAAACCACATTACGTAGTCTCCTCTGTTTCAAATTCTTCTGGTGGCATATACACCATGTTGTTCGGGACAGACTGCATCCCTTGGAACCCGAACGTAGTTGGAAGTTGATTGTCATAATGATCGAAGTTCGGATAGATCTGTGCTTGTTGTGCAGTGACCCACCCTCTCTTGTTCAACTGCGTGTTGGGGTTAAATGTTTGATCTTGGAAGTTGATGGGTGTCAGGAATGCCCAATGTTCAGGAACAGGATCCGACCCAACGATCTCTGTGGTGATCTCGCTTCCATACCAAGACTGACCTGTATTCGGGATATCCGGCGAACCAACCGAGTCGATCAGGAAGAAGTTCATGAAGAACTCATACTCACTCTGTTCGATCAGGTTGATGAAATCAGGAACCTGTGCAAGACCCATGTTGATAGGGAGAGTGACCTTCTTATTACGAAGAGACTCTTTACACTCTTCCAGCAAAGGTTGCAGCAGTTCCACGATCTTACGTTGTTTGTCAAGTAACTGCATGATCATCACTCCCTATGTCCGGTGTATCCAAGCAGATCTAAGGCTCGATCAGCCAGCTGATCCACTTCAAACACCACTGTTTCCAGAGCTTGTACTCGCTGTTCCAGATCGGTGTTAGATGTCTCGATAACGGTTACACGGTTACTCAAGTTATTGAACTCCTCAGAGGTGACATCACCACCTGGGATATCACGTCCCTGATAGGTTCCATCTTCTCCAAGGACAACCATCTGTCCAACTGAGATCGGATCTGGAGTTGACATCTTACCATCCACAGATGTTTGGATGTTGTCGATGCTTCCTTGAAGTGCTTCCAAAGTCTCTGTAAGGTTCACGATCTCTGTCATCGTGTGTGTATGGATCCTTGGGGCATACACTGTATCGTGGTTGTGATTCGCTAATGCGAAGTTGGGAACATCTTGGATATCACTCCACTGATGGGTATGCTGAAGCATCGCATACCGATCATCGAAGTTGATGTCGATCGGTGCATACAAAGCATCGAAGTCCGGTGTTTCTACCAGATCCCCCCAATCGTGTTTATGCCCTACCAGAGAGAACAACGGGGGGTTGGTGATGTCGGTCCAATCGTGCGTATGAGCAGATGGTGTAAAGGTAGCTGGGATATCGACTAAGTCGTTCCAACTGGAGGTAAATGCAATCTGTTTCAGGCGACTGAAGGTCTCTTGTAACCCGTAGATATCGGAGATCTGAAGGTTGTTGATCTTCGTCTCTACCGTGATCAGTCTGTTCGTCAGATCCTGATCGGTCAGTGTGAGATCGTTGATCGTCTGAGCCAATGTAGTGTTGTTGACCTCGTTGATCACCAACTCAAATGTAGACGGAAAATAGTCCGGTTTGCCTTCGATACTTTCCCACTTGTTGTTGATTTCAACCTGGTCCTGCCCAGTATCCAACCAGGACTTCGTATCGCTATCCCAAACCCAGATCGTGTCTGTAGTTCCTACGATAGCGAACATCCCATCTTCACCAGTTGGATAGAGTGTGTTCAACTGTTCAGGATTCGCGATCCAACCAACGAACTTGTTGATCGCATCGTTGATGTCCTGATCCATCGACTCAGTCTCATAGATCTTCACCCAACCTTGATGTTGTCTCCATGTATAGAGAGCAGAACCTTCGTTCACGGTCGGGTCACCTGTTGCATCTACCACCCAAGCTAACTTGCCAGGGTACTGTTCCTTCAGCATGTCGTCCCAAGTTTGGTACGTTTTGGTTGTACCAACTATGGTAATACCACTTGGGGAAGTGTACCAAGGTCTTTCTCCAGGATTAATAATAACACCCATAGGAGAACTCCTTTGGTTGGTTGAATAGTGTTTGCATAGCATGACCTTTTAGATTGTGTATAGGGTTGCTGATCAAACTCAGCAACCCTATACAACCATTTACTGTATCGGAGAAAGATTAGTTCTGATGCGATATAGTTCGTATACTTCTGGGAATTTATCACCAGTATTTCCTGTAAGCGATTTGCATGCTAACCAGTAAAAATCACGTTCTGCTCCAAACATTGGAGTGTAATCTGGAATTTGACCGAATACTTTTGATACCAATGTACCGACAAATCCAGTACCTGAACCGTTGGTGGCATTCTGATTCAATGTTTGTGTTTCCGGAGTATCTGCATCGGCATCTCCTCCGTAAATCCACCTATTGAATGCTCGATATTCCCAAACACGTCCACCCAAACGTTCAGTATCGATTGAATCAAACGTGAGATCGGTAACACCCGTCACTGCACCTGTTTCTTGGTTAACAGATGTTACACATAGTAGCAAATACTGATCACTAAAGTTGGTACGGTATCTATTCCGTTCAATGTGATCAAGTGCCTGTCTACTACACAGCTGATAATGAACCTTTATTAGATCGCCAACTACATAGCCGGATCCTCCGTTTTGTATTTCAACATGTCGCATCTGATATGTTGGAAATAAAACGCTACCTAATGTGTAGTAACGAGTTCTCCATTCTGTTTGTGTAGCCCTTGGAAAGTGTGGGAGTGGTATTTCCATAAAACCAAACCCACCGTGTTCTGGAAATGTACCGTACGTTTCTTCTCCGATATATTCCCCTGCCAACTCTGCAGCATACACGTTGTTGGTTTCGTGTTTCCATTCTCTTACTTTTCCAATACTAAACTGCTTAGACATAGGCGATTCTGAATCGTTGTAACCGATCCATTTGCCGCTTAAGTAGTCGACACCGTCGTCGAGGATCAATCGCCCGTACTGGAAGTTTTTCTCAAACCCTATATATCCCTTGTGAGTGTCATTCCATCCACTCATTACTTCAGAATCTGGAGAATCTTCTAACGTAAAGGTAATAGAGTCTGCTCCGCGTTGCGTTATGTTGTAGCTTATAGCGGACATACCCATCCCCATTTCATCAACACCAAATAGATTCCAAATCAGACCAGAATCAGCAGACATAGCGTTTGCGTTGAATGTATCAATTTCCGGTGCTCTCTCGAAGTTTGTAGATGTAACTTGTTCGGGCGTGTAGTGGTTACTAGAAATTGTGTAACACAGATTTATGTCACCAGACCAACCCAATGAATCAATGTTGGTTAAAAATTGTTCTAGATTTTGAATATTGAGTTCATCCCAAGGTGTTGTGTCGTCATAGTAGTAACCTTCTAAGTTATGAATGTAGAGATAGTACGTTTTACCACTATGTTCTTTCTTATATCTTGCAAGTGCTCTAGTACCGCTCCATCCAAACGAACCGCCTGAAAAAGTCATCGGAACATCTGCGGGTGCTAACCATTCGAGGTCGCGATCCCATTTTCCGTTTAAATACACACCTTTCTTACCAGCAGGTGTCATAGTGAAGAGTTTCTCTACCTTTAGATACACATCTGGTGTTTCTAATGGATCAACACTGCTTCCTCCACCGCCGCTGTTCAAAGGTGTGAAAGTTACACCATCTGAACTAAACGAAAGTTCACCATTTTCATTCTTTATGAGCCCTAATGTTCCGCCTAGTTTAGATCCGACTATTCCACTGTTTAAAACAGTGGATAATCCTGTTTCTCCACCGATCTTAGTTATTGTGATGTTGTCTGACATATAAGGCTACCTTTATTTTACTTCTTCCCACTGCCACACACCAGCAGTCCCCGGATCCCATATACACGGGATCATGTCTGCTTTGGCAAGATAAGTCTTTTCATTGAAGCTATAATACTTTCCAGTATAAACATCCATTCCATTAACGAATGCTATCGGATTATTTTGTGTACCAGCTTCTTCCTGACTATTTGACAGTGGACGATAAATGGCCAACATACCATCTGCTCCAGGAGTCTGCGATTCAATAGAATCCACAGCTTGGACAACTCGGTATGCTTGGTTGTTATAGTTAACAATTTCTCCAGCAGAATAATGCTTTCCTGCTACCCATTGCGGACAGATCGGGGCCATTTGAAGAGCCGTCTGGTCATCATTTTCCGGTATAGCAGTCATAGCGGCCTTTACTGTCATTTCTTCTAATACAGCAAAGGCTATTTGCTCTGGAGACGGATCTGGTTCAGGAAGTTCCACAATTTCTCCATCTTGAATATCAAGCCGAGAAGTTGGTAATGTACCTTCATACAACATCCAACCAGCCTCAAGCATAGCAGTTCTTCCTACACTGGGACCATTCCAGGCAACGATTGATGATCCTTCTTTTTTAATATACATTTTCATTTCACCTCATTTCGTTTTCTTTTCCGATACACACACTTTACCTTAAGGTGTTTGAGATTGCGGCGATTTCCGGTTGGGTCAAAGCGCGATCGAAGATCATCGCTGAGGAAATTCTTGTCAGGCTACCAGCATAATAGGATGAGTTCGGGTCACGCCGGATGCCTATGGTGGTTTCCAGCGTGGTGGTGGCTGATGGAGTCCCCCACGCAAATGCTGGATTGGAACTGCTCCCCACTTGGACACCGTCTACAAATGAGCGCAAAATGGTACTTTCCGGAAGATGCTCGATCGAAAACGCGAATACATGCCAACTGTCAAGCAGTTCTGAAGCATCCGCATACGCTGAATAAAACACACGACCGTTGCTTACTACCGGATAAATCTGAATCAATCCGGATTGTCGGTCTTCGCGAATGCTGAAATGAAAAGTAAAACCAGTTGCCCCGGAACCGGCATTCCCCTGGCTGATGAATGGGTGCAGGAAGAATCTTCCGGCGTCAGGATCATGCGCAGGGCAGAATGCCCGAACGATGAAGGTCTTGGACGTAGTATTACCGCGAAAGTCTAAAGGCGTGGCGATTCCGGCGACTTGAGTATCGTCCGCCGCCTCGAATACGCCGCGATCCGTCCGGACGTTCGTTTTCGTCAACAGCCGGGTACGTTCCTCCCATGTGGGATAGCTCCAGACGATTTTTCCGGTGGTCAAGTCTTCGATTTGAATTTTATACACGTAGCCGCTGTTGCAAATTGGAAACCTGACAGCGGCGGTTCCGGCTCGGGCGAACGCATACGGGTGTTCGATCTCGGTACCGTCCAAAAAGGCGTGCATCGTATCACCTTCGATGATTACTTCGATGGTATGACGCCCTTGTAGGCGGGTATCCCCGGAATAGACGGCAACTGTAGCGTACTTTGAGCTTGTATCGCTGGCGGATCGCAGCAAGTTGCTGAAAACTCTTATGGTGTGGGTGCTGTAAACGTACACACCGAACGGAAAATTCTCCCCACCGGCGTAGAACATTGAGCAATCCGAATTCTCCCTGACGATCTCCGCATCGATAAGGAAACTGTAATCATGCGTAGGATCGAGTGCTTCCCGCATCACCTCCTGACAGTCATAGAAAGCCTTGGACTTCTCAGCAAAGTTTTCAGGAACGGAAGATGGCCACGGCTTCGGTTTATCCGCGAAGTTGCGCGGCGTCGGAGGACGCAAACGGCTCAACCAGGAGCCGCCCCGGTCGGGCGTCAGGCAAAACAGACAAGACGGGTCTTTTGCTATTTGAGATAGACTACTCATGAATTCACCATAATCATTAAATCAGATCCAATGATTGCAGAGACGACATCCACATCTTTTAATGTGTCACTTTCAGATGTTACATCCCTTTTAAACGATATCATTCCAGTTACAGGAGGATTAAACTCAATCGTTTTCTTCATATCTGTTGTTGTAACGGATAGGGTAATGGGATCTAATTCTGTCGATCCCACACAAGGGATGATAACGATATTTCCAGTGATCGTGTCTGATGCAGAACGAATATAGAATTCGATAGCAGATACATTTCTTGCAAAATCTGCTAAGTTCAATTCGGTATATGTGTCATCCAATAAATGACAAATGTTTCCACCTACTTCGACAATAGGTAATCCGTATGCGTGTGATACGACTTTTGTTTTAACAGCCACGATTCCTACGAAACGCAACGTCCACGTTTCGTTTATTGTACCAATAGCTGAAAGATTTACGATCAGTGTATCATTATTCCAGCGCATCGTGATTCTAGAATCACTAGATACATCATACCCTTGATTGTCATAAATAAGCACAGGCGCAGCTGCTGATAAACCGAGTTCTGTTAGCGATTTGGTCAGGACACCATCAATAAGGTCAGCTGATGTAAATTGATATGTTTTGGTAAGAATTTCCAAGTTGTTGTTAGCTTGTTCTAGATCAAATAATCTAGAATTTACATTAGACAATATTTCAGATTTTGATGTTTTGGTCCACTGAGGATTGCCCTCAGGTCCCACATCACCAATTATCATATCGTCTGTTGATACAACTGCTGGGAGCAGTCGAGCTTCGTCAACAGATGTTAAATCAAGTCATTGTCCGTTTAAATATATTTTTGCCATAATAAGTTATCTCCAAATCCTATGTCAGTCTAGCCAATCAACAAGCCAGGATTTCTTAGTCAAATCTTCCGGATTCTCACTTGCGCGTTTTTCGGCGATAAGTAGACGATGTTTCGTGATTCGTCGTACTACGATGTACCACTCATCTCGTGTTTTACTGTACGTGAATGTTTTGACGATATATCCAGTATACTGGTTATCAGCATACGGATACAGTCTTCCGGGAACCAGATCCCAAGTGATGTCCAATACAGGACAGAGTTCCAGTTCATGTTCCGTGAACAGGACACAGCGTTCGTTCTTACCGTTCAGGTCTTCCACTTGGAGAGCGATGTATACTTCCGCTTCTCCCTTACGAGGATCCAAGTTCTTGACACGGATCGCTCGTCCTAACTTCACTTCGACATTGTCGATCATCTCAGCCATAAGCAATCTCCTTCTTGTAGGGTGTATTTCAAGTACGACGAAACCATTCAGTGGATCAGGGAACCACTTTAATGTATTTATGCGAGAATCCAGTAGATCTAGTTTGGTTACAACACAACTGATCGTAGAAGTGTCCTCTAGACAGGGAAGGATTGTTCTCTGTAACATCCATCGATCTTCTGTGTAGAAGAGTTTGTAGCTTTGCAGCGTGTAAAGCTCAAGTTGGTCGTACACCCATACACGATCTTTCCCTATCGCCGTCTCTGATAGAACCAAGGTGATACGTTTTGTATTTCCTTGTTCGTCCAACAGGATATCGATATCACCGGAGTATGTTTCGTCGTAACTCACAAATAGAACTCCTTTACTTGTTGTAATCTCAGATCTATCTCTTTGGTTCATAACATGCTACCTGGTAAGGTGTTGATCCTTACCAGGTAGCATGAGTGTGTTATTCTGTACGGTTATGAAGAACAGTGATCGTTCCAGAAAGTGTCCTATTCGCCCAAGATTTGGAAGTACCATCTTCGTTGTAAGGATCCTGTACCCCCCCCCATCTACATACAGATATGCATCGGATGCACTTGGGTTGAGCGGTTGAATGTTCTCATCTTCTGTAGTGTAGTGGATCGCCCAGTAATCAGTCGCATCTATACAACGAGCCCTGTATCTGAGATGATACAGTGTACTAGGCTTGACCTAGCAAGCTCTCTCCTTTAGGAGAGGGTAGTTGACGCTTCAAGTGGGTACCTATACTCGTTAGAACTTATTGAGCCATGAAGATTCACAGACATCTGCTTCAAACGGAGTGAGACCATTGAACGTGAGTTTCAGGACGGCATCCGACCCATACGGGATGAAGTAAATGTTTCCGTTCGGAGCGACTACTGCACCGTGGAACTTAGAGCTTAAACCGTGGGACGTGTCAACCGGAAGCATGGTGGTGGTAAGTGTATCCGGATCAACCTCAAGGATGTTGCTGTTGTCGGATGGAGCGAAATATAGCTTCCCGTTAGGGGCTAGACAACCACCGAACCATTTGTTAGTCCCGTCTCCGAGAAATCCATGCGTTGAAACTTCTCCGGTCGCGGTCGCATACCTTGTAAGACTGTCAAACCAATTGCTTACACCGAAAATCCCTTTGCCGGAATCAAACACGCAGCCTTGGAACAGTTCACCTGATGCTGCGGATAGTCCGTGTTCGATGAGTTGAGTTGTACGTGTTACGGGGTTGATCTTCAACACATAGTTGTTCTGATAGTTAGAAGGGAATGCGTAGATGTAACCATCCGGTCCAAGAGCACCACCTCTCCATTTCCAACTATAACCGATATTGATCTGTACATTACCGAACGTTTCAACACTTTCCGTTTCAGGATCGATAACCCCGATCCTATATTCCTCATTAGGAATGCAGTAGATCTTCCCATCTGGACCAAGGGCACCGCCTGCCCACTTCCGGTTCCCGCCCATCCCTGAGAACGTATGGGTTTCGTTGGTCTCAGGATCGATTACAAGAACCTTACTGGACGTGTGAGGGATGGCATAGATTTTCCCATTCGGAGCGAGACATCCCCCGAACCATTTGAGATTCCCTGATTCCGTAGGTATCGTCGTTGCAGTGTCAGTAGTGGTGTCGATGACAAGGATCTCTGATGCGTAATGTGGGATGCAATAAATCTTCCCGTTTTTCGCAAGTACACCACCGATCCATTTCTCACTGGAATTGACCGACGGAAAGTTGATCCACGATTGTTCCGTTGTGTATGACTTTCCTTTGTTCTCTACAATAGTAGAACGTAACCGATTAAGGGTGGATTGCTTGGTCGATTTGACAATCGGAATGAAAACTCGATGTGCCGCTGCTAGTACCGCATCCTGTGAGTTTAACACAACACCGGAAGTACCAGTCTCAGGAGTTCCCTCTGCTTCTTTCAGAGGTAGAAAGAATCGCTGCTTATGATATTTCCCATAGAGCGTTTTCAATTCTGATACCGAAAGTGCTCGGTTGTAAACTCTTAGATCCGACAGTCTCCCTGACCATCCGAACTCATGAGAGGGATGACCACCAATGTAAGCAGTAGAAGCTGATCCGGTTCCGAGAGCAACTTCAGAGCTTCCAACAAGAATAGTGTTGATGTAGAACCTAAGCGTTGTTCCATCGTAGACCGTATCCAGCAACTGCCACTGATCTGAGAAGAGATTCTTCACATCGATTGAGGTGTCACCGAACCAAGTATCCAAACTCAATTGACCGTTGTGGAAATTGAGGAAGACCATCTGACCGGTGGATTCAGGTCCCCAGATGATGATACTCTCCTGTCCGTTGTTGGATGGGTTAAGGAACCATACTGAAATTGTGAACGGTGCATTACCAGTTGGTAATCCTGCTGCTGCGAAAGAGACAGCAGCAGCTCCACGAGTCATTGAAATAGAAGGAACCCCCTTGTATGTACTGAACTCGATCCCGGAGGATCTGAACGACAGATCTTGTCCAGTCTCCGCTGTTGTAGTGTTTGAATCGAACGGTACATATAAGACAAGCCCTTCAGATGGCATGTTGATCTTTTTCTCAGGAAGATCAATCACGATACCTTTCGTTCCGATTGTAGGAGCCTCCGTTTTCGTGAAACTCACTGCCTGTTTGAACTGTTCAGTTGCATTCAACTCACATACGAGATTGCTCATCTCCGCATCTGAAAGCCTGCGGTTGTACAGTCTGAGACTCCGTATCCGAATGTTTCCGGAACTGCCTACAAACACATCTTTGCCGATTACAGTGTGATACCGATATTCTTCCCCATATTGAAGAACATCGAAAAGGTAGTCTTTATAAATCTCCCCTACCTTGTTAAGAGAACCAGGATTGTTTGTCAGGTAAACATCTAATTTGTCAGAAGCTGTTTCGCTGGCACGCAGAAACAAATATGCCCACAAAGAGAGGTCTCTCTGAATCGATCCGTCAACCATATTCGTTGTAGAATCTGAGCCGTTGGGTCCATAGATTTTGTAGAATGTCTTGCTCCCTGCTGCTGCAGGATCGCCTTCCGTAGTGACTTTGAATCCCAAATCAAAACCTACAGCCGACGATGATTTCGACACCAGTTTCCCATCCCCTGAAAGATTGACTGCTAGACAGAGTGTTCCATTGAAGTCTTTTCCGGTTGCGGAGCTTTCCGTCACTGCTCCGTAAAGCTGAACTGATCCGGTTGTCTCGTCTGTAGAGCTGTTCGTTACAAGAACACCATTAGAGCTTGTGACTTGCGAAGAGCAAACAATAGTTCCGATGTTCGCAGTAGTAGACGAGCCATCTGCATATACATCCAACCCGTCTGTAACAGCAATAGATGAAATTATAGTTCTATCGGGAATCGGCAGAAATGTATTACCACAGACGATACCTCGTTGTCCAGAGGCAACGCTCTGCTTCTCAAGGTATAGATAACTCATTGATTGGTCTCCGCCGTAGATATCGAAGTGCCAAAATCATAGACAACGTCGACCGTTCCTCCAGAGGATCCGTCCGCATTGATCAACTGTGCCGTACCAGCAAAATTTGCTGGATCTGTTACATCAGTAAGAACAGCAAACGAAACTGCTGCAGCTCCTTCTAAATCGTGCCATTCGTTGTTAGCGTAAATCTTAACCATAAACATCTCCTTTCTTGTGTTAATCGTGATGTTATCTAGGATGGGCCTGTAAACCTCATCATGGTTGCTACAATTGTAAACGTAACTTAAAAGATTCTACAGTAAGATCGGAGTCCGATCTTACTGTAGAAAGGAGTGTTAACATAAGATCGTCTTAATGATCTAGGTCCTTTGGTTTACGCGATGGTCGGGAACGGATCCACGAAGGTAGCCGCACCCACCATGTACCAGGACCACTGGAACGAAGTGGCGATATCACCTTCTTCATCCATGTGGAACGGGATCGTGAGTTTGTAACTGGTGTATCCATCCAGGTTCTCCCAGACAGAATCTGTATCCAGTTGCCAGTTACCTTCTTCGGAGAAGACTCGTTTTCCATTAGGAAGTTCAATGGCAGCGAAGAACCGGTTCACGATCTCACTGTAGTCGTTATATCCGTACATCGTAAGATAGAACGTGAGTGTATGGTCACCGGCAGTCACGTGTTGTGTGATGCCTTTGAACGGAACACCGCCAACCAAGAGCGGCCAGTACCGATCATCAGCTGTTTCATTGGTCAGGCGGATCGAGCAGTTCGAAGAGGAACCCTGACGATAGGTAGACCAGGTCTCGGCTTTCGATTTGATACCACGAGCAAAGTACGCGCCATCCATCTGATCGTTCGTACAAATGTAGTTGCATTCGTATGGATAACTCTCTGGAGTGAAATCAGCAGTATAAGTTGCCGGATAGCACCGAATGTTTGATGCACCAACCAGCATGTAGGAATGATAACCGATCGACACAGAGTACTGTGAGTTATATTCCCAACGAGGATTGTTTTTGTTGCACGTGATATTACCAACATACAAGGTGTTGACACCACGGTCATTCACAGCATAACCAGGATACCATGTGTTGATCGATTTGATCTTACCAACACAGTTACGAATGGCAACCCCACCAACAACATCACAATCTGCGAGATCCAGCATCGCCTGATCTGCGTAGATAGCGTTGCCCATCGGAGCATTCACATGGATGTTCTGGAGCAGGAAATCGTTGGCTGACTGGCGAAGATAAGAACCCTCGATCTGTACATGCACACACCCGTATCCGTATTCGTACGGAGTTGTTGGCCAGGTAGATTCGTAACGACATGCATTGGCTGTATAGCTCTGTATAGCAGTAACGGTGACGTTACGAACTACGTTGTACTGTCCACGAGAAACCATACGGTACCGATCGTCGCTATCTTCTTGTTTGTAAGAAATATTGACAACACGGTCACGTTGACCAATAGATCCAATCGTTGCTGTGACATTCTCCACAACAGTACCTGCGCACAGAGTTCTGAGGGAGATACATCCTAGTTCATAGGAGCAATAATACCCTTGATAAGGAGACCAGTTCTGGACAGAACCCATATCGATTGTAACAGTATCAACCAATGCACGTTTCACAGCACCACGAATAATCGGAGGCATATACCGATCATTGATATCTGAATAGTAATAGTACGCTGTGATATTGGTTGCCCTCAGCTCGGTAGCCCACTTCGGATCATCCCAATACCAGCCGATACCGGCACCATCATTCGACTGCTGAAGAAGGTTGAATGTACAGTTGTCGATGTAGATGTTCTTGGTATATCCAAGCCAAATTCCGTGACCGTTGCCGTATTTGTCGATACGGCAGTTGGTGATCTTGGCACTGTTCGCAGTACGATTAAGTGAGTTGTTAAAATAGAAGAACTGCTTACCGCAGTAATAGCTTACTTTCGAAGCACCTTGTACGGTGAAATCCGTCTTGGCTGTGCGGAACCAGCAATGGTCAAAGAAGACGTTAGTACCATATGTGGTGTTTCCGCATTCGACGACTTGCGTGTTGTTTTCACGGTTCGTCATGAAGCAAATACGACTCATATGGAAGTTGGTACAGTTACTCCAATAGAAGTAGTAATCACTTGTTGTTGGGTCGTTGACGTATGCGTAATCTTGATCAGCATCAACCCATGCCGTCTTCGCATCTTCCGGCATCGATGCAAACAGTTTGTCTGTGGACTTCGGCATACCCATAAGTACAACCGACTTCGGAGTCGACCAGGTCGGTGTAGAAGAAAGCTGAGGGAGATTGGCTTTCTTATCGATCGATGTACGACGGATCAGATAGATCACATTGTCTGTGTTCAGCGAAGATGGGAACGCTTTTGCAGCAGAGGCAACAGAGCTTCCATCGCCCCCAGACTCAAGAGAAGGATCGATGTAGTAGAACGAATGTTCTGAGTTGTGGATCAACATGTTGTTATTCCTTTATATTTGGAGTATGTTAAATTTACGCGTAAGCGGCTGTATCGTCTACACTTGGAGCGAATACGTTCGGGAACTGAGCCTCTGTGAACGAGACAGATGCAAGTGCACTCATCTCCATAGTTGGTGCGATATTGGAAGATCCGGTCTTGTTACCATAGATGTCTCCCTTACCAGTTGGAAGAGATGGATGAGCTTCGGTATAGTGTTCGATGAACAGATCGATCGTTTTAAGATCGGTCACAGTCAATGCAGGTGTATAAGAGTTACCACCAGTAGCTTGACCTCTTCTCGGGAATCTTGGGTTCCCGAACTGATCGACATCATCGAAGTTGAAGAAGAACTCGAAATCCAACTGTGGGATCCGCGATGTAATCGAAGGAAGCTCATTCAACGTAGGCAATGTCCCAACAGGGATGATAACGCCTTTGGATGCATACGTATCCTTCATGTCAACACGGAGACCACTAGACATCGATTTCAACCGTTGAATCTTTTCAACTAATGTCATGTGTTGTGTCCTTGGTTAACGGTTATTGAGATAGAGATACGCATACCCTATGGCATAGCCATAGGGTACAGGTACCTGTACGCGATGCGCGTTAGTTCGGGAAGATGTTCGTCGGATCGATCGGCTCTGTATCGATATCCGTCAAAGTGATGATGTTGGCTGGAGACGGTATATAACCACCGTTGTCGCAGTAATAATTGCAGTTAGAATCGTATGGATTAATACGAGTACCTGATGAATGATAATACAACACTGCTGTTCCTGTAGATCCTCCGAGAGTATCCGGCTCCAATAAATACACATACCAGTTAGCCGAGCCATCTGCTTCAGGTGTTGAACTGCGATTACTCACGACGATAATTGGGTAGAATGTAACATTATCTACCCCGTACCATACACGACGCGGACCAGACTCCGTCACTTCAATCGCACTCATGCCGAATCCAGTTAGATCGAACGTTCCTGCTTTCATCGGACTGAGTGTCGTATCGATACCAGCTTGAGCATCTACTAACTGGATCTTCTTGTACGATCCAGAAGATGCTTCTTCACCAGCCTCCCACCACTGTCCATTCAGATAGATCTTGTCTGTCGATTTGACAGATGTCCATCCTGTTTTGGTGCGTACTTGAGCACCGTTCAAAGGAACCATCGAAATACTTCCCGATTGATTCACTGCGATTTTGATCATGTCGTGATGATCCTTTCGTTTACATACTTGGCTGTTATCTTCATTGGAAACGATATCACTATGCGTCACATCAGCAAGGACGATAGCGCTATCCACTCCTTGCTCAAGAGATGGTTCACTCAGTCTGGATCCAGATCATACCTTCTGTCGGGTTCACAGGCTCTGTTGCTGAAGCAACTACACGGTAAACCAGAGCACCAGATCCTTCACCATAGTCAGCTAGGATTTCATCCACGGTAGTATTGAGCGTACCAACTGTGGTTTCTAGTGTAGTAACGCGTGTCTCCAGAGCAGAAGTGTCTCCACCAGTTCCGGCATCGTACAGTGAAGATGGGATCTTACCGTTGTCATCGAGCAACACCAGACCATTTGGGGTATTGGATGCGGCACCGTTATAAAACAAATCGTACGCAGTGAGATACAGATTTCCACTGGCATCCAGTTTGATTTCTCCGCAGTATACTTCGAAATCAGTGGTCAGATCCATTCTGACTCCACCACCCGCATAATTCGTCAGATCCACTGTAGCAGCAGGAAGGTTCGTCAGCTGAGAACCATCAACTGCTGGAAGCTTACCAGTGTTGTCGAGGATCACAAAACCACTGGGTGAATTTGATGCGTGTTCATTCAACAACACATCAGCACCAGATGCAGTGGTGATGACAATCCCTCGTTCTGCCAAAGTCAGTTTGTTACCGAATGTTTCTTGAAGATTAACAGAGTTGTAACCAACAAGATTGACACTACCTTGCGTTGAAGAAAGGCTGATGGTTGATTGAGATGTGTAGTTGGCAATATTCAGGTTGAGTGGGCTGGAAGCAGTTCCTGCCCCACTCAGTCCTTCTCCAACTGTGATCTCAGAGATTCCTCCACCAGCGAGTTCTGTCGCTGACCCGGTTGCATCATAGACTTTCAGACCAGACGACGTAGCACGGAGCATCAAATGCCCTGTCAGTGCTTTCGAGTCGATCGGGGAGTCCACGATGAGAAGATTCAAAGATGCTTGATCTTTCATGTTTTTATTACTCCTAGGAATAAAGATTAGAGGTTGTAAAGAGTACCCATAGCATGCTTGTTCTAGGCTGGATATCCAGCCTAGAACAAGCCTAATTTCTGTACTGACGACGTTGCGTGTTAGTACGTTTGTCATCGGGGGTACTCGATATCCACCCCGATGTTTATCTTACAATTTAAATCGCTTCCAGTGTTGGAACTGGGGCGATTCCATTATCGAGTGTGATCCAAACAGACACTGTCAGAGGATCATTTGGATCTGTACTGACGACACCAGCATACCAGGGATCTACTTTGGAGGGATCAGACCCTACAGGGTAGATGTATGGCTCAGCACCATTTGTTTCTAATACACCAGTTCCGTTTGTCCATAACTGAACAACTGTGTGGTTTTGAAGATAAGTCGGATCTACGTACTGATCCCAGTATTGTTCAGGGATGATAGAGTAGTCCCCATTTGCTTCTTCAACTCCACAGTTTGATATACGAACCGATGGATCAGGAAGAACAACAGAAGAAGTGGTATGCTGCTCCACTGTTGGAATAGGTTCTGCACCATCTGGATCCATAGCCCATGTAAGTTCCCATGGGTATTTAACCTCTGCACCTCCGAAGCTTTCCGATGTGTACGCGTATGCGCTCGTATTGGTGTTTCGGATCGACCAGTACACATGAGTGTGAGTGGGATCATAACCCATAGTCCGAACGATAACCCAATTGGTTCCTTCTTTGGTGTATTCCAAAGGTTCAGATGCGGACCCACTCGTTAGAGTGTAGATACCGTCTGCATCAGAGATACCGGCTCCGGATACTTTCACCTGACCTGGGGGTTCTTCAGGGTCAATTACCCCCAGAGGATCTTCCGAGATCTCGTAGATCGTTCCAGACTCTGCATTCACCATCATCACGTACCAATAGATGTACGATTGATTGTTACTGGAGAGGTCAATCTCGATATTACCAGCAGCACCACCAACATGGTTGGCGATCTCTGTCAACGAACCCGTGTCGTATGGACTGGTAACGATCGTGTTAGAAGCGTAAACGAACAATATCATGCCGTCTGCTACAGCTCCAAGATCCAAGAAATCACCCTGTTTGATATAGAGCTTTTCCGGTTTGATCGGAGTCAGATCACTTCTGTTCCAACGGTAGAGAGCGCCTGCAGAGCCAGAGAACGTACACCCTGTCGACTCATCATGGTCGAACATTTGGAACATTTCAGGATCTTCACTTTCAACGCCCTCATTTGGGTTGCTGCTGTTCACAACACTTCTCGTCAGAGACCAGTTGGTATCCGATGTGTTCGATGTCAAGTTCTCAGGAAGGTTCCTTGGTTCAGGTGTTTCCGGAGTTACCAACATCGACTGAGCGCTATTCACGAACCAAACCGCTCCAGTGAAATTAGAGCTGTTTTGATCGCTGTAATCTAAGACAATTTGGTTGTCCAGATACTCGATTTCTTTGGGTTGTGGGGTATACCCAAGACACAGCACTTTCTTGTCATTGAAGTTGTGTTGGATCGTAATCTTGCCATCACTGGAAAGATGACTGGCATTAAACTCGATCGGTTCATAAGTGAGATTCACAGAACCTTGTCCTCCGAACTCATACCAGTTGGTACCGTTATTGGTGTACTCGAGTTTCGGATCCGATCCTTCTGTTGCTGTCATGCTGAATGAAAGAGGTACAGCACTAAGAGAACCAGTTGTTGCCCAATCAGACGGTGAAACCGGATACATGGATGCCTCATCACCAGACCATGTAATCTCAGCATTTCCACATACCAAGATCGTCTCAGATGAGTTGTTCCAATCTACATCCTGATCGTTTTCATTGTAATTCAACGACCTCAACGACCAACGTTTTGCCATAGCCGGTGCAACATTTTCCGTGTTATCGGTTGTTACCATCATGGCAAATACTGTTGTTGGAAAATCAGGCAAAGGATCCGAAACCCAAACCATAGTGGATTCGGACAGCACAGTACGATTAGTGTAGTCATTCACTGGTTTCGGATACGGATACAACGTGACAGGTGTTCCATAAACGGGATGGTCGTCCGCCGACATCATCTGTGTCTGGAACGTACGTTCTCCTGCGACTCCAGGAGTATACCGTATACCAACGGTATCAGAGATCATCAGTTGCAGTTGTTCGTCCTGACCACGCCCGATGATCAACTGGTCCTGGTTAAACCTTCCGTTCACGCGAAGGTTGTGCAGGATCTTGGTTATCATGTCTGCATTAGGCTTCATTGGAGCTTGCTCCTCCTGTAAGCATATTCTGCTTACTGTTGTAAAACCACACTTGAGCGTAGAAGTCGTTGGACTTGAAACTGCTATAATCCAACTTAAAAGTATTGGTATCCACATATTCAATCCCATCTGGAACAACGGTAAACCCAAGACCGAGAGGATATTTCACCCCAAGGTTGTGTGTGATGGTAGCAACACCTCTCGTTAACTCTGTCGAAGTGATATTGATCACTTCGTATGGAACAGCACCTTCTGATGCGAACGGCTTCCAATTGGTACCGTCTACCGAAGCTTCCCAACGAGCATCCGTTTTGTTGTATCGGATTCCTGGGAGATTCACCTTCCCGTTATCGAAAAAGATCCCAGCGACAGATCCACCTGTTGTACCGATCTTAAGTTGATCCTGATCGATGATACCACCGATCGTCAGGTCTCTGGTGTTATGAGAGATAACTTGTTTCATGTGCACCTCCTTTAAACCAGCATACTCTGTTGACTACCGATGAACCACACGGATGCTCCAGTGAACTCAGTCGCCTGATCACTGAAATCCAACGTCATCGTATTTTCATCCACATATGTAATCGCTCTGGGAGTCACCGAATAGTCCAGTCCGAACGGTACTTTACCGAGGTTGTGCTGGATCGTAGCAACTCCGTCCACAAGATCGGATGCTGTGATCTGGATCACCTGAGTATCCGGAAGTGTTCCGTTCTCAGGAGAGATGGCGACCCACGCTGATCCGTTGTTGTACTCCCAAGATCCATTGAGGTACCGAAGACCAGCAGAAGCTGCACCGTCCATCCCTGGAAGGATCGTGACTCCTGTGCTCTTCAGTTTCAGGGTGGACTGAGCGATCTTGTCGATCTTGACATCAGTCAACACCTGCATATCGATATATTTTGACATATTCAGTCTCCTTAGACATGTGAGTCAGTAGAGGTGAGAAGTGAAGTCTCACCTCTACTGAGCTCTGCTTCTTTAGGCGATCGTCTTCGCCAGGTAGAGAAGAGTCCAGTTACTGATCGTGTCAGCGGCGAGACCGCTCGGGATGTAGACCCGAGTTTTATTACCTGTGAAGTCACACTTCACGTCGAACTCAACCTTGTATCCGTCTGCATCGTAGACTTCCACGGAACAGATACCATCCAGTTCGTAGTAAGAACCACCGTAGGTATCATCCGAAGTGGCGAAGCTGGACTGGTTGATCGTGACTTTCGTCCAGGACTGAGTCATCTCAGGGAGCTGAGAAGCGAGGATCTTGCCGTTATTATCCAACTGAACCAGTCCGTTCGCTGCATTAACAGATGCACCGTTGTAGTGCAGAGTACCATTGATGTTAATATCACCATCGGCAAGTGTCAGATGACCGGACGAATCACTGATCACATCCGTTCCATTATTCTGGAACACGAATCCGGATTGTCCGTTGATCAGAACGGCAGCCTCCGATGTGATGTGCATCGTCGCATTACCGATCTCGATCTTGTCGTAATCACCACCCTTCAGGATGATATTTTCACTTGTAGTGATGGTGATGTCACCAGAACCATCTCCAGTATTCGACGTGGTGGTCAGCTTGATCGGACCGTTGGTCTGATAATCGCTGAGATCGATCGTAGCATCGTAGAGAGTGGTCGGGATTTTACCATCACTGCCCAACACCACAAGACCATTCGCTGTATTGGTTGGATGGTTGTTGAACAACAGGTTGGTGACATTGATCTGCAGATCCGATGCGTTGATCATGGCCACCTGCAGAGTTCTCTGCAGTGTTCCAACCATGACCGTGTGCGCCATCATGTTGATGTTGCCAGCGTTCGCATCGATATCGATCTTGCTATCATCCAGCAACAAAGTACTGGTATAAGACGCTCCACTTGTTGCTGTGGCATCGTACTTCAGAGACACACTCTGATCTTCACCGGATGCGGTCAGGGACACATTCCCGTTGTAGTTACCAAGGTCCACTGTTGTCGCTTCTGGAAGGACACTGTCGGGGATCTTGCCAGATTCTTTGTCGATCACAACGATACCACCAGCGGTGTTCTGTGCGTTGTTGTTGAACTTCAGGTTCGTACCCTGCAGTTCCACACTGTCAACATTCGCTTTAACGTGAGCAGTGCCACTGTACAGAGCCACTTCCATCGTGTTGGAGATCAGATCCACAGCACCAGCAGTACTGGTGAGTTTAATGGATGAGTTCTGACTGTAGTTGCTCAGATCGATGCTGGTGTCGGGAAGCATGGTGTTATCCACCTTACCCTGAGCATTCAAGATCACGAGACCGTTAGCTGTATTAGCAGCGTGTCCTTTCAGAGTGATCGAGTCAACAGTCAGTTCATAGGCGACCGGATCGGATACAGTACCACCCCAAGCAGTTGGGACTTGAGCACGGATCTCTTCCGGGCATCCGTAGAAACAGTTGTTGTAGCCCTGCCAGTCGATCGTCGGATCTCCCCACAGCTGCTTGGCGTTGACCGTACCGGTCATCGCGTGCATGTGGGTGAAAGTGTTGGTGAAGTTCAACGCTCTCGAGACGAACTTCGTCGGGAAGAACGTTCCGATGTTGATCGCCAGTGCATAGCAGTTCTGATACATCGCGTACATCGCACGCGGGTTGTTCGAACACAGTACTCCGTTGAAGTCACAGGTGTGCATGTTCTCGCAGAACTGGAAGCATCCTTCCGCTCCACGGCTGATCATCACCATATCCTCGAACCCAGTCACGCTGAGAAGGTTCTTATCGTTGGTGAACATCTGCGCATGGTTCGTGGTTCTGTGCAGATACTTGTAAGAAGCACACTGCACGGTAACCAGTTTCAACGTACCGTAGGCGAACGCAGTGAGGTTGGTAAGATGGCTGGCGATCGGAAGGTCGTCCGCCAAGATCCGACACTGCATATTGGACGCGTTCGACACATGACTCGGAGCGTGAGACAGACAGAAGTAATCATGTCCATACACCTTAACGGTGTATTTACCAGCTGTACCATACGTGTGGGTCATCTTGGCGACATAACGACCCTCACCATCTGGTCCGGTATACCCACCGTGTTCACCATCCTTCACTTTCTGGATAGTTCCATCACCCCAGTCAACAACCACATCGCTGTCCGCTTCCGGGGTGGTTGTACGGAGAGCGAAGGTTTCCGTCATCTGGACGGGGATCTCAACGGTGATGGTTCCGAGAACTTCATGTTCTCCAGGAGAGATCACACTGTCGTTGGCGTAAACTTCGAACGCAGTGTAGTCCTTGATGGTGTCTGTCAGTTTCTTCCACTCATCGTTGATGTAGAAATAGACATCACCGGTGTCCTGTGTGATATAGAACTTGTCCAGAGGAGCAAGCGGGAGAGCAGTCTGTGTCTCCACTTGGACAACATCAGAAATACTGACACGGTTGGAACCGTGGTCGATGTAAAGCTTCTCACTATCCGTACAGAGGATGATCTGGCCGTGCTTTACCGCAATCGAACTAAGATTGGCCTCCGTAGTGTAGATGTGAGAAAACACATCTTGTATAGTTGCCATATTTGTTATCCTTTTTGGTAAGAACAAGGGTGGGTGGGACGTCCCACCCACCCTTGTTATATTGTCAGTTCAGCGTAAGATTACGCTTCTGGAATGGTTTTCCAAGCCAGGAGATCAATGATGGCCTGTTCCAGAGCGATGGTTGTGCCAGCAGCGTTCTCGGAGAACGTAGTGCCACCGATCTTGATACCAGAAGCTTTCGCATCACCGTCAGCTTTGGCAACGATGATCTGGTCAACAGCACTGGCATCGACGAAATTCATCTTCGTGGCACCACCCTGAACGGTCATATCGGCAACATAAGCCTTCACACCAGCTTCGGTCGCCAGAGTGACGTTGTTGTTGGAGGCAGCAAAAGCATCTCCGCCGATCTTGTATCCAGTATCCTTCACTTCACCAGCAGTACCGAAGACGACCACGTTGTTCTCAACCGCAGCGGTGACCTTCGCAACCTTGGTCGCGATGGCAGCCGTGTTGTTCGTGATCACACTGACCGCAACGGTACTGTCAGCGATCGCACCATCAGCCGCGAAGACGACGATGTTGTTCGTAGTACCAGTAACCTTGTCAACCTTGGTGCCAGCAGCAGTATCGACCGCAGCCTTGACAGCCGCTTCAGTCGCCAGAGTCGTAGCCGCAGGAGTACCAGAAAGGGTCGCACCACCGGCTTTGATACCAGCATCCGTCAGATCACCATCCGCAGTCAGACCAGCGAGGTTGCCTTCTGTAGCATCCGCAACTTTGGCAGCCTTGGCATTGATCTTGCCTTCCAGTTCCGTTTTCGCGGCATTGACTTTGCCGTCGATCGCGCTGTCGGTTTCACCCTTGGTGTAGTAGCCGGAGAGATCGACGATGCCGCCGAGTTCTTCCCACTTCTCACCGTCCCACACGAACTCTTTCGATTTTTCGGTCACGTGGTAGACGTCACCAACAACCTGATCAGAGCTCGGGAGTTCCGCTTCAGTGGCAACAGTACCTTTGTACTTGTAGACCGAAGCAACCTTGCTGTCGATCAGCGCAGTGACGGTCGAATAGTTCTCGGGATAGGTGGCGAGCTTGGTCTTTTCAGCAGTCGTGTAATCTTCAGTCGAGAGCTGCTTGCCTTCGACTTTGTCGACCTTGTTGGCAACACCGGCAGCAACCTGAGCACCGACGTACGCTTTGACAGCGCCGACGTTCGGGACATCGCTGTCCTGAGCCGCAGTGATATCACTGATGGTGACAACGCCGATCGCTTTGAATTCCGAACCGGTATAGATGTAAGCGATACCGTCCGTGGTGTTGAAGTAGATGTACCCGCGGATACCAGTTCCGGGCAGAGCAGAAACCAGCTGCGCTTCCTGGCTGAACTTGACGTTGCCACGAGCGATCTGACGAGTATCCGTCAGGAAGTAAATCGCACCAGCGACCTTCGTTTCAAGAGCTTCGTAGTTGGCAGAAGTACCAACCCACATTTGCGGGAGATCAGCGATAGTAGCCATTTTGTTTTTAATCCTTTATATTTGGTTATAGGTTAAAGGTTGCGCCAATAGTTTCCAACAGAGAACATGTTGGAAGGTGTGAACGACGGATAAGTGGTGTGAGAAGTCAGAGTGAACGATGCCACAGCATCCTGCCATGTCCACCGGATATACATCTGACCCGCAACATCCACTTCTCCAATGTGAACCAGGGTGAATCTTCCTTCACCGTCTGTTGGTTCACCAGCTGCTGGGAATGCAACGAATGCAGTTCCGTTATCATAAGACATCGCAAGACGTCCTTCCTCCGTACGGCTGTCGATCGTTTTCGCCAGAGTTTCCATCGTGGGATCAGAGAAGATCTCTACTTTCAAGAAGAGATTCTTGGTCTCCACAGGACGGACGAATTGCATAAACTTCGGAGTGTTGTCGACATATCCGACGATGTCATCCATCGTGTGGGTATGTCGGATCGGAGCATACACGGTGCTCAGACCTTCAATTTCCGTGGACAGCTCTTGCTTGGTAGCGTAGAGAGTCTCCACTTCTGTTTTGAGGATATACTGCTGATGCGTATGGTCGATCAGAGAGAAGTTCTGATCCACATAGCTCTTCAGAGCATACTGCTCAGACGGGAATCCAGTGATACGATCCCAGGAGATCGTATCGGTAAGCTTCTGATAAGCATCCATGCCAGGAAGCGTATCAGCACTCAACTCATCAAACCGAGTGGTAAGGGTCAGCAGATCTGTCGTCAGTTGCTGAGTCGTACCTTGTAGATCTGTGATGTTCTGACGGATCGTATCGAGATCAGGAAGATCGATCAAATCGTTATACGAACCAGAGTAAGCCACTGATTTCAGGTCTACCTTCTTGGGGTAGAACTCTTCCAACGTGGATGTGAGGACTCTGAGATCGAGCGCATTCTGCAATCCGGTGATGAACGAGATCGGATAGGAAGACGGAGGATCGACGATCTGAGACCACATGATCTGACCATCCATCGAATTCGCATTCTTCCATCCATTGGTATCACTGTCCCATACCCAGATGGTATCGGTACTTCCAACGATGGCGTACCAACCATCCGATCCGTTGGGATACATAGACTTCAGCTGTTCGGGAGTTGCAACCCAGCCAACAAAATTCTGAATAGCGGTGCCTCCACCACCATCCATCGATTCTGTTTCATAGATCTTTTCCCAAGTCTTGCTGATCGCCTTCCAAGTGTAAAGAGCGGACCCCTTATCAACGGTAGGGTCCCCTGTCGCATCCTTTACCCAAGCGAGCTTTCCTGGGTATTGCTCACGCAACATATCCGCATATGTCTCGTAAGTCTTCGTGGTCCCGGTGATTGTGATACCTGATGCGGAGGTATACCAGGGTCGATTACCGGGGTTAACAATAGCGCCCATATCAGTGAGGTCCTCCTTCTTGTTAAAAGAACATTCTCATACGATGATGAAAAGTATTTTACGGCTCCCTACCCTGGTATACAGGAGTGCTTACCATCCAAAATTCAGCTATATATAACACTATGACAACAAACATCAACAAGGAGTTACCTATGGAACCAATTAGTCAAGTAAACGGCAAAGACGTGGTAGTCTTCTACCATGCAGACAACGATGGCAAGGTGTGTGCAGCCATCATCAGTGAACTGTATCCCGATGCCTGGTGCTACCCTGTCAATCACAACAAGGATGTGAAATGGGAACTGATCGATCCGAACACAACGAAGACGGTTGTGATCGTGGACTTCTCATTCCCTCTTCCGACGATGAGGGAGTTGAAGAACAAATACAACCTGATCTGGATCGACCACCATCCTGTTGTACATGAGTACAAACAACAAGGGTTCACTTGTGAAGGGAAGGTGGAAACCTCACCTGGTCGTTCTGCAGCGATGTTGGTCTGGGAGTATTTCCATCCTGATGTCAATCCACCTTGGGTGGTCAAATACATCTCCGACTATGATACCTGGTGTTTCCAGTATGGGGATGACACCAAAGCCTTCGATGCAGCCATTGGACAGATGGAACTCTCTCCGATCGACAAACACAAGCAGGAGTGGGCGAAACTCTTCCGTGATAAGGAGTTTGTACACAAACTTCTCCTCACAGGTAAGAGGATCATGAACTACATCAAGATCAAGAATGAAGTATTGGTCAAGGATGGTGCGTTCGAGACCAAGATTGATGGAGTTCCTGCCTTAGCATGCAACGTCAAGGATGCGAACAGCACTCTGTTCGACAGCATCCAACGTCCAGATATCCCGATCCGTATCTTATTCCGATACTTTTACAACATCCGTAAAGTACGGATTTCGATCTACAGCATCGATGAGGAAAAGTATCCTGCGAATGAGATCGCCAAGAAGTTCGGAGGGAACGGACATCCGGGAGCTGCCGGTTGTGTTGCTGATCTCGACCAGCTTCCATTCCGACTTCCACCTGCTTCCAGAGTGGAGGAACTGACCTACGACAACATCCTGCAACCGATCGTGGATACATTGCAACAGGATCCTCTGGCGAACCGGTATGCCAACCAGAACCTGCTTCCGGTGATCTACGGATCTGCTACTCCTATTACAATAGCAGGGATCAAAAGTGTTGCGATCAACCATCCGGCACTTCTCACTAACACCTGGTATGTGACAGGATTGAACTTGGAGTATGATCTCGGAATCTTCTGGAACCTGTGCAGTACCGGTTGGTATCGTTACCGGTTCTACAGTCTCAACCCAGACCTCTCTCTGGAGAAGCTGAAGGAGGACTATGTTCACAATGGCAAATTCGTAGGTGATAGTCTTTGGACTTACAACAACAAGCATCTCTTCGAAACCAAATTCGAAGATGAAATACCCTTCTGATCCTTGGGTATTTTCCTAACAGATTGATCTATTTGATGGGTTGAAGGTAGGAGCCTTCAACCCATCTATTCTTAACAACACCCAAATAAAAGGAACCCAAGAGATGAAGGAAGAAGGAGAGTCAGGTGAAGTAAGGTCGGTAAAGAAACATCACATCAATCAAGTGATCCGTGTAAGGGATCGGGTCCATCAGCATCTGATACGACGATCTGCTAAGACAGTCGTAAAGGAGTTATCGATCCAGTCTTGCAAACTGAAACATTTGATCGATCAGTACCAGGATGTCCTGTGTACGAAAGAGTTCAAGGAAGTTCCAGTCGGCGTTATCGGAACACTTGCAGCTACCAGGTTGCGTATTCTCAATTCAGTATCGGATTATGAACTGATCCAGTTGATCGCAAGAGCGATCTGTGAATTAGAAGTCCCTGAGACAGAAGTCACAGATACGCTGTTTGAAACATGTATGTATTTCTACACACAGAAGAAGTTCATGCGATACATGAGGCTGGTCTGCCTGGAAGAACGGGTTGTCAACAGTGAACATCACAAACATCTGCTATCATGGGTTCGTCAACAGAAGAACTTGGTGTTCTCTGTAGAGGATGATCCAGGTGATGTGGAGTTCCTTCACAAGTTCGCTTCCGGAGAATAACACAAAGATCATCACTAGGGACGGTGTTCTCCGTCCCTAGTGATGGATATCTTACTTACTTCGTAATCAGGATACCTTTTTCGACAAGATACTCAGAGATCATCGATGCGTACACACCAACGTCGATGTGATCGCACATCTCATCCGTAAGAGCTTCCGTGCTACCTGCGTTCTTCAGGTAGGCTTGGCTGAGACGGTGATAGAGGTTGCGTTCCATGGAGTTGATGTAGCAGCTGTCCAGGATCAGATCGTACAGACGGTTCTCCAGAGGAGCCTCTGTCAGGACAGAGTCGTACACGGATACCACGTACTGAACGATGTTGGAAGCCTGGAATGCAGGAGAGAACTGATCTTGATGTTTCTGCAGGTACTCAACGCTGGCGTTGATGAACGCAGAACGCAGGAACTCTTTCTTTTTGCCTTCGCAGATGTGAGCTTGACGAGCAGCTTCTGCTTTGTATTCACTCACAGCTTTACCGAGGGAGTCGATGGTGAAATCCAGACCAACTCCAACCGCAGGAACACCGGTGTCCTTGTAGGCGTAGTTGTAGTACTGGACCAGCGCACTGACCGTTCCTCCTTTGGCGAAGAACTGATCAGCGTTGTCGCTGTTGATCATCGGTCCGGGAAGCAGGATGGAGTCTCTCCAGACGTTGTTTCGGAAGTTGATCACCACATAGGAAGCCATATCCGTGATCTCACGGATCAGGTCGATGTTGTAGTTGATCTTCTTACGAGCAGCAGCAGAGACATCAGTCACTTCATCAGTGATGTGAGGAAGGATCAGTTCGTTGCAGTGGATCGTGGTCATCATGCTGTTGATGGATTCCACATTGCGATGCTCTGCAAGTGCTGTAATGCCGTTGGCGGCACGACGAAGGTGATCAGGTGTTAGGAAGATCGCAGAACGAACAACGTTCTGAACATCGAGTCTGGTACATTTCCCTTTGACAGAGCTGTACACGTTGTCGATGATCTTCTCCACCTTCTCTGGTTTCAGGTCAACCGGTTCACAGGTACGACCGTCACTTACACCAGGAAGGGTGTTGAGAGCCATGTAGATCACAGACGAGTTGATCTGAGCATCATCTTCCTGTCCGATCTTCTCATGGATTCTGGAGATCACAACTCGTTCACTGACCCCACGGAGAAGATCCCAGTTCACCGCAGGCATCGTGAGTTTGGACAGATCCTGTTCACCGGTATAAGCGGAAACCACAGGATCTTCTGCGACGTACTGTTTGTAACGACGCATCACATCTTCACTGAGCCATGTGACATCCCGTTTGATCTTCTTCAGATTGGTGATGCCATCGTGAAGCTTCTTGGCGAACATATTCGCCATATCGTCAAAGTGTTTGAACTGATCTCCGTAGTGAAGACGGTTTTTCGTCATCTTCTCGTAATCAGAGATATGTTCGGACACACTCTTCTCTTGGAAGGTGTTATACTCGATAGAAGCGATGTTGGCAAGTCCTTCGATAGAGGACTGCAGAACATCCGCTTGTGTGAACTCGATCTTCTCTGGAGCCTGATTTCCATTCAAATAGGAATTGGCTAGAGGAGCAAAGACGGTAAACTTGCTCATGCTTTCGCTCCTTTCTTCTGGATCGCTTTGGTGAGTGCGTTGAAGACGACTTTGTCATCTTTCTCAGGACGATACTTGGTCACCTGGGATACTGCACTCTGCACGATACTGAATGCAGCCGTCAACGCGAAGACTTTTTCTTTCGGAACAGCTGTTGACATATACTTGATCTCCTTAATGATAGAGGTTCTAACTCTCATGTTATTAAAGCATATGATGGAATCGCTCAATATAGCTCTCCTAAAGCAGAGAAGTACTCAGCTTCCAATGCACGATCCAATGTCGTACCTGGGAGACGAGGGCTGAATTGCAGTCTCTCTGTAAACCCGAAGTAGTCGAGAGAGTGTAACACACTCTTGAAGAACTCAACCCTTGTCCCAATGTTCTTGATCACTCCATCACAGTGGAGATGATCGATTTCTGTCTCTGATGCATGCTTCATCTGTTGATCATCTCGCTGGATGTTCCTGTCGATCTTGACCAAGGTACCACCAAGACCATGAATCAAGTCAGCTTCATTGGGAAACCTCACATCCGGTATGATGATCAACGTGGATGGTTTGTTCATGATGTTCAGTTCCATCGTCTTCAACCAAGTGTCTTTGTGGAAGTTGTTCCTGAAACACTCCGTTCCGACTCTCTGGAGAGCTTCCCGATTGGTCATACCCCAGAAATCATTATACCGCTGTTTCCCTTCTGTGGTGTAAAGATCATCTACAGTGAACCCGAAGTACTCGATCATCATCTGTTTCAATGGACGAGCGAACCAGGTAATCCTGGAGTCATGACAAAAAGAGAACCGTATAAACTCAGCTGCTGTGTCCTTCCCAGACATCATCTTTCCGGTGATCCCTAAGATCGAAACACCGTTCTCGTTCACACACTGCTTTACCTTATCACAAGGTTCGTAATGTTCCATTCTTACAAGCTCCTTTCGTATGTATATTTTCTTAGTTCGTATTCCGAGTATGGTATGACGAACAGAAGTGAAGTTAAACGCTACCAAGACATTCACCTCACTCGTACCTTGGCACAGACTGTTTGACAGGTCTGGTGATCCTGTCGTGCCAAAACAAGAACCTCTATGAGTCGTGATCTGAGTATCGCATGACAGCAAGCGCTCCCAACCTGTCAGCGATACGCAGTATGATCCCGATCACTTTTCGCCGGAAGTGAAGTGACCATCTGAGTTCGCAGCAGTTGGAAGGGGATGCTGCCATATCTGGAATGATCATGTATTCAATGCCGCCTAGAGGTTCTGCACACTGGGCTGCGGTCGGTCCGTAGCTCTTGCTTCAACTCACTCAGGAGAAGCTAGAGCGACCCTTATCATGCTCCTATGCAACTGATCTAGAAGGGTGAGGGTTGGACTCCTCACCCTTCTAGATCACCCTTATAGTTTACCAAATTCAACCATGTTTTGCAATATCAACCAAGAGGAGTCTTATATGAGCGAAGACGGTCATTGGAAAGAGTACGACGAGTTGATGGAAGAACAACAGCAATGGAATAAGAAGACCTTTACTGTAGTTGCACGTGACATAGTCCGTGAAGTTGACAAGATACAATTCATATCCGGGTTACGATTAGCCTTGATAAAGAAGTATGGAGAGGAAGTTACCACCCTCTCCAGAAGACAGATCGTCAACTTCTTAGACGCTAAGTTTAAAGTAAGGAATGAGTTAAGGAGGTACTGTGATTTATCTGAAGATGATTTTGAGTCAATGTTGGGAGGGGCTTCGTTCCCTTATCTGGATCGCGCTTGGTCTTCCATGTTCCATCCAGGGGTGCTCATGGAGATGCTGGAAGACAGAAGAGCATTCAACACAACAGAATCAACCCTTGAGCCAAAGAGAGATCAACCTACTGAACAACCTAAGAAGAAGGAACCGCAACCGAAGGCAGAAGAGAAAGTACATGAAAAGAAGGAAGGAGTTCCTGGTCGAATTAAGGCACAAAAGATCACAGTAAAACACATACCGAAAGAGAACAATACTACTCCAGTTACTCCGCTGTCAGATGATCAGCTTATTGATCAACTGATCGATGAGTGCAAGGTGGATCGGTTCCTATCTAAGAAGATACGTAACAGTATCCGCATCATGCTCTTCCGGAAGATGCTTCAAGTGATATATCGTGATAAGTCGATCACCTTGGATGAGTACAACACCTTAGTAAGAGAACACAAGGTGTCCATCGTCAAGATGGACAAGATGTTCGATACGAAGCATGTGCTGGCTAACATTGAAAATGGGATGACTTCAGGTAAGAGCGCTAGTAAACGAAACGAACTGAAACGGATGTTCCGTAGACTCTTCGATATAGAGTTAGACATATGAGACTATTAGTACTAAGGTAGCTCACAACTACCTTAGTACTAGCTTATCTTACTTCTTGGTTCTACGAGTGGTTCGTTTCACTGGTTTAGCCAGTGTAACTGGATCAGACTGAGGAAGCTTCTTCTTAGGTCTGGAGACTCGTCTTGTTGTCTTCTTCTCACTCCTTGTGTTACAAGGGGTATTTACGGAAGAAGGAGCTTGACACTTAGGATTATTGTTCTTGAAGAACGATACGATCCAGTCTTTCAACCAGATCACGATACTCTCTATAACGATCCATATCGAAGCTTGTACAGCTGGTCTTGCCCATAGTGCTTTCAGTATGGAAACAATACGACCTACCATGGTGACCTCCGTGTATTCGAGAATTAAGCATATCATCGACTGCTTAGGGTTGGTCCTCTAAGCAGTCGATGATAGTGTAGTTCAAAAAATTTCATCTATATATAACTTTTGTGAAATGTGGATGGAAAGGCTTCATACCGACGGTGTTGTATCGACTCAATGGAAGGAATCGATGTGACATCTTAGTTACGACTTGCATCACACCAAGATCGTAACCTCGCCAATCTTTTGCCAACTTCCAACTAAAACAACCTGAAGAAAGCGTATGGCTGTCATCAATCCAAAGACAGAACAGATTGCTCTTCGTACGGTAGTTGATTCCACGAGTGGTACACTGGTTATCACTCTGAAAAACGGCAAACCGGTTAAAGCAGTCTTCACCTACTACGTGTCCAAAGGACAGTATCGGACTATCGAGTTCCGATAACTAGTCCAAAAGTTACGCCGTGCTACAGGGTGTGAGAACTCACCCAATCACTTGGATACCGAATGGTACTCCACCTATCCATTCACAACGTATGGCGTGCACTAGTAGAAAGATATCAAACTTGTATCGGGAGCCTGTCTTCACATTAGGCTCCCGATACTTTACTTACAAGAATGCAACACAAGTTCTAAATACAAACAACAATCAAAGAGAAAGGATTAGTATCATGAACAACGAAACCGTCAACACCAACGTCCGCAACAACAGCACCGCCAACTTCGAGTTCACCATCGGAGAAGTTGAATTCAAGGGTATCACCTTGAAGAACCTCAAGATGTCGGCATGTGCTGACATCACCGATGAGAACATGAGGATTTCCACTGATGGTGCGGTGGGACTCTTTAAGGCTCTTATGAGTTTCGCCGACACGAAGATTGATCGTTTGATCGATCACTCGGTGGAATCAGACAACAAGCGGATCGAAATTCAGAAGCTCGAAGCCGAAGCATCGGCCAAAGAGTCGGGGGCCAGAGCGTCCAAGTACGATGCTGAATCAAAGTATTGGGATGCAAAACGGGATGCGATTCTTAAAGAGCATCCCGTCACCGCCGACAAAGACAACGAATAAGTTGTTCTTTGATACAGAGTTAGGTTCACCCCTAACTCTGTATTTCTTTTTTGTTGTGTACATACAGCCAACCTATGCAAGAAGTGTTCAATTACAGAAGGTGTTACATGTCTAAGAGATACAAGAAATACCAGATCCCCATTCCGTTCTCAACGGTCGATCTAGAGATCCAGTATCTTCCCATGCAGATCTCGGAAGATGCTTCTATATTCATGCTCTACAGTCAGAAGAAGTACTACATCAACCCTGGTGCGAAGCATCACGTTCCCACTGGGGTTCGGTTAACGATACCCGATGTTGTGGAAACAACAGAGGGTGAAGAGGGTACATCACGATACTCCAAAATGACACTTCAGGCAACGATACATACCAGTAATTACTTGGCAGAATCCAAGGGTATCGTTGTTCTGACTCCAACGATCATATCTCCCACTTACAAGAGTGAGATCAGTTTGTTCTGTATGAACCTTACCAAGGATGTGCAAGTCATCAATCCAGGAGATGAACTTGCTATCTTGGCGTTCAACATGGTCCCACGTATACAACTTATCTTTACACCCAACATTACACCTAAAGGAAAACCCTATGTCCTCTGAAGTTAAAGTCGAACCACATGCTGTTACCGTACAGCAGTTCTTTTTCCGAGATGGTGAAAAGAACATCCCTGCAGGAGAACTCTTGGGAGCTCTCCTCACACTTACCGATAGCAAGAAGCCGATCGATAATCTTGACGTGTCCGAACAGGTTGTGGACTACCTCAAGGAGAACGACTACATCACCTGTCGAGATGGTGAGTACGATGTCACCAATCGGCAACGGATGCGTTGTCACGATCTAGGTACCAGAGTGAGCAAGATGATGGATGAGCAACTGTCACAGCTTCCCATCGGTACCGAAGTCAAACTTCCACAGATCCTGGTTACACAAGAACCACATCCAGGCATCAACTCCGTATACGAACCTCTTAAGCAGCCGTGAACACTATGCAAAATATCTAAGGGATAGTAGGATCATCACCTACTATCCCTTAGATGTATATCGTTGTTGTTTACGAGATAGAGACGTACTCCAACGTCACTCCTCTATTGACCAGGATGTCTCCACTGTCATCCAGAACCAGTGTCTGTTTCAAGTGTGGAACACATTCATCCATAGTCTCATTCAAGATCAAGATCCGCAGTTCAGGATCTCCATTGATCCCAAGGTTCTCCACATACTGAACCGTATCAGAGAGGGACTCACGGATCTCTTCTGCCAATCTTGTCGTAGAGATCGACCCTGTCGCCATATGAGCATCGATGATACTCAAGACGTTGTTCATGATCATCTCTTTGTTCGTATCTGAGTTGGTGATGTACTCCTGAACGTAGAGTCTGAATCCAATCGTGATATCGAGAGGTCTCGACTCGATCGCTCCGTTCGTACTCTTGAACTCAGCGTATCCCATCGTCCTGATCGGTGCATAGTAGAGGTAGGTCTCCTCCAACAACGCAGCGGATGCTGTCTTGATCGTACTGAAATACGATCTCAACAAAGAGACGATGTCGTTCCTGTAGTTCGCATGTTCCGACTCTGTGGACAAGGTGAGTTTGTAATCCACCTGAAGAGTTCTGACGTTGTACACGATTTTGCGGGTATCCGCATACTCATCTGTCTCTTCCACTGGATTGCCATTGGCATCGGTGATCAATCCGATCAGGTTGCCGTTTTCATCCAGCTTCACATCACCGCCATACTCTTTGATCTTGACGGAAGTCAACTTCGGATCTGAGATGATGTCGACATCAAGAGTACTGTAGGTGCTGTTCTCGACATCAACCCATCTGGTTGCAACCTCCCATGGCCACTTGTTGATCAGTGCCCAGTTGTAGGTATCCAGATCCATGTTGAAAGATCCATCATCGTCATAAGAGAGAAGGTTGATGTACTTGGGAATACCATCCTCCGAGACAAGGTAAGCGAACCCGTTGTAGCAGTTGACAGCCAAGATCGTACTGATGCAGAGCTGTTTGCTGGGTCCTGTGATCAACCACTCATACCCATTGGTTTGTTTCCTGAGAAGGGCACCTTTTACCTGAAGAGAGTCACTCTCGATATCACCGAACAGCCGCTCTCCCATCGTGTCAGATTGATCTGACACATCTGAGACATAGACGATCTGTCCCTTTTCCAACGAAACAGGGAGGTTCTCGTATTTGTCATAGACTGGAACGGATACCAGGTTCCTCTGGATCTCAGCAACTACAGTCGCTGTTGTGTTCAGGATCTGACGGTTGTCATCCCAGTAGGTCTGGATCTCACTTGGAGAAGCAGCGTTCAGTGTACGAATCCATGGTGTTCTCACAACCGTTCTGAGTTGTTCGATCTGAGATCTTCCGATGTTGTACATCTCACTTACTTCATCCGCACTCTTACCACCATCCAACTGGTTGTAGATTTCTTCCAGGATCCCTGCTGTCAGAGGCTGGTACTCCGTATCGGTAGATTTCCGGTACTGGATGTCGGTATAGTCGAAGTTGGAGTAGTCCATATTCCTTCTGTAGAGTGCTCCAGTTGCATCCTTCTCACTGACTGTGAAGTTGTTCTCAGGTACTGAGTTGTCCACAGGAGCGATAGAGCTGTCTGTGACGAATGTGAACATCGAACCTTGCAGAGGATCGTAGGACTCTCTTACGACAGTCTCAGTTCCATCTTCGTTCTGGATGGTGACATCTCGGAACTGGATCCGGAGATCTCGATAGGTTCCCACCACAGCATTCGGATAGCGGTTCAGATCATCGAGAGCATAACCCAACACATCGACCACTTCGATCGAGTACTTGTTCGTCTCATCATAAACCGTGTAATCCTTAGACGGTGGAACCCACACGTTACTCGGGAACGATGTGGAAGTATAAGGAGTCTGTAGGTAGAGAGATTTCTCTGATTGGACAAGTTCTCCAGTCTCTTCATCGGTAGATGTGAACACCAGCTTACAAGCAGGCGGGATCGTCTCGTTCGTCACTGGTGCGAGGATCACTTCACCTTCATCATGTTCCAGCTCCAAGGGGTATTTCAACATACCGATCATGTCTTCTGTGACATTCGGCTGGTTCTCGTCTGCAGCATCCTCTGCTGTATACCGTGCATACACAGGAGCGGTATACGTCGCATAGACCGTGGTTGGGTAGGTCTGGTACTGCTGAGACTCCAGGTTCACTGAGACATTCGTGAAGAGCGTTGTTACAGGCTCTCCAAGTTTCAAAGTGAACCGTTGTGTTGCCAACCAAATGTCAGCACCTGTAATGTCCGGTGGAAAATCCGAAGAGTCAACACCAACCATCGGTCCTGTCGTTGTGATAAACTCTCTGTTCACGAAGAACATGAGATCATAACTGTGTTCCAACGGAAGGTGAACATCTACCTGCTGCCCGGATGCACGACTCTTGAAGGAGTTCGTATCCAGTTCATCATCTTCATCGATCCTGTATTCCGTGTTGATATCGAACACGAAGACGTCTCGGTTGTCCGATTTACCTGCGTATCTTCCATACATGTAGATGACCTGACCATCCCCATCTGTCGTCTTCAGAACGACTTTCACATTGGGAGTCAACCCATCTTCTCCCAGGACAGGCACTCGTTCCATATCACTGGTCTTGTACAGAGTAATCGCAAGGCGGTACCCACCAGTCCCATTTTCCAGATGGGTTACACCGGAGTCATAGATGGAGATCTGAGAAGTCAGGTTCGTGTTCTCCGCTGCAAACGTCGTGCTTGTGATCTTCGGTTGAAGAAGATCGTAGTAACTTGCAACTGGAGTGTCGTTCGATACAGTGAGTTTCAGATGGAATGGAGTGTAGGTGTAGTTGTTCTCATTCATCAGATTCACTTTTTGTTCTGATGACATCTCATCGAACGCATCCATCCATGTGTTGTCCATAGGAGTAACTGTGTTCGAAGCAAGATCGTACAAGAACACCGTGTTGGGAAGTACCATGAACGATTGTTCGCTGATGTACTTGATCGTTCTGTAGTTGTCCAACTCAGTCAGACCGGTATCTGGATTCACAGAGTGGTAGAACACTTTGGAATCGAACACTGCTGTGATGTCTCCAGCGCTGATGGTAACACCACTACCATCTGTCATCACTCGTTGTGCCAGATAGATACGATCAGTGATGTTGTCCAAGTATCTCTTGGCAACGAACCCTTGATCTTCGAAATAGTTGATGATATCTGCAGAGGTGATCAACAGTGTATAAGTGCTGTCGTGTATCACACGACTTCTCAGTTCTTCAAAGGTAAGTCCGTTGGATCCACCTACGATTCTGGAAGATCTTGGAAGGACTTGACAATACGGAAGTCTCTTCAGCATAGAGCTGTAGACATCACTTTCAGAGATATCGTCGTTCACCAGGAACGATGCAGAATACTGCGTTGCTGCATACTCAGAGGTGTCGATATCCAGAGCACCTTTGGTGGTGTAGAGGATCGTACGGATCTTCGTACCGATCAGGTTCGTAGTGAAGTACACCTGCGGGATATCGACCTGCAGGGTATTCATATCTGTCAGAACAGATAACTTGGCAGTCGGTGTCAAAGGATCATGAACGATATCAGAAAGTGTCTGAGCCATCTCGATCCAGGATCCGTCTTTGTAATGGAAGATACGAGCAGCATAGAACCGATCCGTGTAAGTGTACCGTTTGGAGAACCCGGTACTGGCAACTGCATCGTCCTGGTGAGTTGTTGTCACGAACTGATGGATCGGGATACTGATGCACAACAGTGTGATCCCGTCTCTGGTGTAAGTTCTATTTTCAAGGATGTTGGTCTCCAGTGTAAGCAGTGGGTTGTTCACACTGGTATCCCATTGGGTTGTGATCAGACAGTTATCGTAGTCGATCGCACCGTTGTTCCTTGCTTCCTTGATCAGGATGTCGATCGGGTAGTGGATCCCGAAGGTGTATTCACCGATCCCGAAGGTACTGTAAGCAGGGATCGTGATTTTCTTGTAATCCGTAGTTCCATAACGAACGGCGTTCTGGATCAGATAATCACGGTTCAAGGCAACTTCAATGGAAGAAGTTGCAGGTGTGGAGAAAAGGTTGACATAGTCGTAGTCCGACATATGCCGATAGAGATCAGCAGTTGTCAGTGCTCTACTTGGATACAGAGAAGAGAGTGACTGAGACACCTCGTTCGTGATCCCTGCTGCCATCGTTGCAGCGAACTCCAGGAGGAATGTCGTAGGGTTGTTCCCATCCGGCATCTCTTTGCCGTCTAAGACCTTCTCCTGAAGCATGTTCAACGCAGTGGATTGGATCCGCTGTGGGACCGTGTAGAGCTGTAAGGTACGCTCTGTTGCATTGTCAGTGTTTGGCATTGGTTCTTATTCCTATTAATAGAAGGGTCGTCAGATCACTTCGAACCCTTTCGAATCGGTTGTTGTGTTGTTCATAACACGACGGAAGAACTCTCTGATGTTGGCACCGAGGTTCTCGGATGACTCATCGTACATCGCTGCATACTCCGGTGTGTAGAAGTTCGCGAAGTTGTAGTAAGCGTTCTCACCGAACTCCTTCGCTTTCCTCAACATGTCCACCACCAGGAGCTGATCAACCAAGTCCTTCTGTCCGTATGTGTAAGGAAATACAGGAGTTGAACTTCTACGGAACTCCAACCTTGGTCCGTGCATATCGGAGGTGATATACGGGATCCCTCGGTAGTTCGTATAAGGTTCCTTGGGAAGGTTGGGGTGAACCAACTCATGGTAGTTGACACCGTTGTTCTTATTGGGTTCTGCTACATTGCCAGAAGTATCCAGATTGATGTCTGGGCAGTATCTGGATACCAGTGTGTTGAAATCCATCAAGATCGCGTAGTCTCGATACTCCACTTTGTTGCAGGTGAAGTTCACATTGAGCTGAGTTGCAGCATTGGTGTACTCTTCCCCTTCGTTCACCTGCATCATACCACCGGTGTTCAGCGTCCTTGGGAAGCATCCGGTACACTTACACCAATCCACGATGTACGTCCTGGAAGGATCCAGTGCGAACCGATAGATCGACACGGTGTAGTTCAACCGTTGTTCATCGATATCATCCGCATAAGCCAGCATGATCCCTCTGGTGACACAGCGGATATACTCCAACCAGTAGTAGATGATCGCTGAGATCGGTCCATGCTGGATGTCTTTGAAGTTTAAGTTCAAGTCGTAGATACCTCTGTTAAAATCATCTCCTCCAACCGCGAAGGTCTGTGCTTCAGCCTGGTATCCACCATCAGTGGTCTGTGTTTGAATCGAATAGTCAGGTAACCCGTTCATGGAGATCAGTGAGTTGCACAGAGGAACCAGGAAGGGGTTGTGGACATCAACCAGTGGAGATTTCTCGATGATCGGTTGAAGACGTCCATCGTTGATCTTCCCGAGGTTGGTGTCCAATAAGCAACGGATCATAAACGGTATAGACGTTGGATTCAACGTATCCAACGCTGCGAACCGTCTATTGTTTCTCAAGTTGGAAGACTGCAAACACAGTCTTGGTCTCGTAATGAATGTCAGACCGGATTGGACCATGTTCACAGGGAGGATATTCCCTTTGAACCTGTCCAAGGAGGTCAGGAATGTCTGGATCTGGTTGAAATAAGGACCTGCACCTGATGTGACGAAGGAGAGGTTCGTGACACGATCTTTCATCTCTTGTGTGATCGCATCGAAGTCAACCTCATTCCTCTTCATCGCTTGTATCGCTTCATCCAAAGCACTTTGATTCTCTGTCACTAATGTGTAGAGGTCTTTGGAACGTAACTCAGGTGGTAAGTAGTCCTTCAAATAACCGAGAACATCATCGTTTCTTTCGTTATCGTCTACGGGCATATTACATCTCCTAAACATACTAAGCATTGCATGGTTCCTGTGTATGCGCAGGTGTCATGCTATGCCGACTCAAAGTCCATATTTCAAGGGATCTCATCCCTATCAACAAGGAAGGATTTATCCATGGCAGTAATTGAAATTGCGCCAGCGGGATTGACCAGTATCATCAAATCCATATACGACCTTGCAGACAAGGTCGGTGATATGAAGTCTGTGTCGCTGACCCAGATGAACAAACCGGCGAACATCATCAGCAGAGTCTACATCCAACAGGATGTAGCAGCTGATGATATCGCACTCCCGTTGCTTGGTACTTTGAACCAATTATACGCTAGCTACATCATGACCGCGTTAAATATGCAAAATGTAGTAGTTGGCGGGAAAACGGTCAAAGAACTTTACGGCATCATCGCCACTGAGACATTGCAAGACACAGTCACCGTGATCTCCGGAGACTTCGGACAGGAGATGTTGGACTCCACGATCCAGGAGATGTCGATGCAGGACGTTACCTCCTCTATGGAATCGTCCGTCATGGACCAGGAGAAGGACAGTCAGCGCCTTGTAACAGGGCGTCTTTTGGAAATCGATATGACTCTGGAATCTCCCAAAGCTTCCGATGGTTCCTACCGGGTCAATACGTACAAGATCTACGTCTATGTCCAGCTGGTTCCATTCATCCTGAATGACGATATCAGCAGAGGACTTCTGAATATCAACTTCTATCCCTCCATGTCGGTGAGATGGAAGCAGATGAAAGCCAAAGAGATCAGCTTCTGGAATGACTTCATGCTCTCTCAGGACCTGCTTGCAAAACAAGAGAAGCTTCTGAAAGACGACAAATCAGGCATCCTCGCTGAGATCTTGAACAGACAGCACAACAAGCTCTTCCGTTGGATCACCGGACTACTCGGCGTACGTCCCAAATCCAACAACCTGGCGAACTCGATTATCATCATGGAGAAGAACACTTTCAACGCGGCTTGCCGTGAAGTGGGTGCTGATTTCTCCGATAAGAGGTACCGTCAGGACTTCATGTTCAAGACCATGGCGATCTTCGTAGTCGTTGTCGACTTGAGCGCCGGTATGGTTGAGATGTATTTCAACGGCATCGATGTCAAAGGATCCTACACGTTCCAGATGTTGAACAAAGTTGGAGCCAAAGGCAAAGACAACTTCAACCTTGCTGAAATCATGCAAACCTTCTCTCAGGGCATGAGCCCGAGATTCTAAAGGAGTAAACCACTATGGCTGAAATCATCGACAAAGTCACAGATCTGGTTGCTTCTGAAACCAAGAAAATGTCCAAGGTCTCTAAGGAAGACTACAAAGAGAATCTTGGGATGGTTATGGGACAACTCTCCAACTTCGTTACCACGATCAACAACGTGCAGGGAAGTGACCGAGATGCGTTCACTAAGAAGATCTTGGCTGGAGCTACCACCAAAGACAATGCCTTTTGTGCAGCTTACGTCCAGATCGCCAAAGCGATCGGTGACAACAAACCTGCATTTGCCACATTCTCCACCTGTGCCAAGAACATGGAAACTGTTCTGAAGATGTTGGAACGGAACACCAACCTGATCTTCCACGAGAAGGTTGCAACCATCTACAATATCAAGATGAGTCAAGCATCGGCTCTCATCATGGTCAACATGGCACAACTCTTCGTCAACTATGCGATCTACCTGTTCGACGGTATCCTGTACGAACTGGTGGTCAACGAGGGAGAGCACGAACTGGAGAAACCAAGACCGTATCGGTATGAGTTCATCACCAAGAACCAGAACGCTGTGATCGAAGTATTGAAAGTTGGAGGACTTCCTCAAGGAGCCAACCTTCTGATCACAGAACTGGATCGTATCCGTAAGTCGGTTGATCCGATGCTGCTCGACAACAGCAACCAAGTCAACAAAGATCTGGTTGCTTACAAGACCAACGTCAACATCTTCAAGAGTGGACTGTTCCTGTTGGCTAAGATCTTCCGATACTTCGGAGAGTACGGTGTGGTATACCGCAACCTCCAGTATCAGAAGATGCTTCAGGAGAAAGAGTGGCTTCAGAACCACAACGATCTTCTGAAGCTGCAGTTGGCTGGTGCAGACCCCAACAGTGACGAGTATCGGAAAGCTGTGAAGATCATCGACACCTATAACAACATGATCGCTGATCTGGATGTTCAGATCAACAACTACTTAGCGGATTGAGGTGAGCTATGGGACTTGATATTGGACTGAAACCAGCGATGCGTCGTATCCGCATCGACAACAGAGCCCGTATGGAAGCTCTTATCCGCAGACAGTGGGTGATCGACCTTGTCACCACCTACATGTTGGAAGGGATGTCTCCAGTGTTGGATGCCAACATGATGCGCATCTACGCTGCTGCGTACAAGAAGAACACCACTGGACTGAATGATGAAAAACTGTGTAGCCTTGTGAGCGCTTATCAAGGTGGGATCAAGTTCTTCGTCTATCAAAACCTCTTCAACAAGATCAACAGCATCATACTCCGTTGGGAGTCTCTGGTTCGTTCTGTTCCGGAGGGAGAGTCGTTCTTCTCCATCCCGACCAACAGTCTGACGATGTTCAACAACCTTCTGACCTTCCACAAACTAGATGACTCTGCAGACGATACCCTTCAGTTCAACGCACTGAAGTCTTCTCTGACGAACAACAGTGTGGAGTGGTATCAAGCATGGTTCGAGGATTTCGATATCTCCAAGTACATCCTTCCGAAAGAACGGTTCTTGGAATACATCAACATCGTGAAATCCAAGATCGCTTACTGCTATCAGAAGTCCAACGCCAGTGACAGTGTTGCTGTGGACTACCAGACGAAGATCAACAACGTGCTGGATTACATCAAGGTACTTCTCCTGATCGTTCATCAGGTTCAGATCGACTCCAGAGAAGATGCGAAGAAGTACGCTATGGATGACATCATGTTCAAGCATCAGATCTCTCCTGAACTTACCAAACAGGCGAACCTCTATGCTTCGAAGTATGCCGGTATCTTGAAGATGGTTCACATCGCTTGTCTGGACACCAAGGAAGAGATCTCTCTTCCAGCTCCTACATTGAACGAGATGAATGCATCCACTATTGCAACAACGGATGAGTATCAGTTCCTCTACGTCACTTACCTCAGAGATCATCTTGGAACAGAGGAGGAGTAAACATGTATGCAGATGCATTGAAACAACTCCAGACTCATCCAAGGTTCTTGGAGTGGAGTGAGGAAGAGATGGTGAACCACATCTCGACGATGTACGACCTGAGAGCTTTGATCCAGGATAATTTCTATCAGTTGGAACAGGAGATCCGAGGAGCGTTCAACATCCATACTCTCATCCCCTATGCCGGTATGACGGATGTGGTGCTGAGAGATGCGATCGGAACTGATCTTGTGATGACCAGCTCTCAGGAAGATCTGAATCAGATGTTCAAGAACGCTCTTCTGACGATCAAGAACTTCTTCCTGAACCTCTGGGCGAATGTGGTGTCATTCTTCAAGCAGCTGTTCGATAGCAACAGCAAGACCAGAACAACTCTGTACAAACAGATGCAGGAGTTCGACCGTACTCGTTCCGCTGAGAAGGATGCGAAAGCGCAAGCTGCTGTTCTCTATATCCCAACTTACCAGGACTCTGTGGAACTGGTCAGCAACCTTGAGATCCTCTACAACGATGTGATCTCGTTGGCTGATGTTCCGGATCTGAAGTCTGCTTCCACCTTTAAGAAGGGGATCAAGCTGTTCGGATATGACGTGAGAGAAGGTGTGATCTATCCATCGATCCCCTACCAAATCCGTCCGATGAAACTCTCCATCGGGAACAGTGATTGGTCGATCGAGAACCTCAAACAGGTCTCTCAACGAGTTGCTATGATCTGCACCAACGCTGCAGAACTGAACAAGCTGAAATACAGCTTGGAAGATGATGTCAAATCCTCTACCAGAGCGATTGACAAATACATCACATTAGGAGACAACCAGAAGGCAGAACAGCTTCAGTATGAACTGAATAACAAGAGTCTTCGCTCCAGCTACGTGTTCAAATGCAGCGTGATCTTTCAATCCTATGTAACACAGATCAGCACCCTGTTGATCGATGCGTGGCGCAATCTATCTGCGTGACATTTCACAAGTAAACGAACCTCAACGATATAAGGAAAACTATCATGAGTAAAGGTATCAACTTGAACCTGAATGAGATCTTCTCCAGGAAGGTCTCCACTCGTAACAAAGGTTACTTCTGGATCCACCTGAGCAACATGCAGAATTGCCAGGTCGCTCTTCAGATCAAAGGAGAGAAGATCCAACGTATCCTCTGCCAGGACCGTGCTGTCTATGAAGCGGTCGATACTCTGAAACAGGCGAAGCTTCTGCTCACGGAACACGGCGCTACGGAAGGTCTGATGGCCATCTTCAACCGTGACAACCAGCTCGGCAATGCGATCGGTGTCTCCATCCCTGAGATCACCTCGATCAATCAGCGTGCTGTTGGTGAAATGTGCTGCGAAGGCATCGACCAGGTGGTTGAGTCTGCTTATGCGAAAGTCTGTGAGTTCTTCCATGAACTTGCTCACTCTGTCTGCGATTACCTCGACAAACTCTGCGAGACCAGCAAATGCCAGAAGGAAACTCTTGACGGTCTTGCCAACGACCTGCTCGGCTCGATCGAAACCATCGATGCGGCTGCATTCGCTACAGATGAGGTCTTCGGGTTCACTCAGCCTGTCTTCATGGAGCGCATCAACGCTCTGAATGCGATCAACGAAGCGATGCCCAGTCTGGATGCCGGCAAACTCTCCGCCATCGAAGAGCCCCTCAAGACTCTCGGTTATCAGGTGGAAGAGAAGGTTGCCGTCGTCGAAGAGTCTCCTGCCGCTGCGGTTGCCGATGCTCCGGCTCCGGAAGAAGTGATGTCGGCTCCTGTTGCGGATGCTCCTCAGGAAGTTGCCAAGGAAGACCTTGAGAACGCTCCTCAGCGTGAAGATGCTCAGGCGATCCCGGTGGATGGTCCCGCTGACGCTCCCCAGGAACAGGAGATGGCAGTGTTCCGTTGGACTCCTGCCAACCTGAAAGAAGCTGTGGTTGCACTCAGTGCTGTTCTCGGCAAATGCGACAACATCAACAAAGCTCGTGACATCGTCTGCGAATGCAAGAGAACTGTCTGCGAAGCAGTTGAACAGATCGGTGAAGAAGGCTCTGACAAAGAGAAGCTGGATGCTGAGATCGAAAGCTGCCGTACCTTCGCTTCTTCGATCAGCTCCATCGCTCAGCTCTACGGAACGGCTTGCAGCCACATGGTTGATCAGGTTGTTGCCATGTGTGGCAAACTGAAGAAAGCTGAAGTTCCGGAACAGGCTCCTGCTGCAACTCCTGTGGAAGAAGTCACAGAGGAGAAACCCCTTGGTGACAAGCGCAAAGTCCGCAAGGTCCGTCGCAAAGCTCGTAACGAGTTTGAAGGTGGCGATGTCACTGAACATGAATTCGATCCGGAAAAGCAGACAGAAGATCCTGCCGGAACTCTGCCTGATGATACGGAAGGTCCTGTCGGTGGTGATGAGACTCCGTCTGCTCCCACTCCGACCAATCGCCGTCGTGCCTCCTTCAATGAATTCGAGGGTGGGGATGTGACGGAACACACGTTCGAACCTGACAAACAGACCGATGAACCGGCTGGTACCATGGAAAACGATACCGAAGGTGATGGCAAGTCTGGAGATGGTGACAGCGATCCGGCTGGTGCTCTTGAAGAAGGCACCGAAGGACCTGTTGAAGGTGATGACGTTCCTTCCGCTTCCGACCGTCGCAAACGTCGTCGTGCTCGCAACGAAGGCGCTGTCGCTCCTGATGGCACCGTTGTGGAAGAGCCCATCGTTCCTCCGGCTGCACCTGTTGAGCCTGTCACTCCGACAGAAGAACCGGTTGCCCCGGCTGCTCCCGCAACGCCTGTGAACCCGGATGGTTCTCCGATCGAAGAAGAGCCTCTTGTTCCCCCGCAGCCTGCCATGACCAACGAAGCTGGTGTGGAAGAACCGGAAGGTCTCCCGAACGGTGAAGCGTCTCCTGAACCTCTGGATGATCCTGCTCCCGGCGTTGATCCGAACGGCGATCCTGAAGTTCCGGATGCTGTGACAGAACCGCATCGTGAAGTCGTTGAGACTCCTCCGGAAGACATCCCTGGTGAGTCTGCGGAACAGCGCATTAACGACACTCGGTTCCGTTTCTTCTAAGCGATAGCTTAGTCGTTAGCTTATCCTTATCACTAGGTAGAGGTTCACATCCTCTACCTAGTGATATCTTTACAGTAGTGTAAGTCAAGATTGTTTCAACTATATAACCTCTTAAATCTAAACCAAAGACGGATACACGGATCACTTCCGTACTTTGGTAGGTTCTGATGGGTACAGTCTGTCATGAAGAAGATCAATGAGCAAGATAGTGATTGATTTTGTCCACTTCTAGGTAGTACACTACAAGGGTTTATTTAGACCCTTGTAGTGTACTAAACTCCCAGTGTTTGCTAGTGTAAATCAAACCCTTTTTACCTATATATAACTAAGTGAAGATCTTAATGATTAGAAAGATCGTAACCAATAAAACAGAAAGGGTTAAACCATGAACATCATCAACCTAACGCCATACTCCGTTGTTCTCAACGACGGTACCACGTTCCCACTCAGTGGGAACGTTGCCAGAGTCTCGACAACCTATCTCATCAGAAAGTGAGGTGGAGTTATGCTAATGATTGTGATGAAACACATGACGGATGATGTTGTCATCCGTCATGTTGTAGAACAACAGGCATTCCGGAGACTCTGTCTACTACCGTTGTTCTAAACACGCTGACTTCTGGGAGGTGTTTAACTACCCTCCCAGAAGTCATGCTATGCTCATTTGAACCTTTACCTAATAACCTTTTCTTTTTAGGAGCTTATATGGCTTTGCTATTCCCCTCATTAGAGGCGATCAAACAACAGCACAACTCACAGTTGGCTAGCGGTCTGGTTGCACTCTTTCAAGATATCATCAACTACAGAGATGCGATCAACACCACCATCGATGATCGGATCAAAGAGACACTTACATATGCTAAGAAGAAGATGAACGCTGCGTTCCCACAGATCGTCCAGAAAGCAACTGGTCTGAAATGTAGGAAGATCAGTTACTCTCCTTCTATCGATTTCGGATACGCTTGTCTGATGGAGGTTGGCGACAAATACGGATACAACGCGATGATGTTCATCGGGGAGTACTCTGGTACTGGTATCGACAACACGATGCGTCGACTGATGAAATGGAACGATGTTCGTTGTACAACAGCCAAAGAGATCATGACAGTGACGAACTCTTTGAATAAGGATACTGGAGTATACTCTTCTGACACCCTCTACGATGGAAGGAAGGTGTCGTTCACCATGTACTTCGATCCTTACAGTGCGTTCTTACTTCAAGAGGCTGGTCATATCAAGAACAAACCCTTCACAGCGGAAGAGATCGCTGCTATCGTGATCCATGAGATCGGACACATGCACTCCATGTTGGAACACGCTCTTGATCAGTTCATGAGAGTTCAAGTCGCCACTGCAGCGTTTGATTATTTCACCCAACATGCTTCCAATGAGGAGAAGGTGAAGTTGGTTGGGTTGCTCTATGCAGATAAATCAGGTGTCCAGAAGAAGACTGACGAACTCTTGAAGAACCGTAAGGATACAGCTGGAGGATATATCCTGGATGGGTGTGTTGCATTGTTCAATACATTAGCCGCTGCATTTCAGCTACTCGCACTTCCCATGGTCATCGCTGCCAACATCGTTGGTAAAATCGGTGATGAGATGACGTTGAGCAGTCTTCGTAATGGTATCGACAAGACTTCCGATCTTGGACAGACTGCACATAACTTCAAGTTGGTGGAACGGCTTGCCGATGAGTTCGTGGTGAAACATGGTCTCGGCAGTGCTCTGATCTCTGCGATCAGTAAACTCGATTACAACATCTCTGGAAATGCAGGATCATGGTGTTCCAATAAGAACAGTTCACTTGCATATAACTCTTTCAAGTTGACATACATCATCGGTCGTCTTTTAGTTGGTAACGCCATGTATCGACTGGATGAACACGACAGTATGCCAACCAGAGGTATCGTGGCAATGGAGAAAGCCATTGAGATCTTCAAGGCGAAACTCTCTCCTGATCTACTGACCTACTACATTGAAGATTATGAGAGACTGCAGAAGGTACTGGACAACCGTTCCACAGTAGAGCAGATGGAGACCATCGCGCTCTCCGTTGGGAAACTGTTGGACTACATCACCGTGACCCCTGCAGCGATCTTGGCAACAGGACGGTTCTCTTCTGAATATGAGAACATGATCTACAAGATCAACTCTCTGATCAACAACAAGCTCTATTTCAGAGCTGCTAAACTGCAACAACTACTTAATCTCAAAAGTAAGGATTAAATATGGAAACGAAGTTATACGACGCTGCTCTCTGCGTAAAAGCAGTAGAAGGGATCTTGTCTGAAGAGAGTCTGGTCCTCCCTGCGGAGTGCACCACTCTCAGCAACGAGATCAAATCTCTGATCCGTGACTACAACGAGAAGTGGAACATCTATCTGGTACTGGATCAACACGGTTACGCCAAAGACCTGACTGGGATCATCGGAACAGAAGCGTTCCTCACATCGATCCACCTCAAACCGAGAGAGGTTCAAGGGAAGAACCGTAGAGAACTCCGTGATGCGTTCCTTGCGAACATCGGCATCTGGTTGAAGAACACTGGTTCTGCTATCTTGAAGAAGCTGATGGAGTACATCCACAAGATTCTGGACTACATCCACAACCTCTTCATGAACTGGAGGAATGATCGGAATGCCAAGAAAGCTGTGACACTTACCTCCATCTCCAAGATCCCTGAGGATCTGGAATGTACCAATGTGATGGATCATGATGTGTTCATGGATCATATGGAGTCCCTTCGTCTGCTGGTTGGTTACCTGCTCTCTTGGAGCAATCTGGTTTACCAAGGGTATGACACTGTGGACACACTCTTGGATCCAAATACCCAACTTCCAGCTTCTCTGAATGGAGTACACATCATCCCACGCGAGATCCAGAACTATACAGCAGCTGTCAAGACGTTCATCAGAGAATGCAGCACCCATCACTACAGAGGAGGATATATTGCCAATGAACTCGGTGGTGTTGTGGTGTTGCCTGAACTGAACCAGAACCATGAGGTCAATCCATTTGAGCTTGGTTGGAAGACAGGTTCTTCGTTCCGTCAGGCTTACAGCATGATTGAGAGTCTCATGCCGGAACTGGAAGGTATGCAGAAGAAGTTGACAACGATCAGGGACAAGATGGGTCGGACCATGAACTTGCTTCCCAAAAGCAACCCTCTGTTCCAAGACCAACAATCCAACACGATCTTCGTAGAGGATGTGAGCTCCTTGTTCAGCATCTCTCTGTTCTTGCTCAACTGCATCGGCAGAGTCACGCAAGGCATCGCTACCTATCAGAAAGCATTCGGAGACATGATGGACCAGGTATCCATCGCGATCACCAAAAAGTCCTGAACATAACGACATCTAGATCTGGAGAGTTGTGTACTCTCCAGATCTAGATGATATCTTGTTACGTTGTTGCTGAAGCAGTGTCTCCAGAACGTTTGATCAGCTTGCATACATACCCATTGGATTTCAACAGGTTGAGAGCAGTGCTGGCTTCGGTTGTGGTGACGTTGTAAAGACGGATCGTGTAGGTTGCACCAACATCGATCACCTCCACTTGTTCTGCATCACCGTTCACAGTTGTGATCCACTCAAATGCGAATGGAGTGACCTGACCATTGGAGAGATCCACGATCAGGAACTGCTGCTGGGTGACATCGACAAGCTTCTTGTTGCCTTTGTTCAGGGATGCTCCCTGTTCCATCTCCAAGTGAGTTGCTGAGACATCTCCGTACGTACGAGCACGTTCGAAGTCAACGATACCGATCACTGTACCGGAGTAGACATTCGTGTCACGGATACTGATCGTTTTGAATCGAATCACTGTGTGGAGTTTGCACTCACTTACTGCAATGATAGTGTTACCAGAAGTAGGCATGACTTATGACTCTTTCTTTTTGTCGTTGAGATAGATGCCACCTTCGGATACGATACGCGCTGTCTTGACGAACCGCAACGCGATCTCACCGAACCGTTTCACGATAGCGAAATCGGTATCGATCGGTTGAAGGATCGCTGCTGGTTTGTCAGGCATCTGAGAACAGCACATATCATAAAACGTGGAGAACTCACCTGCTCGATCATCTTCCATGTCGATGATGTTGAACGGAACTTCTCTTTTCATGAGATGCTTCATCTTTGTATCATCAGGTTGTTGCAGGACAGAAGTATACCGGAACATTGCACGGAACGTCTCCTCGATCGCCGTGATGAACGCATCGCTGATACACTTCGTGATATCATCTTCCAGATCGAAAGAGTCTCCTGTTGTCTTCTCTTTCAGATCATAGAAGAAATGAAGAAGAGACAGGTTGGATCCGAAGGTGCATCCGTTGATCAGTGAGTTCTTCACAGCTGTCAGAACATCCACAGCAACATCGATCGCTGCTGCGTTGTCGTAAGCACATCCTCCGATACGGAAATAGTTCCGGTTCACCACGATCAGTTTACTCAGCATCTTCTTCATCTGAGCAACTGACTTGTTGGACTCTCTGGTAGCAACCACTGAGGACTGCATCTTGATCATCTGATCCAGTTTCTCAACGAAGTCGTTGTAGACAGGATACTGATCGTTGTGGTAGAACGGATGCATGTGACAGCTATCGTCCTGGATAGGATCTTCATAGAGTCCTTTGGTGATCACAAGATCACGTCCATTGAACTTGTAGTCCAAGGTGAACGTCATCGTTTCAACAGGGGTCTGACCAGATGCGATCTTCATGTAAGGAAGGTCGTTCCACATCCCGTAATCCCCAGGAGGAACCATGTAGATACTGATCCCATGAGAAGGATGTTTCTGGAAGAGGGAGGTCAACCACATGTTGGTTGCAGTATCCAGGTTACCGGTTACGATCACCGTAAGAGGAGTTCCCGCTTCGATCGATTGCTCGATCTGTTCCCGTACTGGTTTCGTATAGTCATCACCAACAGCGATTCCACGATCGGTGATGATCGTAGTCACTCCAGTACGGATCGACTTCGTTCCGAAGTCATCAGTCATCTGATCCAAGGGGAAGAGAGCACACTCTTCCACTTTCCACTGACAGTGCTCCGTATCGATCAAGTAGTCCTTACTTGTCTCATAAGCAGCTTTCTCGATGGAGAAGAGTTCCCACACCTGTCTTGGGGTGTTGGCGAACAGATCTGCGATGATGGTGGCAAGTTCGATATCCCCATGCGAGGATGTGTACGCTTGGCTATAAGCGATATACCAAATCACCTCTTTATCGAGATCCTTACCAGCTTCCTTGGAAGCCTTCAGTTGCTCTCCAAGAGAACCAGTATCAACTTGATAACCCCAACGGTTCTTGTACTCCCGTTCCATCACCTCGACAATCCGAGTGCGATAGATATCTTTCAACTGTTGATAGGTACAGGAGTGTTCTTTCAAATTCTTGATCAACTCCCTCATGGCAACTGCCATGATGATCATCGCAGAAGTCGTACCGTCTCCGGCAGTGGACTCGATACGAGATCCCATGTACATCAGAGTGTGTCGGATGAACTGCTGGATGTGTGATACGTAATCGATCGAACGGATGATGTTGATCCCGTCCTTCGTGAAGATCGGTTCTGCTGAGGGATTGACCGGAGAGGTGATCGCTGCGTACTTGCCGTAAGGACCACAGTGATCCTTCAAGACTTCAGAGAGATCATCCAACGTCTGGATCATCATCTCCTCCATCTGACCTTTTTCCAATCGGTTGCTAACACCGATCAGGTTGTCCATCGGGATCATCCCGATGTTCTGTTCTTGAGCTGTTGATTGCATCAGTGGGTTATACCTTTCTGGATTTGGGCTTCCAGTTCTTTGTGTTGTTTGTCTACGTTGTTGCGCATCTTCTCCTGCTTATCACAGATGTCAAGGATACGCTTACGTACTTTGTTGAATGTTGGGAGATCCATCTCCATGAGATCCCAGTAGGACAACCCAAAGAGTTCATGTGTGATGGATCTCTGCAGTAGATCGAGGACACGATCTTCGTACTGGTACAAGTATCCTAAGGATTCTTTAAATGAGATGTACCAGGTTGGGCTATAGAAGGAGTATCTTCGATCGGTCTTGTGAAATCGACTCTCTGTGAAGAGTTGAAGCTCCATGGACTTGTTGAATCCCTTCGCTCTAGAGATCCCATCCCATCCCTTCGTTTCAAACTCTTCCAGATAGTTTACAATGTCATTCCCGTCTGCTCCAACTTCCGACAGGACAGGCCGAAAAAAAGGTATTCCACATCCAACGGGAACACCCCATCCGAATTGAGGTTCGGTTTCTTATGGCACTTCGGACATTCCAGAGAGGTCAACGTGTATATAGAACATTTGGTGTCCCGGATATAAGCTTCGATCTTCTCGTAGAACGGGTTCTCTCTGTTGGAGGACTGGATCTCAAGAGCCGTACTGATCGCATCGTAGTCTTCGATCAGTGTATTTGGATGAGCATCATCCTTGCTCAGGTAGACGATCTTGGATATCCAGGGAGCGAGCATCTTGTAGAAGTGGATCGTCATCTGGTCTTTCAGTTCCTGAGTCTTCTGGTTCCTACTCTTGTAGATCGCAGCTTGCATCTTGCCGACCAGTTCGATGCTCTTGTTGGAGAAGTACTGAAGAGAGGGAACTTTGAGAGTGATCAGAGTACCAGGTTCCAGCTCCAACTCTCGGACAGACTTCAGGATGTTGTTCCTGTAACGGACACAGTCTTCCAGAGTACGAACCGATCTGGTATCTCTCATCCAGATCATCGCTTCTTCATTGAAGACTTCCGGATTGATGTAGCAGGCTTTGGTGAGATCAACATACTGGTTCTGGTCGATGTGACGGCATTCCGGATTGGTGCAGTGGACACCGATGCCGATGCCATCCCTGTACATGGAGCAGCAGATCCCCCAGAGGATCGTATCGTAGTCGTGGATGGAGATCGCCTCTCCAAGCACACTGGGATCTTCAAATCCTTCCAGGTTGGAGGACACAACGAGGTTGGGAAGGATCTCCATGACTTTGTTCTTCAGATAAGCTCCGAGAACCAGATGGAACTGTCCTCCGATAATACGACCAAGTTCCTGGAAGTCAGCATCTACTTCATGGACGAATGCAGCAGCATCTGCAACCGAGAGAGTGTGGACAGTGATCCAGAACCCTGAGTTGTACAACATGATGCGATACAACCCCTGAGTGCGGGAAATCACGGCAAGACGTGCTGCAGCTCCTTTCAGCTTCACAGTGGTGCCAGGTTCTCCTTTGGCAGGATGAGGGTTGATCTTGGAGAGTTTCAGATCAGTTTCAGTCATCTCTTTGAAATGCTGGTTCTTCTCTGCTCCGAGTTCCTTGATGAACCGGTTCATCATCCTCTGCTGTCTGGTACGCTGACCGATCTGCTCACAGAGAACCAGTGTAGTGAGAGCAGGAGACGGGTTCTCCTCCTTGGCTTCTTCCGTTCTGGCATCTTCTTTGTCCAAGGTCTCCATCAGGTTACCGAGATCCTCATCCGAACCGTTGTCTGTGAACACACGATTCGAGACATTGTTCTTCTCAGCGATCTCCTGATGTTTCTTCTGCTCCTCTTCTGAGACGTTCTTGACTTCGGCAACACGAGTCGACACCTGTTCAGCGATCTTCACGTTGCGTTCACTCCGAAGCTTCGCTGCTTTCGCTTTCTTCTCAGCAAGTCTCCGTTCCATCTCTGCGATCTCAGCATCTTCATCTTCGACCGATGCAGATTCTTCTTGCGTTGGAGCAGGAGCAGGTTCCTGTACAGGAGGTTGTTCCTGTTTCGATTCTTCCACCTTCGGCTGCTCAGCAGGTTCTTCCTTTTGGATCTTCGGATCATCAGGCTGGATGTTCTTCGGATCACTGTGGAGCTGTTCCAACTCCTGTTTATCCTTTTCGATCATAGCAGCCCAACGTGCTTCTTCTTCATTGTAATCAACTTCCTGCTGTTCTGGTTTGGTTGCAGGGACAGCTTCCTGAGGTGGGATCTCAGGGATACCGTTCTGTTGATTGATCGTTCGGTTAATCGGACGGTCCATAGTGGTAACTCCTTATGTTGAAGTGTAGTTAAAGTTCTAAGTGACTATACCATACGAGTGAAGCAATAACTAGATACTGAGTGGTGTGATACCCACTCAGTATCTATCTTCATCACTCTACTGGATGTGTGTAGTATCGGATCCCTGGTTGTACGGATACAACAGAGAGACTCGGACACTCCATCTCGATCATCACCTTTAACGCTTTGGATGTTCCACCTGCTGTCAGAGTGATCTTGTAATTCTCTTCTTTGGCTTTGACAAGATACTCTTTGGTAGAGAACAGGTTCTTCCCTTGTAGCATCATACATCGTGTCTTCAAGAGCTGTTGAAGACTGTCTGTGTTGTGGTTGTATACCTCGATATAAGAGATCGCTTTTGGGTCAACCTGGTCGATGGACAACTCCATCTTGTACAGATCTTCTCCCTCTGGGATCCCCTCCTTGTAGATCGTGTAGTAATGGTTCGCTGTAAACTCTGAAGTCAGTAACCCACAAGGCATCGAAAAGTCACAACAGAAGAACTGAAACTCCTGTCCAGACAGGGATATTTTGCTCTCATTTAGCTCTTTGATGTTTTTGTTGATACAGGTCATGAACGCTCTTACATTGAGCAGCACGACATGGGACAACAACACTGGGTACTGTTCGAACAACAGCTTACAGAACCTTTCATCTTTCAATGTGACAAGATGGAAGAAGTAGTTCGGATCTGACTCATAGATCGCGATCTGATCAGGATCCACGTTGGTGAACAAGATCTGGTTGTCTGGTAGATCCGGTATGCCAAATACCGCATACGACATGTTCCTTGCAAACAAGGATGAGAAGATCAACTTCAGTTGATCCTTGAAATACTTTAAGTCTTCTGGTGTCATGATTACCACCTCCTATACAGTGAAGGTAGTAGTGACACATAATAAACAACATCTAGGAGGTGATCCACTCACCTCCTAGATGTTCGTCATATCAGCAAACTTGAGCTTCCTGGATCTTCTCTACGAATCCAGGATCGAACAGCTGTTTGTAACGTCCAACGAACGCAGCAGCTTGTCCTTTCACCAGGTTCCCATACTTCGAGATCAGAACGTTCGTCTTCTGCTTCAGATCCTGGTAGACCTTGTAAGCTTCCACGAACTCAGCAGCAGAAGGATCTCCGGCAAGGTTCAACTCTTCCAGAACTTCACCCATCTCTTCTACAAGTGCATGGCCGAGATACTTCTCGATCCTCTTGCAGCAACAGGTGAGATCGGTGTTCACCGTTCTCTTGGAGAGCCAACGCTCCAGATGAGTCAGGGTGTTCTGAGTGGCATCGCCGGTGTCCATCGCAGCACTGATGATCTGTCCGATCTTGGATCGGCATTCTTCCATCGTGGTGACGATGTTGTGTTTCAGAAGATATCTTCCGTAGTCTTCCAGAAGTGCAACAATCGCAGATTCCTGGATCGCTTGCGTCACAGGAAGGGACGGCTGTGCAGCCATAGTTTCTGTTTCCATAGGTAGTAGTGTCCTTTATTAATGTTGTTCTCAGTTAATGCTTGATTTGAGGTCTTTGCCGATGCGGTAGAAGATGAAGTTGAGCATGTCGAACGCACAGCAGCACTCCGCTGCAGCATACGCAACATGCAAGAGTGCTGCAGTCTTCTTCTCCGGAGTGGAGAGCAGATCCACCACCTTCTTCAGATCTTTCCGACGATCCGACATCTTCAGGAACTGGTACATCGTGTTGATCGCATTGGAGACGTTGTATCCAGCATCGGCATAGGTGTTGAACTGTTCATCTTGACGAAGTGTTTCAAGAGGATGAAGTTCTTCCAGACTGATCGATTCGGTGGAAGGTCTGATCACATCAGTCTGGATCTGATCCGACATGGTGAGAAGTTTCGAGATCAATCTGGGAAGCTGATCCAAAGACTGTTGAACCTTCTGTATAGCAGGAAGTCTCACATCCATCTTGAGAGACTTAAAGTAGTCATCTTCCTTGGTGGAGATTTTCTTCACGATGGAGTTGTAGAGTTTCCTGCTTCGGAACTGTTCGTTGATGTGGTTCTGTATGAAGTAACGAACACAGGTGAGGTATCCCTCCATAGCTGGTTTGGTCATGGACTCATACATGTTCTTGTCCAGGATGGGGAAGGAGGTATGAGGATCCATACCAAGCAGCTCGTTACGGCTCATCATGATCTCATCGTAGATCTTCTTGTGAATCTTCCGTTGATCTTCATCCACGATGTGGTTGTAGGAGTGAATACAGATCCTCATTGCGAGATTCTCGAAGGCGGTAAGCGCAGTGAAATACTGCCGTTCCACATCCTGGTACATCTGAACGATCTCTCTAGGAGAGGAGAAGTTCATCGACTCCATAGCGGTCTTGTATCCAACTGGAGAGAGACCACTGTTCTGATAGAGTTCATATGCGATCCTGTAAGACTTGGCGATGTATTTCAAGTCCACGTACATCTTCCTCAGCTCTTCATACTGGTCTTCCAGAGCACTGCGCATCTGCTGATCGTTCAGTTTCAGATGCTCCAGACCCAGACTCTTCGGGTTGATAACCATAAGTGATACTCCTTAAAAGGTGTGTAGTGATATTCAACGATTTAAGCATACCATGACCTTCCCTCGAAGGAAGTTCACCTATATATAACTAAAGGACAGCCGATCGGTCAAGGTATGTGTGAACATCGAACCACAGTGAGGAATCTATGTTACCTGAAGATCAAATCGTAAGACCAGACCTCTTTACAGAGGCTATGAAAATGCATATCGACTATCTGAAACGAGTGAGTCATGAGGACGAGTCCGTCATCGCTCCATTTGTAGCAGAAGTCTTCCAAGAACGGTATCGTCCAAAACATGCCGTTTACAACATGACTACCAGTCCAGGCAATGAGAAGGTCATGGAGGGCGATCTTTACAAGTTGCTGAAGAAGTTCCCTAATAAGGTTATCGCTCCTGCTGGAACGTTCTACAAACCAACGGTGGAACAACCGTCCTTCATCTCACAGATGGTGGTGGATAAGTTGAAGGATCGTAAGAAAGTCAAGAAGAAACAATTGGAAGCAGAGGCGGTTGGTGACAGCCTGGAAGCCAACCGTTGCTGGTATCAACAAGCTACCATCAAGATCAACTGCAACAGTCTGCCTGGAGGGTTCGGATCACCATTCAACATCTTCTATGATAAACCAGGATATAACTCCATCACCTCTCCTGCACGTTGTATGATCGCAAGAGCATACACCATAGCAGAACAGTTGTTAGGAGGGAACTTCGCATGGTTCAAAGATGAAGAACTGGTGAACCACATCCTGTTGAATCTGAAGCAAAGACCTTCGGACGAACAGATCTTGAAGACGATCCAACGGTACAAGTTGAAGATGATCAGTGGAGTCCAGTTGATGGATTTCTACACGGATACTCTAAGACGGTACTGTCCCTGGTCCACCTTAGGACAGATTCACCAGTTGGTGGAATCCCTCAGTGAACTGGAGATCACCTATCTCTTCTACTACTGTAACCTGAGACACATCATGTGGTACAACGATGAGGTGTTCCGTGGTTATATCAAGTACGTGTTTGATGTGAGTAAGGTAACCATAAACCCGAATGTCACAGCAGAGGACATCCATAAGCAAGATGAAACCGTGCTAGCTGTCACCACAGTCGGGTTGGCTCATGAGTTCAACAACTACTCGATCAAGGTGATCACAGAGGAACATCCGGATCTGATCCCCAAGCTGATCGCTTACTGCAAGAGCATCGAACGGAAACTCCACATGTTGGATCAATTGTTCGACACCTTCGTCAACACGGATGCAGATATCCCTGAAGTAAGGAAGAAGAGCGGTACTTGGAGAAACACTGTGATCATCAGTGATACCGACAGCGAGATCTTCACAGCAACGGAGTGGGATGATTGGTATCGTGGTGGAACACACTACAACATCACAGAGGAGAGCTATCAGATCACCTCTCTGGTGATCTACTGGTTGCACCACAGTGTACGACATGCTTGTTATCGGTTCAGTGTTCTTCATGGAGTATCCCCGGAACACCGGAGAGTATTGGCTATGAAGAATGAGTTCCTCTATCCAATCATGTTGTTGTTCAGCATCAAGAAGACGTATGCTGGGATCCAGACCGTACAGGAGGGGGTGATCCTACCGAAACCCAAAGCGGATATCAAAGGTCAGACCTTGAGAGGATCTTCGATCTGCTCCACATCGTTGGAGTTCATCGAGAGTTTCATCAAGAACGATGTTCTGTATCCGGCTATGGAGAGGAAGTTGTCTGCAACAGCTCTGATCGAGAAGGTGGTGGACTGGGAACGTCATATCTACGACAGCATCAAGAACGGAGATACGGAGTTCTTACAGATCACATCTTTGAAGTATGAGAGAGAGTATAAAGATCCTGAGAGCACTTCTGTGTATTTCGCATGGCTCTTCTGGCAAGCGGTCTATGCACAGATCCACGGAGATGTGCAGCCACCTGCTAAGGTTGTCTACGTATCTCTCTATCCTGCTACAGCCAGTTACTACGAGTGGTTGCAGAACAAGAACCGAGCCATCTACAAACGGACGATGGAGTTCGTAGAGAAGAAAGGCAAGTTCCCGAAGAGCATGTTGATCAACCCTGCTTCGAACAGGATCCCTGAGGAGATCATTCCACTGGTCGATCACAGGAAGATCATCTACCACAACTGTGCACCACTCTATCAGGTGATGCAGAAACTCAATATCGGAGTGGCTCATCTCAACAAAGAGACGAAGACACTTCTGATGGATCTCTATGGATAAACATTCAACTATCTGGGAGTAGGTATACCTACTCCCAGATAGTTGGAACTCTTTATCAATGTGGTTGTTTGTCTTTTTACGCAGGTGATATCCTGATCGTAAACTTATTGATCACTGCTCGAACTTGCATGGTTGGGAATGTCTTACCTGACTCATAGCGGAACGCAGGAACCTCTCCTGGTGCAACCATGAATGTCAAAGTTATCGCAGCGTTCTTCGCTGGTGACAACACGCCATATGCTCGTCTGACGAATGTTTGATCAGCACTGTTGTACGTACCTGCTTCGATGTATCCGTACGATGTGGCAGTACCATCTCCAGATGAGTAGAAAGACAGAGATATCATCTCTGGTTGTGTAGCAGTCGCGTACGTGTATACTCCGTTGCTACTGCTAGCCATGGTTTCGAAGGTAGAGGTTCCCGGTACGAGCTCTGCAAGCAGAGCAACCTTACCATCTCTATCTGGTGCAGCATTGTTCACAGAGACCACAGGGATAGATGTGGGATCGTCTGCGTATTTCGAAGTATCGTATTTCTTCGATACGATCATACCTGTCAGTATCGTTGAAGATATCGCACCGGTTCCACACGGGAACCCATAGATCGATGTTGTAGTTCCAGCTTGGACTGGAACACCGTTGTTCGTAACTTGACTGATGGTTACTTTCGAGACGATATCTTCATCACTTGCGATCATACCAGATGTTGGTACGATACTGTAGAGACATCCATTAGCGACAAACAAACCACCCTTCCAAGCATTTGGATCTCCTGCAGCATAGTACATGATACCAGATATCGCTGTAACATCATACTCTTCACTGACCAACCTGGCAGTTGTGTTCAGTATCAGGTAGAGATATCCATCACAGATCCCAAGAGCTCCTTGCACTGTGGACGGATATCCAGACACATCACTCCATCTCGTATGCTTTTCAGTTACGATCTCTACAACTTCCCACTCAGACTCAGATACGATCTTAGCAGAGTACAGCTTACCATCCTCCGTCAAGACGTACACTCCGTTATTCCCGCTGCCTTGCAGAGAAGCCAACTTCTTGATGGTTGTTGGGAAATCATACGACGTTGGAAATAGTGTTAGATATGGTGCACTGTACTTACAGCAGAACAGATGTGTTCCTGCAGCGATGAACCCACCATATTGGTAAGTAGAGTAACATGGACCTGCGATATCCACGATCGGATCAGATACTCCCAAGGTTGCAACAGCTGAATTACTTCCATCCCCATAGTAACCTACGGTAGTATCGGTCATGAACATAAGACCTGTGTATCCGGAGATCTTAGTGATCCCTGTAAGTTCGTTCACGTTGCCTATGATGTATGCATCATAACTCACTGGATACACGAGACCGTCACTGTGAAGTACGTAGCATTTCGATCCACTGTACGAACTGGTATTGTTGTGTGCGAACATCACAGCATAGGAACCGTTCGTAGGTGCGTTGGTCACCAGATCATCACCACAATAGAGTGCACCATTCAGGATCTTGTAAGGTGTTGGAGATCCATTGGACACAGGACCAACACACCGATCAGGATCTGTGATATCCGGATAGTCGGTATAAGCATCTTCTTGGAAGATGGTAGTATCTCGAAGATACAACCCTTCTGCAGATACATAGGCAGCTCCTGCTACTTTCAACAAGAACTTGATCCCTGTGATCATCACATTGTCATTGATGACTTTTACGGTGATCTCATGAGTCTCTCGTTCTGTGGAGTCCGGTGCTGACACCTGGATCACTCCATTGGAGTATGTTGCATAGTTCGGTAAACCTTCCACAACCACTGTCCCGAATGGTGAATGACCTCCATAGTTCACCTCCACAGGGATCTTCTTCGGTTCATTCCGATAACAGAACTGATCCATGATGGGAGTGATCGTAACTTGAGGATCTGACAGATCCATCCATATCCCGTTTACATAAATCTTAGCAGACATGTTCTTCTCCTTTCGCTAAGGTTTCATAGCATCACTGATGCTATGAAAGTTCACAAGGTACTCTACGGAAGGGGTCAACCCAACCGTAGAGTACTCTTAAAAAGTGTAGTTCAAAAAATTTCATCTATATATAACTTTATTGATACTAGGTAAAAGAACTTTAACAAAAGGAGAAAGTAATCATGGGTCAGAAGAACAGACGTGATAGTCGTGGGAGATTTGCCCAGCCTATTCTGTCTCCGATGAGTCCGGAGACAAACCCGCCAAAGCTCTTATCGGTCTCGATCAAAAACCTGAAGGACAATCCTTCAGGTGTTGTGGTTGAAGAGACTGAGATCTCAACATCGTTTGGTCAGAACCTCGGTGAGGTTCTGGACAAGGAACTCACCAAAGAAGATATTTCCACCAACAAGCTCACCAACAAAACCAAGGAGGTTATCATGAGCGAAGAAGTTAAGAAGAACGAAGAAGTCGTCGAAACCACCAACAACGCAACCACCACCAAAGCGGCTCCCAAGAAGGAAACTGCCAAAGCCGCTCCTCAGAAGAAAGCTGAGGAGAAGAAAGCCGAAGCTGCTCCGGCTGAAGCCACTGGTGCGGCTCCTGCCAAACAGGAGGCTCCCAAGAAGGAGGAGACTCCGATCGCCACTGGCGATACCAAGGGAGAGGCGAAGCAGGATCTTCGCAAAGCCCTGCAAGAGCAGAAGCCGGAAACTGCATCCAGGGAAGTCGTAATCCGTGAAGAATACGACACCGGTCGTGCCATGTTGCATAACTTTGGCGTTGGGGTTGCCATCGGGGGCGGAATCGTCCTCGGGGCAGCTCTTGCTTCCGGTGTCGTATACCTCGTGAAACGGCAGTTTGGCGGTGGTGAATCCGATAACAACGAATAACAACTAACCAACTACTGTAGGGTGTTCTGATACCCCTACAGTAGTTATTCTTTTTTGAGAACTTGGTTGGGGTTTCAGCTATATATAACTAGGTGAAGATGTACCTTTATCCCATATTAAATTTACCCTCAACTTACCCTCAAAGTAACACCTGGTATTATGGTAGTAACTATAAGAGCATCCCATTCATATCCATTCATATCCATTCACGCTCTATCCGTACTCCATACATTATCGTATTCATACTCTCTATCCAACCAACTTATCCACTACCCTTCTATCTTCAAAGTAACCATCTTTCACATAAGAACAACAACCAACCTTAACAAGGAGATGACCAAATGGGAAGATTACGTAAATGGGTACTTCCTTACTACCCTTATCAAGGACACCAATTACCTTTATATTGGTATCCCTCTGAAGATCCAACTCAACTAGGACATGATCTTAGTATACTGGAGTATGGAGTTAACCACATACTCAACGTATTACAACAAAGAAGTAGCTCTCTGTTTACAACATTTACGATACGGTTTCCGAAGATGTATCCTTGTGATACCGTACAAGATAACAGCTTTTTCAGCAACACTATGGAGTTGTTCCTTCGAGGGATAACCTTCACCCATCCTTCCTATTTATGGGTAAGAGAACGACACGACAGTCAACATCAGCACTACCATCTTGCCTTATGGGTGGATGGTAGTGTATGTAAGAGTTTTATCACCTTAGGAGAAGTATTAGAGTGTCGCTGGTGTAACACGATAGGAGTGTATGCACCTGGTCTTGTGGAATACAGAAGTGCTGAATATAACAAAGTTCATCTTGTTCGTAACCGGAGTGGGATCGAAGAGGTCAGTCAGGCTGTTTATAAACTCAGCTACCTCAGTAAACTATACACCAAAGAGATGGATCTATCTACTGGTGTAAAACGTTGGCACCACAACCGATAAGAGGTATCTATCATGGCAAGAACTATACAACCACTGCAAAATTATGAACAACGGGATCTTCTTGACGTTATGCGTCGAGTCTTAACCCTTGAAAACAAACGTTATCCTTACATCACGGATCGTTTTGTGGTTCAACTGGATCGTGCACGTCGTTTACGATCTGGGTTGGAGTCGATCTTGAACCGTCGAGAACTGGATGTTCGGATCGAAGTTAAAGCACTCCCTACTTCCTTTAAGAACCATGGGATCGATGAGAAGATGGGTGGGATGCTCACTACAACGTTGTTGTGTCGTGATCTGATCGACTACACTTGTTGTAAATACATCATCATCGACAAGTTCTATCTTGTCGTCACCATGGAACCGGGGATACGACGTCGTTGTCAGATGTATCAGTGGCTCGACTCTACGATCCAGACAGCCGTTGAGAACTGTCCTCTTCTCTATGTACGATGGGATCCTCCTAAGAACCACCATCGCTATCTTTACGTACATTACACCAGTCATCCCAACCAGGAGTAACGTTTTATGGCAACCTATATCGAACACTACCAAGAGTTGCTTGGCATGCGAGAACTGATACGCACATCCAAGAACCTCTATCTTAACAGTAAGGAGGAACATCTGGAAGCTCTTATGAGTGTACTTAAGACTCAGATGAGCACTTATATCAAAACAGCTCATCAGTTCCTGGATGCACTTCCTGAGACCACAACCTCTATGAGAGTGGTTCCCATGTGGAAGGATGTGATCCAAAGACTTACCTCAGAGAACATGATCACTGTGCAAACCATAGAGGAACTTCACCAGGGGTTGAGCAACCTCTATCATGTGGTATCCATTGAGGCTCAGGATACCTCTTCTGAAGAGCTCGTAGGCAGTACAGCACAACCTGTCTAAATCAACCAACTAGAACTTAAGAACACTAGCATTTACTAGTGTTCTTAAGTGTCTATTTTGGTTCATGTAGAAACAACGATCAATCAACATAAACTTAAACAACAGGAGAATATTATCATGATGCAAGAGAACCCGAAGATGGAACAGCTGGTATCGTTAACAGAGATCATGCTGTGGAACATGCTACATAAGAGCATCCACACTGTACTGCGTTGGAGACTGGGTAAAGAGCTCCGCCAAGATCAGCTCCATAAGTCTCTGATGGAGTGTACGACTAGCATCATCAACCGGTATCAGAGTGAACAGGATCAGATCCAAGCTGACATCCCTTGTGAGATCGGGGATGTAGTCGTGGATCATCCGGAGTCGTATGTCGAACTTCGTACCCATCTGGGTATGATCCATATCATCAGGATCTACTACCAACTCGTAGAGATGTATCCTGGTCGATATTACGTATCCGGAGTTCGTTATACTACGACCGATAACGTGAACTAAGGAGGTTGCCATGATCTGCAAACACTGTCACCGAGAGTACGATGCGGATGATTTCACCGATGAATCAGAAGCTTGTGATGATTGCTGCCCGGACTGTCTGTACAGCGGTAATATGTTCGGTCCTGAAGAGGACGAGTATATGGATCCGGATGGAGATGATCCCTACGACGAAGACGATCTCGATGAGAGTTATGATGACATCGAAGTTCCGGATGAAGAGTTCGATGAGGAGGTAGAATAATGTACACTTATCAGGAAGAGAAGAATATCGTAAATGCTCTGAAACATCAATGTTGCTTGTCGCAGTTGATGGGCTTACTGATCGAACACGTCAGTAGGTTCCAAGGGTTCGAACAGAACGGTCGAGTGGTGTTCTATCAGGAACAACTGCACTCGAGAGTCAACTGTGCTCTGGATGAGTTCGTATCCATGGTGAACTGGATCTATCCCGACAAACTGTTTACGTTCCATCAGGGATATGTAGAACAAACGTCGAGTACTTGGAAACAGTACGTGAAGTTCAAGTTCGATAGCATCCCGTTTACGATCATGTTGTCCATCACGATCCAGTTGGGATCGTTCATAGCCTATGATGTCAACCATCCAGAGAAGTCAGGAGTGATCAAACTGGAGTGGGAGTACCCAGCAGACGACAAATAACACCATGTACTTGGAGTGTATCACACACTCCAAGTACATGGTGTTAGAAGGAAGGAATGTACTATGACAAGATGAACAGTTTCTCAGAGCGATCCAGGCAACCATACTGAAGGAACTTCGTGAGTTCCTTGGAACCAGTTCTGATGATCCTCTACTGAGGATCAAACATGTGCTCGGTTCTATATACGATGTGAACGAACGTTACATGTCTGGCAATGAACTTGATACCAAACTTGAAATGCAACTCAACAACCGATAAGGAGAACCATCATGACTCAGATAACAACACAAAATCAGAATTTGTATCAACTCCAGGAAACCGTGTTAAAAACACTTGGTGGACTGCTAGGGAAAAGGTACACGTATCCCACACGCGTTATCCACCGTGCACTGTGGGAAGTGGGTTATGTACCTCGTTTTGTCTATCCAGAACTGAAGCGATTGTACGATGACGATGATGAATCCAAACGAGAAGAGAACTGTACCTGTTGTATCAAGTTTGCAATCACCAACTCGGTTCGTTCAACACATCGTTCGGCACACCAATATTTGCGCGGTCAAATAGAGATGACTTGTCAGGATGACAACCTGTGGTTGATCAGCGCCGTAAATGTGGAGTGCTTGCCGATCTCTGATCGGTTCTCTGATACGCAGTATCAGAACGCACAGTCATCATCGATCAGATCTTGATCACGTTTAAGGTAGACTACCCGATTGTAGCGATCTATTTAGAATTGCTGGAACCATGTATCAAAGAACTTTGGAATATTTCCAAGTGGAGAGATCCTGATCTGAACAAATCTACATTCTGCCGATCACTGAAGAAACTGTTGGGATATACAGGATATCGCAACATCAAGTTTTGGTACGAGCAAGGTAATTTGGTCATCGGATTCTATTACAAAGGTATCATGATCCTGGTTCATCGTATCACGTTGAATGATTCAATTTTAGACACATTTGAATAACAAGGAGACTCTATCATGGAAGATCTTACGATATCAAAAGAGAACATACGTCAGGATGTGATAAAGTTCATCGAGTTGTTCCATCCGCAAGAACAACAGAGTGTTGGAGAGTGGCACGAGCTCATCTATGCGAACGGACAGTGCTTTCGGTTCGCTCAGATCCTTTGTACAGCATTCCAACACTACGATAGTCACATCGTTGGTGTTGGGACGATGTTGATAGGAACTTCATATCGTGCATTACAGGAGGAAGTGTTGCGTGGTACATACAACCACTATTACACGTATATCGATGGATCGTATTATCACATCTTCGGATGTGATGGGTCGGATCCGTCTGATTTTGAAGTCGATGTAGAGATCCGGGATCCTTCGGATCTCTGTACGGATGATGTACGTGAAATCCCATGGTTGTCTAAGTACTTCGATGAACATCAGTGTCTCAAAGCAGATATGAAGTTCATGCGGGTTCTATCACAGGACGAGATCAACTCCGTCTTACAACACATTGAGCGTTACCACAATCAACGGTTGGAGGCTGCTCTAGCGGATTGTATCAAACATTACTGAAAGGAGACTCTACAGTGAAGAAACGAGAATCGTCATCCACAACTACTAGATTCACAACAAGAGGACGTTTAGGAAAGCTCAACAAAGCGTATGCCAGATTAGAGGAGGTATACCGTAAGTGTGATCAGGAGATCATCTGGTGGACTGGTGGATACCACGAGAACACCGAGATGAGAACGATCAACACGTTCTATAGCAGACACTCTGCCTACATCAGGGAACTAAGAGACTGCGAGTGTATCACAGGAGAGATCTGTGATTACCTGAATGATCACGAAAAAGAGTATGATGACAAAATGATACTGTACGATAATGACTACCGTAAGATCCGTGAGTGGATGTATGCCTGCAGATTACTGCACAGGCTGGCAACTCTCAGATTCAACTATGTCTTGATCTTACAAGGCAGTCGTACAGCCAAACCATGGGGAGATTTACTATGCTTTTAGCAGAACAATGTTTAACGATCCTGCAAGACGCTCAGTCAGAACTGATCAGTTGTCTTCGTGGGATGATCGGAAAGCTCTACCAGTGCCCAGATGAGCATGTCACTCAGATCGTTATCAACGTACTTCGGTCTCGTGAACACTATCAACAGCACGGACTGGATGTGTTTGGAGATTTCGAGCATCGTGCATACATCGAAAAGAAGTCGATGGATCTCACGTATTTGGTGCGGATGGATCTGGGACAACGGAACTGTCGGCACTATCTCTACATTCATGCAGGAGCAGAGTATCGCGATGGGAACTGGTTGGTTAACACCATCGCAGCACAATGCAGGAAGATCCCGGATGACTTCACTGATGATGATCAGCTCAATGAAGACATCGCAGATGCACAGCATCTGGTTCGACAGATCCATCGTTGTATCGGTGCAGAGGAGGGATCCTTCCTTGAATACGAACCTGGTCGTAAGATCGATCATTGTCTTGACGTGTTGCGTGCAACGGTTGTCAACATTTGGACGATACTGAAGTGGAGAACACCATCGTTGGAACGTAGCCTGTTTATCCGTTCCGTACTGGCTTCCGTTCTCCATTTTGAACGATACCGTATGGTTCGATTCCGAGAGGAAGACGGTAACTTGATGATCGACTTCTACTACAAGAAAGAACTGTTCATCACGCAGATGGTTCATTTGCCGATCGCTTTCGATGAACTTTTGTGAACAGGAGGATATTAAGATGGAGTTATCCATAACCGAAGAAATGAATGAGAACTTGGAGTTATTACGTAAAGTTCTGTCACGTAGTGAACTTCAGACAAAGCTTCAGGATCGCATCCAGAGACGGTCTTACACTTCGAAGGAGTTACTTCGTCATGTACAACTCGCGTTGAAAGAGTACCTTCGTGATCTGAACATCCACAACGAAAAGATCGGAAGTTGGATATGTTGTCAGATCAATATCGATGAAGATACCATCGAGGTATACGCGAACGATGATGTAGATGGTCAGTGGTACCTCTTCATTATTCTTGGATTCCACTGGCTGAATCAGTGGCCTGTGATCCGATGGGATGTTGAGTTCACCTTGAACGAAACTGCTTCTCGGGATCGATACTGGCCGATTGATTTGGTGATTACAGAACCATAAACACACTTAACAAGCTAACCCTGAGGTACTATAATGATAACTTGTGCAAATCAGATCGTGACTTCAGAAGACCTTTTTGTGTTCTTCGAGAAGTTGGAAGAAGTGACATTGCACGTGTATGGGAATTGGAGATCGACACCACTCGTAGATCCAACCATCGCTAATATGAAAGCTCAGATCGAGTACGGATTCTTCAATGGGGTCCTACGGCTCATGTACAACTACTATCCAACGATTGATTTGGATTATCGTTACGTTTGGAATAAATTCACATCAACGTACAAGTTCTACATCAAACCTAAACAGACGATCGCAGATGAACAGGAGCAACGGTTCCTGTACGGAGAGATCTATGTGAAAGGTTTGAAGTTGGTTGGGTATCGTTTTCAAGTGGAGAATGTGAACGACTATCTTCATCTCACATGGAAAGATACTTTGATCAAGAGGATCGAGGGTCATATCAAGCGTCTGGCTACTCTCGTGAAAGATCCTTACGCACCAGACATGGGTAAATACTTACATGGTCTGGAAGAGGCGTTTCAGGATCTTTACAACATCTTCGAGTACAACAACGACTATGTTTACGATATGGGTTCGAAGTTCTATCATTACCTGAAGAAGACGTTGAGTGAGATCACGTTCAAGAGAACATATATGACGTGGGACTCCAAGACCAACCGGATCCATCTCACATTCAAGAAGTTTGACAAACGAACTACTTTGAGTTTCGATATCAGTTTCAAGTGGTTCAAGAACATTCAGGTGTTCAAAAAGGAGTAACTGCATGAGTTATTTCAAGTGTTGTAAGTGTCATCGTTGGTATGACACAGAGGAGTTCGATGATGTGGCCAACTACGCATTCTGTCCTGCCTGTTCTAATGAACAGGTACCGGATCAGATGGTGGAGATCCACTCATCGATGGACGATAGTCCGGAGGACCCATGTCTCTCCGGAGAGGAAGATCTCCAACCGGAGTACGTCGAGTTCGATGAAGGGATCGACAACGACTACATCGATGGAGAGTTAAGCTTAAACGATGCTTTTGAAGGAGGCTACGATGAAGAACTGTTCTAAACCATTACAGGAACATGTGAACGAAGTGGTCCAGTATTCCGTTCACGAGATCTCAGAGGTCTACAAGAAACCTCATGTTACAGAGTTAGAGGTTCTTAGTCTCTTAAAACGAGGCTATCAACTCAACCAGGATCCGGATGAGATCATTCTCTGTCTTCTCCTTGAGAAGGTGATGAGAGAACTCTATTGCAACATACCGGACATCGTGTTCAATGTGCATATTTCAACCAGATACGGATCCCACCGCATGGTGATATCTTGTAGAGAGTTGGAAGTGTGCTACAGTGTAGCGTCAGAATGCACTACTACTTTAAACGTTCCGTTCGTTGGTGGATCCAGAAAGACCAAAACGAAAGTGAATATGGATGTGTTCACACTGGACGCCTTGACAGCTGCGCTGTTTACAGAGAGGCTCAGACTTGACGTTCCGAAGTTCATGGACTAAACTGATCATGGAGAGGGTTATCACAACCCTCTCCATGATCTTTCTTTTTCACTTAGACAACCCATTCACCTTTTGTCTATATATTACAAGATGTGGATACCCAAGCATACTTTGTGAATTATACATTAAGGAGGTTACTATGGAGTTAACAGAACTTCGTAACAAAATCGATGCAGCCAACACTGCCTATTGGCAAGATCATCAACCGATCATGCCGGATCAGGAGTATGACAAGTTGATCGAACAACTCAGGATCCTGGATCCAACAGATCCAAGGTTGAACTATATCGGAGGATCCCAAGGGACGGTGGTTCACAACCCACCCATGCTCTCCCTGGATAAGAAATACTCTCATGAGGAGTTGATCAAATGGTGTGAGAGCGTATCTCGTACAGCAGATGAATTGTTCGTGGTACAGCCGAAGTACGATGGCATCGCAGTCAAGATGACCTATGACAACCAGAGACTTCAACTCAGTACCAGAGGAGATGGACATATCGGAGAAGACATCTCCGATAAGGTTCCTTATATCAAGTTGGTTACTAACGATGGGATCTCCCTTAAGATCTGGAAACAACAGTTGACAGAACCACTGTCGTTCCCATTCATCCTCTATGGTGAACTGGTGATCACTAACACAGACTTCAACACCTACTTTCAGTCTGGGAAATATCTCAGGAAGGATGGAGAGCGTTATACCACTCAACGCAACGCAGTTGCTGGTATGGCTTCTCTGAAGGATGCTACATTCCAGGAGGGGGATCAACCGTTAACTCTGGTTGAGTATCAGAGCTGTGAACAGGTGTTCCCATTGAGAGAACTCAAAGATCCGGAGAACTGGGAGAGACTCTTGGAAGAGATCCAAGATCTGGACTATCCTCTGGATGGTATCGTGGTGAAGCTGGTAGATCCTCTGCTTCACTCTCAGCTTGGTGCAACTCAACATCACCCCAGATGGGCGATGGCATATAAGTTCGCCAATGAACATGAGACCTCCAGGATCCTGGATATCGAGTGGAATGTCGGTATGAGAAGCATCACCCCGAAAGCTGTGATCGAACCTGTGAAGATCGGGGATGTCACAGTATCCCAAGCATCTCTGTTCAACCTGAGATATGTGATCCAGAACCATTTCTCCATAGGAGATCAGGTGAAGGTGGAACGGGCAGGGGATGTGGTTCCTCACATCTGTCCGGAAGAGCATGTTCATATCGGTCATGATCTGAATATCCCATCTCACTGCCCTTCCTGTGGTCAGAGAACCCATCAGGACGATGTGGAGTTGGTCTGTACCAACCCGGACTGTCCTGGAGTACTCTTAGCGAAGTTCCAGAAAGCAGCCAAAGAACTGAAGCTGGATGGGTTCGGTAAAGTGGTTCTCAGCACTCTGATTCAACATGGAGTACACAACCTTCAATCGTTGCTCTCCCTGGATCAGGAGTCTTTCCAGAAGTATGGATTCGGAGAGAAGACAGCGATCAACTTGAGTAACTCCATCCAGACAGCGAGAAGGAGTACAACTCCTGCTAAGCTTCTGTCTGCCATGGGGATCCCAAGGATCAGCAAAGCAACAGCTGCTACCCTGCTGGTCACTTGTCCGATCGAGGATCTGATCTCACACTCTCCCGAACAACTTGCAGAGGTGTTGTCTATGCACGGAGAGAATGGTAAATCCTTGGTCAAGTGGATCTCCCAAAAAGAGAACCTGTTGACATTGACCGTGTGCATGATGCTCTGCACGAACCTTCACAGTGTATCCAACACCTTTGAACCAACGGTATGTTTCACAGGGAAGATGAGTGTAACGAAGTCAGCACTTGGTGACTATGCGAAGATCAGAGGATACCGAGTTGTGGATGATGTGACCAAAGGACTGGATCTTCTTGTGGTTCCAGATGATGAGGACTACCTCAGTGACAAACTGAGGAAAGCTCGTCGATATGGGATCGAGATCCTCACTGAGACACAGTTCCGGAATAAGTGAGTATGACACTACTGGTACTTGAGCGATGAACTCAAGTACCAGTAGTAACTTCCAATCACAAGCTATTCTTTGAACAGGAAAAGGAGGAATGCCTTGAAACAACGGAAACTGGAGAAGCCTTCGTTAAAGAAGGTGGAGATCTATACCGATGGATCCTGGAAACGCGGAATAGGAGCTGGTGGTTGGTCTGCGATGTTGATCTACTGGCCTCACTGGAAATTGATCACCTCCAGTGAAGCTCCTACCACCATATCCAGGATGGAGTTGTTGGCTGTGATCAACGCCTTGGAGAATCTTACAGAACCCTGTGAAGTAAAACTGGTGTCCGACAGCTCCTATGTGGTCGGTTGTGTGAACGACTGGATCCGTCAATGGAAGAGACATGGATGGGTCAACCACAGCGGTAAACCGGTAGCGAACCTAGATCTGATCATGAGACTTCATGATCTCTTAGAGATCCATCATGTTCGAGCTACCTGGGTGAAAGCACACACCGATCGAACCGACAAACACAGCAACGCCAACAGGATCGTGGACTATTTCGCACAGAAGAGTGCAGACGATCATCACAACCTAGATTGAAATCACATGGTATGCTCAATTCAACCTTATAGAAGGAGGATACCGGATGGTATTCGATCAACGTACAGAACAGTTGATCTTTCGGTGCAGGGCGATATCACCTGGGATCAACGATTACTTTGAAGAACAGAGATATCTGTTGGAGACAGATACTCCGGATGAGATCACTCCACAGTATCTTCTGGAAGCAGCTCTATCTCTCGTTCTTGACCTGTTGGAGGGGATCGGGATCACCACGAAGTTCACTGTGGATGATCTATTGGACTCCTCTTCGGATCTGGAGACGATGTTCTATATCGCTAACAAGTTCGACGCAGACAACTACTACCGAATGTTGAAGTCTTTCGATGCGGAACAGCGTTCGGAGTATGCAGCGATCTTGGAGAACATCGACCTCCCTGAAGATTACTTTTTTGAGTTGTCCCACTACTTCAGCGAACTGTTCCCACTGGACATCGGTTGGGAGTATATCGTCAGAGGTACGGACTACTGGTTCAGTGGAGAACCATTCGTCTCCCATATCTGCAACATCCAGATGAAACTGGATCTCACTGAGGAGGACTCCACACCACCAGTTCCGGAAGAAGAACTTCCGATCATCACAAGGTTCCTGGAAGTGATGACTGAGAGAGATCACAAGGTGAGAGCGTATGTCGCTTACATCCTGGATCGATATCGTGCACTGCTTCGCAAACCAGTTCTGATGAAGATGGTTCGTCAGTACGACAAGGAGAAGCTCCATCCAGATACGATCCTGCTATTCTCCAAATGGAATGCGTTAACCGAAGAACAGAAGAAAGAGATCGGTGAACCTGGATTCTTACAAGCACACCATCTGAAAGACGATCACCATATTCAACACTGGGAGAGGAAGGATGTAGATCCTTCCAAGATCTCCTATGAGACTGCAGTCATGATCGTAATCTCTCTGATCTTGGATCAACTACCTCGTGAAGAGATGATGAGAGAGATCTTCCGTTATCAGAAGCTGGCTCCGGAACACATCTTCCAGTTCATGTTGGATCTTTATCATACCACACCCTGGAAAGAGTTGATAGGAGGTGCCTGATGGAACTTGCTGCACATAAGAAAGCATTCCTGGTGGAGAACCAGTCCAGATTGAACGAACGGTTGTTCCTGATCGATGCGATGACCCAGGTAGCAGGAAGACCGAAGCTCACCACACCAGGTCCTTTACCTTCCTTGAAAGATCCGGTTCTCTATTACCATTGTTTCGAGTTACAGGAAGGGAGAACCTTCCAGAAACCATCCATGACGTTCGATCGAACGATCGTAGATCCCGTACTCAAGTGGATCGACAACAACGCCTACGAGATGGTGTACGCTTATGATTCAGTAGCGGATCTGCTGGAGCACTATCAGAACTTCCTCGCTATGTCGGATGAGATGCAAGCGACGTCCGATGAAGAGTGCAAGAAACTCTTCAATCGAACCAACACAGAACTGTTCCAGTACTACCTGAGTCCTGCTTACAACGCACTTCGGTTCAACAAGTATGTGGTCCGGGAAGGGGATGTGTTCGAACTCTACTCCACCAAGGATCAGAGATCCTGTCTGGTCTACTGTTCCGGGAAAGATGTGGATAAATACATCTATCAGCTCTCCTATCTTCAGGATGATCTGAACCAGAGGATCCTCGGAGAGATCGATACTTTCCAGTTGAAGAAGGGAGATATCAACAACTTCCAAGAAGAGGTTACCACAACAGTAGGTCGTTACCTGTTGAACAGACTTCTGCTAGTAGATCCATTCAAGGAACGGTTTCCTTACAAGAACGAGCAGTTCACCAAGGTGTTGTCTTCTTTGGAAGACGATATCGCAAAAGGGATGTTGGATGGAAGCATCTCAGTAGATGCTTACAAAGAGTACATCAACAACCTTTTCTTCATTGGACACTTTACAGAGCTCTGTGTTCCGACATACTCCAGGAAATCCCTCTCCACCTCACCGGAAGTGAAGAAGGTGAAACAGGAGTTGATCAAGAAGTACAAAGACCAGTTGCATGATCCAGGTACGATCAATGAGATCGAGAATACCCTGATCAAGATGGACAAAGCTTATCTCCAAGGAGACAGCTCTATGAGGTTCTACGAACCTCTTGGTGACAAACCCTTCAACATCTCCCGCAAGAAGATGTATCTCACTGTTGGTGGTGTAGAGGAGTTCACCAAAGGAGCTGGTGCTTACGAGTTCATCGAGAACTCCCTGGCAGAGGGTATGACAGCGAAAGCGATTCCTGCGATGGCGAACGAAACCAGAAAAGGATCGTTTAACCGAGGAGACCAGACGAAGCTTGGAGGAGCTCTTACCAAACTCGTCATCCGAGTTCTGCAGGATCTCGTCGCTGTAGAAGAGGACTGTCACACCGTGCAGGGGTTGCAAGTGGACACCTCGAAGTTCCCGATCTCAAGATACTACTGGTCCTATGTGTGGGACAAGGATGGGTGGACTCTGCTCACCGAACAGAACGCTCATCAGTTCAACAAAGGGATCCAGTTGATCCGTTCTCCGATGCACTGCTTGACGAAGAACGGGTTGTGTAAGAGATGCCTTGGTGAAATGTATGCCAAACTTGATAAGAAACATCTTGCATTGGAAGCGGTGGATGTTACTTCCACCTTTACAACGGATGCTCTGAAGAGTATGCACGGAACCAAGATCTCCATGTTCGAAGTCACTGACTTACAAGAGTACATCATACATTAAAAATAGTACAAAGGAAACACCATGTCTAACAAGAACAACGCCTATCGTAAACAGGTCAATCCTACCGAACTGATGGAACGATTGAACCAGCCTGTGGAAGAACCGAAGACCGAGGAGCTTCCGAAAGAGGAAGTCAAAGAAGAGACCGCTGTCACTGCTGTGGAAGCAACTCCTGTCACAGCTCCTGCAGAAGAGGTAAAAGAGACTCCTGCTGTCGAAGAGAAGACAGAAGAAGCTGCTCCTGCGGAACCACAGAAAGTGGAATCGAAGAAGGAAGCCAAAGCTCCTCAGAAGACCACGGTTGATGGGAAAGAAGTCTACGTCAACAAGGTTGGTGGACGTCGTGTGGTCCAGAAGAGCTTGACCGATCAGCCGGTTGCTGCTGATGTAAACGACAAAGTCGCCAGACTCAACGTCCTTCTGAACAAATACGTTCAGATCGTCTCCACCAAGAGCCCGAGTGAGAAGACCCGTCTTCAGTTCGTTGCTGCATTCGGTGATATCGCCGAGTACGTCCTGGCTTCGGACTCCTATGCGGTCTACAACCGGTTCTATGAGTTCTTCATGAAAGAACGGAACCAGCTGGTTGCTCCTCAGGTTGCCCTCAGTGGGATCCACACGATCTACAACGGCATCAAGAGATCCAACATCTCTGCGTTCTATGCTGTGTTCCAAGCGATGGTTCGCAACAAAGCAGAACAGAAGAAGTTCGGTCTGAGCATCCGTGCGATCCGCAGAGCGCTTCGCAACGACAAATTCTGTAACTGGATCCAGGCGAAACTCAACAACCGCTTGGCGTAAGATCCAGACAACGATAACACTTACCTATCTGTGGATACTCTCCACAGATAGGTAAGATCTTCATTTCACTCTGTCTCACATTCACCAGGAAGGATCGGACTCTGTCCACTCTCATTGAACTTCTCTTCCAGCGCTTTATCCACATCTTCCGTTATGGTAAGTGTACCGGATTTAAATCTGGATGGATCGATCTTGTCAAGAACAGCGATCACAGCCTCCTGGTAGTTCGCTGTGTTCTCAACGTCTTTCCTCTGCAGCTGCATCTTCACTCTAGATGCTTTCGATCCCTCTTTGGATTTCAGTAGATCATCCAAGGTCTTATAGATTCCCATCTTCACTTCGATATCACGAGCACTGTCATGTTCGCTGATATCAGGAAGCTGTTTCGAAAGACGGTTGATCATTCCCTCTCTGATCTGATCTGTCTCATCCGATGCGGTATGATAGTTCTGGAACAGGATATCGATCGGAGAGGCTTCGATCTGAGCTTCAGCCATGATACACCTCCGTTGTATGTATAGCCATTTAAGTCTTCTAAAACACCAGTAAACACTGGGTTCTGCATAGCATGTTTTGAACGATATACGAGGGTCTAGTGTACTGCCTTCGATCATCCTATGCGAACGAAGTGATACCCTGCAGATATCGGTGCATTCTATTTTCTGGTTTGGGTTATGTGGGTTACGTATTATGGGGTACCCCTTCATTCGTATCATCACTAAGGTGTAGGGAGTATCACAACTCCCTACACCTTAGTATCTTTACTGTCTTCAACTCATCTTCAGCTATATATAACAGTAGGAGGAGCTATAAGAACATACTCAAACCAACCATAGTCTACATAGGAGGATTTGACTAATGGCAAATGATTATACATCAAACGACATCAAAGAATTTACCTTCATGGAGCATACTCGACGAAATGTCGGTATGCTCATGGGTAAAAGCAATTTGAATGCCAACATCCAGTGTATCAAGGAGTACATTGATAATGCTGTTGATGAAAGCATAGATACAAACAACAAGATTTATCACATCAATGTGATACTCTTCAAAGGAGACAGTACTTATCAGATTGCGATATTGGACCACGGACGTGGTGTTCCTTGTGATAAGTTGGAATCGGTGTTTACACAACCATTCACCACAGGAAAAGCAGATAGTTCTGCATATACATTCAGTATCGGAGCCTTCGGCATCGGATCTAAAGCGAGCAATGCCATCTCAGAATACTTCGTTTGTATATCAAAACGACTGGATGGGTTCGCTGGTTTGACTCTGAAACGAGGAGCGACGTTGAAGTCAGAAGTTCATCCAGCGATCGATAAGGATCCCTCAACAGTTGGAACTATGGTCATCCACCAGCCTGATGATACGATCCTGAAATCCACATCCACCTTCTTTACAGCAGATGGGATGACACGGTTGCTCGAGTTGATCGAATATATCGGTTCGTTCAAATCCAACACTAAGTTCCATGTGTACGTGGTGGATAAACTGCTACCGGAGAGTTGGTTCAAGAAGTCTTATCTCGACATGTGGACCTACATGCAGAAGACCAGAGGAACTCTCATCTATGAGACCCCTGCGGTTGTATCTGCAGAAGCATATGTCAGAGGGAAGTTTGGTATCACAGAACCTTCGATCTGGAACTTGACGTTCACGATGGAGAAGGAGTTCCCGAACTTCACAGCAGTGGATATCGACATCCACTTGGTGAAGAACTGTTCCAAACAGAACGGATACATCGCCACTGTGAACGATACACAGATCAAGGATAAAGAGTCTTCACATCTTTGTGTATTCTTCGATAAACTGAGAAGTAAACTTCGACCCTTTATCGATCAAGACGATGATGAACTTCTCACTTTCTTCGACAGGTTCTACACCTTACCGATATATGGTCACATCCGTGCGTTCTACAAAGGAGCCACTTACGAAGGACAGACGAAACATGGGTTCAAGGATCCTGAGTTCGAGAAGATCTACGAGAGGATGATCGACAGCTATTTCTCCACACTCCCGGATGGGATATGGGAACAGATGTTCAACATCATCGCTGATGACTTCCTGAAGAAGTTCTCTCAGTTCAGTAGTCGTAACATGAACCTGACTTCCAACTCCAAGAACTTGGCGTATGATCTGAACAACGATCGCTCCTACACTCCTGCACGTGTGACAGATCCTGAAACAACAGAGCTGTTCATCACTGAGGGAGAGAGCGCAGGTGGGTTCGTCGTTCAGTATCGGTTCAAGCATTTCCAAGCGGTTCACAAGCTGAAAGGCAAACCGATCAATGCGGATACTGCTACTGCGGATAAGCTAAGGGAGAACAAGGTCTATCAGGATCTTGTGAAGATCCTCGGTGTTGGTCCAAGAGACACCGATCTGAGTCGACTTCGGTTCAAACGGATCGGGATCCTGGCTGATGCTGACCCTGACGGTTACCACATTATCACACTGGTGATCACGGTACTTCTGAAGATCAATCCTCTGATCCTGGATAGCGGGAGAGTGTTCCTATCGAACCCACCTCTCTACGTGATGTCAAGTAAGAACTCCACTCTGTTCTTGAGAGATCAAAAGGCTCTCAATGATGCAAGGGTAAAGATCTATGAGAAGTTCTTCCAGTTAGAACTGCAGTCTACAGCAACCAACATGATCTGCAACTTGACCGGTTACCAGTATCGGGATTTCATCTATCTGACTAAGACGATCGGTGGGTTGATCACACGTTCTGCGAACAAGCTTGTGATCCACCCGATGGTGTTGGAACAGCTGGTTCACTGTGTTGACTATCTAAATGTCTACAAGTTGAACTGCAAGAAGATCAAAGAGATCTTGAAACTCGACGACTGCACGTATCATCCTGGTGCGAACACGCTGTTGTTGATGGTTCAAGGGATCGAGATCAGTGTTCCGATGCAGAATCTTGTCAGTGAGATCCGTGGTTACATCCTTCCACAGTTACAAGCTGTACATTGGGACAAGTTTAATCTCCTGGTTACTACGAAGACTTCTCCTGAGATGCTTCGTACTCCAACGACGTTCATGCAGCTCTATCAGATTCTGCAGGCGATGGATAAGGATCATCCAGTCCACCGACTGAAAGGTCTCGGAGAGTTCAACGGAGAACAGCTGAAGTACACCTGTCTGGATCCTGTGACCAGAACAATTACAACGATCAGTGGGATCGGGGATGTGAAACGCATCTACGAGATGATGGGTGTTGACACAGCACCTAGGAAAGAACTTGTGGTGGGAGATATCAAGGAAGCGATCTACAAAGTCCCTGAACAGGAGGAGTTGTGAAACACGTAGCGACATCAGCTACCATCACATCGGAGATCTCAGCGAAGTTCCATGCTCTGTTAGGGTCGGAGGAACCTCTTACCCTGCAGAAGTTGGAACCGTTCTTCCGGCATCTTGTGATCACCGTGTGTTGTCAGAGAGATCCGAAGTTGCAACAGACGATCTCAGTAGACAACCGAGTGATGGCTGGAAAGTTGTTCCAGTACGGGTGCACGCACTTGAAGATCTTGAACGATCGTCAAGCTTCGGATATGGCGGATGACCTCATCACCAACCATATCCCGTATTACTCGTACGTCTATCAACTTTTCACGTATATATTACGTTTAGAGAAATACACGTGTGGCGGTTATCTGAGGATGATGATGCCACTGCTCGCATCGATGGATACGAAATGGTACCCTCTCCATCCGTATCGCAGCAACATGCTAGTCGATGTGATACAGTCGTTCCAAGTCTGTACAGAGAAGCATACGTGTAAATCGATCATGTGTTATGATCCACTTGATCTTCTTGCGAAGCTGAAACGTATCATTCGTGGTACGGTGGGAGATCAGCGTTATCAAGGAGATGCGTATCTCGGATACACGTTGGATAGTTTGCGATATGTAGCGATCGCTTACCTGGGAACCTATGCACTTAGAGTGATCCAGGATCCGATCGTGCAAGAGCAAGCACGTCTGATGTTGACGAGGTTGGTCACGCTTCATCAAACGGTCATCAACACACACATTATCAAACACACGAACCAAGGAGGTTGACTTCATGGAAAAACCGGATCAGAATAACTCTCGCATCCGGGACATGTTTGTAAACCGGTTCGCCAGTAGGCAGGCGGTAGACTCTCTGGATATCTTGAAGGAGCAGGGACCGCTGATCTTCACTGAGAACGACCCCATCTGGCACAGTACGTATCCACTGGATCAGGTTGCTGTACAGCTGTGTAAAGACAGCCGTATCACGGAACCTTATTTCCAGGAGAAGTACAAGAACTATGCCATCAAGGTGTTGGGTCAACATCCACAACAGGCTTCCACTCAAAGGAGCAACATGTTGAAAATGATGCGAAGAGGGCACATCACTTTCAAACGCTTGATGGAGTTCTGTTGCAGGGTTCTCGGGATGCCTCTTAAAACTTTGGCATTCGAGTTCAAACAACCGACCAAGGATCAGTCTGTCGACATTGTCTTGACCGATCTCAATCGGAACAACTCATCTTCGATTCCGGACGAAGAAGAGTGAATGTCTGAGGGTGGCGCTACCCAATCAAACAAAATGACACGTAAGTGTCAGTCTATGTAAGAGAACTGTGTGGCCACACAGTTCTCTTTTTGAATGATACCAATCAACCCATATCCAAGGAGTTAACACCATGTCGACAACGATCCAGTTGGTCAAAAACGGGAAACCTATCCCGGCACTCTTCATCGAAAATGATCTCCACCTGCACAAGCTGATCGCAGCTACGATCGCTTCGGTCAACCTCTGGGCTAAGATCCAGGATGGTTCTGACAAGAACCCCTTCGAACTCTGTGTTCGTAAGGTCCTGAACGACTTCGGAGGTACCCTGTTCGGTCAGTATCCGGTAGAGGCTGTCTACCAGATCAACTACAAAGAAGATACTGAGGACTCCGACCTCAAGATCGAATCTTTCATCTACTGGAACAAGTACCTCCAGTGCAAAGCCTTCGGTGATGTGTATGGATTTGCATCCTACAACAAACTCGGCATCGAAGCAACGATGCCGAACAAGTTCTACAAGTTCGATCGTGGTTTCGGACCGGATGGCAAACTGACCAATCCTAAGCAGTACAACATCATGCTGGAACTCGATGATGTTGACAAGCACCAGATGGAACACCAGGACGTTCTTGCAGAGGAAAAGAAGGAAGAGAAGGTGGAAACGCCTGAGACTCCTGCTGAACCGAAAGCAGAACAAAAGGGTGAGTGATCCCTTGTAAACCTTCTGTAATCATACCCCTGGATAGGTAGGCAAATCCTACCTATCCAGGGGTCATGCTATGCTTAAATTAACCAATAACAAGAGGATATCGAGTATGCTGATATCATCCTCAACATTGTCTGAGAACATCATACATGTCTGGAAACCTCTTGCTGATCAGATGTCTCGTAAGATCCTTCAAGATCTTGGATTGTTGGAGTATATGCAGAACCACGTCTACGTGGATAGCAACTATACCGGACCATCGAAGTCTTGGAGAGATATCCAGTCGAGACACGCGATCTTAAACGAACCAGGCATGTATGTGAATATGAAGTTCAACTCCAGTCCATTGGGGTTGAAATGGGATGTCACATCCCCAGGTCAACACATGGATCCAGCGATCCATAGGAGAGATACTCTGACCTCCATCCCTCTCTTTTTTGATAAGAAGACAGGGATCCACATCATCGAACGGGAACAACCTTGTTTAATCGAGATGGAGTGTGCCCTGACCTTTACCGATCGAGTGATCGCATTCGACGCTGTAACGAACTTGATGAGCACCTATGTGCGTGGAGAGTTGTTGAGTGTTAACAACTTCTCTTATGAGTACAAGTTCCCAATCCCACTTCTTCAAGATCTCTACACCTTAGGTAGGATCTCAGGAGTTCCCAAGGGAAAAGGATTCGAATGGGTTACGGAGTGTTCTAATGGTAAGATGAGATTGATCACCAATGAACACAACCCAGGGAAACATCACGAGATGGTTGTTCATAGGGAGATCTATGAAGTTCTTGCAGCGATCGATTACAACGCAGAAGAGCCAACTGTGGAAGGTGTGGGTACTTCTGCAGATACAATTACACTGAGCTTCAACGTCTCCTTTCAGTTCGGTAGGGTGAATATGCTCTATCTGAAGTATCCGATCGTGTTGAACAACACCTTAGTCCCTGAGTCTCTGGTTCATGTACAACCTTCGGAAGCTTATGGAAGACTGATCAATATTCTGAAACATCCTGTTCTATCCATGGATGCGATCTATCAGGAAAACAAACAACTTCAGAAGATGCCGGTACGTCTTCCCTGGTATGACAACTGGCATCTTCCTCCTATGACACTGCATGAAGCAGTTCATGCGGATCCATTCTTGATCGGAGTCTGTACCTTGGATAACGAAGCCTGTACAGCTTGTGAAGATAAGTGTAAGTGTGACTGCTGCCCGTGTCGATACACGAAGATCGACATCCATGAGGATTTCGATGAGTACAAACTGAGAGATCATGTGAAAGAGTACTTCCAGTCACATCCAGAAGAAGCTCTCTATCCGGATGCTCGATACAGCATCACGGTGTTTGCCAATGACGTACAAGTAACTCCCAGTGTTCTGAAGTTCGATGGTCGATATCTTGAGATACCGAACACTCTGGGATCTAACCGTATCTACCGAGTGGTGCTCTCCAAAGCACCGGAACAGAAACAAGGGTACAACCCATGGTTCTTCATCATGGATTGTCTGATTATTGTGGAAGTGGTAGGTACAAGTGAGAAGAGGTGATAACGATGCCTATGTCAAAAGCGAATGGCTCGCTTCGTAAGCCTAAAAACCCAAAGAAACCCAACTGTGATACCAGTTGTTTTGTGGTTCCTCCTTCTGAGCAACCCGATGTTGATTCCTCTGTCATTGTGAACCCTTCTCCAAGTGAAGCGTTGGCAGCGGAACCTTATGTTCAGGCAACGAACCAAGCAGACAACACCGTATCCGGAACAGAAGCTACCAGCTTGGAGTCTTTGATACTTCAGTATGCTGCTGGTATGACCATTACGGTGACGTTCTATCATCACCTGAACAACGATGAAACAGCACGGTCGTTCTTCAACGATCTGTCGTTCCAGCAGAATCGTGTACATGTTAGTCTTCTGAAGATCAACAACTTCCAGATGAAGTTGAAGGATAGTCTCAACTATTCTTACGAGAACAGCAAGGTGAAATCACAGCTGACTGGTGAGGCGGTTCTCTATCCTTACTTCTGCCCATGGGTAGGTGATGCGTTCATCTACGAAGTACAGTCTGGAGTATATGGTCTCTACAAAATCACAGATCCTCCCACCAGACTGACCATCCGTGATATGACCGGTCATGAGATCAAGTTCATTTTGGTCAATTACATCAGCAAAGAACAGATCGACTATCTGAACAGTTGTGTGGTAGATGAGAAGTATTTCAACCTGCAACGTTATATCACTGGAGAGGGAGCTCTTCTCTCCTCCAATGAAACTCAGACACTCAAAGAGACAGAGACAGCGATCGAGAAACTCTCGAAGTACTACGTCAGTGAGTTCTACGAGAAGTACATTTATCGTACGTTCATTGAGAACCCCTGCCTCTATGATCCTTACATCGTAGAGTTCATCAAACAGGTGTTCGATTACAAGTATCTGAGGAATTATCCAACGCAGTTGGTACCATCTCCGGAATGGTGGTCGAGATCATTCTGGGCAAGACTGCTGGATCCTGCCACAGTACCGGAAGAGATCGTGATCAACAAGTGTTATCGTATCCTGAAAGGTGTTCACTATAGAACAGCTGGGATCAATGCACTGACGAACCGTTGTTACATCAGACTGCATCCGAATGGAAGACACTGTTATCCTCCATTCAACATCCCAACGGAGTATGATGCTGAGACAAGAACGATCCAGATGCAGATCTACCTTTATCTGTCTCAAGGTAAAGTCAGACCTAAAGTACTTCTGGAACTGGTTGACAAACTCCTCACCTGCAAACGTTTGGCAAGGTTCTACTTTATTCCCATCCTGATATTCCTTCTGAATAAACTCAAAGGAATCTTGACCACAGGTACTGGTGGTATTATCGTGGAAGAGCCGGATAACAAGGCGTGTGATATGGACTGCAACAACTGTGTCTACTGTTGTAGTTGTGAACGGAAGCCCCCTCTTCCACCACCTGGCCCACCTTCTGGTGGATCTGGGTGTTGCCCCTGTCATAAACCAGGAGGTCCTATCCCTGTACCACCACACCACCCTGGTCCTCCCTGGACCGATGGATTGGAAGAGTGTGACTGTTATCGGATCCCGGATGATGGAGGGACCAGGAATGAGGATGGTCCTGTCAAGATCACAAGTGACTGTGGAGAGTCCTACGAAGGACTTCCACCTGATGAACAAGAGTTAGCGAAACGACTGGGTTACAACCCATTTGAAACAGCTGACGCATGGTAATCGTAATAGAGTGGTACTTGGGTGATAACTACACCCAAGTACCACTCTATGCTAATATTGGAGGTTACTTATGGAACTGTTTTCAGATAGGATCAACGAAGAGACATTCCAGTTGGAGATCCCGGAGTACTACCAACCAGTTCTTCCTGAATATTTCAAACAGAGAGTGAACTCTGGATATGCTGTTGTCAACGGTAGGATCGTATCCGACGAGGAGTATCAGGAGTTAACAGGTCAGATGGTAGAGCGGAATGACTTCGTACCATCTCCACTCTATGTTGGAGAACCACTCAACATGTGTATCAGCTCATGTTCTACAGCCACGATCATCGACATGGACACCAACTTAGTTCCATTTCGATTCCTGGAGTTGGAAGATATCCCAAAAGTGATTGAGATCATCCAGGGATACAACAGTGAGATGTCTCCGTTCATATCCAGGAGTGTTGAACTTCAGAAGTATGTGGATCGTGCTAAGACCACTCTTGGTAAGTTACAGGAAGCATATGCTGAGATGAAACACGATTTCAACATCAGACACAATATCAAAGAGAACAAACAAGTCTCCTTGTTGGATCTCTTGAACTTTATGAAGTAGGAGCTTTGCTATGTCCCAATACGTAATGCCCATATCGGAGACGATGCGCTCCGATGTAGACCTTGTTCTAAATGAAGCGGTACCGGATGACGCACCAGATCGTTCCAGTATCGAGATCACAGAGCGTCCCTCTTATGGATCTTATCGGATCGAGTGTACGTTCTTCGGAGATGATCGAGTCACAGAAGAACGGTTTGAAGTGATCCCATTTGAGATCCGTAAGCTCGAGATCAAACAGAACTTCACAGAGAACTATACCGATGAGATCACATTGACTGTATCTCTGATGCCGGTTCAGTATTTACAGCTCTATGATAACTCCAGAGGATTGAAGTGTACGATCAAGTTCACTAGAGCAGATCGTAACAACGGACATATTGAAACAGAACCTGTGATCACCAGAGAGTACCTTGTGATCTTCAAGGATAAGACGGATATCAGGAAGAAGTACAGCAAACAGGCTCTTGTTCCTGACAACGCTGCTCAGATGACAGCGGATCAGCAGGGTGCACTGATCCCAGATGTGGAGTTCCAGTTGTTGGAACAGAGTGTGTACAACATCCGTAAGATCAAGTTCAACTACATCCTCAGAGATGTTACCGTTAAGGATGCGATCTTGATGGTCTGTAAGATCTGTGAGATCAAAACAGTTGGGATCGTGCCTCCGGACAACACGAAGACGTATGAGAACTTCGTCATCCCTCCGAACATGACGTTCGATCAGATGATGAGTTACATCCAGTCTTACTTCGGAGTATACAACAAAGGACTTGGATACTACTATACCCAAGATGTACTCTATGTGTATCCGAATTATGAGACGGATCCCTCTACTCCAGAGTCTGCACACTTCTACTATGTGGGAAACAACTACACTGGTATTGAAGTAACCCATGCATTCTCTAATGAGATCATTCATATCGTCATCAACAACTTCGCTAAAGCGAAAGATCTTCAGGATGAAGGTGCTGAGAACGCAGGTACGGCTGTGATCATCCAGGATGCATCTAGAGTGATCGACAGTGCTACTACGATAGGAGAGAGCTCAAGTAACCCAGGAACAGGTCTTGGTAAGGTTACCGTCAGTGAGTTGAATACAAGCATCTTCTCAGCAGGAGAGAACGATGTCGGTATGACTTACAACACCTATCAGCCGATGTTCGCATTCGACAACAGCAACCCTTATCGGATACGAACAGAGTTGAACAACTACAGACGAGTTCTGATGGAACTGAAGTGGTCGAACGCTCAACCGTTTACACTCCTTCCAGGATACCGTATTTACTACCATTATGACAGTGAGGATGTGGAAAATAGGGACTCTGAAGACACCATATCAGCATCCTCGATGTACGATACAAAAACAGGGATATGTGCAAGTGCAACCTACACGTTTACACAAGCTGGTAGGTTCGGATCCTTATACATCTACACCTGTGAAGCGAAGCTGATCCTTTCACTCTCTTACACTTCTGCGAACAGTGAACCAACAGGTTCTACAACAGCATCGACAGATAATGCAAGAGCTACGAAAGAGGTGAGCAGTGGTGGACAGGATACACCTGCGTTGAGAGGTCTGCAGATCATAGCGAACAACTCGATCGCTAGAGCAGGAACATCAATTAAAGTTGGATTGTTCTAAATTGATATAGTTACACATCTGTGGAGGTTACCCTTCCACAGATGTGTATATTTTTTGATATGCAGTATATATCGTATGTCAACAGACCCGTTGAGCTTAGGTTCAACGATCCGTTGTTCAAGGGAGACCTATTTGCCGTTTGGCAGATCATTTCGCTAAAGCTAGTAACTGACTGACTTCATATCGCACACTCTCTTTGAGAGTACTGTGTGTGATACCAGCGTAGATGTTGCTATCGTGATATCGTTTCAAGAGTTGATAGAGTTCTTTATTCAAGTTCTCACTCTTCCTGGAACGGATCATGTTGTTTAACTTGATCACGAAGGATGCATAAGGGATCTCCTCCAAGAACTTGAGATAGGTATACTGCCTTAACTCAGGTACTTGTAGGTTATCTCTCATCATGAGCATCCAATCACGAAGAGACCAACCCATCCCGAACCAATCTGTAGCCAATATCTCTCCATATTGCAAGTTCCGGATCTCACTTTGAATTCTTGTGATATCGGGAAGTACACTATTGAGAGAAGAGACTGGGGATATGACTGGATCGGAAGTGCACTGCATCGGATCAAATCGATCTGAGAACATCATCTCGTTCAACACATTGAACAACCAGATCCTTCTCAGATCAGCGAACCAGGATGGTACGATATGTCTCTGAAGATAAGCTTCGATGCTATCGTCATCATCAGTCTCTCTACACATCTCCATGTACTTCAAGTATTTGAAGATCAACATGACGATGTCCATAGAAGCTACCAGTCTGGTAGGTTGTTTCCCTTTGAACTCAACACTGAATTTATTCAAATCTGTTACCAGTTCCAACGCATCGTGATGTACGATGTGAACAGGGTGATAGTTCTCCCAGTCCTTCCAAGGTTTATCCAGAGGCATAGATCTCATCGGAGATGCGCTGGTTACATTCAACGTGTAATCCGGTGTACCACCAGATGTAAAGATCCTTCCGAACTCTCTGGTAAGGTAGACTGGATCTATCATAGCACGGAAAGTTCCAGTGAGATAGTAGATCTGTTGATATCTGGAGTAGTCACTTTTACATTTTAAAAGATTGTACCACTCCACATCGTGTAGGATCTGTTTGATCAGATTGACGAACGGACTGTAGCAAAATGGTCCGATCATAAACCGTGTCTTATAGATACTGGTTCTCAGATCGATCACATTGACATATCGGATCCACTCCGTAATCGACTGACCACTCCCTTGGGCATATTTCAATATTGTCGCAATCATGTGTTCTGTCACCTTTCTCATGTTCTTCAAACGCATACCATGCTTCCAGGCTAAGTATGATTTTGTTGAACAGACTTTCACCTATATATAACAGTATAAGAAATCTCACACGAGTGGGTCGTGTGTGATACGCGTAACACATAACAACCCAAACAAAGCCATAGGAGGACTTATTATGGCACAGAAGACCCCGGGAGCTTCCAGCTCCACCACAACCAACAACGTCAACATGAATGGATCGGCACCGCTCAACAACGCCGCTCCGAACCCCAGCAACAAGGCGATCGGCTTCGGCGAGCTGCTCAACACCATGGCATCTGCCAGCGGACTCAGTGAGGAAGGCAAGCACTACTTCCAAGCGATCGACGCCAAACTGACCGACTTCGGCTCGGCGATCAAGTCGTTCCCGGTCTCCACTCCGCGGATCGAAGGTCGTGTCTACATTGACACCATCTCGAAGTTCGGTATCACATTCATGGCATCAGAGACCTACTCCGCGATGGACGGCACTCCGGCAGCCGGTCAGACGGTCGACTTCGCGAACATGGCGAAGAGCGTCCGCAAAGATCTGGAGCTCATCCAGAGTATCGTCGTCACTCCGCGTGACTATGTCAAAGCCGACAACATGGCTGCATTCATCCGCAACTCGATCGAGGGCCGCAAGTGCAACAGCCAGCTGACGATCAGCTCTCTCGCTGGCGAAAGCTACTCGGTGATCACCCGCAAGGAAGTCGTCGACGACTGGATCGCCAAGAACAGCCCGCACGCGATCCCGGCTCGAAACGACAACGGCATCCTGGTCTGCATCGACAAGAAGACCGGCAACGTTGGACGCTTCGGTCAGCCTGAAGTCCAGCAGGAGCCGTTCATGGCGATCGCCGGCTACACCCGCATCCTCTCTCCGGAAGATTCCGGTACCGGCAAGTATGTGCCGATCTTCATCATCACTGATGTGGTCTGCAAACTTCCGAACGGCAATCTGCTTCCGTTCATCGATGCGGTCTGCACGGATGCTGCGATCATCCAGTCGCTCTGGAGCCGTCCGTATGCGAACTTCGCTGTGAAGGATCAGCCGAACCTCGGCAACCTGTTCACCGATCAGAAGACCGGTCAACCCTGGAACATCACATCCGTGGAAGAGTTCCATCGCTTCGTCCGCGAAAGCCTCGCCAGCCCGTTCCTCGCCATCGACATCACGGAAGGTCGTGCACGTCCGGTCGGTATCGACTACCTGCTCGGACAGACCACCCGGAATGTCTTCCTGCAGAACATGCAGGCGTTCCTCAACGGAGCGATGCTCCCGGTTGGCGTGAACGGCGACATCATCGCCTGGAGCTGCCAGAACTACAACGGCACCTACAGCGAGAACGGCGTCATCAAGGATACCCGGTGCGTGGATTATCTGCGTCTGGCTCCGAAGATGCCGAACGCCATGGCGAAGATCCGTCCGCTGCTCCGTCAGCCGGATACCCCGGATGGTCGTCTCAACCAGATCCGCGACATCTTCTCCGAGGGTGTCGAGAACCTCTACATCACCACCACTGTGGTGATCGATGCTGCGTTCACCATCGGCGTTGCCAACGCGATGGTCGGTATCAAGATGAACTACGACACTCCGCACAGCGGTATCAACAGCATCGCCCCGCTGCTCAACAGCAGAGCGAACGACTTCAGCGCGTTCAGCACGATGAACCGTGTTGCGGTCAACGGCCAGAACCCCTACGGACAGCCGACCTGCATCTATTCGATCTGATCGAATACCTGACAGCGTAACAAGAAGAGACTAGATCCAGGCTAGTCTCTTCTTTTGTCTTCGAACTACATAACAAGGAGGGTCAAGCCATTGGCTACCAAAAAGAAAGTGCGTCTGGTTCCAACAGACTTCGACAAGATGTTCTACGAATCAGGTGCCAAACCCATCCCTTGTGAACAACAGTTCACATCTAAAGCACAGATGCGTGAACAGATCCAAGCACTATTCCAGGAGAGTGCGAAAGAACTGACCTTCGTTGCATCTTGTGATTGTGGACATTTGGAAGGTAACTTCTACGAAGGTATGATCTGTAACAGGTGTCACACACCTGTGAAGACAAACTTCGCTGACAAGATCCAGTTCCGAGCTTGGTTGGAGTTACCTGATTTTGCGCCATCCATCATCCATCCTGCTGTTTATCGCACACTGGATAAGTGGTTGGGTAAATGTAAGTCCGTGTCGATATTGGAAGCACTGCTCAATGTTGACATCGAACTTCCTCAACCTCTTCAAGGAGTACTAGGTCAAGGGTTCACGTATTTTTACCAGAACTTTGATGATATCATGAGGTTCTTCCTCAATGACTATGCTCCGTTGAAACAACCAGCAGCGAAAGCAAGATCGGAGGGGATAGCAGAGTACATCGAACGATTCCGGGATCGGATCTTCATCCGACACATTCCGTTGTTGAACCAGTCACTCCACCTGATCACCACATCCGGTACGATGCAGTACAGTGATGATACAGTAGAAGCGATCTTGGATGCGAAGGCAGAACTGTCCACTCTGATCTACGTGTACAAGAACGGAACAGTTGGTCCGAAGTTCGTCGATCAACGCATGTGGGGGATCCAGAACGCTGTATACAACTACAGTACTCTGATCGCCAAGGTGAAGCTGATCAGTAAGATCGGTTACATCCGTAAGCTGGTACTTGGTGCCAGACTCCACTGCAGTTACCGAGCTGTGATCGTTCCTATCACGGAACCGCATGAAGCAGATGAACTCCATCTGCCGTATCTGGCAGGCGTTACATGCTGGAAACTTGAACTGATCAACTTGATGATCAACCGCATGGGTATGACGGTCCCACAGGCGATCGCCAAGCACAAAGCTGCTCTTGCAAGATTCGATGAAGATGTTTGGAATCTTCTGAACATCCTGATCGAGGAATGCAGAACCTATGCGAAACAATATGGCTTAGACTATGTGAAGGGTCTTTGCACTCTCTTAACGTAACCGATAACTTATACAACGAGGGTGGTAACTGTGGAAGACACATATGTACATCTCGATAGCTTCGGGTTGCCTCATGTGCGTTTACACAGATCTGGTCGTATGGTGGATGAGATAAGTGGACGTGAGATTGTTCCAGATAAACATGGACTGATTTATGTCGCTGATAGATTTGGAGACAGAGGTCGGTGCTTACATGTAAGATTGGAAACTCTTATGAACCACTACTTTAGGAACCCATTACTGGCTGATATCAGACAGATGTGTGTTCCTATGGATCGATTTGGATTTCCAGGATACTGGCTGTTTCAGAATGGTCAGATATGGTGTCCTTGGTTAGCTAGATACATCACAGTGTATCTTCAGAAAGGATACCCTACTGCAAGACTACATGGTGCAGATGGAAAGGACCATACCGTTTCCATACACAGGATGCTTGCGTTAGCTTGGGTTCCTAATCCAGATCCTGCTACTAAGAATCAGGTAAACCACATTGATGGTAACCCACAAAACAACAGTTTGTCAAATCTTGAATGGTGTACAAACAGTGAAAACCAAAGACATGCTGCCAGACTAGGTCTGCATCACAGGAGTATCCCTCCTGAGATGGTACATCGAATCTGTCAGTTAGCTTGTCAAGGCTATACGAATAGAGAAATCTTTCGTATGTTAGGTTACACTGATCCGCACGATTACGACAAGATACGACATATAACGGAAGGTGGTTATCACGACATATCGTTGCAATACAACCTTCCCAATCGAGTTATATAAGCTATCGATATACAAGGACTACAGAGTAGTGATACTTTGTAGCAGACACTACTGAAACAGAGGGGAAGCTACGTACCGTGAGGTATATGCTAATCCTAACCAAGCCTCTTCTTAACGGAAGAGATACGGTGCAACGACTATCCCGGGTTAATCTCCGGGAGTACACCACAAGCGATATGGTGGTGGAAACGGTAGTGGGCTTGACAGTGATGTCAAGTTTGAGATCTAGTCTGACCTAAGAACTACGAAAGTAGTACTGCGCGTAATGGCGCGGTTACAAGAGTAGCGTCTTGTAACGAACACAGGTGTTGGCAGAAACCCAAGCTCGAGTCTAACAGCTCAGGGCCCGTATACCGGAAACGGTGTGCGTGAATTTCCGTAAATAGCTGGGACGCCCTAAAGCCCAAGAGACCTCTACCAAGAGGTGTCGTGAGACAGAAACAACGTCTTGGGATGTCGATGAGATGAAATAAAAGCTGGAGATCTATCTCGTGGCTGGTGTTGTAGCGCACATTTGATTCGTGCTGCTCTATCTTGACCACACTCCGGTTCTCTATTGACAGTTCCAGGTTGCACAATTATCTTGAATACAGTGAATTGCTGATTGCTGTTTGTTGTGAACATAGATACGAGATGGTTGTGCTGCCTGAAGAACAGAATGGTGCTATCAGCAGCTCAGATAGTCAAGACCACGTTCCACGAGGTGTGGGGTAAGGTGAAAGTGCCAAGTGCACGCTTCCACAAGGAAGAGGTTCTGGGGTAACGTCCAGTGATCCGATAGACCATCGAATTCCGGTAGTCCGGTATTAATAGAGATACGTGACTTTGACTATCCGCTTCAACGACTGGAGACGGAATGTCTAACTGTACAGGTGCACATGTACATACGACGAAAGGACAGTCTAGCCCCGTGTATAAGGCACGGGTAGTAGCGTGAGGTTAGGAGCTATATTCCTGTTGTTCATCACGAAGTTCAAGAGAAATTATGGAGATGTCACAGCGAGTGTACCCCCTTCAATCGCCAGTGCTCCGAACTTCGATTACGATGGTAAGTTGGCATTGCCCAGTATATCCGAAAGGATGTGCTTGTATCTTCCCTAATGGCTGGGAGTCCCTAAAGACCAACTAGCTACAGCATAACTCGCAAGAGTAAGTGCGAATGCAACCGAAAGGTAGAAAGAATAATTGGTATGGTTTAAGGTGAAATAAAAGCTTAGATGATATGTGCCAGAGGCGCCAAACGGTTAGGCAACAGATTTGTAATCTGTCGTGGTAACACATAGTGGGTTCGACTCCCATCTCTGGCTCCATTCTTTAAGTCCTAAGAACCAGGTTCTGATTAGAACCACAATGGGTAATCAGCAACGAAGCTCTAGCGATAGAGTGTGTTCATCGAGTATACAGGAAGCACCTGCAATGGTGAAGATGTACTCAGGCTTATATGGAAACATATAGGGTTATGGATGCCATGCACGGACTTGCAATCAAAGAGCTGAAGGTTGTACCTTCACTTATGAACATGCATCCGGCAAACGTACTGTTGGCGGGCGATGAGATAGGGATCACTTCAGATGTGATGCTCACGAAAGAAGCAGCGATCGGATTGAACTGTTATTTGAATGATCCAAAGCAGTTCGATGAGGTCGAACAACTAGCATAGGAGACAACATGACAAGACAAGAAATCTTCGATGATGTGATCGAAGCCATCAGCAACCAAGTCTGTGTAGACGGGGATGAACTCTCAGAGAAGACCACTCTGCATGAGGACTTGGCGATGGATAGCCTCGATGACGTCGAAGTCGTCATGGAACTGGAGGATAAATACAACCTCGAAATATCAGACGATGATGCTTCGAAGTGTGTTACCATCGGTGATGTGATCGACTTGATAGACCGTATGGTGAACGGACAAGAAGAGGTGACGGCATCCGCTGAAGGGCAAGATGCAGAAGACTCCTCTAAGTGAGGTGTTAAGATGTATATTGCACCGATAGCAGAAGCGTTGATCACTCCTTCATTGGGATCGTTGTTGGGTACCAGTGCATCTTCGGATGTGCTGACTTATCTGAACAACCAGTACGGAAGTCAGGGTGGTGTGATATTCGGTCAACCAGGGGATCCACTTGCTGACCAGTTCAACAACCTGATGAATGTCGTAACATCCCAGTTGATCCAGACGGAACGAGTGGTTCAAGCGGCAACACAGGCGATCGCAGAACCTTACAAGATCCAAGCGATCACTTCAGAAGAACAGCTCTACAATACACCAGTATCGATGCAGCTGCCGATATTGATGTATGCTCCTATTCGAGAACTCTTCGAACAGGATCGGATCTATGGATATGGATTCCACAAAGAGTGTCTTCCTGAAGAGGACGTCTTCGGCAGACTGATCGATAACGGTAACGTTGTGTTCAACCCGAACTTCTATGATGATAAGAAGATCCCTGAATACATCACGGAAGAGTGGAGAACAACGGATCCGAGACTTACCGATGAGGAGCTGGAAGACATCGCCAGGACTCGTGAGTTCGTGGTCCAGTATCTTCGAGAGCAGATGAAGGATGGCGGAGAGATGAGAGATCCTACCGATCCCTCGAACAAGATCAGCCAACTTCGTCGTAAGAAGAAATCCAAATAACATCTAAGACTACTAGGGGTACTTGACATACCCCTAGTAGTCTTATTTTTGTGTTGTGTTATGCACCTAACAGACGTGCCATCTGACACCACTGTGCTGCAAGACCGGAAGTCTGTTGCATCACCACTCTGGTCAGATGCTGCAACAGCAGACATCCACCTTTCATCGTGGTTGCATCGTCAAGAGCTTGTTTATCAACGGTATCCGCTTTCAGGATGTCGTTGATCTTCTTGGACCACTCGTTCGCTCCTCTGGCAAGAGCGTACTTCAGACGCTGGATATCCGTACCATCCTGAACCAGATGGAGAACTTCATGATAGACCTTCATTACTTTATCTGCACTCCACTCCATCGCTCTGGCAGTATCTCTACGGTAGAAGATCGTATCCGTTGCCTGGACAGAACGGGTAGCAGGGTTGATCCGGAACCCACATTTCTGAAGATGCTGCTCCAGAACATCCATCTTGACATTGGCAAGTTCTGTGATATCCGATGGAACTTTGATATCGTTGAGGGCTTTCGCCATAGCAGTATCTGCAGAGATCAGACGGTTGTATGTCAGGTAGTCGTATCCGGAGATGATCTGAGCATCGAACGCATGACGATCGTAAAGTCCGATGTGACTCTTCATTTCCACCATGCGAATCTTGTAGAACTGGATGTTGGATACATACGTCTTGAAGACGGACTCCGTGGTGAACCATTCCATCACACGGATCAGTGTCTTCTGGATACGGATCAGCAGATCACGGATCGTGGATCCGATGCTCTCCAGACAGTATGTAAGCTGTTCATTGGAACCGTTCAGGAAGGGATCCAGATCGATCTCGTAGGTATCCCAGAGATAACCTTTGTTGTTCTCATAGATGGAAGGTGTCACACCGTAGAGCTCGATCGCCGATTTTACATCCGACAGATGGGTCACCTCATCCAGATCACGATACATCTGCTGAAACCTCTCGTCCCACTCATCGATCATGCGGACCAGGTTATCGTGAGCCAAGCTCTCGATAGAAGCATCCTGCATCTGACCTAATTTCTGAATCACGCCAGTTGTTGTCATTTGTCTTATATCCTTTTATAAGTTAAAATTACCCAGTGTTTCCTTGGTTATTATCGCATACCATGACCTGTTTTGAACGTCCGTGTAGTACAGTACACAGACGCAACATTTGATACATACAGATCAAGTGAAAGGAGTTCTTATGCCTTATGCTCTTCCTACATTAAATATCAATCAGCCGATCATCGATGATGATCATCTGATCATGTTGGCTCTACTGAAGTTCATGTTCTGGAACCCAGGATGGACTTCCAGCCAAATCGAAGATACGCTGCTCTCTATGCGGAAACTCAGAGCACAGTGTTCTCAAGACATCCCTGACTTCCCACAGGCGATACAAACTCGTTTAAGAGATGCTGTACAGAGATACCATCCGGAGTGGAAAGTGACAGTATCTCACGAGATGTTGTCTCCAACCACCTACAAGCTGATCATAGCGATCACGGATGAGATCAACCAACCTGTGATCAATATGGATGACTTCGTTGTGAGAGATGGAGAGATCCTCTTAAAATCAGATTTACAGGAGATCAATACCGATGGTTACTGAAGCACTGACACCGATCAATAACACAGATCGTGAACTGGATGAAGCGATCGCTGTGCTGCAACAAGCGAAACGTGAAAAAGCGGGCATGTATCTCTCCGAGTTCAACCGATATGTTCCCATCTTCCGATATGAAGGAGAACGTCAGCTTGGACCGGAACGGTATCAACAGCTCTGTATGGAGTGGATGAACCGGGTTGATATCTTTGAACCACTTCATGTGATCAACGATGAGACCAGAGAGGTGATGTTCACACTGCCTCCCATGTTCAACCGTATCGCATCCGTGAACCGTGTTAAGAACGGACACGACATCGCATCCGCATTCCAAAAGGCATGTGACCTCCAAGATGAGTTCGACAACAAGAAGAGCATCTGGGGAGGTTATCTGAAACGAGTGTGGGAACAGGCGAATCCAACTGCTGAGTTGGATCAAGCCAGAACGAAAAGTGATCAGATGGTTGATCAACTGAAGAAGCAAGGTGTGATCAAAGAACCTGATCAAGAGGTTATTTCTAACACGACAACAGACACTCCATCCCATACAGGAACCACTCATGTAACTATGGCAGCTATGGGAGATGTTGATGTCGAACCTCTCTAATGTTAACATATTGGGGTTGACCGATCTTCACACAGGTCACCCCAACGTACCACCCTGTCAGATGTATGAACATCTGACGAAGTACTTATATCCAAGATTACAAGATATCCAACTCCTCGTGATAGGAGGAGACTTCTTCGATCGTTTGTGCAACCTCAATGGTGATGGCGGTATATACGCAGTATTGATAGTAGATGATTTGATTCGTATGGCTAATCAGCTTGGATTCTATATCAGGGTCGTGAGAGGCACGTTCTCTCACGACCGTTACCAAAACAGGCTGTTCCTAACCAAAGGTAAGGATCATCTCACCAAGAACGGTAAACCATTGGTTCGTGTACTGGATAACATCGAACTGGAGGTGTTCGATGATTTGAATATTTCAGTCGTGTACTGTCCAGATGATCAACCCTATCAGGATGTTACACAAGCTGTGATTGATATCATCGAAGCACACAAGTTGAAGAAGGTGGATTTCTTGTGTTCTCATGGATACTGGGAACATCTTCTCCCGAAGGGATTGACTCAACTTCCACACAACACCTTACTCTACGCTAAGCTGGAACCTTATATCCAAGGTGCTGTGATCAACGGACATGTCCATACAGCTAACGTCTATCACAAGGTGTTCAACTGTGGAAGTTTTGAACGATTCCAACATGGAGAAGAAGAGAAAAAAGGATGTTTCCTCCTACACTATCGATTGAAAGATCGTAAGGTTACTTACGAGTTCATCGAGAACAAGGATGCAACACCGTTCATCACGTTGGATCTAAGCGATACCTTCGGATCAGTAGAAGCCGCTCTTGAGAAAATCATTGATACGATCGATCAGATCAGAGAGCAGCGACATGATCCTGATTTAAGGATCCATCTTAGATTAGCAGGTAACTCCGATTACGTTGCACTCTATGTGAGAGACAACCTCTCGAATGTAGTGGTGACGAAGAAGTCGACTGTTACCCAAGAGATCGATACAGAGGAACTCCATCAGGTCTTGGATGACCTTCCTATCATCACAGAGGACAACTTACCTCTGATGATATCGGAGTCATTGAAGGACACGGATGTTCCTCTTACAGAACAAGAAGTAAAGGAGATCTTAGACGATGCAACCGATCGATCTTGAGAACTCGAAATATTCATTAGGCACGACTCCTATCTACAACACCTTATTGAAAGAGATCACGAAACGGAACGCTCCTGTGGAGGTTGTCCTGTTCAATGTATCTACGATCTTAAGGAACTGTAACAGCAAGGAGAGTGTGAAACAGTTGGTTGATGAGGACAAACGATTAGGTCGTGAGACAGATCGTCCTTCTCAGATGTTGTTGAGTGAGACCAAGAGAGAGATCAACTTGTTGTTAGAGGACATCTTAGAGATGTTCCGGTACAACACGAACATCTTGAACCCTACTCTGATCGCATACTTCTGCAACTATCAGAAGACGATCCCAACAACCAGTTACAGAGAACCAACTCATGGGAAACGTGTACTAACCACAGCAGAAACGATGCTGTTACACTCTATGCGACCAGGGAATCGTACTGTGAAGAAAGCACAGAACGTCACCTTGGTCGAAGTACCGATCACCAGAGGGAAGTTCCCACATGCAATCTTGGCAGAGGAGATCGGGTTCATTACCAACAACCACAGAATCGCACATATCACACACCATCCAGTAGATTACCATGTGTGTAAGTACACATCGGACTACCGGTTGATACAGTCTTTTACAGGACAGATCATACGACCGAATGAACTGGGGGATAAGGTATTTAGTAATAGTTCCGTCCCCTTCAATGTATACACACATGCGGTCTTAGGTGATAGTGTGGATATCAAATCCTCTATCACACCAAGTACCAAGAAGAAGCTGATCCAAGTAGCACAGCAGGAACACTGGAAAGAAGTTCACACGTCAGACTGGATCAGGGATAGACTGAAAGAAATCGGAATACGAATTCCATTTGAAATTAAAGGACTCTAACATAACAGGAGGTCATATGGCTAACAACGCATACGGTCTTGGAGATCTGAACTTCTCAAGACGCAACTACAAAACAGCAGCTGGAACAGATGAGATCGTCTTCAGTGTATTCGGAGGGAGTCTCAGTGTTGGTGTCTGCAAAGCAGGAGAGTGGAAACCCTATTGGAAACAGACGATCAACCCAGTTCGTCAGCGGATCCTGTTGAACCGACTCAATACTCTGATCACCAAGTCTCCTGGAACCAAAGATCCGATCATCTTCTCAAGATGGGACAATGAACAGAAGAAACATGTTCCGGAATGGAGACTGGAGTTCCAGAAAGATGAGAAGATGGTTTACCACATCATCGTTGCCTGGAAAGGCCAGACTCATGATGCGGTGATCCGTGGAGCTTATGGTGTTGCATTCGGATCGGACAACATCTCCGAAGCGGATGCATCCTTCTTCGGTATCGATGATTTCAAGCACTGGTTGGGAACCACTGTCCCGACTCAGATGATCCTCACCAACAAAAAGAGAGATCCTCAGCAGAATGGAGGAGGTCGTGGTGGATCCTATAACGGATCTTCCAACGGTGGTAGCTCCGCTAGCTCAGACGAGTATTTCTGATAAACACAAATAACAGGAGGTGAGGTGTCTCACCTCCTGTTAACACATTATAAAGGGTGACGACTATGCAACTAGGGAAACAATCTGTAAAAGAAGATACGTCGTTCTTGAACGAAGGGTCAACGATCGAATATGTTGTTCCAGCTTCAGAGAGCTACGTCAAGAGGATGGACTCGGTACAGCTTTATATGGAGGAAGGATCAGAGGATCTCATTCCAACGCAAGCTCATGATGACGATGCTGGTTACGACCTGAAAGCCAATCACGATATAACTCTCCCAGCAGGAGAGGTTACTTTGGTGCATACTGGAGTACACATCTGTATGCGTCCTAGGATTAAGATTGATCATTACATTGGACAAGTTGTCGTCGAATATCACATGTTAGCAGATGTGAGATCCAGATCAGGACTTGCTCTAAAACAAGGTCTTTTCGTTCTAAACAGCCCTGGCACGATCGATCAGTCGTACAAAGGAGAGATCTGTGTGATCATGTTCAACACGAAACAAGAACCTTATCAGGTGAAACGTGGTGATCGTATCGCTCAGTTGGTATTCCTGCTGAAACCGATCGTGAGGTTACATCCAGTTACCAAGGAAGAGTTCGAACGTACCGCAACTGACACAGACCGCAATGCTGGTGCATTTGGCTCTACTGGGAGGTAATGGGTTATGAGTATCGAGTGTGGTGCGGATTACATCGATATCAAGGAGTCTCTTGGTGAGGATGGAGTCTGCAACAATCCTGGAGGTCCTACTATTTGGATGGAACTTGTTAAGACCAAAAGAGCTGGCATCGTAGAAACTTGCGATACCAGGTTGCACATGAAAGTGCGAATGGATTCTAGTTTCACCATACAAGGTGCTCCTTGGATCAAAGCGTTCTCCAAAATGATGGAGAAGTGGTTGAACGAGGTAAACACTCCGGGTGCAACTACGAAAGAGAACACCATGTCGTTCTCAGAGTTCGCTTCTAAGCTCACTAGTTTAGCCGATACATCATTGGATTGGAATGAACGAGTGATGAATATGCTGGTCAAGCATGAGGGAAGAGGTAAACTCTTACCAGTGCGAATCGGTCAGGACGTGGATCTTTGTTCCGGAAAACATCCTGTGATGATCGCTGAATTAGAGTTCTTAATCGTTTAACAAACAAGCTTAACTAGACAAGTGGGTAATCATCCCCACTTGTCTAGTTTTATTTGTTGTATAAAAATATTGCGAACGACATTATGATATGAAATCAACCTAACCAAAAGGAAATTGTCACCATGTCAGAACTCACACTCAAACAAAAGAAGGCCCTGTACTACAGCAATCCCACGCGTTGCGCCAATTGCAACACCATCATGGAGTATGCTGACAGGGGTAAAAAGTACTGCAACGACATTTGTCGGGGTCAGGACACCAAAAAGTACAAAGACGATATGATGCGGAAACAAATCAGCGTCATTGAGCAGAGCATTCGTGAAGGGAAAGAGATACCGAACGCAGTTAAAGCTTCTCTCATCCGTACAACCAATGGCTCTGCCAATGCGAAGCCTGCTGCATCTGTCCCTGCGTTGTCAGAGGTGGTTCCTTCTAAGGAAGCTCCTGTTGCAACTGTAGAGGAGACCAAGCCGGAACCGGTTACCGCTGAGATCGTCACACCGGAACAGCAGACCTCATCTTCTCTTGACTCCTCTATTAAGGAGTGTATCAGAGAAGCGATTCGTGAAGGCAAAGTGATCTATGCACCGATTCAGATGAATGTGTTCATCGTCAATGACAAGCAGCAGATGAACCAGCTCATCGATCGGATCCAATCCAAATAACCCATACCCTGTTGATTCATCTCTCCTAGGAGTATTCTATGTATCACCCGATACACACGAATCACACCAGCTAGCGTAAGGAAACCGTGTAAGTAGCTGATGTAGACTAAGGAAATGAGAGTGCATGCATATGCCCTGCCACCTTAGTCACTCCACCCTTAAACGGAACCACCAGTAACGTTCCTGTAGGTCTACCCTGATGGTTGTGCCATCAGGGTAGACCTCAGTCTTTTCTTTTTTGAGTCAGAGGGCCTCTAATATACCCGCTTTAACTTAACCTATTAATACGGAGATCCAGCTATGGAATTAGTAAAACCATCTATCAGTTATGTCCAGATGACGGAGACCTCTGAGGTACCTCTCAGTGTTGCATTGATGAAGAAGATCGAACGTTGTGGACGGATCGCATATCGTTCAGAAGACAAGATTACGGATGACAGCTACATACGGTTCATCAGTGCTATCGTATCAAGGAAGCATTACAGTGTCCTGGAACATGCCAGAATCTGTTTGGACATCAAACGTTCATTGGTATCGAAGGATGATGCTTGCACGCTGACTGAGTACTTGAACAAACAACCGTTTCTGAGTCACAACAGTTCTGACAGTGAGAACCCCTACTTCACGATCACAGGGAACTTGAGAGCGTTCCTGGAGTGGCTGTCAAGTTCACCTCCTTACTGGTTCATCTTCCGGTATATCAAGCACTATCTCGCTAAACAGTTCCCTCCTGTATTTGGAGAACTGGTCAAGAACGACACAGAACTGAAGATCAAAAAGACGATGTTCGTTCTGAGAGAAGCGGATGACTACCATACGTTCCATGTCGTTACCGACCGTGGAGTAATGACAGAATGGAGAACTCATAGATACAACATGTCGTTCACAGTGGAGTCTACCCGTTATTGTAACTACAATAAAAAGGGAGTTACCTTCTGTCTTCCGATACCGTTCGACTTCTCACCAACAGAAGATGATAACGAAGAGAAGTGGATCTACAACTGGTTGAAACATCTAGGTTGTATCAGTAATGAATCCGAACATGGAGATCATAAATACTTCGTTTGTTGTTCGAATGGTATCACCTACGATGGGCATGTTTCCATGTGTACCACGTTCACCAAGATGAACGTCTGGAGGAAACATATGGAAGCATGTGAACGTGCATACAACGAACTGATCGAACGTGGTTGTTCTCCACAAGAAGCACGTTCTGTACTACCCAACTCTTTGAAGAGTGAGTTCTGTGTCACAGGTACTGAGTCCGCATGGAAACACTTCCTTGAGTTGAGGTGTGCAAGTGATGCACATCCTCAGATCCGCTATCTTGCTGATCAAGTGAAGGGACTGTTGTTTCCCGCAGAGGTAGGAGTACTAGGAGGGAACACTGATGCCGAATAATGAATCTCTTTTCCTGGACTACGAAATACTGGCGAAGCTCGGTGTGATCGTAGCCATCAATAGCCGTGTCCTGCACCCACTGGGTCTGGCGTTGTCATGGGATTTCGATACGAAGCAATCTGCAGGATGTATCGTATCTGATGATGGTCTGTGGACCTATCCAGAAGATTCTACCAGTATCATCGAGAAGAACAGGACGTTCAAAGAGTTCTGTAATCGGTTACAGAAACTCAGAGAGAAAAGAAGCAACGAACACGACACCAGTGATATCCGTCCCGCTGTTATGGAGATCGTCAACGAGTTGACAAGTCGATAACTCGTAGAAGTTTCACCTATATATAACTTCAGTGATAGGCATATCGGCATCTGGTTTTGGGTGTTGTTAACGATGCCGACTAAGGTAGGGAGCCCTATATCCTCCAAATACTCCAAGTTGTTATAATCCCCATAGCAACTCCCTACCTTAGTGAGACGAGAAGTTCAGAACCTCCACGTGGTTCGTCTCGGGTAACGCCAATACTGAACACAACCCGTATAGATCGACAAGTCGAAAGGACGAACTCGATCTCAACTAACCCATCTAAACATCGAAAGGATAACAAAGATGGAAAAGAATGTTGGCAAGAAAGCAACCGAAGAAGTGTGCAATGTCAGTAGTTGTCTGTACAACTCACTGAACATGGTACGTCCGATCCTAGAGAGGTGGAGAGTCAACAAAGACAATAAGTTCGTCATCGCTGGATCCGAGTATCATGAGTTGGTCATGCTCATCAGTTCCGGTAAAGAGTATGATAACTGGAGGAGGGGACCAAACCCGCCTAATAAGATGCAACATGGGATCATTAACGCTCGTTATCTGTACAGAGATTTCTTGTTTAAATTGGTCAACACCTGGAAGAACAAGAATGAGACCCTCGATGACAAACGTGTCTACATCGTTGTGGATGATGCTGAAGTAGGATACATCAGCAATAACAAGATCATGGGAGTTAATTATCCCAGGTGTCGTTATAAAGCGGCTAACGCCTACCAGAACGGCCTCCCTGCGATTACTCTGAGTGATGAGGTGTATGAACAAGTGGTTGTTTCAACGGATGGAAAGAATGCAATCCACTTGAATCCGGAGTGGTTCCTTAATGAAACTCTGGAAGCAGCGTTGACTCCATTCCAAGCATACCTCGCTTGCAAGGCTGGTGATGCATTGGTCAACCTCTGGCTTGACGTATTGGTTACGTTGGGATGTGATCGTGGAACTGAGCTCATGATTCGTACAGAATCCCCTGTGTATCTGTTCCTGTATACCCAGGTCTACAACGACTGGGCTGAGAAGATCCTCAACGTCAATCACTATGAACTGTATCCCAAGATGCAGTTCCTGGAATACGAACTGTGTTAACATCTCCAGGATGGTCAGAAGAAGGGCTGGTTGCCCTTCTTCTTTTCAGTTCGATTCTGGAACTGGAGAACACTTTACTTAATAAGGATATAAGGTTATGGAACAAACGAATCTTAAGAAGCATGCTGAACAGATCTGGTTGATTGAGTTGACCACCACTCCGATGAAAACTTATAACGAGGCTCGGATCGTTGATGGAATCTTGAACAGATTACCTAATCGCGATTTGTTGGGAGAATATGACAAAGAACACGGGGTTATTATCGTCACTGACGACAGCGGCGCGTATGTAACGCAACTCAACACACGTCCGCTGGTTTCGGATAGCAATACACTTGTCAATCCGATCCGTGTTGCTGTTTTCAATAAGAATGATTTGCTCAAACGGTACGGTTTTACCAAGAGCATGCAGTACATGGAAGAAGACTACGACGGCTCTTACAACCAAATCGTTGGGTACTTCGGTGCGAAGAAACTTCCAGACAACCACGTGCACATCGTCTACACGTTCTGTCAGCCGGATGACAACATCTACGGTCAGATCAACAAGGATGTATCCCTGGTCATCCTGCATCAGAAACTGAACAGTTTCGGATGTGTGGAGAAGGATGATGTGAACAACCCAGTTGAAGAGTTTGAACCACATGAGTGGATGTACCAGGAATACCTCGAAGGATCCAAGTATATTTACAAGTTCCCTGAACAGGAGGATTTCCATCTCCAACTCGGATGGTTTGTCTTACGTTGCAATCGGTACTTCAAAGTGAAGGGTTGAGAATGGAAGAGCTCTGTACATGCTGTGAGCGTTCATCTGATCACTTAAAGGAATATCCCCTTCTAAACGTCAGTGTTTGCGAGGGATGCTACCACACCATTGACCGTTTGGGAGGGGTTCAACTCCGTAGGGTTGAACAAGATATTACACCAGATATCAAGAGACGGTTCCTTGCTGCAACGAAGAAAATGAGAACACCCAAAACCCAAAAGAAAGGATGACATAATGGTTACCAAGAAGAAGAACAAATACCGCCCTGTCAACACGAACCCCAAAAAGGAGAAGAAGCAGAGTTCTCTATCTGCTTACAAGTTCTCCGTGAACAACAAGGTGGTTGACTTCCCAACATTGAAGAGAGAGGTGGAGAGCTACTTCAAACTCTTCATCGTTCGTACAGAGGTCAACACCAAAGTTTATGAGTACTATCACGAGCTCTGTCGTGGAGCATTCAAGAAGGTTGTTGATACTCTGAAGAAGTTCAACGGTGGCTATGACAACAAGGAAGAAGCCCGGATCGTCATGGTGTCGTTCACGATGACGCCGTCTGAGTCTGCCAAGAAGAAAGAACAGGTTGCCAAACTCGTTCTTGCAGACCTTGGAAGAACTTGGATCTTCGATGACCTCGAGCGTACGATCACGCTCGAGACCACACCGTCTGTCTTTGGAGCGATCGTGGATGCTGGAAAGATCGTCAACAACGATGCTGCGAAGCTGGAGTCTGGTATCAAAGGATACGAGTATGATCTGAAGAAACAGTCGGTCACCAAGAGCTGGAAGAAAGAACCTCTTCCCACCGGCTGGTTGTCCATAGAAGAAGCGCATAATCTTCTGGACAACAAACCCGAGACGATCGTTGCTTATGAAGAGGAAGAACCGATCGCTGAAGGAGCTCGGATCACGGATCTCAGTGTACGGATCACTCTGAAGAAGGAAGAAGATCCGTACCGGAGTGACTACATCCTTCCTGTGAAAGATGAACAGGTGGTGCATTTCATCAGACGGTTCGAACAGACTTCATTTACCTCCAGAACGGTTGCGTTCATGGTCAACACCAACGCAGCGGATCTTCTGAAGAGTTTCAAAGAAGAACCTCTGGATGTGGATAAGGAGGATCCCAATAGCTACTGGGCGAAGTATTTCACGAAGGATGTTGAACTGTCGATCTTCTGTACAGGACTGCTCGATGTTAAGACTGGCAAGATCAGTCTGAAAGCTTCGATCGTCTACAGCAAGGTCTCTGAGGAGTTCAGCAACAACGTGGAGATCAAGATCACTGGATACAAGACTGATGTATCGGTGTTCACCAGCAAAGATGAGTCCACGGAAGAGCCCACTGAGACAATGAAAGAGATTATGGAAGCAGCTTCCATTGATCCTCTGGATGTTCTCAACAAGATACAATAATCCACTACTGAGAGGGATGAAGCACATCCCTCTCAGTACTCTATATGGAGTATGCATATGTTTGCAAATTCAACCATCTTTGAGATGCCTCAGGCATCTATCCAACTTACAACCACAACATCCCTCACAGGAAAGGGTGCATCCGAATTCATCAGATCATGGAACTGGAAATGTTCTGTCCGAGATCTGATGGAATTACGACAGGAAGAAGATGTTCTAAGCGTATATCTTTCTCCCTCCTGGGTCAAGTACTTCCTTGACATCGCTACGGTGGTTGCATCCAAGTCCAAGGATCGAACCAAGGTAGGATGTGTTCTGGTTAACCCTGGTAACAAACAGATCCTCTCAACCGGATTCAACGGGTTCTGCCGTGATGTTGCAGATACTCCAGAGCGGTATGCTGATCGTGAGACCAAGATGGATTATGTAGTTCATGCTGAGGCGAATTCCATCTGCTTCGCTGCGTTCAGTGGGATGAGTACTGCAGGTTCCTATGCGTTCATCACACTTCCGCCTTGTCACAGTTGCGCCAAGCTCCTGAAACAAGGAGGGATCTCCAAAGTTTTCTATCTGGAAGATAACGCTCATAAACCCACACAGGAGATCCAGGATGACTGGAGGAAGAAGACACAACTCTCGTTGGACATCCTTCACGAAGCAGGAGTGAGAACCTATCGTTGTAAGCCTGTGAACGAACACAACGATGAAGAGTTGAAGCTTCTGGTACTTCCAGACGTACCTCCTGTATATGGAACCATATCTGGTATGGATATCCTGGAAGGTATCGATCAAGAGACTCGTCTCTGGTTATCAAGCATTGTTGATGCTCGTTATGAGTCGTTGGAGAACGGACAAGAACCGGAACAAGAGTTCATGGAACATCTCAACAGCAAATTCAAGACGAATCAAGATCGGATGAGAGCTGTTCGGTTCCTCAACGCGATGTTGGATGAACACTATCTGAAGGAAGGTGCTTACTACGTCGATAGACCGATGTTCGTTGTCAACACAGGTATCGCTGGAAATTACGATATCGGTATCGTGATGAAAGGATACAAGTATTCACCAATAATACCAGTATAAGGGGTGGGCTTATGAGCTTTCAAAATGGGATTTGCTTGACCTTAAAAGCATACCGTGTGCTAGATTGTGGTGTGCTTGATGTTCTGGAAGAGACATTCGATTATCTCGAAACGAATATGGACGGTCTCAGTGAGTTCTTCCGGAACGTCGATACCGTTCACATCCAATGCAGCACCTTATGTGCAAAGGAACTGCATCAATGTGATTACAATGCAGGTCGGGTATTCTTGTACAGAGAGTTTCCAAGGTCACTCAAGGTAGATGATGGTACGATCAGCGGTTGGGTCTACATCAGGAATGGTGATTACGTGCTCATGTTCTTACGGAAATCTCTAAACCTTCCGTATGACAACTTGATCACGAACTTCAAGATAATCAATAAATGACACTTCCTCGAGTTAGACGAACACGAGAGTGTATAACCATCCGGTGATGGGTCGGACTGCACTATCCGACAGGGAGGTTCAACTCCTCCACCCTTTTGAAGAATTGATATTACAGTGGTGTGTTAAGAACAACACACCACTGTAATTGATTTCTTTTTCATCTATATATAACTAAGTGTATTAATAGATCACGATGATCTCTACAACATTAACACAACCTTTAAAGGAGAGTATTATTATGGAACGGCTTATGACGGGTTACATCATCGGGTGCGAGGTAGTTGATGTTTATGGATCGGATCCTTATAATTTAATGATCCGACTCAGAGACAATAGTAATCGTGTGCACTTGTTGCGTATTGAATATATTAGAGAAGCGACGAATGTGAACGTCGCAGATATAGCAACAGCGATTATCTACCAGAAGCAAGTCACTCTGGTGTCGGATGGAAATGAAGGCTGTCACTTCGAAGCGGTGAACATGCCGGAGCATCAGATCGTGTTCCGCACGACAAATTGGGGATTTATGTAAATCCATTTGATAGGGGATGTGTTGAGCGCCCCCTATCGATAAATAGTAGTAATAAGTTACAAGCTTATACTAAGATATACCTCAGTGGATGCACAAAGCACGAGTGACAGGGTAATGGTGATAGTAAACGATGATGGATCTAGCGGAGCACATTAGATGCAGGGTTAGTCCATGAGTTGTCAACGAAGGTTGATTCCTCTCTTCAGAGACAGATAGTTGAACACATCCTCCAGTCAGACTGGTAAATCCCGATTCCTCGAAACACTTGATTGCAGTGTGAGCTATTGTGATCACATCCGCTGATGTTCGGGATCGTTTCATAACAAGGACCCCAAAATCCTCCTCGATCCCGATGGGAGTTTGGAACTGCCCCATTTCCGTTGACTCAGTCCGGAAGAAGATCGGTGCTCATCACCGGTCACAGTTCCTTTTTCACATGGGCCGTCCGGGTTTCGAGCGGTGTATGGAAATATGTCTGCAAGCACAGGTTGATCAGTTGGCCTGTATAAAAGCTGATCAAAACAATAAATGCGAACAGCATTGAAGAAGCCCTTCCCGCTGCTGCGTGATGGCCACGAACCTCCCGGACTCCGATAACGGGACTAGTAGTGTAACTTTCAAAGATCCGATGATTCGCTCTCGTTTCTTTGGTTCGGGTTCCAACAAGGCTTGTCTATCGTGATCTGTTGGAATACGCGTACAGATAGACTTAACTGCATCCAAGGTTGTTACACTACTTGGACCAGGGATCACAGAGTAACGCCTGTAAACGAAGTGGCTTGACACAGAACAGTTGGACTAGTATATTCAAAGAGTCCTCAAGTTTGATACATCGTCTGTGTGACAGTATAAGTCAAACTAAGCTTGTGAACGAAGGTGTATTGAAGTATGATCGTGACATGGGTTCAACTCCCATACGGTCCAAATGAGTGTGTAACTCAATCGGTTAGAGTCCTGGCGTGAAACCCAGGAGTTAGCGTACTACTGCGATATATATCCTGATGCGCAGTGTTAAGAGCTATGCATGTGAGTTCGACTCTCACCACACTCTCCCTATAGACTCGTAGCGTAATCGGTAAGCGCACTTGGTTTTGATCCAAGCAGTTCAGGTTCGATTCCTGACGAGTCTGCCACTGTATCATTCACTTTAACAAAAGGAAAGGTTTGCATATGGACTTTGGTAAAGCGATCGAGGCTTTGAAATCCGGCAAGAAAGTAACTCGCAAAGGTTGGAACGGCAAAGGGATGTATCTCTGGTTGAAGCCGTCAACCGCGATCACTCCGGAGATGTGTTCGGATCCAATGCTGAAACAGGAGGTGATCGCTAACGGAGGAACGATACTTGGTCTTCCGACTATCTGCATGTATACGCACGATAACACAGGACGCCGAGCCGTTCTAACGGGATGGCTTGCCTCCCAGAGCGATATGTTGATGGAAGACTGGGAAATCGTCAACGAATAAACAATGTAATCAGAGTGTAGCTCAGAGGCAGAGCGCGTGCTTTGGGAGCATGAGGTCGAGATTTCAAAATTCTCCACTCTGACCATTTTCTATTTAACATTACATTACAGTGTTGAGGTTATACTCAACACTGTAATGTGTTTTCAATATCAAAGGAGGTATATATGGAGTATGTAATCACTTACGAAACCAAACATGGTACTGTCACCAGGATGGCAGCCGATCCGAAGCAAGCCACACAGATCGTCCGTGATCTGAAGAAGAGTGGTAATTCTTGGAGAATCGTTTGCAAACCTAAGAAAGGATAACACAATGGAAGATGAACAAAACAGGATACATCTGGATCTCACACCGAGCGATGCGGAGCAGATCCTGTGGCAACTGCAAATAGCAGCGAACGAGATAGGAGATATCTCAACGGCTGATTGGTTCGTAGACGAATGTGGGAAACACGGTGTTGTGTTCTATCGTGATAGCAACGGTACCATGAGAACGAAGTTACCACCACCGAAAACGAAATGGGATAAACCGAAGCTCAATCGGTTGAATATTTTGAAGAAACGAGAGAAATTGGCCGAAGCAATGGGAGATACCGAATCTGCTGAGTTCTATAAGAAACTACGGCTGGTGGAAATGATAGAGTTCAAAGTTCGTGAACGTGCGTCCAAGACGATGATCCGGTTACACTCTTGATGATTTGAAAAGGAAAACGAAATGGAAAAAACATACTGTAATCTTATCAGTGGATGATATCGTCGAGAAGGCTAACAATATCATCAACAAGATCAATCATGCAATGTTAGTGTGTAACCTGAAAGACCATAACCAATACAAACGTCTGTATCAGCGTATTCTGTTGCTTACATCAATCGATCGTGACTCAGAACAGTATGGGCGGGAAGATGCAAGAAACCAAGTCAGTCGTCTTCTTTACAAATATGACAAGATGTTCACAAGGTTGCTGAAAGGTAAACCTTCAGAGGATGAGTGCATCAAAACAGCGCTTGGTGGTGTTGGTTGGATCGTTCACGAAAATTGAAAGCATGTTGAAGGGAAACCATGAAAAGACAACCTAAGCATCACTGCTGCTGGCCTGGCAAGACTGTCAGGATCCGTATGCAGAGCGGTGAACTACTCTATGGTAAGTTCATCGAAGAAAGATCCACGCATATTAAAGTATCGATCGGAGACAATACGGTTAGTATTCGTAAGTCCGAACTTGCATCGTTCGGTATCAACAGAAAAGGAGTAGCACTATGTCAATAAAGAGAAAGGTCTTTTTACAAGTTCGGGTTAACCCGAACGCACCTTCCTACGTGAAAGATTGCACTGCCGTCGTTGCCAATGCTTTCATTGGTAAGACAGAACTTCAGATTGCTTCGATGAACCAAGATCAGTTTGATGTTGGAGATGTCTTTACGAGAGACAGTGACGTGAAGACGAAACTAATCAAACAGTTCAATGTGGATGAGTTCGCAGTAAGCGTATACGAACTCTTTTACAGGAACAGTAAGTATAAGACTTTACGGCACTGTATGACAACTTCACTGTCGGACGGTGAGCTGATCGTCAAGAAGCTCCCTGAGGTCGATGGTAAGATTCGTAAGTTGATGGATCCTTACATCCAGAAGCTTATGATGATCTATCCTGATCCCAGTGAGCCCATGAAAACATGGTCTACTGAACTGGGAGGAGCGGATGATATCCCGTTCAACACGATCTCGGAGAACTTCCTGATCCGAGTTGTTCCTGGATACATTACCAAGGATGCACATCCGGATAAAGATGAGATCGAAGAGATGTTCAAGGATCTGGTCGGATCTACGATCGCATATGGGATGAACACCGGTTATCACACGGTAAGGAAGTATCTGACGACAGAGTATCTTCCGATATGTCCCATTGACTCAACGATCGAAGTTCAGCATCTGAACGTAGTGGCACATCATAAGGAACCGGCAATCGGTATCTTCTATGGTGTTCAAGTTGGTGGGACTTACTACTACGGAGGAGATTGGGTATCCTGTGATATACACAACAAGGGTATCCAAAACTGCTCCAGCAAACCGGATGTACGGAAAGAGCTGCAAACTTGGATAACGGATCGTACGAATCGTTACCTGACGTATCTGGCACAAGAGGGTATCACTGATGCGAAAGCTGTCTACCCGTCTCACTTCCAACCCATCTAGTTGATCTCTAGGGTGGTTGAGCATGTTAACTCAACCACCCTATGAGACCACTTATAACAAAGGAGTTCATTATGCGTTATATCGTATTTCTTTTTGCATGTACTATGATGTTCTTAACAGGATGTCGTACAGGTACAGTTATTTTCACAGGAGATGTTGATCAGCAAGCGAAGCGTACTGCTGAAACGGTACGAGAAATATGTCAGTATCCGAGTTATAGTCCTGATCGTCAGTGGGTGGAACGTTATCGAACGATCATAGCAGCACTGATCATCAATAGATCGGCTATCGAACAATCTGAGGATTATCGAGTACGGTTAATTAACGTCTTGACATCTACAGGGATACCGATTGATTTTGCAGATCGCATCACCAAGGTGATCCTGTATGGATATATGCAACAGGGTGCCAAATCAGAGTTTGGATATTATCTGCATCGATTGTTGTTCCATCTCGACAAACGACAAGTCTTCTACGATCCCTATTCGGATGTTGTGTTCCTATCAGCGGAGCCTAAAACAAACACTAAATAAACCATCAACAACTACGTTACTGTTAAGTAACGTAGTTGTTGAGATCTATCCACTATCCAATACACATTAACACAAGGAGGAATCACTATGGAACAAAACCAATTTGTTACGCAAGTCTTTTTACGAGTCAAAGCCACGAACGAACTTCTCATACCAGGTTTACCATACATCCTGTCGTTGTATCAAGACAGTATGACCGGTATCAACTATGTGAAATTGTATCGGTACAAGAGCGGTGATGATGGCATCCATGTAGTTACATATATCGATACGACTTATCCGATTAGGTCTTATCAGTTCGACGAACTGAAGCTTGTTACAATGACTCAGGATGATACGGGGTACGTATCGTTCAAAGAGGAGGATCTTATGAACGACTCGCATATTCTGTCATCGGATAAGATCTCAGTGTGGTCCCACTACACGTTCATAGAAGCCAACGTTCCTCCTGTTATCTGGGATACTCCTCCGAAAGGACAACCTCGTGTCTGGGATACAGGGCTCAACTATGTAAAACCATCAAAATGATATACCAACCATAACGAAAGGATTTACGTATGTCTACGTGTACTTGTACCACACCGTGCGACACCTGTGTTTGTGAAAGCGTTTCGGATGAAGTTGTCCAAGTGTATCAGGAACTGAGGGACTTCATCTCCAACAACTACAACGATATCAAATCCATCATCCGGGATGAGATGATGGAACAGATGGAGACCATCAAAACTGATGATGGGAATGAGATGATCCAAGCCTATCATCTGAACAACTCCACCATCCAGAAGATCGTCAAGAAGTATCTTCTGGAAGCTACCGTGAACGTCTGGTTGGATCCTCAGCAGTACCTGATTCCGAAGGTGTCGAGAGACATCATTCTCAACATCCTGAGAGAGGTATACATCCGTGGAGAAGCTCCTTGGAAAGTTATCTATCCAAGTCACAGACTCCATATGAAGATCTCGGTTGGAGAGATCAGCTTCGGTATCATCTACAGTGACATCAAAGCATTCCCTGAGATGGAGTTCACCTCTTACGATGATCTCTTCGAAGGGATGGATATTGTGCCGAACTACAAGGTGTTCGATCGCACTCCTTACGGATCGGTTATGAACTGGTTCGTCAATCTGGATTGGATCAAGTTCCTTCAGAAGAGTGTGAACATCGCTCCATCTGCAGGATCGGATGACTACGAAGTTCCTATTGCTGAGATCCTGAAAGGATGGATGATCTACCGTTGTATCCGTATGGCTATGAACGACATCATCCTCACTGAGAAGCCGGTTGAACTGAATGACAGATACTACCTCTACAAGGCAGTATACATCCTCAGTAAGATCATCGGCAAAGCGTTCGATGACAACGCCTGTGCTCTTGGATTCAAGAAGAAGAACTAATACTATTACTTACACTGTGGGATGATCCCACAGTGTAAGTCATTATGGTTTCAAGTATATATAACTCTAGGATCGTGTACGATGATGTACACAACCTAACAACACCCAAACTAAAAGGAGAATCGTCATGGGTTTCAAAACGTTCACTTGTGTTATCTGCGGAGCTGAGTGCACCAAGCGTAGTAGCTTAGTGTATGGAGAAGGCCGTGCGTGCAAGACGCACGACGAAGTTGTGGCTTCAGAACAAGCCAAGAAAGATTCCAAGAAGAAGGGACTCCTGAATGACCTGTTGCAGTCGTTCAAAACAACGGAGCCCAAGACTTCAACCAAAGAGATGATATTGAGTTGGTTGGAAAATGAAGTCAGAACCATGAGGAGTCTGCTGGGCAATGCGGTATCTGCAGATCGTGACCTGACCCTTCTGAAAGAGGTGAAACTCATCACTCTGGATTACACAGTGACAGATGAGTTCGTCACTGAGTTCATGACTCTTGTAGCGGCTCATCATGACGATGATGATTGGTCCACTCAGAAGTACCGGAAGAAACCTGTACATCAGAATCATCCCAAGAAGGATAAGGATGATGAGAAGGAAGTTCGGTTCCATGTGAAAGAACGTCGTGGAGCTAAGGAAGCTCCGAGGCGTAAGCCGTCTCCAAGACGGTAATCAATCTGTGAAGAGAGTACACTTCCGTACTCTCTTCTTTTTACCCAAAAAGGAGACAACGATGGAATCATCTATCAGTAATGAACTAACCAGAAGGATCGAACAGTATATCTTTCAACATGAAGCAGCGAGCTGCATCTGCAGTATCGACGACATCCTGAAGATCATATCGGAAATTGTGGTTGGTATTTTACCAGCAGGCAGGAATGCCAGTGTGGAGTTACACCATTTCGATCCCTATACCACTATGATCATCACAGTCCCTGGAGACAGTGTGATCGCCAAACAAGGACCTTATACTTACAAGGTGAAAACAAGTGAGTGAAGAAGACCATGCTGAAGAGTTAGTCTGTCAGTGTTGTGGTAGATCCTACGAGATGATCGATATCTTGAATACCTACTTCGGTAAGCATCTATCGATTATGCACGTTGGGAATTACGAAGAGCCACTATGTACGAAATGCATCAAGGAACTTCGTCAGATCACCTTCGATCAGGTGTTCTATGGATCTGGAAGATGCAAGATGTCTGATCTCCAAGATAAGTGCATCTCTATCTTGTTCAACAGAGATCATGATGATGTAGAGAAGGACATCGCATTATGCCAGTTGCTTAAGTTCTTCCAATCCAAGTTGGAAGGTCTGAAACAGAAGCGATTCACACTACCTGAGATACATCAGTATTTCAAATTAGCCTCTTTAGAGTGGAACCAGGTGAACCGATTCAAATGTGCAGTAGCTCTTGAGGATGTTCCTGGACCATCGATCAGCCTGGTTGTATATGTGAGGATGCTTCTCACGACCAGCTTATCGGAAGGCTTTGCCATATCGATCACAGTGGGAGAGTCTAACACTACAAAGGATGAGTTCATCATCCCATTCAGAATTGATTGACCTCTGAGTTGGTGGAGTAGATCCCACCAACTCAGAGTCCTATTTCTTTTGGAACTGGTAGCATGGTATGCTTTTTAAGGAGATTTACCATGGTACTATTCTTAGATGATTATAATACCCATCATGGGGTTTTGGATACAGATACGAAGAACATGTCGTGTTTCCGTATGTACAAGATCTTAAGTGAGATGGGGGTGAAGAACAACAAGTTCTTCTTGTTCCTGTCTCAACCTGAGTTGAAAAACTACGATCCGCATCACTTAACTGACCCATCTGTTGAACTGAGGCAGAGGATCGCCTATGAGTGTAAAATCAACCCTTGGTATTACCTGAGAGAGGTGATCCGGGTACCTACCTCTGGTGGTGATCCGATCCACTATCAGTTCTCAAGAGCGAACCTTGCATTGAACTGGTGCTTCTTGAACTCCATTGATGCGTTCTTAACGATGCCTCGTCAGAAGGGTAAAACCATCGGTGTTGTGTGTATCTTATCTTGGGAAGAGTTCTTGTCAGCTAGGAACATCACGATCGGGATCTTCGCCAAGGACGATAGCCTTCGTGCTGAAAACATCAAACGTATCAAAGAGATCCGTAACAGCTTACCTGAGTACTTGGTCGATTATAAGAACGACACCAAGAACCAAGAAGATGTCACATACAAACGACTGAAGAATGCTGTAAAGTCTTTTGTTGCTCAATCGGATACTCGACGTGCATCAAGACAGGGACGTGGTGAGACAACCTCCTCTCAGTGGTGGGATGAGGTTGCCTACTATGTGAACATCGATAAATCCTATCCATCTGCAACTGGTGCTTGTGCCACTGCTCGTAAATTGGCATATGAGAGAGGGATCCCATCTGCCAACATCCTCACTACAACAGCTGGGATGTTGAGTGATCCTGCTGGAGCTTATGCGTTCAACCTGAAATCAGGAGCTGCTCGATTTAATGAGTGTGTCTACGACTTGAAAGATGTCGCTGCTGTCAAAGAGTGGATCAGAGGTATGGGTGGTAGATCCATGATGTATCTGGAATACTCTGCATTCCAGTTGGGTGAGACTCAGGAGTGGTTGGAGGAACAGAAGATCGGCAAAGATCCTATCACCTTCGCAGTCGACTATCTCAACGAGTGGCAGCTTGGTACTGGTCAGTCTATCGTACCGATCGAACTGCTGAACCGTCTGAATGCTTCGGTATGTGAACCTGCTGAGTTCACGACACACGGACCTCTGGTTGTCAGGTGGTATATCAAACGTTCTATCCTGATGAGACCTGAGAACAAAGACAGAAGCTATCTGATCGGACTGGATACTTCCGATAACGTAGGAAGAGATGCTACTGCACTGGTGATCGTAGATCCGTTGGATCTTGCTGTGGTAGCTACCTGTAAGTGCAACATCACGAACTTGGTCAATGTTGCGATGTGCATCTGTGAACTGATGGATATGTTGCCTCACAGTATCCTGATCCCAGAACGGAACAAAAACGGTGCGTTCATGATCGACATCCTGATCGATGCCATGATCAAGAAGAGGATCAATCCCTGGTATCGGATCTACAACACCTACTTCCAGGATGGAAGTACAGAAGCACTGGATGTAGATCGGATCGACCTTGGAGATGGAACCAAGAGGAAGCACTTCGGGTTCAATACAACCAGCTCACAGGAGAGCCGTAATATCCTGTATGGAAGGGTCCTGATCACCAGCCTACAGTACATGGCTAACCGTCTATTTGACGCTGATTTAGCCAGTGAAATCAAGTCTTTAACAGTGCGTAATGGACGAGTGGACCATCCTGCTGGATTCCACGACGATCTCTGTATCGCATGGACATTGACAGGGTTCTTCGCATTGTTCGGTAAGAACCTTCACCTCTACGGTATCCCGAAAGGTGAGGTCTTGAAAGGTGTGAATCTGGAAGGAGAACATGTTGATCCAGAAGCGAAAGCCAGACAGGTTCGGATAAGGGAACGGATCGGAGAACTGAGAGGGTTGATCCTTGGGACCAACAACGATATGGTTAAAACATCGTATGAACGTGAGCTGAAACACTTAGAGTCCTTAGTGGACGATAAGTTGGTTGATGACAATATGATCAGCGCTGACCAGGTGAAACAGAGTGCTGCTACGGCGAATCAGTTCACACAGTTAGACTATATGAAACTCAAGAGGTTCTTCTGATGTACAATCCTACACTGAAGCAGCTTTTAATGGATCGGTTCGATATCCAACCTACGGTAGCTCAGACGAGATCGTTGGTTCGATATGTCCAGTCCTATGAACTAAGGGATAAGAATCCGGCTGCATTTAACAGTCCGTTACTGGCTGTACATAAAGCGTACTTCCTACCGAAGGATGCATCGTTCTTGTTCGACAACTTCAACATCTATCGTCCTGATTTCAACAGAGCGATCCACGAGTGTGTGTCGATCAACAAAGCCTACCATGTCACAGGGAATGATTTCAACCTGTTCTCGATCTGGTTGGTGTACTGTTATCTGAAGAGCAACCTTGCATCCAAGCTGAAGGAAGAAGGTGCGTTCTGGACACTAGCGCTCTTGAACTACAAGTTCTTCACTGGTAAGGTTCAGTCTTGTTTCCCGAAAGGTGTAAATGAAGATGTGATGATCGCTACCGTGGATCGTCTTACAGCGAAGTGTGACATCAAGAAACCAGAAACCCCAACCTGGAGAGCGATCATCTACGATCACTGTCACACGATCCTATCGGACGATAGCATCCATGCAAGAACCTTGGAAACGTTCACTCCAGATAGTGCTGTAATCTACGCAGTATCTGATATCCATACCAGGTTATCTGCCAAGATCTTGAATGTATCTCAAGAGTATTACGACAATGTAGCGAAGGGTGTCACGATCCGATCTACTGATGCAACTCAGTTGAACGCAGAAGGGGAACGCGAACTGAAAGCTATCCGAGCTACGTTGGACAACACAATCGTCAACATTTGTGGTATCGTCACGAACATCAACAGTTTCATGTCGTATATTGATATGAAGTCTGTATGTGCGTTGACCAGAACGATCACTGTTCCGATGTTGGAAGATGCAATCATCGCATTCTCCGATATGGCGACACTTCAGTATCGACATCACGAAGAAGACAAAATTGTTACAATCAAAGGACAGAAGTATCTGGTAGGTTATCGCATCCTGGTAACCGAGATCATCCAGAAGTGTTATCGTTACTGTGTGATCAAAGGAGTTGACATGAGAAGCAATATGCAGATCCTGGAGATGGTCCGGAATGCATTCAAGTCCTCTCGTGTCGATGATGAGAGTATCATGTTGATCAAATACAGCATGGATAAGTTCGTTCATGAACACACTAAATACAAGAGAGATGCTACGAAGATCTCGATCCGAACTGCATTGATCTTGTATCTGATCCTGCTTACCTTTAAGCGAGGGTAAACATAACCGTATACTAGAGTAGAGTGTTATCTCTACTCTAGTATACGATTTACTTCAGTTAAAAGTTGTCTCTCCAGTCTCCTTGGAAGATAGCTCTCCACTCGTTGGATCCTGGGATAGCGATTTTGTTATTACTGCCAGTTACACTGGTTGGTAATGTCACTCCAGTGTTTGTGTACAACCGATTATAATCAATTCCTTGCTGATCGAAATATCTTGTAACGGAGACTGTTGGTATGATTAACATATACGATCCTAAGCCTCCGTCTCTAATCCAAGACCCACATGCGTAAGTAGAGGTACCTGGGTAGATGGGTGCCATGAATGCACCACCACTAACGTCGTCTGAGCAAGTACCTTGTAATCCAATCAGTTTTGTAGTCGTTGAATTACTCCAAGCTGAAGTAGATCCACCTAGTGTGATCATACAGTCTTGATTTCTACCGTGGTATCCACCTGAAGTACATAAGAACCAACACGGTGCGTTCACTTTAACAATGGGTATCTGTGCTTGTGTTTGGTCGATGATACTCCACACAACTTTAGCATTGACATAGTCAGGCATATCCGATATCGATGCATCTCTCTTCAGAGCATCGATCTGATCTTGTAAGTCCTGTATCGCTTGTTCTCTGGCTTCTGTTTCCTGTTGGAACCTGTTGTTCAGATCATCCTTAACAATCTTCCGGATCGGTAGAACACGTCTGTCGAATGGCATGGGATATCCTTTCTCATTGTACTTGGTTTACTTACATAGTTACATCGTGTGACACGATGTAACTATGTAAGTAATTAAATATTGCAAATCAACCTTATTTCAAGTATATATAACTCTGTAGCTAAAGGAAACCCATAACCAATAACACAAGGAGGAATCACTATGGGACAGAATTATCCGGACAACATGATCCAAAAGATCGCCGACTTAGCCAAGTTGGTCGTCAACGAGTTCCCGTTCAGTAAGGACAAAATCTTGTCCAGTTGGACGGACGAGGACAGCAAGAAAATTGCAGACGACATCACCAATCGGTACTGCATTACTGGTATCGACAGCCTCAATTTTCAGCATACTGCCATATCCTTGATACGGCAGACGATGTCTCTCATTGCGAATGCCTACCAGCAGCACAGCTCGATTCTGAGTTCTGTGGCTACTATCAGACAGTCTATCGAACAGGAGATTAAGAAGGAACTTACCAGGATCGCTAGAACACCGTACACACTCCAGCTGTTGAATGTGATAAATGTGAACAGAGAAGTGGTGTTGAAGGAAATCTTCGATGCTGTGGTTCGTGACAACATGGCTCCTAGTCAGCTTGAAATCAAAGAAGCTGTTCAGACTTGGATCAAGAAGAAACTGAATGAAATCGAACGTACCACCATCACTCCACAACCGTTGTATGGGATCCAGAATGGTGGGATCTATGGAGTCACACCCATCGGCATCTATCAATACCCCAATGATGTCGTATCCTACATTGACCAAGTCAACAAGATCCTGACTCAGATGCTTTCGTATTACAAGTCGGCGTCTGGAGAGTATGCGGCATTCGATGTTGTGTGGAACATCAACCAGAAGCTCTTCGAGTTGAAGAAGTGTCAGGAGTACGCCAGGTACTATTACCAGGTGTTCACCAAGGACAACAAGATCATCATCGATCTGTTGGATCCTCTCCAGATCTTGAAGAACACCCACATCGAGAAACCTCTGTTCTACAGTCAGAATCCTGTATGTGTTCAGACTCCGAATATCTACTCCAATCCTGAGTCCATGAATCCTAATACTGTGGAAGATCTCTTCGACGAGGTACCAAAGGATGAAAGTGATCCTGAAAAACAGGTAAAGCGTAGAACCTCGAATCTCGGATACATCTTCCCGGAGACAGGACAACGTTACAAACGGATTCTGAACATCATCAAGTCGATGACGGATGAAGGGTATTATGGTATCTCTGCCACTGTGATCAGTGGGTTCCTGGACAAGACAGATGTCAAGAACCTCCACTGGGCACTGAGCAGGATGGTTACTCTCGGATACATCCAAGTATCCCCTAGTCAGACAAAGAACAAACCCAAATACGGTCTGACTAATAAGGGTCTGGAATACATCTCCAGCTGTGAACCTGTTCAGCTCTGCTGGACTAAGTGGTTCAAACAGCAGTTCAGCCATGATGAGTTTCAACAGTTTGTAAAACCCATCATGTTCAAGCCGGAAGATGTACCGTACTATACCTTCGATGGGAGTGTGGGTGCTGTTCGAAAACTCGTGTATGGTGGTATGATCGAACCTGGGAAGAAGGCGACCCTGACAGGCTTCGGTGAATGGGTAAGGGATCAGTATCTGAAAGAACGGGGAGAGGAACATGCAAATTGATTACAACTTCAAAGAAGTGGGCAAGTTCAATGAGTCTGCCATGACTTGCTTATGCCAAATCATCCTACAGACGGTCGAACCACTCGGTCTTCTTAAAGAGAAGGAGTCTGAGCAGTTCTTGATGGAGTTCTTCCACCTGGATGAGAAAGAGATGGATCTTCCGTTCCATAAACTTCCTGAGTCCAAGAAGACCTACATCAAACATGCTTATCAGCTCTTCATCTTCCTGGGAAGGGGATACGAGATGGTGACGAAACGGGATCAGAGCTACAGCTCGCATCTGGTGAGAGGAGTTCACAAGTTCTTCTTCCAGTATACGAAAAGGAAACATCTGATCATCACCCATACGGACCACGACAAGTATCCCAACAACCGGATCATGTACGTCGAGAAAGACTACATCAAGTTGTTGGACTACTCATCCGGTATCATCCCGAAAGAGATGATCCGGACATGGATCCAGATCGCAAAACAATATGACTTCAAATTGACTCAGAGTGAGACTAAGCTCTGGTTCAAGTGAAACGGTAACTGTTGTAAGATGATAGAACTATACTACGTAGTCCACATCTTACAACAGTTTACTTGAAAGGAAAGTAACGATGGAATTGTTCACTGTATCACTAGCAGCACTGGTAGTTACCTGTGTGGCTGTTTGGTATTGCTGTATCTTCTACAGCAATATGAAACGAGAGACTGAGAATACCAGACTGGCTCAGCTGTCTGCGTTGGAGTTCGCTACAGTCTGCAAGTTGATGGACGAGCTACACTATCTGAAGTCCAACGCGAAAGACTCAAATCAAACCAAAGAATTGGAAGTATCTCTTTTGAGCGATATCGAGAAACACTACAGCAGTGGTGCTGAATATATTGAGCAGCTCTATCAGCGAACTGAATCACAATCTATCTTTGATGTATCTATTTTCAAGAAACCACTTAACATTACAGAAGAAAGGGAAGTCTAATCATGACGATTCTGAACCTAATATCACTCATCTGGCTTGCTGTATTGGCTTGTATATTCCTAAGAAACAACTGCAGAGACATCAAGACGATGAGATACTATTACACCAGAACCAGAGAGCTGAAGGCGATCGCTGAATCTGTTGCAAGAGCCAAGGAACTTGCAGAAGAAGAGAATCCTTCTGAGTCTCTGAAGGAACTTGATCGTGCTACCAGATTAATCTCCAAGGTATCGGAGCACTACATGAAGAGGGAATGCCACTGATGGAAGAGTTCATTGACTGGGCACATTACTACGTAACGATGGTATTCTGTGCTGTGATCATGACAGCTGTATTAGCTAACCACTATAAAACGCACATCACAGGATGCATCATCCACATTTACAAGCTTACTTGGGATACGTATAACAAAGGAGTCTGTTACCGTATCAACAAGATCAATCAACTCTCCAAGCAGTTCTCTCAGACTCAAGGTGAAGAGAGGGATCGTGTTTGTGATGACATGAGACGGTATCGCAAGATCTACTGTCTCAACAGGAAAGAATTCAGATAACAAGTGATAGGAGGAGCTACAACGCTACCTCCTATCACTATCTTTTTTTGATTTTACAGGATAAATCCCAACATTTCGTACATTTTTGGCATATCGAGATTAACGGCCCCCACCATTTGATCTCTCAACTCACGATATCTCTGTCTGCTCTCAGCATATGTGTCGATAGTTCTCTTCATTTCACCGATCTCATAACCAGCATCCACATAGCCCTTATCAAGAGCGATGATCGTCTGATTGTAGATCCAGGCTTTGGTAGCTTCCAGACAGAGGTCTTGGAAGGTCTCCAGTGCACTGGTGTTCAGGTTGGTGAAGTCTTTGTCATAGGCGATACGACAGCTTAATACCCAGACGATGATCGAGTGTTGTGCAGGCCACAACTTCACAAGGTCTCCACTCAGCAGTTCCACATTGGGTTTCGGAGGAGAGGATGCGAAGGTATGGCTATCCAACACAGCCTGACCCAGTGTGTTCAAGTTTACACCACCAGCCCATCCGTTCATGTTGGGAACATAACCTGCGTAGTTCCCTCGATAGGTGAGTCCGTGTACCTCTACCAAGGGAAGTCCTTCTCTCTCTTCCGGAGGGATCCGATACAGAGAGAACGGACCAGTGTGCATATAAGCATCGTGAACATCCATACGAAGATGTTCTCTGTACTTCGGGAGAAGTACGATGTGTTTCAGTTTACCACCATGGACATTGAGGTCTTTGAGAACACGATCCTGGATCACTTTATCCAGAACCATCTGTTGGACACTCCAGGTCTTCTCTTCCTGGGTTCTTACACTGAATGCATAAGTCAATACATCAGGAGGGATCTCATTGGTGATCGTAGTAAGGGCAAGATCGATCGCATTGTTCATAAGTACCACCTCGTCTCGTTGAAATCATTTAAAGTTCATAGGATGACTTCTGTAAGAAACTAAGGTTCCATGGTATGCTAAAACAACATCACATTTGGAGGAACGATCATGGACTTAAAGTTCATGTGGTATGCAAATGCCACAGTAATCAACACGATCATGCCTCAGCATAAACGTTATGACGATGTATACGACATTACTGTCCTCCAGAAAGACATTAAGGATAAGTACATGAAGTACACCGTTGTGATCGGTGGAGAACAGTACAGGTTCAACTACACCTTCTTCTCCAATGTCTGCGTGGCAGGATCATTAGAGATCATCGATTGTCAGCGTGGTAAACCTTACACGTATGCCATAGAACGTAACAATGACAGTGTCCGGTTGTATACAGACTTGGAGAACTACAGTGAACTCTACCTCTATGAAGGGAGCACACTGATCGATATCCAAGTGAACTCTTGTCGGAAATCCTTCATCTCCTGTATGAACATCCGACAGACGAAAGAGAAAGAGTACAATACCAACGTCATACGAACTGCCATCACAGATGAACACAGAAGTCGGTTCGACTACTCTCTTCAGAACCAGCTGTTCACAGTAACAGGGGCTGTTGATTACAACAGGATGGTCTGCTTTGATGTTGTCAGTTTCTCAGATCGCAGCAGTCAAATGGTGATCTATACCGAATCGAAGTGTCAGCTGGTTACGGTACACTCTTTTGACCAAGATCATATCTCCGGTAAAGTACAACCGATCAATGCAGATTTCAATGAGTACATCGAATACAAGAAACTGGATACAGGAGGATACTCGATCAATGAGTTCATCTTGAACAACAGTGATCATCCATTCTTGAAGAGGTCTTATGAATTATACAACCAACCGGATGGTACGATTCGAGTTGGAAGTAAACAGTTCCAAATCACTCACGAAAAGAACGACGTCGTATTTCAATTATTGTGATACAACCCATCTAGGTGGAGTAGTACACTCCACCTAGATGGTCACTTACTCTACTTTGGATTTGATCGAACAGTGTTCTGGAAGTGCTTCATCTGAAGCTAATACGATCATACCAGCTTCTGTGAAACTACTATTCACAGATACTGACTGGTTCGCAACGAACGCTTGCATAATGTTCTTTTGATTCAGCAACTCCACAAGGAACGCTGTCAACTTGTCTCTGTGCAGAGGACTACATCCATCATCGATCTCATCCAGCTTGATAGGATACTGTTTGATGTATCCACGATAGATGCAGATCGCCAACCTAATCGCAAGGTTGATGATCGACTTCTGACTCTTGGAACAGAACTTGATATCTTTCACCTCACTGTTGTGGTTGATCAACAACTGGAAGGTGAAGTCGAAACTACCGCTTTTGTTTTCATCGAAGTAGTTCAACTCGATATCGTAGTTCCAGACTCTACGGATGAACTGATTCGCAAGGTTCAATATCGTGTTCACATAACGAACAGTGTAACGATATGGGATCCCTGTAACAGGAGACAACTGCTCTGCTACTGCACTTAGTTTCTTAGAGAGTAACATCTTCTCCTGGATCGAAGGTTCGATCTCATCCTTCAGACGAGTCAGGTATCCTGCCTGTTCCTTGACGATCGTATCTAACTCTCTGAGCTTCTCATTGATCTGTTGTTTCACACTCTGGAGATACCAGACCATGTTGTTCAGACACTTGATCTCCTCTTGATGAATGAAGATCCTTCTCCAGTTTTGATACCTGGAGTTCAGAGTACTCATCCTGTTATGGAGGTTTAGATGGTCTTTGAACACTGTCAGGTTAAGATCTGTGGATGAGATCAACTGATCCAACTCGGAGAGCTGATCACCGATGTTCTTCAACTCGATCTCTTTCTCCATCAAGCTCTTCGTGATATACTCCTTTACAGGTTGGTCCGAAGATTCCAGCTTCACGAGTTTCATCTGGAGATGATAGAGTTGTTCCTTAGCAGCTCTTGCTAACTCATGCTCTCTGGATCTCTGGATCACCTTCCGATATCGGTTGATGATTTTGGTAACATCCTGATTGATGGCATCCAGAGGATCAAGCTCTGAACACAGGAAAAACCCCCAGGATTTACGAGTGAAAAGTGTCTCCAGTTTGAGCAAAATAACCCTTGCTGATCTCTGACCTTCGACCTCTGTATTTACCTGATCATACCGCTGTTTCGACTCCTGTAAGAGAGTGTGATCTCTCTGGTAAGCAGACTTGTATTCATCCAGTTCCATCCGGTAGGAAGATAGGACAGACTCCAAGTTCTCCCTTAACTTACAGGAGCGTTTGCAGTCTACTGGATAAGAGTGTTTGTCCTGAAGAGAGTGGATCTTCTTCTGAAGTTCCTGGATCACTTGGAACAACCGAAGATCCTCTGGTTCCAGTTGTTTGATCTTCCCTTCCAGCAGTGCTCGTTCTGATAACAAATCGTTGTATGCTTTATGAGACATCAAAGGACAGTGATCCTGTAAGAACTGAAGATCATCTCGAACTCGTTCGAAGTTGGCATCCATCAACTCAGCCTCCTCCACAGAGACGATAGGGGTACCATCTTCGATATGGTTCTTGTTGTAGATCTCCTGTTGTACAGCAATCATCTTTTTGCACTCAGCGATAGCTGTTGCTGTGTCGTTCTTCAAAGTCTCTCTCAATTGTTCGATCTCATCTCTCAACTTCGATCCTCTCTCGGATAAGGAAGACTGTTTCTCATGGTAGGTATCTACTTGAGCAGACAACTTACCGATCAACCGATCTAACTTAGAAGGAACGACCAAGTTAACCTCATGGGTGATCTTCAGTTCGAACATCTCCTGACTAAGCTTATGACATTCTGCTAAGATGCTCTCTATCGAGTCAGATTGTCCATCTTCCTGAAGTTGTCTCAGAGCGATCTGGATATCCGACATCGTCTTGTTCATCGTGTAGATCTCACGATCCAAGATGTTCAACGCGTTATTCAGATCTTTCCGATACTGTTCGAAGTGTTGTAAGGTCTCTTCCTTTAAGAGAAGATCCGTCAGTTTCAGTTTCCTCTCATTCAACAACTTCAACTGGTTGGAGATCGTACGGATCTTGGATTTCAGATCCATGTATTTGTTCAGTAGGAACGCCAAGGAAGATGGGTAAGTGTGATAGATCAGTTCCTTCCTGGCAGCAGTTCCCATACTGCAGATCTGATACTCTCCAGATAGGAGTTTGTCGATCACAGGATCATAAGCGAAGTGTTGTTGAACCAGACTCTCCTGTACTTCAGTAGTTCCACTCTGATTCAGTTCTACATCATCCTTGATGAAACTATGAGATCCAGCTGACTTACTGAAGTCGGATGTCAAGATGTAGTAAGATCGTTCATGCTCGATCTCGATAACCTTCTTACCGTTCTTCTCGTAGTCGGTACGACAAGCTGGGTAAGGAGTTAACTCCATCATGGTAGAGCTCTTCCCAAATCCATTTGGAGCTACCAAGATGGTCTGTTGGGTTAAGTCATCTACCACAACATGCTTGATGTTGTTATGGAGAAGTGGTTTGTATAAGTGTAATTCAAAACGTTTGATAAACATGATTCACCTCTACGTATGTGTGCAAAGAATGGCACACATACGTAGAGTAGAAAGTGTAAATCAGACGATTTTCACGTATATATAACTCTGTGAGAATTAGGATGCACGTTATTGGGCATTGGCGTGCCTAGGGTGGAGCATCCTCTTTCTCACCTATTTCTTTTTCTGACTTGATACTTACATAGTTGTTAAATAGATAGGTAGTGTAGAGTACAGTTGGCGCTGTACTCTACACTAAGGTAAGCGAATCACAATCCACACAGTCGACCCCTTCGACTGTGTTTTACAATACAACGCCCATCCTGAACATGTCACGAATGTTCTGGTTGGATCTAACCCAAGAGAAAGGAGGTTCCGTATGACTGAGTTTGGTTACCGAATCCAAGAGTTAACCAATCAGGGCATAACTGTCGGGTTAACACCTAAGCAAGCCCTAGAAGCTGCAATGGATATTATCATCCACGAGGTAGTGTTCGATCGTCATGGTGTCATGTACGATTGCGAACGGGTTTACTAAAACCTTTTCCGCTTAGATTATTTTGTTGTGATCGTGACTCACAGCTTAGTGATCTAAGCGATCACTAATCAACCTGTGGTGTGTTAGATTAACACATCACGACACTGATCAGCTGAGGTGTCAGGTAATTCACTGATCTGTGTCAACTCAATAGAAAGGAGGTAACATGAAAACGTTCAAAGAACGTACAGACGAACTTATCGAACAGTTCATCTGCAACGGGGTTAGTGCGTATGACGCACTCAGTCTCACGTTACAACAGATCCAGTACGAAGTTCAAGTTCTCGGACTTGAATACAGATACTGATGTATCCAATTACAGACACTGAACTCATGATCAATCCTGACTCAAATCAAATAGTCAACGTCTGCTTGTGATAGGTAAGGATGTAACACACATCATTACCTCCCGGTGTTCGTACTTACACACCAGTCATTGTCAACTACCCTCACCTGAAGGAGAGGGCTTGCTAGGTCTAAGCCTAGTACACTGTATCATCTCAGATACAGGGCTCGTTGCGAGCATGCTTTAGTTATACATGCTTCTCCTCGCATGTGTCATTATGATGATAAGGTGATCCTGAAATATACAAGGATCACCTTATCCTTTTTTCACTCGTCACATCAAAACATATTCAGCTATATATAACACTATGAAGCAGATCCTGATAAGTGAACCTGGAACACAAGTTAGTGTGAAGCTTCCCGTAGTCCTGGACACCTACGGTAGTATCAAAGTAACCCATTAACCCACAGAACAAGGAGCTCTGACATGAGCGAAGAAAAGAAGAAGTTTGAATCCAAGACGTTTAAAGTGGAAGGTCTTGGTGAGATTACCCGTCGTGAAAATGGAGACTTCTCCATGTCCCAAGGAGAACTGAAGAAGTTCTTCGCCAACCACGGACTGACGGAATATGAAGAACTGAAGAAACTCGAATCCAAAGCACTCGAAGACCTGATCGAAAAAGGAGCCAAGTTCCTCGGCGAACATGTCAAGAACGACCACTGCGATTGCAAGCTGAAGACCAGCATCGGCGGAACGAAGTACGCGGTCACCGTGACCGAGCATCGTGAAAGTCGCAATCCTGCGGATCCCTCTGCTGCTCCGACCCACCACTACGGTGTCGTCTCGTTCAAAGTCCAGCACAAGATTCCGAAACGTCTGTCCGAAGAGGGCGGCACGCTGGATGAGATCGCGAAGGACATCGAAGCTGCCTTCAAGAAGATCCACGGCTAACGCCTAGGTCAACATGTGTTGACCATAGTAGGAGGGAGTGTGTACAACACCTCCCTCCTTCTTCTTTTTGTCAACATACGTTACTACGAGGTACAGATATGCCAAAGTCTAAGAAAAAAGAACAGGAACAACCGGTTATGGAAGAGGTTTCTCTGGACGATCTTAATGTCATGGATCCTGGGGCTTCGAAAGAAGAACCCGCTGTCGAAGAGGATGATGAACTCGACGATATCGAAGACTAACCTCCCTAGTCACTACGGGAGGTTGTATGGATTCCTTAACTCGGATATTGAGCTTTGACCCAGGGTTAACACACGCTGGGTGGGCTGTAGGATCCTTCGATCCTCTGAATGATCATCTCACGATCCTGGACTACGGAGTGATGGAACCATCCAAGGATTTGGATCGTGCGATCATGAGACCAATGCTTGAGTTATGCAGTAGACGGATCTTAACTCTCTTCGCAACAGAAGATATGCTAGGAGGTCTCATCACGGACTACCGTCCGGATTACGTCTGTTCAGAAGATGCGTTCTTCAATCGATTCAGACCATCTGCTTATGCTGCACTCCTTCAGTGGATTACAGCTGTTGAAATGTATCTGTGGAGGAACCACAGGATACCGTTGTACAAATTCCAACCAAAAGTGATTAAACGTGCTGTGGCTCGTGGTGACTCTGGTAAGCTGGATGTCCAAAAGGCGATCCGTAAGATACCGGAACTCACCTTCGAAGAGTCAGATCGATACACTCTGAAAGAGCACTCAGCCGATGCGATAGCTTGCAACTGGACCTTCTGCCAGAATGTCCTAATGTCGAAAAAGCAACCAAAGAGGTAGTTATGTCAGTCAGACAAGACTTGATCGCTCAGTCTCAACAACCCAACTACTCCAGAATGTCCATGATCGGTGAGAAGGACCTGGTTGGGTACTTGAAGCACATCCTAAGCCGGTACTCCGGTTATCCATTCGTGTCGATCTCAAGGATCAAACAGATGGATAAGCTCACGAAGAACAACAAAATCATGGGTGCGATCCAAGTACACAAACAGCTTCCCACCATGACGGATGAAGGGGCGTACATCTCCACAGCGGATAAACCAGTCACTCTGGTTGAGTTGAACGATCCTGAGTTCCCTGGTATGGTTATGGATCGTACCGGGAAAGCAACGTTCGGTAATCCATTCAAAGTGGAGTTGGATAATCCGGAACTGGAATCTCTTCTCGATGAAGCATTTAAACCGAAACAGGTCGTACTCGATCTGAGTAAACAATGAACATCGTTCTGTATATACCTGAGATAGCCTGATCCACCAAGGCTATCTCAGGTATATATAACTCTATGTAACATTGAGATGGGATAGGAGGACCTCAATTATGTATAACCCACTACCGAACTGCGCTTACACCCACAGTTGCTATGTTCCAGCATCCAACAACATCCACGGTATCGATGCTGTCGTAGTAGCAGCGAAGGACGTCGATACGTTGGAGTCCAAACTTCAGATCATACAGAATCCTAAGATCAAAGTTTGGGTTGCCAAACAAGGAACCAGAACCTATGAAAAGAAACGAGAGTGTGTCAAGTTCTCAGAACTGGACATGTATGTAACTGAGTATAAGAGAAGAGGAGAGATCATCGCCAAAGCCTTAGGTAAGAACACCTATGGATACATCAATGTAAGAGCTCTGTTGGAGAGTCCCTACGTCTACGGAGCAGACATCTCTCCGGAGATCACGATCAAAGCAGAGTACATGAAAAACGTTACCAAAGCCGTGAAAGAGTACAATGTAGGGATCATGGATATCGAGACTTCCGTTCTGGGGGATGAGCAGATCATCCTGAACGGTTACTGTGATTGGAAGACCAGACAGTTACGATGCTGGATCTTAGCATCCTGGTTCCAACCAAGTCTCAACTGGGAACAGGAACTGATGGATCGATATCACAAGGAGCTTCAGACGATCTATGCTCAGCTGAACGACAAGGCGAAAGCAGTCTTCCACCCGGATGAGTGGACTGTGAAGTTCGAACTCTGTGCAACCGAGAAAGAACTGATCTGGAACAGCATCCGTTATGTTGTATTGGCGAAACCAGACTTCCTTGGTTCCTGGAACTCTGCATACGAAGGTGGATATATCCCGAAGCGTGCTCAGTTCCGAGGGATCGACATCGTAGAGCTCTTTGCACATCCAGATGTCCCACCGGAATTCCGTATGTTCAAGTTCAAAGAGGACACCAGACATACGGAGCATCTGGCAGATAAGTGGCATGTTGCATACTGGCCTGGTTATACCTACTGGTATGATCCGATGTGTCTCTACGGTCGTCTCCGTAAAGTCAAAGGACGTGAGGTGATGTACACGTTGGATTACATCTGTGGTAAAGTCCTGGGTGCAGGTAAGATGAAGTTCGGTATGAACGCAACACACTACGCTATGCAGACCAAGGACAAAGTCGGATATGCAGTCTACAACATCTTCGACGTACTGCAACCCTGTATCCTGGATCATGTCACCTCTGATATATCCTCGATGGAGCTGTTGATCGGACCAGCCTTACTTCCTGATTTCTCACATCAGACGGTACAGTTGAAAGCACAGTTCTACGAGTACTGTCTCTCGAAAGGAGCTGTTCCTGGAACGGTGTCCGGATCGATGAGAGCCTGTTATGATGATCAGATCGGGAACGTAGGTGGCGCTGTTCTCAACCCAGGACTGATGAGGAAACAAGGATCTCCTTATCTCCTGGAGTCAGATGACAGTACATCTCTTTACCGACTCTGTTGTGACCTGGATGTCACCTCGTTCTATCCAAGTCTTACGATCGCTATGAACATCTCCAGAGAGACGAAACTCTGTACCGTTCTGTGGATCGAAGGATGCCCCTACACACTGGAGTTCTTGCAGAGCATGTCAGATGAGATCGCAAGTATGTCCAAAGGCAAAGAACGAGAACATAAACAGGACGAACTGGATAAGTATGCTAAGCGGAATGCAGAGTACATCTTCTCGTTCTTCTCCAACTATCCGACCGTCCAGGAGAACGCAGTCAGTATCTGCAACGAGCATTTCAACATCCCAGGATACCAGGAGATGTTGGAACTCTTCGCTAATAGACACAACAGAAAAGATCTTCTTACAACGGTCTCTGTTCCGACTAAAGGAAGGATCAGTTCGATCCACGATATCGCCAAATACATGGAGGTCGATGAGGACGAAGAAGAGTCTGAGGATTGGTGAAAATAACCACCTGAAGGTAGTACATCACAACGCATCAAAACGATGCGTTATGGAACGAGATATCCCAGTAAACACTGGGATATTTCTTTTTGATTTTTAACTCAAGGAGGAACGTTATGGAAACTTACGAAGCGATGGCAGAGAGGATCGTCATCCGAGGGGATGGAACGATCCTGGTGCGTATTATCCCAGGGAGAAGTGGAATGAGTGGGGTGGTATGTCCTACCCATGCACGCAGTGAAGACTGCAATGTCAATTGTGCGAAATGCTCCGTATACCAGGAGACCGTAAATGGTAAATCGTTCTGGACAGTGAACAGCTGTGGATGTAAACGACATGCGAAGATGCTGGCAGTGGAAACACAGGACTCGTTCCTTGCTCGGTATACTGATAAAAACAAACAACCGGAGTACGAGCTCGTACGAATGGTGAAAGAAGAAGAGAAGTAACAACGATAGTACCTAGGTAAGTGAGTTCATCGCTCACTTACCTAGGTAACTATACTTAACTCAGTTCAACTGAGTGTATCGGAAGATCCGATTAGGGCGTGTCAGTGCCGCCTTCGCCGGTTCCGGGAGCCGTGGTGATGGTGCCGTTGACCGTAGTCGTGACAGCGCCTTCCACATTGACTTCCATCGTCGGACGGAGCAGACCGTCAGCCGCGATACCATTCGCGATCTCGATGCCGCGGACCTGGATGATCAGAGCAACCGGGTTGGTGACGATCGGGAGTTCACGGATGTTGCCGAACAGACGGTGGTGCGCCGCTTCACCGCTCGGGGTGTAATGGGCAACCATGGTACCATAGTCCCAGTTGTGGGCGAAGTGGAGTTCGCTTTCCGTGTTGTTCGGGATGGTCGGCCACAGAACGATCTTGTCGCGCATATCGTCGAATGTGCTGGTGACGAACTCGATCTTGACGCCGTTCGGCAGAACGAGGACGTATTCAACACCATCTCCGACGTTCCGCTGATCATCCTTCGACATATGGTCGTGGATGTGCGGCATGCCGATGACGTTGCCGATCACTTCGACGGAGGTGATACCCTTCAGGGTAACCGTCGTACCGCCACCGAGCTGCTGCTGGAGGAAGGACTCCTGCAGGATCTTGCTGGTAGCAGCCGTGAGCATGCTGATGGCTTTCTGCTTGATATCGCCGGCACGGTCAGCATCGCGGATGATGTTCAGGTTTTCCAGGTTCAGTTCACCGATGAAGATCGACGGACGAACCTTGTCACCGGCGACGTAGTTGATGCCGATGTATTCCTGGCGATCAACCGGGTTCGGGCTGACGGCGCGGATGCGATCGTAGACATCTTCGATGGTGCGGATGCCGAGTTCGAGAGCAACCTTGTCCTGACCGAGACCGATGACCTTGGTGAGGTTGGTGGCGTTCTCTTCGGCATTGACCTGTCCGATCGCATAGTCGAACACATAGTTCCGGCCGATCGGGATATCGAAGGAGAACGGAACACGGTGAGTCATGACGGCGATGGAGGTCTTGCGCAGGTTCTCTTCCGAGAAGCGGGCATCGAGCTGATAACCGTAGAGGTCGACACGGGACTGCGTGAGCATGGTCTTCGCGAAATCAGAGAGGTTCGCGTTGTCGACATCGTGGCGAACGCTGAGGCTCACGCTGGCAAGGCAGTCCGCATCGCCCCATTTCAGGGAGATGGTCGGCTTGACGTTGAGATCCAGGACGAGAGCTTCGTTCGGGCCGAGGTTGCTGAGGATGCCGGAGACAGCGCCGTTGGACATCATCGCACCGTTGCGGAGGTACGTACGGAACTTGATATCGGCGTTGCGCTGCGCGGTGTCAGGACCATTGACGATACGGGTCAGACGGTTCTTGCTGATCGGAACTTCGATGTCGAAGAACTCGGATTCTTCGGCGCCTCCAGTGGCGCCGTTCTGGTAGGTCAGTTTGACACGGACGAACTTGATCATCACGCCATCGGCGATCAGGTCAGTGCGGTTGATGTGGCTGTAACCGAACTTGTTCTCAACCGTGGAGAGCTTGAGCAGGTTGGCTTTCACGCCGAACTTCAGCGTGCCGTCATCATTGATGTATTTGAACTCAGTGTCGTTGGCCGGGTTGACTTCGATCAGCTTCAGCTCGTTGCGAGCGAAAGACGGATCGGCATACAGGTCGACGAGACGCTGCGTGTCTTTGGTGTTGCCAGTGAGGTCATAAACCTCGAGCCATTCCTTGGTGTAGGAGACGTTCGGCTGAGTCGTGGAGCGAGTGACCATGACTCGGGGAATCAGGCGAACATGAAACTCCATGATGGCGACCGTGATGGCGACCTTCATATCCGGAACCGCCATGTCGATGTTGGTACCGAACGCTTCCTGACCGGCGATCGCCGTGCTGTTGAGCATGGTGGCGACATCGCTGCTGTACAGAGTCGAGAGCGGACGAGCTTCCGCAGTGCCGTTCGCAGTGTGATCGGCAGTAGCGTTCTGCAGCTGCCAAGCGGTGGCAGCACCACCACGAGCACAACGATCCATGACGTTCAGGATGGATTTGCAGCACTCTTTGGCATAGTGAGCCGGGATACCGGCGCTGAGAACGAGGTCACGGATGGCATCGATGCCGGTGGAGTTCATCGCGGTTTCGAAGGACATGTTCTCATTCGAAGCGGAGATGTGCTCACTGGATCCGCGTTTGATCATGTTCCTCTTGGTGAGGAAATCGCCAACCAGGTTAAAGGTCTTACGACCCTTAGCCGAAAGATCGGCAGCCGTAGCAGTATCGTTCGCAAACGCGACATCAAGCTGCTTCAGATATTTGTTCAGTTGTTCAGACATTGTCATTTGTCCTCAGGTTGTAAGTTAAGATGTTTCGGCAACTTGATGAAGGTATTCAATAAGTTCACCAAACACTCTACTGTAAGAAGATGGAACCAGTGCGCTTTGATGCGCTTAATGGCTTCGATCTTCATAACTGACAGAAAATCGGGAGGGTTTGCCAACAAGGAATCGATGTAAGCCTCCAACTCCATTTTAAAAAGAACTGAATTAGTGGTTTCACGATTACTCAGCTCGAGCTCCACGCCCTTCTTATCATCCATCCAAGATTCATCAGGCACTTGTGTGTTGTGTTGTGTGTGTGTTATGTCTTCTGTATCCTCAGAGGGATTCTCTTCAGGTGCGCTTGGCTCATCGTCAGGAGTAGTCTCTGCTTCAGGGTCGATAGCTTGGTCCATCTGATCAAAACTGTTGTCCGACAGTCCTGTATCTTCTGTCTCACCACCGGCTGTAGCATCTTCGTCTTCATCACCCGTCTGTGCCGTATCTCCACCACTGAGCTCTTCATCCAGTTCTGCGAAGGTTTTGTCCGATAACCTGGCATCTTTGGAAGGTCCACTTGTTCTCAGTCGTTTCGATCTCCCGGGTGTTGAATCTTCTTCCTGCTGAGTGTTGAATGAAACACCGCGGTCCGAGTTCTTCGCATGGATGGTGACATCCATCAACTCCCAACTCGACAACCTTTTACACTTGGTTAAATCAAGTTCGTTGTATGTTGCGAAGACACTCTTCTGAAAAGCGTGATACATCTCAACACTCACCTCTGATGGATCTTTCGCCACCAGAAATGCGTGTAACTTGTCAGCATCCTCAACCGTACCTTTGACCAAGCGGGCAAGCAGCTCGCTATCATCGAAGGGGATCTTGTACTTGTCGTGGAGATCAGTTAAGAAGTTGAGAACACTGCGTCTGTATGTGTTCGATTCAGACGAGAGCCATAAGTTCGATTCCCCAGCTCCATGAGGTGCCCACTGCAGTGTATTGCAATACACGTGGTAGTAACCCCAAAGAAGCGAGTTATTTGGAAAAGTGTTAGTATCCAGTTCCAAACACTGTGCGACCAACACTCCCACGAGTCCGTTGAACGAGTAACCACTCCAGTTGTAACCTCTCCAGTAGGAGAAGATTGATTCGACACCCAGTGAGAACGGAGTTGATCCGAACTTATGGTTGTCGGCATAATCGTATTTGTAACTTGGAAAGGTTAGACGTTCATTGTCCACTGCAAGGATTTCTCCTGAGTAGGAGACCAGAGGAATCACGACAGGCCCTTGGGTGGTAAAGGATTCCACACCTTGAGCATAATCGCCTTCGACCAAGGTCTCCGACCTACGAGCTCTTTCAGCGAACAGTAAGTACGGGCTATAGAATGTATTTTTCACTGCAACTGGAGCATCTTCCCTCTGATGAGCTGCCCAGTCAGAACAGCGTTCAGCATCGATCTGTGTGCTGCTGTCCACATTGAGAAGAGCGAGGATGTTGAGATAACCTTCTTTCTCCAGGCTGTTGTCATCTGTATCCATGTTCTCAACTTCCGACTCCAGATCCAGCAACCACCATTTGGAGACCTTCTCTTTGTATTCTTTAATAAGTGTTGGGAGACCCTTATCGTATACCCGGTCAAGGTAGTTGAGGATGATCGCTTGCTGCATCAGGAAGTAGATCTTTCCAGATGTAGTAAGAGAACGAAACATCTTGTCCGGATCGTTCAACCAATCAGGGTTGAACGGAACCGAAGTATCTGCAATGAACTTGATAAAAGATTGCATATTGAACCTCTATGTTAAAAGGGTTTAAATTGAGCATAGCATGTCACTGAACGGGAGGTATGATGATACCAGTAAATAGTGATTTCATGTTGGATGCTGTCTGCTTGGCAGCATTCTCTAAATCAGATGATGCCAAGGAAACATTGAGTTCTATCTTGGAGATCTATCAGGAGGCTAAGAAGAAGACTCCGGATGTCCTGGATAAAGATCTCGATGTGTTCTTCGACATCATCCAAGACGTTACAGCACGTGACGCTGATCTCAGCAAGAAAGCAGAGATCAATAGAACGATCATCAAGTTGAAGAAGTCTCCGTTGGCACAGAAGGATCCCCTGATCGTCGATCAGATGATCAACCTCTTGTCCAACAGCGATGACATCAGCGATCGTCGAATCACCAGGTTGCTTCACCGGATGAGCAACTGGGTTGCCATGGCGAAGTCTATGGGGATCATCTGGAAGATGCAGAAGAGAGGGAACCAGTTCAACCCCTCTGACGATATAACCAACGATCTGATCTTAACCGATATCGCAGAGTATGCAAGAGATCTAGTGAAATCCGCAGAGAGTGGGTTCGGGTTGTCTGAAACGATCGACATGGTTGATATGACAGATCCTACTGGCATCATGCGGTGTTTGGACAACTATCAGAACAAGAGGAAGTCCAATGTATTCCCCACTGGGTTGAAGAAGGTGAACCGGATGCTCGGAGAGGATCTTGGATTCAAGAGAGGAGAGTTCTGGGCATTCGCAGCATCGTCTCACAACTACAAATCACAGATGTTGATGAGTGTTGCAAGATGGTGCACCACATTGGGGCATGTGGATGTTGCACCTGGGATGACACCTTGTGTTGTTCTGATCTCATTGGAGAATGAAGTTCCTGAGAACACCAGACACCTTGTCGAAAGAGCTTACATCAACGCCTATCACGAAGAGCCGCCTAAGGACATGGATACCATGCGACTGGTTGAGATGGTTGCAAGGTACTACAACGGGAACGGCATGAAGTTCTTGATGTTCCGTAAGGATGAGAACTTCGGATACAGTGATTTCGTGAAGTTGATGGAGAGTCTGAAGAACAAAGGACTGGAGGTGGTTGCAGTTGTCTTGGACTACATCACTCTGATGAGAGTAGATGAAGACAGTGACAATCCGGCTAAAAGACTTCAGAAGTTGGCTCAGAAGATCTATAACTTCGGTCAGAGGAACAACGTACTGGTCGTCACAGGTCTTCAGTTAGACAGCAAGGCAGATGAACTGAACTCTTCTGGTCAGACCAATGTGGTGAAGTCCTATGGAGCAGCACATCTCGGTGATTGTAAGGGATTCCGTAGAGAACTGACAGGATTGATCTTTATGTATATTGAAAGGAACACCAATGAGGTTCCGTATCTCACCCTCTGTTGGAGTAAGCACAGAGACGAACCACCTCCGCCGAAGGAAGATCGTTACTGTGCCTATCGATTCAGAGGAAACGTTCTTGGCATCATGGATGACCTGTATCTGGACAAGGATCTCAGTGTAACTGATATCTACAGTGACAACGAAGGGGTGTCTCCTGAGGATGACCCTGAAGTGTCATTCCAGCAACAACTTGGAATAAGCACTGAAAAACCCCAGGAAACACAGGAAGTTGAAGCTCCGAAACAAGAGGTTACAGAGCCTTCTGTAGTGGAGAGCACAGAGGCTCCCAACGAAGACGACAGTTACGATCCATTTGCAGCATAACACGATACCTACTGGTAGGAGGGAGTTGAACTCCCTCCTACCAGTAGGTTCTATGAACGATTCTATGACCTAATAGAATAACTTAACAGAAGGAAGATACGACTATGTTTGCAAAGTTCGATTTGTCTGTGTTGAACAGTCGCGTCCCAAAACGGGAGATCGATATCAGCCCGTCTATGGAGAGTGCTGATGCAGAGGAGAAAGAGAAAGACAAGAACGAGGAGGAAGCAGAGCTGACTCGATACTCTCTTTCAAGATTGATCTGCAAAGTCTTGAACGACTACTCTGATGAACCCAAGTTCATCAAAGAGGACATCAACTTCTCTTCTTTGAAAGGTCTGACTGAAGATGACTGGGAAGATGTCATCAAGAAGTTGGAGAAAGAACTGAAGGACAAATACGAAGTGGATGTCGAGATCTCCACTGACTTCGATTGGACGAAGGAAGAAGATCGTGAGGTCAAAGAATTCGTCGATGAAGTATGGTCGTTGATCGAAGGTGGTGACGAAGAAGAGGAAGACCAAGACAACGAGGAAGAAGAGTCTGAATCTTCTGATGAAGAAAATGACAAGGATGATACGGAAGATGACTCTGGCGATGATGAGGAAGAGGATGAAGAGAAAGCTGAGGAGGCTTATCACACGATCCTCGTCAGTGGATCCAAGTATCCGATCACCACTTGGGACAGCTCTGCATTCCAGGATGAGTTGAAACAACTCCGTATGATCCACAACTATCTCAGGAACCTTGAGTCAGTTTCTAATGAAGGAGTTGGAACAGGACTTCTGAAGATGTTCATCGCTGTGACCGATACCTTCCTGAGAGTTGGCAACACATTCAAGACGAATGTCTTCAAGTTCTACAAATCTCTGAAACGTTCTGAGATGAGGTACTACTTCGAGTCCCATATGACGATGTGCCTGAAGGTGGAAAGCCTTCCCATCACGGATGTCTCTTCGGTTCAGATCCCGATCCCATCCGGCATGAAAGGAACTTATCAGAATGCGATCCTCTCCATGGAACAAGCTTATGGTGTTCTGGATATGGAGTCCTTCGCTAAGGGTGTTCTGGCTGCGATGATCGACCTTCGTCGTAAGCTGATGCGAAATGAACCATACAAGAATGTACTGGTTCCCATGGAGAACATCATGAACCAGAGAGCCAACAGTATCAAACAGCTGAAAGGTTCTATGGACAAAGTCTTCACCAGTCAAAAGACACCTCCTGAGACGAAGTTCATCGATGTATACAAGTCAATGAAGGAGTTCAAGGATGTTCGGGTATCCCTTCTTGATATGGAGAAGTACCTTGCTGATGTGAACAAGATGGTCAACATGGTGGATGATACCAATACAGTGCTGGCTGATATCACATCGTATCTGTCGGAAGACAGTGAAGTGGACAAACCAATGATCACTTCTCTGATCAATATCGTGAACTATCTGGCTACTTCGTATGACGTGTACGGAGCGACAACCACCCACCAGATGACAGTTGAACACAACCACATCGGATCCATTGGAAGACTTTGGGCTTCGATGTCGTAATAAAGGGGGGTGATGCGCTATGGCGGATGAAGTCAACTGCATCCAGCAGCAAACCATAGGGGAGCTGAAAGCATCCCTCCAGACCCGTAAGGAAGAGAGTCAGGAGATCAAAGGTAAGTTAGACGCCTTAGTCACCATGTTAACTACTTCTCATATGGAACAAACAAAGAGAGATGGTGATTTAAGGAACGAGCTAACTAAGATCGCAACTGTTCTCACCAATGAACAAGAACGAAGAGCTGTTTTTGAGAAACAGCAGGAACAGCAGAACACAACGATCTCAGATATGAGAACAGACATCTTGAAGTTGAACAATACGTTTGAGTCACTTTCAGGAACACTGAAAGAATCAAGCAGTGTGCATCACACCTTTGAGAACCGGATCAAACGATTGGAACGATACTCCTATGTGATCTACGGGATCATACTTGCTGTCATAGCGATCGGATCCATCCTTGGATATTTCTTCACAGTGATGTCCGGGATGCGTGATCTGATGAAACAAGAGAGTTCCAACGAACGAACTGTTGAACGAGTGGAAGATCACTCCACAAGTACAACCACGACGACTACTACGAATCAACGTAGGAAATGATAAGAACAGCAGGAAGAGTAGAGAAGACTCTACTCTTCCTGCTGGTTTAAGTTTACTTGAATGGATAGAACATCATCAAGATACCAGTACAGTTCACTACGGTTGCACGATAGGTATCTTCTTTGCTAATTATAGAGATTCGATCATCCTCCTATAGGCGGGATGAACCACATCTCCATCGAGTCGATCGCTCCTGACAACAGATATGTATCTCCCTTCTTTACAGGAAGGAGAATAGATGCTGCAGATGCTCCGTAATCTCCGTGACGGTATGCTTGTTTAAATACCTTTCCGTTGATCGTAACAGATGCTATTTTGTCTTGTGCAATATACTGCATCCTGGTGAAGTCTGGTATCATAGAACCAGCCTGTGCCTTCAGATCCTCGATCGCCTGGTTGATCTTCTGATCCATCGTGGTGTAATACGACCGGATCAGCTCCTCTGCTCTTGATACATCAAAGTTAGCTTCCTCAGCAACATGGTTGTATACTTGGATGTACATCGCTACCTGCACAGCAGGAGGTTGTACCGTATCTGCAGATCCGTAAGCACTGTTAGACTTCGATGCATCGAATTCAATTTCATTTGCATAACTCGCTTCACTACCAGCTGGTCCCCAATCAAATCTCTCTCTTAAAGAAGTGAACGCTCCTGTTGGAGTGATCCTGTTGTTAGCTCGTCTGGATACACCACCGAAGGTTCCTGTGATGTTAGGTAACCCAGCAGGTAATGTGACACCGATATCCTGTGGACTTGAGAAACTCTTGAGATACATCGTAATCTTGGGTAATCTGATATTGTTACCAGAGATAACGAATGCACCACACTGTCCATATCTCGATACTTCACTCTCATAAGTAGTATTATCAACTACTCGGATCGCTCCAGAGGAGCGATACTCAAGAGCTTTCTGATAGAACTGTGGGTAGTAGTGAGCACAGTCTGTAATTGTTTCACCGGTCCACAACGGATATGCACCACGTGGTGTCGATGTGGTAAGTGAATAGAAGATATCGAAGATGTTTCTAGCACCTCCTCCCATGGGAGTCCACTCACTGAAGGTGTAGGTGTCAGATCCATCCAACACCCGGCTACCGATACGGTAAAACACTCCATCAGACGTTACCAACGTCTGAGCACAGTTCCGTTCACCGTATACTGGGTTACCTTCATCATCTTCGGTATCTTCTGCAACGATGTTGGTAACAATTGTCAAGAACGATACACCTGCAGCAGTGACGGAAGGACCGTTAACTGCGGTACTCATCACATCCTGTGCGATCGAGACGTTCCCTTGAGTTACCTCTTCGTTGAAATCGAATGGATCGATAGCACCACTTCCGTCCTCTCCGGATGTACCCATCACAGTGTGAGGATAGATACCAACTGCAGAGAGATCTGATTCACTCAGATAGTTATGACTGTGTGAGATCGGAGCATAAACCCCATTATGGTTGTGAGACAGTAAACTGTACCGATCATCATGGTTGTGGTTCGCTGCAGCAGCCCCAAGATCAGTCAAACTGTGAGTATGAACACGATGCGCATAAAGTTCCTGGTTGGTGTTGTCTTTGTGGTCGGTAGAACTACCTTGTGCATAACCAGTTCTGTGAGTTGAAATCACTGTATTTAAGGAAACGTGCGCATCGTGTACTGCTTTGATAGATGCAGCTTTACCAGATCCTTCAGGATCAGTGTAATCGTGGTAAAGATGGTTCGCAAGTTCTGTTGCGAAGTTGTTGATCTGCACATAACGGTTCAGATCGCTCACTTTGGCAAGATAACCATTGTGAGCATTCGGGTCTGTGTTATGTAATTCCAGTTTACCATCTGTCAGTTCACCGCTTTCAGTAAATTCAGACCTAAGAAGGTACTGGTGGTGAGGGTCCGGATCAGCAAGGTGATCCGCCAGACCGTACGTGGATGTACGAGACCCTGGTGTTCTGGTTGATATGAAAAAATCATCAGGCATAGTTGTTCCTCACATTGTTATCACCCGACTTCCAACACGGTCCATGTAGATGAATTACTTGTCCACGTTGCTTGGAAATCAAGAACTAACAGATCTGTTGTACTGTTAGTGAATGCCTCGGATATATTGTTGAATCGTACGGTCGTTGTAACGCCAGGAGAGATCAACAATACGACACGAGAACCTATGACGTATGTTGTTGGAAGTGTCACTGTTCCGTTGCTGATCATCGTAGCTGTATAATCAAAAAACGCAGTGTTGTTGGCAACATCTGGGGCACTGTGATTCGTTACGAACGTAGTATTGGACTGGGCACTCAGATATTTCATCAACCTCTGCTTACGATTTATAAGAGTAGTGTACTCTGTCTTCATAGCAGCATCCGCTGCTGTAAAGTCATTCCGAATAGATGTGTCAGCATTGGTCCGATTTGTGATCTCTTCCTCCAGCCGTTTGTCCAGATCACCCAGTGTGGTATTGATGTCGTTGATATCATCTTGGAACCGATTAACAACTGTGTCGATTGTACCAGAGATGTTGTTATCTACATCCAAAGCCCAAATATTCACACCGCTAGCGTTGGGAACGATCTGAAAGATATACTGGAGCGCACCAACCGCGGTTCCCTCTTCCGAGATATCCGGAGTAGTAACTTGTTCGTTCGTTCCCCAGACTACTTTACCACTGTTTACCCATTGAGTCAATCCGATCCTTGTTCCAGTTACATACAACGTGGGATCAGGAAGGGTAAGTGTCCAATTGTTGAACGAGTGGTACATGTAGTTAACGATACCAGTTTTGTTTCCATTCAGGATCTCGCACACCCAGTTACCACCCATCGTAGTCCAAGTGGACCAGGTGATTGCACCAGTGGTTGAATTAGACTCACCAACTCGTGTATACGGAGTGGTCTCTGTGAGACTGTCCGGATAGTAGATCTGTCTGTAACGGGATACTCCTTTCACAGAAGGATACCCAGCGCTGTTGGTAGGTTCTTCATCCTGGTTAACTGCATGGATTACCAGATAACCAGGACTCACAACCGGAGGTCCGTTGACATAAGTACCAACCCTCGATACCCCTGGTGTCAGGTAAGTATCAAGGTTGATATTTGGAGGTAACGTCACTCCTGTGAACACTTTACCAACTGCGTACGCTGAAGGCAGGTAGTTCTTGGATCTCACCTGCACTTGATCAGTAACTCCGCTGATAAGCGGTGTACGAATATTCGGCATAGATGTGCTCCTTAGGGCTTTGATTTGATAGTGTTTTCAAGGTCATACCATGTGCTCCCAGACACTATGAACTGGGTATAAACTAGAGGTTGTGATTGAACATCACAACCTCTAGAGATAAGAATACTTTGGAGATGGTATGATACCATCTCCAATCCTCAAAACAACACAGAAGGGAAGACAACATGGATAACGGAAGACATTATTGGAAGAACGGGAGATTCTGTAAACTCTACACAGATCCTGAAAAAGCTGACATGAACGATAAGCGGGTTCCTGAAAATGCACTCGATATCACGGATCAGATCTGGAACGCTTACCTGAATGCAAAAGCCAAGCCGGAAGAGAACTCCACCACGGTTCGATTCGAAGCTCAGAACAAGATCGTGGAACAGATCTTCTATACGGAAGATCGCAGGAAACTGAAAGCAGTAACACACTGGCTCACCTCCAAGAACCCAGAAGTTATGAGTTTGATCTACATCGTCAATGCGTAAATTAGATAAGGGTTGGAGTTGTGAGCTCCAACCCTTATCTAAGGTTATTAAGTTACCCTTGTTTCACAAGTTCCAGCATACGGATCAGACTCATGTAAGGAAGTGCATCCTTATCATAAGTCCAGTATCCTCTTGTATTGAGGATGTCCTGAACCAAAGTCTTCTTCTTGTCACTGTTCAAGATATCGAAGATCTTCGCAGGTTCCATGTTGAAATCCACATGAAAAGACCTGGTATCCCAGTTGTTCTTGATGAAACAGTATTGAGCAGCCAGCTCCAGAGCACGTCTCAATTGAGGAGAAGAACTGGCAAGGGATCTCACCGTGTTCCTGGAGATCGTGATATCAGGAGCCAGGAATGGTTGCTGCTTCTGCTTGTTACCGTTCAGACCGAAGTAGTTGTTCAGTCTGAGGTAGTGGTAGTTGGTAACGGCATTCAGGAACCCTTTGGTCTGGGATGCTACGAATGGAGTGGTTGTTCCTGCACAAGCAGTCTTACAACGTTCCAGAGTAACATCCACTTGGAAGATGTCCTTGGACGCAGAAGTCCCGTCATCGTAGAGAGGTTCTTTACTGCTATCTACAAGAAGAGTGGCGTTGGTGATCGCATAGATCGAAGCCAGGAACTTCAGGTTACTTCCACAACGTTTCAGTTTCCAAGACTGTTTTCCAACGATTGTCTCCTTAGGAGTTGGAGAGTAGGGATCCATCTCCAATACCTTATCATAATGTCCTGTTCCAACGAACACGATCCCATACTTCTGACAACGTCTTCTCATCGTGCGGATCCACAGGGTCTTCTTGTTCCCATCCACCATGGCAACGGTGTTGTTCTTGGCATCTCCGATCCCTGTAGTCTTCTCACCATTGACCATATCCTCTTCGATCGCTGTAACCAACTCGGTGATGCTGTCCATCACCATGATGGTCGGGATCATCACCTGAAGAGGTTTACCAGTCTTCTCATCGAAGAACGGAGTCTCCACCATCAGCTCTTTCCCAAGAGCTTCTTTCTGGATGCAGTAGTCTTTGAACCATTTGTCAAAGGTATCTAGATCATAGTCGATCCCTTTCAACCACTGGACATTGCCCTTGTTGATCTTAGGAGCCAACTCTTCCGCCATCGAGTAAGCTCTGTCTTTGTCTTTAGTAAGACTGTCTTCCGTATCTTCGATGATCAGGTCACTGTCCGGATAGATCGCAGACAGTCTCTGTGTACAAGCGTTGCTGATCGTACTCTTGAAATGACCGTTCCTGCCACCGAATACGGTGATGTGCATCGGGAGACCTCCGGTGAGATACCACTCACCATCTACTCCCTGTATATACTTCCCAGTTGGAAGGTCGAACAGGGTTCCTGTGTTGAAGTTCGGGTTGTCTCCACTGTCGAAAGTGTCCATGTTGCCGAGGATATTCATACTCTTACACTCCTTATCTGTTGATTGTTCGCATAGGGGTAGTCATGGTTGGTAAATATGTAAGTTACAGTAACCATAAGTTACACACCAACCAACTTAACACAAGAGGAATCAAACATCATGACAACACAGGAGAACAAAGAAACAACCACTGTAAAACACGCCATCGATTACACGCTGGATCAGATCGGTAGGAAGATCCGGAAACGTCAGGATCTTCGATATGACGGACAAACCATGCTGAGAAGCCGTCAGTGTATCGATGAACTGGAAGCTATCGTCAACCGTGAATTCACGAACTTCTATCACTACCTGATGTTCAAGAAGTTCCATGTGTTGAGTTATCAAGTTGTGAAGTTGGTGTCGTGTCAGGATACTACTCCTGCAGCGAAGATCAGTGTAACATTTGTATGGAAACAATCTTCCAGGGATCAGCTCCCTGTCACTCTGACTTGGGAGTATGACTGGATCAACGAGTTCGATGTTTCCAACATCAAACGTAACGCTTAACAGGTGAAAGGTTGTACCAGTCATGTACTACATCTACAGTACCAAAACAGCACTGGAACCCTACTTGAGACCAGGAGTTCGGGTAGGTGGGTTTCGAGCTAAGGACGAGAACGATATCACCAAGAAGCTTCAACAGCAACTTGGTTCTGCGATCCAAGGAAGGACTCTTATCGTCTACTTCTTCAAACAGTCCGTGAAAGAATCGAATGTGAGAACCTACTCTCTTCGATATGACTCTTCTAAAAAGGAAAAGAGCATCCGAGGGTTCGTTGATGTAGAACAGGTTCCGTTCATGAAGTACCTGAAGTACAAACTGAGCCGCCTCTGGTCACACAACATCATCAACGACACGCCTAAGGATCCGGCTGAGATCCATATGCCTTAAAATACCTTACTATCTAGGGGTGAGTTGATCACCCCTAGATAGTAAGCGTTATACTTACGGTTCGTCGAAGTACATCTTGAGGATCTGCTGTTCTGCAGTCTCCAAGATCTTGTTGCACATCCCTTCGATCTTAGGCGAGTTGATAATACGGTTGTCGATACCGATCGATGAGAACAGTGCATGTGCGGTCAATGTTCCATCTTCACTCACCCATGAGTGTTTCGATACACCCGTGCAGACAGACTTCAGAGAGCTGTCGAACTCTACCTTGTCTCCTCCGTTCATACCCATATCCTGCTGGATATAGAACCGGAACACGATCGTCTCTTCATCCAGATCCGTGATACCGATCCGGTTGGAGTGGTTGATCGATTGAGCACCAGGATAGTTCGACTGGTTCTCAGCACCAGCTGCAGCTTGGTGTTTCTGGTGTTTCATCTTGTTGACGAGATTCACAAGACCTCTCACACTGGGTGACATGTCCTGGATGTTTCCAGTGTAGAACGCATCCAGAGCTACGACCTTACCGGTGAACTTGGCTTTTGGGGTACGTCTGTTCACCTTACCCAGCAGCTTTATCGCTTCATCATCCAACCCACCGAACATATCACTGTTCAGTTCAGACTGGTCGAAGATCATGAGTGGATCTACTGAGGTAAGAGAAGTACCGATCGCAGCATACCGGTGGATCGTTGTCTTTTTGGAGAGCGTGATATCTCTGACATGGACTGGGTTGAATTTCAGATCTTCGGATAAGGAAGGATCGATCACACAACTGTCCTCCAGAGTGGAGTCACAGTCGATCAGGATGACATCCTTCAGTACACCTATGTTCCAATAGACTTGTTTGCTATAAGGATCCGGTGTGAAGAACCGGTCGTTGTAGATGATGATATCACCTCTTTTGACCTTGTCTCCTTGCTTGAATCCGTTGATCACGATGTTCTGTGTACAGTAGAATCCTCCACCACCGTTCTTGGTATACTCATCACCATACGTGACAGCCACGGTCTTGTTCTTGTACTTCACCCTGATGACATAAGCATCTGGGTCGATCAGTTCGATCACACCATCGTCTTCTGCAGCATAGGAAAACGGTGGTCTGGATCGATGAGCTACGATCTTCTCATAACCGGTACGGATACGAGATACATCGCATTTCTCTGTTGGGAGGTAATGTGATAGGTGGATACTTACGCTTGTGTTGTTCAGGTGGATCGTTACTCACACCCCGCAGCATGACCTGCTCCGCTTATGGATTTCCCATAAGAACTGACTATATCTCACACATACGTATCACAAGGATACGGTTAGCGGACCCTTATTTCCCTGCCTCACTTGAGGGGTACGACCTTTTCAGATCTAGTCGATGATCCTTCTTCCTGCGTACAGGAAGCTTGGAGGCTGATTACACATTGATTACGTCTTTTAGCACCTATCAGAGAGATAGGCTTTTATTTCAGCATGAGACATCCTGTTGATTTTTTTCTACTTTCGTAACCGTCACACTCACCCTTACGGGTCATGTTGTGGTTCAACAGGCTTTAGTAGTTTCCAGCCAATTTAAAGGGTCTATGCACGCACACTGTTTCCAGTATACGGTTCAGTAAGTTCTAAATTTTGTCTTTTCGAATCGTCCTGAGTTACACCTGGCATGATCAGAGAACTGATCGACAACATCTGTGTTGGTGCCAGATCTTCAGGTAATTCAGATACCGTCATACCTCTCATGTTCTTGATCGTTGGATCCATCGACATCGAAGCTGCGAACCCTGTCTTAGCACTGTCCACAGTAGCTTCTGAGATGATACCAACACTGTCTTCCGTATATCGTCTGTCGTTCACGGTGAATGTATCCAGACTCTTACGTCCTCCAGCGATACCACCATGAGAGAACTCTTCTTGGTATTTGATATCGTTGATCGGGTTGATCAAGTCTACATTCTCCTTCAACTGATCCTGCATGATCATCTGCTGGATCTCGAAGTCAGCGATACTCCATTTGTGAGTAGCTCCAACACTCTTCGAACGGTAAGCAGCGAAGGATTTACTCAAGGTCTTATACACAGCACTCACCATACGTTCATAAGAACGGAACCGGAAGTTCATGGAGGATGCTTGATGGTTGTGATCTTCAGTGGAGAGCAACTGTGTTGCACGGATCAGAAGATCTCTTGGATCGGTTGGTTCACCCATCTGCTCCAACACTTCTCTGCAGATCGGATCGATGAAGAAATCGAAGAAGTTGTCAACTGCTTTCAGGTAGTGGACAGACTTCTTCTTCGCTTGAAGAAGATCGAAGTAGATGTCTTTGCTGTCCATCTCTTCCATGTTGATCTTGTTCAACTTGAAGAAGTTCAACCCAGCGAACAACAGACTGTTCACCAGAGGAGCTCTTGGGATGATCAGAGTTTTATCAGCGAACCGGATCACGATATCTGACCACATCCGATGAGATCTGCTTCCAGACTCCACAACACGATACTGTGTGTTGGTGTAGTTCAACATCGCACTGAGACCATAACGGTAACAGAGACAGAAGATCACAGGAAGTGGGGTGGATGTCATATCCACCTCTGTCCACTCACTTAACGGAGTTGGTGTGATCCCAAGTGTTGAACAGATGATATCGATCATCGTGGTACGATCGGACGTTGTCGCATCATCAAGAGAGTAAACGACGATTTCGTTGTTCACATCCATGAAGGCGATTTTGCGTTCACCAACCCCAGCGATTGCTACTGTTTTGGTGTCGCTCTCGATCGTTTTTATGGTCTCCAAGTCATCTGGTAAGAGGCGCAGTGTTTCGCTCAACCAGGAGTGTCGTTCCGGATAGTTGAAATAGAACGTGATCGGCTCTTCTGCTTGGAGTTCGATCACCAGATACTTCTTAGCTAACGAGGTATACTCGTAGGGAAGTACGATGTTGTTCCAGGTGTAAGAACCTGTACTGATACGAACTTGGTCTTTACCCTTTTCCAGAAGAGACTCGATGTAGTTGACGAACGAGTGAGCTACTGTCGTGTTCCTGGTGACCAGGTATTTGTTGTAGTCACTGGTCAAGGAGACTCTGGTAGGACTCAGTTTGCAGATCGGAAGAGGGATCCTCTGTTTCTTCACCACAGCCAATGTACCGTTGATGTAGCAGTATCCACGATCGTCCACTTTCGGCATCTTGAACTTGATCGTGTGAACCTTCTTCTGAGTATCTTCGTAAGAGCACTTGTACTCATTCAGTTGGTTCAGACTGTCACTGACATCGGTAACTTCAACGTTCTTCAAGAACATGCCGTGTTTATTAAAGGAGGTCAGAGCCATCATCAAGTCCCTGGTGAACATCTTCTTCATGTAGTCATGCTCGAAGGTTGCTACAGAGGATTTCAGCATGCTCTTATCCATGACTTCTGAGTCATCTTTCAAGAACTCCAGTTCATTGGTAGAGACGGTGTCATCCGGAACCTCTTCGATGATCTGCTGGATGGTCTTCTCACCGATCTTGATCGTCTTGTACTGTTGAGCAACTTGTTCCGTCTGTTTGATCTGTTTCTCAGTAAGTCTTGGATCTTCTTCGATCTTAGCTTTCGCTGAAATGTCGATCTCCTGGATCAGGTTCTTGTTGGACTGGATCTGCTTCTCCTTGGAGATGTTCCCTTTGAACTTCGGAGTGTTGCTGGTACCTTCCCCCATCTCCACTTCCAACCACTTCGGATCGATCCGAAGTCTCTCTGGTTCGAAATCCAGATACTTCTCAATCTTAGCCTTTTCCTCATCCAGTTGTTTCTGGGTTACCTTGGCATCGATCGTACGATCTTTGCGGATGGTGAAGATCGACTTCACAGGAGTAACTTGTTGTTTAACAACAGGAGGTTCATCCTCCTTTACTTCATCTTGATCTTCGGTGGGCTCTTCCTGAGGAGTTTCCTGTACAGGTTCTGGATCAGGAACAGGAGTTGGTGGAATGGTGACATGAGGGATCTCCTTCTCTTCAAACGGAGTGTCTGCTTCTACCAGCAGTTCTTCTGGATCTTCTTTGGTATCGTAGACAACAGGACTGTCAGCGAAGTCCTGAATCGCAGCTTGATGACCTTCCTCAGCCAGGAGGTTGATCAGGTTCAACGTTCTCCAGAGGATCGAGTCTTTGATGTTCAGGTCTTTCAAGACCTTGAGGTTCAAGATCACGATCTTGTTCCTGGTATAGAGCATGAAGTTGATGTACTCCCAGTACTTCTGTGGGATCTTCTCGAACAGAGAAGGAGTCTTGGCTACTTTCAGGAATCCCATCAGGTGTACGATGAAGAGATACCAGGGATCTTCCGATAACTTCAAAGTCCCTTTGTTGTGTTTCTCGAAGGTAAGCATCAACTTTCCACGATCGATCACACGATCACCCACTGGGATGGGAATGAAGTGTCTCCTTCCATCCTCGAATGCACCGATCAGGTTGAAGATGTTGGTAAAGATGTAGTTGAACCTTCGATATCCTCTCAACTGACCGAAGATCCTGGCTCGATAGAGAGAGTTGTAAGAGACGATGCTCTGAACTTCAGAACGGTTCTCTTTGGGGAACTGAGGAACTCCATTGATCGGACGCATTAAGAGCTGGTTCCTCTTCTTGAAGTTCATAATGGTGACAGTTACACCAGTGGAAGGAAGAGTAAAATACTCTTCTATATTCATCACATTCGGATAGGGGGGTTCTGTCACATGCATGACGTACTTCCTGTCCGGTTGAAGCTTCATAGCCCATCCGTTCGTATCCGGAACCAGAACGATGGGTTTGTTCATGAGGAAGTTGTCATCGATCAAATGAAGGATACTTCCTCTGGGAAGCTCTGTGATATCAGATCGATTCCACACATGGTGAAGATCGTTCACCCTTCGGAATATACTGGTACGGAAGAACTTCTCGTAAAGAAGCATCTCTTCACTGTAAGTTGTAGGTAATGTAATCGGCATAAAAGCCTCCTTCTAAATAGGTGTCGATAGTGAGCATACCATGCCAAGACGGTATATAACCCTACTACCACGTGATGTCAGCTCATCACGTGGTAGTAGCAAGATACGGCAACGCGATACTTGTTCACTTTCGCTTCTTAGCGAGTTTCTCCATAGAAACCGTTTTGACAAGACGCTTAGTCGTTAACTTGAGAAGGTTCACCTGTGGCTTTTCAACAGCGGTAACCCGCTTAGCAGTAGTAGGTGCCGGTTTAGCTTCTGTATGATTTGACACCTTATATAAGGTGCCGTTGTTACGATTAATCGTAGGCATGTTTCACTCCTAAATGTGTTAGGGGTTCGTTTGTTATTCATAAGATAAAGGACCACGACCTATGTCTAAGAACGAGAAGATGTTCCATCTGTCTATGGTAGATACTGTACTTCACATCATCGTGCTTTACTACTTGATCAACTACGTCCCAGGACAACCGAAATGGTATTACTGGGTTGGTATGGGATTGATGGGTCTCTACACCCTGTTCGGGTTGCTGTTGATCTGTAATAGACTGATCAGTTACAGAAGATTTGAAGATGGTTCCAATAATCATCCCAAACACCCGTAAGTTCATCGGAACTGTGCGTATATATGTCATTCATGACAATGAATTATCGCATGCATTCTTCCAACGTATATCTTATTATTGATAGGGATGGTACCATCCCATAGAACCCAAGGAGATATGCGATGCAAGAAATGCCACACGAGGACATGATCCTCAGAAATGCCGAAACCAAGATCTCTAAGACCATTCACTTAGATCCTGGTTTTTATGATTCACCCGAACAGATTCGTGTTATACTTGGTGGAGAGGAGTTCAAGCTCCTCTCCACCAAGTCGCCAGAACAAATTCGTATAGAGAACGCTATCACAACATTCGGAACCAAAGAGTTCACGAAACTTGCCAAAGAGTATCCGCAGTATGGAACCTCTTCTCAGCACATGACACTTCCTCCAGACCTTGGACCCAGGATCCTTCGCCTATTAGAGAAACCTTGTTATAAGACTCTTCGTAGAGCTGTTCACAAGAACCAGGAAGTACTGGATCACATCATCCGAACATTCGTCTGCTATATCTCAACAACCAGAACCGTTGATGCTCTGGTGGAAGAGGCTAAGTCGAGAAGATTGGATGATGTTTATCTTTTTGACTACACAAAGAGAAACATGAAGCTTCTCGAGATCCTCACAGACAGAGAGTATCCTCATCAAAAGAAAGAGCTACAGGAGGTGTTCGAGTCTATCTCTAAAGATGTGGAGATGGATGACCGCAGACCCATTGGAGTAGAACAGCTTCTCAATGCGATGTCCACTCTGACAACCACTCTTGCAAGACATAAGACACAGCTGGAACAGTATCCGAAGGAAAGTGTGCTCTATGAGAATCCGAACCAAGATGAAGCTCTTACTGCTCTGTGGGAAGATCTGTATCAAGCATCCTGTTCTACGAAGACCAGCTTGGAAGCTTTTCTCTTGGAGTGTCAGAAGAAGAGTGAACAGTTTGCTCAGATGACTGAGGACAAACTACACTATCACACTACCAGGATACTTGGATTACACAAACGGTTCGTAGAACGGTTCCAGACGATCTTCACGAAATCCAAAGAGAGTCAGGAAGCGAACAACTTGGCTCAGGAGCAGTTCGTCAGTGAACTGAAGAAGTACACCTCCGATGTCTCTATCTGGGGATGTGATTTCGTCTGTGACAGGAGAGCTCTCTCTCCGTTCTTGACGAAGATGTTGGAACTGCAATACGACACGGTGTTCTACTATCTGGAGTCCAGATCGAAAGATGAACAATGGATCCTGCATTTGGTTGAGACCATCTCAACACACATCCCCTATCTGGAGAAAGCTCTGAAAGGTGAGCTACCTCAACAGAAGGTAAAGTAACCTTCAGGTGTATTTCACCTATATATAACTAGATAGAGAGATACTCCGAACAACACCAACCAACAGGAGATAACTATGCAATTTGAACAATGCTTAACCGCTGGTCCGGATTCATGTGTCAGGCTCGACATCAGTGATCTCAATATCGAGACAACTGATACCGAACTGAAGAGGCTTCTGGACGAAACCAAAGATCTCTTCATATTCAAAACAAGCACTTATGTCAAACTGAAACCAGGTCGTCAGGATGACGGATGGAATGCCGTATTCGGTGCGATCAATGTGTTCATGAACACACTGGATACCAACGAAAAGATCGAGCTTGCAACCTGTATCGGTTACATGCACGACAAGATCATCACCTGGTTCAAGATCCACGACCAGGACATGCAGGAACTGGAACCGTTCATACGGGAGCTTGGAGCGATGTTAGATCTTCTGGATATCAACATCGACCTCTGTACGAAACTGAGAGAGTTCGTGGTCGGTCATATGCCGATCGGACTGTTCGCAGATGCAGGTAAGAGAGCACAGGACAGTGAGGATCTTACCTTCCATCCGGATGAGGTGATCGATCTGATGACGATCACTCTGCTGTGCAAGATGTTCTCTCCGATCTTCAGTACTCTGATGAGGAGTCTGAACAAACGGATCGATACCAAGATGAAAGAGATCCAGTGTGCCTCGATCTTCAGCATGCTGTTTTCAAGACGGTACAAACCTCTGATCGTGAAACTGGAGCACTACATCGAACACACGGTGAAACAGGTGACAGAAACCAGTCTGAGTTCTCTGATGCACGGCTATAACGACTACAGTCTGACCTTGCATCTGAAAAGCCAGCTGCTGATCCGTCAGTTCGTCAATGTGGATCTCAGTATCAAGAACGGGAACCTGATGACCTACATCATCGTCTCTGCGAAGAGAGCGATCCGCACTGCGTTCAGTTCCATCAACAAGACTCCGACCTATAGCCGGAAACCGATCATGTCCAAACATGAGGATGATGGCAACACGGCTCAGATCGAGATCGACTCCATGACATCGAAGAAGCTGTCCGATACCAAGGAACTAATCTCCGTGGCTGTGGACGATACGATGAAGTATCTGCACATCTACGATATCAACCCGGATAGCTATGAAGAGGTACTGTCCTATTATCGGAAGAATCCGATCGTTCCGACTCCGATCAACCAGATGCTCTGCAACATGTTCTATGCAGATGATCTGGGAGGAGGAAGGGGGATCTCCTATCTGAAAGCACCGGACTATACAAGACTGGTTGCTCTTCTTCAGATGATCCTCTTCCAGCTGGATGTCAACTATCAGTCTCTGGCACACGCCATGACCATGCATCAGTCCTCTGACCAGGGGATGTCGACCATGATCAACGATGGTCAGTTCCGTCTGAGTATAGGTGCAACCGATGCTTATCGGAAGTGCAAGATGCGTCTGGAAGCATCTCCGTTCGGAGCCAACGGGAAAGACTGGGACAACCACATCCAGGAGTTGACGGAGCATCTTCTGATGACAGGATACACCTACAACACAGCTCCTTGGTTGTGGAACTGGTTGGACAAAGACAACCTGAACGGAAAGTTGATCGAACCTGAGGAGATCACGATCGTAGCGATCTGTTCGTTCTACGACTGGATCCAGGAAATGAAACAGCTGGCGAAGAGTGCAATGTCTTCAACAGCTCTTGTGTACTAACACAGAAAGGACCTGATGATTAAAGCGATCCTCCCGGTCCCTGTTCGTCTGTACCAACCTGGCACTATCTTGGTCGGGGCACATTGGGAGTCGTATTGGACACAAGGTATGACAAGGAATGAAGTGACCTATGGAAGGGACATCGTCGTTCCTCCATTGGCGTTCTACAAAGTCTACTCTTATTGGGGAGGATACTTGTTAGAACACACATTCGTATCCGACCATACCTTGAATCCTACGGACCTCATGAGGCATCGAGATATCTACACTGGGGGAGTTTACTCGACTCCCCCAGTGTTTGTTCCAATCAGTGTGAAGTATGGAAAGCCAGGTGCCGTAACAGAGACCTATCTATTTACGAAGTGTATCGACTTCCTGTTGACGAACTATCGTCATGGATACCCGATCTCTTCCAGTCAAAGTGTGATCCTTCCAGGAGCACATCCAGCATTCCCACCTTCTCCAGATCGTATCCCAAGGAACACCTATCGTGGAGTGTGCGGTATCATTGAGTATATTGATACTCTCTTACAGATCGTATTACGACTTCAGATGGACGTTGATTATAACCGATGGACTCCACCTGCGGTTCCATATGAGATCCGAGATCGAGTTACTCCAGAACGACCTGCAACCATCGTCAACACATTGACGGATCTACTGTATTACGAGACCAACCAAGATGCGTTGTTCGACTATGTGGATGATCTGATAGGTCTTGAAGCACATCAGGATCCTAGGACGTTCTTGACAGAGTTTCTCTATCGAGGTCCTTATGATCCGATCACAGCAGTCTGCCTCAGCACTCCTTCCTTTATCACACTGGATCAGTTAATCCCTTATATCAGTGATATGGGTGAGTTGTGTCGGTATTTCCAGATGGCTTGTATCGATGCGAAACAGAGTGAGACGTTCGATTGTCTCTGCATGATCGACCATGTCAGCGGGTTGTTCGATGAGTTAGAGTTGGAATCCATCTTGGAGTTCTTCTACGCATGTTCCTACACGGATGTGACGATCCATCTAAAGAGTACGGTATCCGATCCCATCTTCGTATCATACGACAGGTTCGGGTTCTATCAGTACTCTCCAGAAGAGGAGAACCGTTATGATCGGATCAACTACAACTCATTATCAGATCTCATGAAGAAACTCTTCATGGATCCCAGGAAGGTGATGCCTTATGATGAGCTGGTCCTATCCAAGAACTGGTTAGGGGAACTGATCATCAATGGCATCCAGAACCGACCGGAAGGTCAGATCTGTACGAAGTATTATCTTAATCTCAATCTCTACCACCTTATATCCCCATGTTTGGTGAATAGAGAACGACTGGAAGTGATGGGTGGGTTCCGATACAACGTCTAGCTTGATTGGGATTTCACCTATATATAACAAAAGGAGACACGTATGCTCTACGATATAGTGCCTATTCCGATTCGATATCGTGAAGGAAGTGAGATCGACAACATCATCCCGATCTTCAGTAACGAAGAGAATCTGGACGATGTGGAATGGGTTGGGTGGCATCTGGACGTGGATGCGATCATCCGGTGTGGATGCTACAAGTACAAGACTGTTGAGATCAGCGGTTATGACACGATCGAACGTACGTTCGTGACACAGCAGCCGATCGATCTGAAGGGTCGTTGGTGGGAATCAGGTGAACCGATCTTCCCCATCATGCAGAAGACCTTCCGAAGCAACGATCTGAACAAGATCCAGACCATCAAGTATCTGAATGGTATTACAGGAATGTTGCAGTTGACAGGTGTTCAAGTGTGTAACACGAAATCGCTGCACACGGTGGTACTGCAAGCGATACAGTCCTCGATCTACCAAGATCCGAAGTTAGAACGGATATTGCGGAACCAGGATCATCCCATCCACAAGATCATCATCGGTGACGATGAGACCAACCTGGACACCTATCTTCAAGCGGTTGCTATGAAGAACGACCCGCAGTCGATGAGATCCATGGAGTACATCTGTAACTGGTTACCGGAAGCTAAGCTCGATCCTTGGATGCAACGGTTCATTGAAGGTGCTTCGTTGAAAGAGATCAATCTGTCCAGATCGATCGATTTCGGAACACCGATGTGTTCTACGATCTCAGCGATGATCGTACCACCGTTCGATCCGTCGGATGACGACGTGATCTATCAAGAAGAGAACCCAGATCGCAAATGGGCGTTCCTGAAGATGGTGGTACTTCTTCAAACGATCGCAGCAACCGACTACAGCATCCACATCAAGTTGACAAACAACAAGATCACAGAGTGCAAGAAGGAGTTCTACAACCGATACAAAGGATTCGGATATCCTTGCGTTAGTCAGGATCAGGACTACTATGCATCAATGTTGTTCGAAGCACTTGCAAGGTGGCATTGGTCTCATCTTCTCACTCACACACGTGTGGACCATCCAGTTGCAGAAATCCTGATCCAAAGAAACTGGCTGGATGAAGCATACATTCAAATCAAATACGAAGACGGTGAAGAGAGCCGTTACTATATCGACTTTACGATGTTCCAAATCGCATCGATCAGTGTGATGTCGTAAACGACCTCTTCGTTAAATTCAAGTACATAACTGCATAGGAGGCTAATATGTACGATTACGCTACATTCGTAGCTGGTCTGGCTGGTAACCAGGCACAGTTCGGGTCCTATTCTGGACCACAAGCAACACTTTATCTGTTCTCACCCAAGCTGATCCCAACACAGGTACTTCGTCCTTACCTGTACAACTTTACAGCTGGGTTCGTGAACGATGTCATCAACCATCCGACCACGCTGCAGGAAGCAGTAGCTCCGAACCAGAACGGGAAAACGGACAGTGTGGTGCAGGCGATCCTTCCAGATGTCAACGGATCGGTCATGAACACCTATGAGTTGTCCAATACCTGGAGCTTCGTGTTGTCGATCGATGATAACCCGATCACACAGGGGATCCGGTTCGCATCTCCGGCACCTGGAACCAGGTTGATCGCATCCGGATATGTGGTCGGTATCGACACATCCAGAGCGGAAGAACCTGTAAACCCGATCACCGGCACGATCAACCCTCGTGCTGTTCTGGTGTTCACCCATTCCACGATGACCTTCATCCAAAATGAGATGGGTGTGAAAGGTGGGATGAGGTCCTACACCACATCGCACGACAGTGACCTGATCACTCCGATGAACGCAGCGATGGCCACCAACGGAGAGACTCTCTATTTGGGAACTCCTGGTGACCTGATGAGCTGCACAGATTTCAGCAACCCGGATCAACCGGCAACTGCATTTGGAGATCTGGTGATAGGAACCGGGAACATCTCGAATGGTTCCAAGACGGTGGATGGTGTTCTGAAATCTCCGAAACATCAGCTTAACACGATCATGCACTCGATGGATGAAGCACTCACGTATTCTGAAGACTCATTCGTCAAGAGCTCGATCATGCCGGTGTCTGCGGATTATGAAGATCATCGCATCCGTGGTCAGTTCGCTGAGAATCTGCCCAACAGTCGTAAACAGCTCCCCAAGACTGGACTGGATACCACACAGCCGATGTCGATGGCACACCTCACTCAGTTGTTCCCGAACATCGTTATCCGTCCATTCAGTGTTCCGAACCAGGGTGGATGGAGTGTCTCTCCACAGGATGCGATGTCATGCAAGAACCAGATGAGTTCTCTGATCGCATCCACCATCAGTTCGGTGATGCCTGGAGTCGGTCTCTGCAGCATCAGTTTCCGGTATAACAGCTGGACAAAAGCCGATCAGTTCATGGCGATCCCTGCAGGTATGTGGCAGATCTATGAACCGGTATCGACGTTCGTGGAGACCTCTGGAGAGGAACAGATCAAGATCGTCAACTACTTCAAGAAGGTGTTGGAGAATGAACTGTTCCCGATCCTGAGATCGGTCAGAGGTGAGTTCGACTTGATGGCGTTCTGCAACCTTGGTGGTGAGATCCTCCTGAACCTCAACTTCCTCTGTGATATCCAAGGAGGTAAGGTCCCGGATGCACTGGAAGGTGTGTATGAGACCAATGGAAGACTGGGAGGTCTCCTGAATCCGATGGTCGGTCAGTATGGTGTTGTCAACAGCAACATCGGCGCTCTGATGAACTTCTCCAGAGAGGTGATCGACCAGAGGATCGGACCTCAGGCTTATCACCCCAGCTATCCGGATCTGGATGCACTGAATGAACAGCCTGTGTACAGTGGAGTTGGTCAGGAACCGACTTGGAACAACCAACCACCATTCCAAGGTGGAAGTGTAGTTCCGGACCAGCCACAGCAAACAGTGGCATCTTCGTTCAGCAATTACACGCTCTAACTTAACCCAAAAGGAAAAAAGATATGAAAGAAATCACAAAAGACACACTGCTCGCCTTCGAGAAGTTGCTGATCGAGATCGGTGACGTATTCAAGGTGCAGGACAACTTCACCATCCTCAATGTGGGAACGGATCAGCCGGTTACCGTGGTGGATGGGAAGAAGACGAAGATCGTTGCGTTCTTCTACGAAGGGATGCCGGTCAGTGATGACATCACCGTCCTCAACCCATTCAAAGAGTGCATCGGTATCAACAGAGCCAGAGAGTGGTTCTACAACGCTCTCAGTTCTCTGACCGCTCTTATGCTGAGCCAACTGATGCGGAAGATGCTCAAGGATGCTGTGGAGAAGAACGATGACAACTACAACCAGTTCCCGTTGATGTCCAGGATCATCGGCAAAGTCGATGAGACGATGCTGGATGAGTTGGACAAGATCCGGACACTGGATCTTCTGAGTATCTACTACAACAAGAAGACCAAGACTGCAGAAGCGCAGTGCTGCATCCAGTCTGAGGAGTATCAGAAGGAACATCCGAAATATCGGAAGAAGACCTGGGAGGTCTTCGAGATCCTGGTGAAGAACTTCCTCGGCTCGGAAGACATCTCGGATGTGTATACCTACACCGCCAAGATCCTGTCGATCCCGGAGACGGATGCGAAGCTTCATGTGATCATCGGTCTTCTGTCTGCGATGGATCCATGGTGCAGAGATCTTCTTGGGATCGAGCTTCACGGCAAGGAACTGGAAGAACACCTGGAAGCTCTGGAAGGGTATGCCAGACTGTATGCATTCGTCACTCAGACGGTTGCAGAACCTGACAACACTCCTTCCGTCGCTCCCTGGAACCAGAACACTCCGATGGCTTACAGTGCTCAGAACACACTGGTTCCGGCATCCAGCTATGGAGTTGCAGCACCGCCTCCGACGGTGTCCCTGGTACCGACCAGTTCCATCGATCAGAATGGGAACATCCTTCTCACTGGCTCCTATGCAACTGGTGCAGCGCCGATGGTCAGTTCGGCGTCTGGCCCTCTCGGGGTTCCGGCCTACCAAACCGTCCCCGGATATCGCATCTAAGATAAACTGACCAACATATCCTCCTAGGGTAGAGATGGGCTGCATAAGCCCATCTCTACCCTACCTATTTCTTTTGCGTATCCGGGCATGGTATGCTGAAAATAACATAGTAAAATAAGGAGTTACGATGTATCAACGTCTTGAGAATCTATTCACTCAGACCAGTGAGCAGTCCGTTCTCAAAGAGAACGGACCTCTCACTGAGATCTATGTGGATATGGAGTATTTGCAGGATCTACGTCTTGGTACACTGCTTCATCTGGTTCAAGTGGAGAAGGAGATGGAGTACATCCACCACAAGCTCCCTGTATACAACCAGAAAACAGACTACGCTTGTGGAGCTTATTTCCCTGCATTGAAGCGTTCCGATGAGGAGATCGATGCTCTGTTACAGGATCCGAAAGCTGTAGATTTGATCTGCTTCAAAGCTCCGTTTACCTCTACCTACTACGAACTGAACAACATCCTGATGATGCTGCACCAGCATAACCGTGCAGCATCTTCAAAGCCTGTAAACATCCATCTTCACATCAATGTGGACAACCTCCACTATCCCAAGGAACTACTGAAGGAGTTGAAGAGGGACTATAAGAAGCGGTTCGAGTTCCTGGAGGTTACCATCACGAAGTGTAAGCGATATACACTTCCACTGGGAGAATATTTGAAGAAGGAATTGTTGTTGATCTACAACATCGAAGAGTTCCTGAAACAGGATACTCCTACCTCTATCGCATTCGTTGGAGAAGGTTCTTTTTTTGATAAGAAGGTATTTAGTGTACCCTACATCAACAAGAGCGTTGTGAAAGATCCGGATAAGTATGAGATCGCACTGGAGTCTACCAGAGTGAACCTCGATGTCTACTGTGATTTTGCATACGTACCTTCTACCATTCCGCAATTCTAAATACAACCCTCTGAGGAGGTCTTGATATGGCACGTGATCCATTCGACGACTTGTCAGACGATATGTTCGCTGAGTTCGATCTCCCGGTGGAGAAATCGGATACCCCAAAAGGGAAGACAGCGAAGGTTGCGAAAGCAGCCACTGACATGCTGAAGTCTACCAAAGAAGGGGCGATGAAGGGAGTTCGAGAACAGTTAAGGAAGAGCTTCCCGAAGTCTGCCAGTCTGGTGGATGAAGTTACCGGCACGGTCGATGATTTTAAGAAGCTGAAAGAGGATGTCTCTTCTGAGCTCTCTCCAGCTGTTAACACGTTGAGACAGATCGCACTTCGTGTGATGCCTGTTGCTGAGAACGTCGTACCGAAGTCTTGGTATAACAAAGTAAGAACGAAACTTCAGGAAGGGTTGCTTCCTCCTGAAGAGAGTGCTGAACGGAGAGAGGAAGCGTATCGCAGTGATACGATCCGTACCTCTCTGGAGTCGATCTTCCAAGGGAATCTTGGGATCCAACAGCAGCTCATGCAGAAGCAGGAGTCAGATCGACTGGTCGACCGTCGTCTGAGTCATGTTCGATTTAAAGCATCGATTCAGGAGATGTCCAAGATCCAAGCTGGAGTTGGTACGATATCCAACTTCCTCACTGGATCCTACACAGGGTATCTGAAGAAGTCTCTGGAGTTGAAATACCAGAGTCTCTTCGTCATGAGAGATATCCACAAAGCTGTTGTTACGATCGCTAAGGTGACGGAGAACCGTCTGGAAGAGATCAAACACAACACCAGTCTCCCTGAAATCGCCAAGCTTAGCAACAGCACACAGATCGGTCCAAGAACCGGTGCTATGGCATCCATGAACGGAGCTCGTGCCAAGAGCTACAGCGAGTTCGTCGGTTCATTCCGCAATACGTTCATGGAGAACATCCGTAAGGGTGTGATGACCAATGTGAAAGCGCTCACAAGGCAGTATCTTCCGATGCTGGACATGTCGTCCTCCATGATGGACATGATGGGTATCGAAAAGTGGTCACCACTGTCCATCGCAACGTTCCTGCTTGGACAAGGTGGTTACTGGCTTGCGAAACGTAAGACGAACCAAGTGCTCGGTAGAAACGAGTGGTTGACGGATCTGGTGGAAGGTCGTTCCGAATTCCTGAAGGAAAGGATTACGAACCGTATCCAGAAGTGGGGAGCTCAGAACCGTAACCATCCGTTACTTGGATGGTTGGCTCAACAGCTTCCTCAGTACAACCGTCAGTCGATCCGTAACAGTATGCTGGAAGGTGCGAACGAAGCTGTTCCGTTCGACAACACCACCAGACAGACGATCGTGGAAGTACTTCCAAGACACCTGGAACGGATCGGTAACTTCACAGAAGCTCTCTATCAGAAACTTGCTCCGGATGTCCCTCTGAACAAGATGACATTCAACATCTATCAGAGGAAGCTCACCTCGATCAAAGAAGCGAGAGAAGATCTCTTCACTCGTGAGATGGGTTCTGAGAAAGACAGATCGGATGCGATGGATCGTTCCCTCGGTACGCTAAAAGCCATCCTGACATCGAACCAGGGAAACAGGAAGAGCTTCGATGAGAAACTGACTTTCACCGAGTTGTTCAACAAACATAAGAAGAACATCAAGCGGTTCCTGATCAACTCTGCGAGTAGTGCTGAGTTCTTCGACCCGAATGCGATCAAAGCTTATGTGAACAGTCAAGGTGCGGATAGTGAATACATCACCAAAGTATTCATTGGCATCCCGTCTACAGAGCGGCTTGAACTTGCACAACTGCTCATGTCCATGGTGGAAGATCCCAGGAATGGGAATCGGATCAATCGAGCTCTCTCCGATCGCATCTCGAATGAAATCATCGAGAGGACGAGGTCGACCAATATCCAGGACATGTTCTCCAGAACAGCAGAAGGGTTCGGACAGTCTCAGCTCTTCGAAGGTGTTGCGGATTATAAGAAGGGTGTTCAGACACGAGGTCTCTATGAGCTTCTGGCTCCTGAATTCGATCAGAAGGTGGAAGTACCCATCAACCCGAAAACAGGACAAGCTTACACCAAAGAAGAAGCCAGGAAACTTGGTCTTTACTATTCAGACTCTACTGAAGAGAGTTCGGAACGATATCACAGTGAACGACTGAAACGTCTCCTTGCTATCGAAGCGAACCTGAGACGTAACTCACGTAAGAGAGGAACTTCTCAGGATAGTGTGATCGGACAGCTTGATGATGCTGGATTAGGTGGTGTTGCTCATCTGATCCCTGAAGGGATCAACCAACCTATTACCAAAGTGAGAGACAAGTTGACCAGTGTCTGGAACAAGATGAAAGACTCCTTCGGTTCCGGTATGATGTCAAGGGCTACCGATCTCTACAACAAGACGGTAAAACAACCTCCTGTTGTGGAGAGCATTAAACGAGTCAGTGATACTCGATACATCATCACAGCTGTGGATGATCGCTACCAGCAACATCGTGAGACACTGGATCTTCCCAATGCTCTTCCGTTCGGTGTAATGCCAACCGAAGAGATCAGGGAACTTGCAAGGAAGATGCGTTGGAAGTTCGATGAGAACCATCCGAAGCTCACCTTCATCGAGTTGAAGTCTACCACTGGAGCTCCCAGTCCGACTCCACAACCGGAACCAGCACCTGCTGCACCAACGATCGTAGAGGATGAACCTCCTTACGTCTACACTGGTAAGAGGAAGAATTATTCTCTCAGTATCTCCGGTATAGAAGAATCCAAGAAACCTTCTAAACCAGCAACTCATCTCTCCACCAGGAGAGGGAACACTGAGGAAGAACCGATCCCGTTTGATCGTGGTACCAGAAGATCGATCATCTACGATATTCCAGAACGTCTGAAGGACATCTACGATATCCTGAGAGACTGGAGGAAGAAGTACGACGAACAGGGAGGATCCGGTAAACCGAAAACAAGAACCAAGATCTCACTGGATCCGAGTATGATCGGTCCGGATGGTCTTCCTACAGACAGCAACAAACCTCGCAACAAGATCGGATTCGGTACGGTTCAAGACTCATTGGGTGATACCATCTCTGGATCCTCGATGGGACTGGGAAGTGTTGTATTCTCTCTCAACATTCGTACCACAACTGAATCTGTCAGTCATCGTAAGATCGGATTCGATACATCGATGTTCGATGCAGTGGATCAAGCGGTAGAGACAGCAAGAGAAGAAACTGTAAAAGCAGAAACTCCTGCTAAGAAGACCGTCCGTCAGAGGATCAAGGATACCACAGCGAAACTGGTAGACAGCTTCCCATCGAAAGAAGATCTTCTGAGTTATATCCCGGAAGACCTGAAGGAACAAGTTGGTAGCATCTACACGAACTGTGTCTCCAAGAAAGAGTCTTTAGGGAAGTTCCTGAACCAAGTAGGAACTCAGATCAAAGCTTCTCCTGCACAGAAGAAGGTCTTGACTCAGTTGAAAGAGATCTCCACAGTGATCCCAGATCAGACGACTCGTAAGGAGTACGTCGGTAAAATCTTGTCCAAACTGGTTCACTACAAAGAGATCGCAACAGACAACAAGAAACGGAAAGAATTCTTGACCAATATCCATGAAGAGATGACGAACCGTCTCGGTAAGATCCGTGAGGAGATCGAACAAAAAGGTATCGTCAAAACTGTCAAGGATACTGCAAAGGACAGGTCCAAGGGTCTCTTCAAGAAGCTGAGGGCTTATTGGAGACTCTTCCGTCGTTCCAAGGCTTACAAGTGGATCTCCACTCACATTCCTGAGGATGCGAAGAAGGATCTGAAGGCAGCTTGGGGAGATGTGAAAGAAGGTTGGGATTGGATCAAGTCCGGTAACAAGAAGAACAAGATCGATCCCAAGGTTCTGGAAGCTACTCAGCTCTCCGGTTCTGGAGACGAAGGTGAGTTCACCCCAGAGGATACTTTGAAATCAGCTGGGTTGACACCTGAGCAACCTGATCAAAAAGAGGCTCCCAAGACATCTGTCTTCGAACGCATGAATGAGCTCTTCCACAAAGACAAAACCCCAGCAAACACTGAGGTTAAAACACCTCAAAATGAGTTAACGTTCTTCCAACGTCTCAGACAGAGGTTCAAGAGGAAGGGCAAGATCGATCCTAATGTTACTCAGATGCAAGGTTCTGGTGATGAAGGGGAACCAACCCCTGATGACATCGCCAAGAGTGTGCTTCAGAACAAGGATGCTGAACAACCGGCTGCTAAACCCAAAGGACCTTCCATCTTCAGCAAGATGAAGGAGATGGTCAAAGGCGCTGCTGGCATTAAGTTTGAGGGAGAACCTGAGTCCAGGTTCCATCAAGACTTCAGAACATACGCTTCTGTATCCGTTGGTGTACTGAACAACATCGCAGCCAGAGTTGGTGCCAAAGGCTCTGGTGGTCTGGTTGGATCGATTCTGAGAGGGATCGGTAAAACAGCACAGACCCTGTTCGTAGGTTACACCAAGCTGATGGGAGCTACTCTGAAAGCCTACGGTGCAATCGGGAAAGGTCTTCTCTACGCCGTTGGTAAGATAGGACCATCTCTCATCAGTGGAACCAGCCGTGTTCTTGCAGCATCGGTAAAAGTATTAGCAGGTGCTGTGAAGAATGTCATGGTGAAACCAGCAATCTGGACTGGCAAGAAACTATGGCAAGGTGCGAAATGGGCTGGAAAGAAGACCTGGTCTGGTATGAAGAATGGTTGGGGTGGTATCAAACGTGGATGGGGTTGGCTTCGTGGTGGAACCAAGAGCCAGGTGAACCCTATTGATCCTGTTGATACAACCCAACTCTCAGGATCCGGTGATGAGGGAGAGTATACTCCTGAAGATATCTGGAACAACGTACAGGGTGGAACTCAGGAAGAAAAGAAACCTGGTATCTTCGCTCGTATGAAGAGCAAAGTGATGGGATTCTTCACGAAACCCAAATTCGTTGATATCTACGAGAAGGATAAAGTAGAAGCAGGTAATCCTCTGTTGAGTGCTAAACAGCAAGAGGAAGGTGCATTCTACGAAGACAACAGTCCTGTAAAGGATTCATACTCGATCAACCGTCCTGTCTTCATCACAGGAGAGGATGGGAAACCGAAGTGTGTGATCACCAAAGAACAACTGGAACATGGGCTGGTTGATGTGACGAACAAACCTCTGTCCGGTTCTAAGAAGGCTACTCTGAAAGAACAGCTGGATCGAAGAGGGTTCCTCGGATGGGCTAAGACCACAGTTGAGTGGACTAAGAGCCTGGTTGGAGGGATCAAGGATTTCTTCTCAGGTGGAGGAAGTCGAGAAGGGAAAGAGACAGAGGTACCTGCTCTCGGTAGAAAGATGGGTATCGATCTGCTTCTCACCAGAGTCTCCGATATCTTCAATCTCCTGAAGGAAGACTTCGATGCCAGAAAGCAGAAGGAACTGGAAGCTGAGAAAGCAGCTAAAGACGCTGCCAACAGAGAAACTTCTATGGATGCTGAAGAGCAGTTAGCAGCTGCTCGTAAGGATAAAGAAGAACAAACTACCAAGACGGAAGCTGAGAAAGTAGCAGAAGGGATGCCGACTGCGACTACGGCTGGAGGTGGTGAGGAAGAAGAGGGTGAAGGCGGTCTGATCGATGATGCTATCGATGCAGGTAAGGGATGGTTGAAGAAGAAAGCCATCAACTTCGCTCGTAACAAGATCGCTGCCAGAGGGCTCAAGCTGCTTCGCAAGACGAAGTGGGGTAGAGCTCTCACCAGATCGAAAGCAGGGAAATGGGCTCTGAAAGGCATCAACAAAGTCCTGGCTAAACCGGGTAGTGTTGGTAAAGTGGCTCAAGCTGCTGGTAAACTGGGTAAGGTAGGTGGTGCGTTATCGAAGGTTGGTGGAGTTGCTGCTAAAGCTACTCCTTTCCTCGGTAAAGCAGCATCGTTCGCAGGTAAGGCTGCTCCTTGGGCTGCATTAGCTGGTGTTGGAATAGGTGCTGCTAAAGGGTTCTCTGCCAGTCGTAAAGAGGATGAACAGTATGCACAGGAACTCGGTAACGAGAATGTGTTCTGGAGATCTCTCAAGACTGCGATCAACCCGATCCGTCAAGGACGCATCATCGCTTCTACTGTTCGTAATACGTTCGGACTCGGTTCTGACCTTGTAGAGATGAAATCCAAAGAATCGAAGTTGAATGCCAACTTCGTTAAGTTCGACAACTCACGGATGACGAAGCTGAAAGAGTACGGTGCTTCTGAAGAAGACCTAAATCGCTTCAAAGAGCTGTACGGTAAGTCAGACAACGACTCGATTAGAGAGAAGAATGACATCTTCAAAAAGTATCAGCAAGCGTATCTCAAGAAGAAAGAGGCAGTTAAGCAAGCTGAGAGTTCTGGATCAGACACTCCAACGGCTTCAGCTACGCCTGGTGAAAAGGTGGAAGAAGCTACACCCAAGGTGACACAAACATCTACAGATGCGACCAAAGGTGTGGCCATGCCATCTGGTATCAAAGTACCTGGTGATAAGATCAGTGAGTTCCTCAAAGCTGCTAAGAATCACATGCAGTTCAAGACGCTTGTCCGTGAATACATCGATGAAGCTTACGCAGATAAGTCATCCAACGCAAGGCGTGCAGCTGTAGAAGCTGTTGCTATGTTAGCTTGGAAGCAGAAAGAGAAAGCTTCTTCTACACCAAAAGAAGAAGTGAAAACCACCAAACCAGAAGAAACATCAGCTACGCCTGGTGAGGTGTCTGATCCTAATAAAGGTATACAGACAGCACCTCCTGTCAAGTCCACCAAGCCTGATACTGTTGTGACGCAAGCTACTGTTCAGGATGAACAGGTTGCGAAACAACCGGACAGTGCGACTACTTATGTGAATAACCAGCAGAGGCAAGAACAAGCTGCAACTGCAGCTAAGAGTGTCTCTGCAGAGGTTACCAACGCTGCTCAGGATGCACTGTTGCAGGCAACGACAGCAGGTAACCAGGATCTTTCGTATAAGCTCGGTCGTCTGATCCAGTTAATGGAACAACAGATCGTGGTAACCGCAGACAGCAAAGTAGCTTCTGAGAAACTGGCTTCAGATGGAGCTGTGAAGTCTTTGGAAGCTGCAATGCAATACGCCAACGGAGTTGGTAAGAAGGTACAGCAGAGCATGAACCGACCTGCTCCCAGACCAGCTCCGATCAGCGTTATGAAACCATCGTTCGCGTGAGGTAATCTTGTATGGCAAATAATACCGTTCTACGGGATGCTTCAGAAGCTCTCTCCGCGGGAGGTGTTGCCCAGGGATGGGTAAGATCTCCCTACGGAGTGAGGTTGGTGGAAGATCCCAACAAAGCGTTTAAGACGTTGATGGATATCGAGAGGTACGTCCTTGCAGAAGATGCAGAGAAGAACCAGGTATCGACCAACGTTCAACAGTGGTTGAACATCTTGAACAATGTAGAGATGAGCGACTCCTACTCTCAGTCATTGAACAAAGATGGTTACCAGGACACGATGACTGATGGTAAGTCGTTGTATGCGTCACAGAACTACACTGATACTCGTGTTGGTGGTAACGATGCGATCAACCCTTACTGGCAGTTCAACAGGGACGATGATATCGTCCCTCCGTTGCTTCGTATGCCTGGTATGGAAGCGTTCTCTTCTGGTATGGGAAGAGTCTACGCAGAGATGTACGATGATAACCAAGAGATCCTGTGGATGAGGATGGGTGTTCCGGAGTTTGTGAACATCATCTCATTCTACGCATCCACAGGAGATCAGTCTGCAGCAGCTGCGATGCAGTCCGGTACGATCCGTGGGTTGATCGGTAAGTTCGTTCGCTTCGTTGCGAAAGCAGCGGTATGGGCGATCATGTTCCCGATCCTGGCTCCATTTCATCTGATGAAATGGGTCAGCCATCTGAACAACGACCGCATCACTCACTACTACTACTTCAAACCAGCGATGACTCTCTATTACGAGATGGTGAACTCCATGTTGAGTTACTTGGCTGTTGGTATGGGGTTGTACCCATTCTGGTGGTTGAGACGATACGACCAGACGAAGATCTTACCGAACAGTTCTAAAGCTCCAACACCAACTCCTGATGAAGTGGATACCGTGAACGACAAGGCTCCTTCTGAAACTAGCAAGTCTGTTAGTTATAAGAACGAGTCGATCACCATGATGAACTTGGATGAACTCGCCAAACGCGGTACGTTCACTACCAACGACTGTGGGATCCCTGAGATCTTGAAAGGTGGTCCTGACATCTTCGTCATCATGAACCGAAGAGCGAAGTTGTTCAATGTCCAAAAGGTGAATGTGACAACTCGCATGCTCATGCAAGAGCAGTTGAAAGCAGAACAGAGTTCATCTCCATATTTCCAAAGTCCTGAGACCCGTTACAACAGAGATAGTAACGGGAACTATACTCCGATCCAAGATGACTCATCTAAAGGGGTGTGGAACAAGTTCTTCAGTGCTTTGAAAGGTACTGCATTCGGTGCAGGAGACTTTGTTGGGTTCCGGATCGAACGTGGTGTAAACTGCACGGAAACAGTCAGTAACCAGACTGGTCCTACTGGTATCAGTCAAAGACTGAACCAGGCTGCTCAACAGAAGCGTGATGAGATGGAAGACACCGGAGGTGGTAACATTCTGGCTCGTCTTGCCAACTCCATGGCTCAAGGTAAGAGCATCGGTGATTTCTCAAAAACCGTTGGTTATGAAATCCTTGGCAACCTCGGCTCCGCATTCGGAGTCGATATCGCTAACATTCTTACCGATGGTAGCGGATACATCGATATCCCTGAGGTGTGGAAAGGAAGTGCGTTCAGCAAGTCGTACTCTTTCACGATCCAACTGAGAGCCAGATATGGAGATCCAACCTCAATCTTCCAGAGCATCTACATCCCTCTGATCATGTTGCTCTGTGCAGCACTGCCAAGGTCTGTAGGTGACAACATGTACACCTCTCCGTTCATCATCAACGCATACTGCAAAGGTAAGTTCGCAGTACCGTGCGGTATGATCACGGATATGACCATCACAAGAGGGAAAGACGAGTTCGGTTGGAACAATACCAACCTCCCAACAGCGGTTGATGTGAATTTCAGCATCAAAGACCTCAGTCCTGCTGTGTTCCTAGGCATGCAAGATATCGGATTCTTCGATACCTTCTCCAGGAACACCAACATGATGGAGTACCTTGACACGATGTCAGCCCTCGGGTTGTCAGAGAGATTGTACTTCTTCCCAAAGGTTATGCGTAAGTTCGCAGCAGCTTGCTTGATCAAGAAGAACACGATCTTCAGTTCTACTTACTGGGGATCCAAGATCGGGAGATCTGCAGGTGTTCGTGCATTTGCAGCGATGTTCCCATACTCGAACCTGGAGACAGAAGATATCACTGTCAATTCAAGCAGGAGATTTCTTCAACAGGACGATCCGAATATCGAATCACGTCCTTGATAACGACTATTGTGACTTGGGTGTATCTGTTGTTCAGATACACCCAAGTCACATGCTATGCTAAATTAGGAGAACACCAAGATGCGTGCTTACGATTTATCTATACTTGCTGATCGAAAAGATCCTACTCAATTACTTCACGATATGATCCTAGATCACTATACCTTAAGAGCCGACCTGAAGTCTCTGGTCTATGAGATCGAAGATCTTGTTACCCAGTATACGAACCTGCAGTGGTTACATGGACATATCGACAAGATGTGGCCAGATCCTGTCTTTCAGGATATGGTCGGTTTAGAGCTCAGTAAATACGGCATTACAAGCAGCGTAGAGGTGGAGAATGGGATCTCCAAGACTATGACCAACATGCTGACGAAGATCAAAGAGTTCTTCACCAAGATGATGGAGTATCTCAGGAAGGTGTTTCAGATCAACACAAAAAACACCTCTGTTGTTCTAAGAGCTCTCGCTAAGGAACTGGAAGATCAGAAGAAACGTGAGAAAGCTAAGAGTGAGTTCACCACACACGGTGAATCGGTAACCTCGATCACGAACCTCCTGGTTGGTATCTTGAAACAACAGGATACTTACAGCGATGCTTTGAATAAGCTTCATGCATTGAAGAGCAACCAGGAGAAGGAAGATGTCCAAGGTGCTAAGGAGTCTTCTAAATCTGAGAACACAGAACTGGAAAATATCTTATCACAGTTACAGACTGAGTCCGGTAAAGGTGATGATCGTCGTAACACAGAAGACGGGATGGATCCTGTCAATGGAGGGTGGTTCGATAGCCAGAAGCTATCAGAGCTTGCATTCCAGTTTGAGACGATGACCAAACTGATCGGAACCATGAGAGATATCCAATCACGGTGCAATGCGATCTCCAGCGATATCAAATCCAACACCCAGATGACCAAAGAGATCGGTAAGACGAAGATCGACACGATCAAGAATACGATCAAATCGATCGAGAACCAGATCAAGTTGGTGATGGACTACTCAACGAAGGTTGGTAAGAAATCACAGACGATACTGAACATCATCAAGGATACTCCTAAGGTGTAAGTGATCATCAACTACATGGTGAGGATAACTCACCATGTAGTTGATGATGTTGTTATTCAGTAGGAACAAAGTAGGTCCAGTTCAACCTACTGTTCCAGTTACCGGAAGTACGTGTGATCGTGATTACACTTCCTTTCTTCACTGGCATACACACGGACATATGTCCGTTTACATAGTACGAACCAGGTCTCGACCAGTTCGTATAAGTTACACCATCAATCGTAAGATCAATCTGCGTTCCTCCATCGTTCTGTCTCATGTAGAATCCACAGATGTAGCCATTGGAAGTTGCAGTATACGAGATCGTAGTAGCACTGGCTTCCGGTGTAAGATCCACACGACCTGCATGGTTGGGTGCACCGAAGTTACTGTTCTTGATCGCTTCCAGTTGCTGAGTTAATTGAGTCACTTGGTTGGAAAGAGAAGCAACCTGGTTGATCAAACTATTCATCTGAGCGTTTGACAATTCTGTCGTACCGTGGTATACTTGGATGTACATCGCTACCTGCACAGCAGGAGGTTGTACCGTATCTGCAGATCCGTAAGCACTGTTAGACTTCGATGCATCGAATTCAATTTCATTTGCATAACTCGCTTCACTACCAGCTGGTCCCCAATCAAATCTCTCTCTTAAAGAAGTGAACGCTCCTGTTGGAGTGATGCGATTACCTGCACGTCGAGATACACCACCGAAGGTTCCTGTGATATTCGGAAGACTAGCCGGAAGAGGAACACCGATGTTCGCAGTACTGTCGATAGACCTCAGGTATCGTGTGATCTTAGGTAACCGAATGTTATTACCACTGATCACGAACGCACCAGTCTCTCCATATCTGGTAAGTTCGTTTTCATAGGTAGTGTTGTCAACTACTCGGATCGCTCCAGATGAACGATACTCAAGAGCTTTTGACCAGAAGGTTGGATAGAGTGAAGCACACTCGTTTATCCATTCACCTGTCCAAAGCCGATACGCCCCTGGGGGGGGGTAACGGACAGTGAAAAGAAGATCTCGAAGATGTTCTTGGCAGAACTCTCCACTTTCTCTTTCAGCTCCGACTTCATCGGAATGACACGTCTGTCAAATGGCATAACAAAGACCCTTTCTACATTAAGGTTATATTTGTACGGTCAGTATCATAGCATGCGTAACATAGGAGGAAATCAATCATGCAAGCAAAAGAACTTTACAAGGTTGTAAAAGACCAACAGGAATCACAAGTGAAGAACATGGCTATCCGCATCAAAAACTCCAAGAACCCAAGCAATGAAATCACAGCATGCATCGAAGAAGTTGTCCGAGATGCATACAACCGTTGTGTCCAGGAGATGGAGTGTGACAAGGTGTTGGAGTACACGATAGGAGTGTCCTTAAGAGTTGTGAACTACAGTCTGCTGAGACAGATGGGAGCTGTTCTTGCTGTCGTAAAAGAGATCAACAAGGGAAACAGATCCTCTTGTCAGTATGGTGATCCTTACTACAAGACCTATGTGGTTGGTTTGTCTAAGATCACAGTGAAAGTTGTCATCAAACACAAACTAGCGATCTTCGATCGTTGAAGGAGGAATACAGTATGGATATCAATGAAATAGGTGATAGGATCCTGTCTTTAGAAGGACAGTGCACCATGATCCGTGAGACGCTGGTCGATCCGATGAACCATCGCGGAGAAATCAACATCCCGCTGGAAGAAGACAAGGTCTTCCGGACTACTCTGAAGAAGAGTCTCCAAAAGGTCTTCTTTGATACCGATCGGGTCAACTACGACCTTCTTGTGGAACGGATCATCCAACATCTTTACGAATACAACATGGGTTGGGGAAGGAGTGTGAAGCTGGTTCACACATCTGACCTAACCTATCAACTCAAGTCGATCTTAGACGAGATCGATATTCCAGTAACGAACAAGTTAGTACGGACAGTTGACCTCATGAAGATACACCTCATGCCAACGTTCGCACTGGAAGCTCTACTGAAACAGAACAACCAACTCTCTGATATCAATGAACTGAGAGAGCAGTTGAAGTACTGCTGTCAACACAGTTATGATACGTTCGATACGGAAGAACGAGCTATGGAGTATGGGTTTGGGTTGGAGTACAGGTGGTATAACAGTCTGTTCGTTAAACTCTCAGACGAGATTGTCTCACTACTCAAGTGTAGAGCGATAGAGTTACACAGACGGCTCAAAGATAAATACCAACCTGAGTTATACTGCACATGTTGCTCTCATCACGATACACGCAGACTCCCGTATCTGAGAGAGCACAACCCCCATGGCACACTGGTTCTTGCAGATTGTGTTCTCAGTGTTCTCAATATGCAAGAATCAGAAGAGTGGTTGTTTACCACACTTGAGAAGCTCGTTGGTGATCTATACAAGCGTTGTAACAACACGTGGACTTTGGAGTACTTCCAGCAGAACCAGGATGAACCGATACCGGACCATCACGGACATGATCTGTTTGAGTCCATCAGACCACTTCCTGAAGAGTGAACTCCATCATATGTGTTGTGTGAAATGTGCCAGCAACCTGGCCACTTAAGCAGGGTAGCTTATGGTGTATCGATCTAACGATCGAGGAAGTCCTTGTTGTTCTATCAAGGACGGTTGTAGTTAAAAAGTTGACTGATCTTTGAGATCTCTTCCTTGAGGTCAGTTGACTTGAATTGTGTGTTGATCAAACCAACTTGAATCCAAACAAACAAGGAGTCGATATCATGAAAGGTATCTACCTCGGTCTTGAGGCTCTCGGAACCAAGAATGACGCGGCCTCGCTGTTCGACAAGACGATCGCCTACTACGAGGCGATGGCACAGTTCTCTGATGCTGTGCATGAGTTCAGCAAGATCACCTCTGCTTACGAATCGGTCTGCAGCATCAACGCTTGCATCAAGAAATACGGCGTGACTCAGTCTGTGGAAGCTCTCTTCGGTGAGAACTTCAGAAGCACTGCGTCCATGGAAGAAGAAACGGAAACGGCGAAGCAGGGTCTCGGCGCCAAGATCAAAGCCATGATCACGAAACTCGCTGCCATGATCAAAGGTCTGTGGGACAAGTTCGTTGCGTTCATCAAAGGAACGTTCGACAGCATCAAGAACTTCAAGTTCAAGAAAGTGTTCTCCTTCAAGAAGAAGAACGGCGAAAGCGTTGAAGTCAAGAACCAGAGCGATCTGGACAAAGCTCGCGCTGCTGTCAAAGCTGATGCCGATGCCAAGCTGAACAAGGTCAAAGAACTGAAATCGAAGATCGACGCTCTCAACAAGAAATCCGAAAAAGAGATCAACGACTCGAACCGTGCTGAGTACGAGCGTCTCTCGAAGGAACTTGAAGAGACGAAGAAAGAAATGGACGATGCTGGATACAACCTCACCGCGTTCAAGCGTGCTGCGTCGGCTGCCGACAAAGCGCTGAAGTCCGCGCAGGAGTACGATCCCGAAACTGCTGGCAGTGCTCCTGACGATGAAAGAAGCACCAAGGAAGAGTTCTAAGCGGTATATCGCCATACTTTAATCTCGTAGCGGGGGGGGGGGGTAACAGCTCCGCTCCCGCTACAGATTATTTAACCTTTAAGAAAGGATATCCATGGATCTTAAGTTACAAGAACTTGGAGTAGGACAGCGTACTACTCCTATCGATCTGTTCCAGAACGAACTGGAGATATCCGAACAACAGAGCGCTCTCGAGTCCTTGCTGGATCAGTGTGGCTCTTACCTCGATACTGTCCATCGGTTGACTGCGATCAAAGAATCGATCAATCAGTACGGATGGACTCAGTCGATGGAAGCGTTGTTCGGAAGTCAGTTCCATGAGAACAACATCGAGTGCAGTACAGAAGGTGTTGCTGGTGCCATCGGACGTGGTCTTGCGGCATTCGCCAGAGCACTGGTCAATGTGATCAAGAAGATCATCACATTCGTTCAGAACCTTCTCTCCAAGAGAGACAACTCTCGCATGACTGACTTGGGCGATCTCCCCAACAAGATCCAGTCCATCCAGAATGAGAAGATGACGGATGTAACTTGTCCCATCAAGAAAGAGATCATCACAGTCAGCGACATCATCAAGAAGCATTTCGATATCAAGTTGGAGTCTTCCAAGTCCAACCTTGGTGAGAACGCTAAGATCGACGTCATGCGCAAAGCCTATGTGGATGAGTTCAACTCCAAATGCGGACAGGAAGGCAAAGTCAACATCGCTGACTACAAACTGGTAAGAAAGATCCAGACTCTGTCCTCCAGAAGACTTCGTGAGTACGGGTTCATCAGCATGCAGGATCTGAAAGCAGCGGATGATGCTCTTCAAGGTGCGATCAACGGTGCCAAGGGAGTGATCAACGATCTGAAACACAACGGAGAAGAGACCTCCAAGATCGCTAAGGATCTGGAATCTCACACCTTCCGGGAAGGGTCTGCTGACACTGCTGAACTGCAAGCTACCTATGTGTTCTGCAGGATCATCTTCAACGACCTTGCGATCCTCCGTAGAACCAACAACCAGTTCAGTGTTCTGATCAACCGCGCCAAACAGGTCTCCAAGGGATACATCTCAACCGGCAAAGCTCCCTCCAAATCGGACATGGAGAAAGAGTCGATGGATCGGGATACAACTCCTGAGAAGTAACAACATTACTGTTAACCAAGTGTGGTTGTTTACCACACTTGGTTAACATTTCATCTATATATTACTTAAGGAGTCTAACCACTAACTATGTGAAAGGAGGTTACTATGGAACCTGATGACCGTCCCTTACTGGTGTATCTGAGAGATCAACAGGATGATGATATCACTGTTGACTTCCTCATGCGGATGACAGACCTCATCGTTTACGATGAGAGTCTGTATGAAGAAGGATTCCAAATCATCTTGGAAGACATCAACCAACGGATAGCGTTATCCAAAGAACCATCAGGTGATCGTATCACCTGGTATCGGAAACAGTACGATGAGTCAACCAACAAGATCGAAACACTTGCTGATCTGATCCAACAAGCCGTCAAGGAAGTACAGATCATCGAAGAGTATCGAGAACAGGATGACAACGAGTTCTTGGGGTTGTTTGAAGAGGAAGAGACTGAGGAAGGAGAACTACAAAATGGAAATGGATAGAGATGCAATCAAGCGTTTCCTTACGAGTGACATCTCAGAGGTGATCGATGCAGGGATGCGTGTGATGGATCAGGATCGCACGCACTACCACTCGATCGAACACGCTGAGACGATGCTGCAGGATCTGAATGACGCAGTCAAAGATCCTGGCAACTACATATACTTTCAGACCTTGAAACGAGAAGAGCTGACACAGCTGATGATCGCGATCGCTTGGCATGATGTTGTCTATATCCCTGGATGGAAGTTCAACGAACGAGCATCTGCGATCAAGTTTGAGAAGTATCACAAGGAGAACAACCTTCCGTTCGATCCGGAACCGATCACTGAGTTGATCAAGTCGACAGAGATCGGAACAAGTAGAGAGTACCTGTTGAACAACAGGGTTCGTGCACTGCTTCACGATCTCGACTACTTGTCGTTTTCAAATAAAGATCGAATGATCAATGATCGACAGAAACTCAGGGATGAGTTCTACTTCCTGACGGATGAGGAGTATGCAATAGGTAGATGGCATTTCCTCAGTAAACTTGCCAAAAAGACTTACGAGAGCGGTCTTTATTTAACCCCAATCTGTGTCGCCTACAACGTCAAAGCGTTGATCAACTTGGCATCCGAGATCGAGTACTATCGTGAACGTATCAAACCTAACTAAAAAGTAATTATGAAACAGATCGCTGCAGCGATCGAGCGGGTCGAGACGTATCGGTCTCTGATGGGATACCAAAGACGACGAATACATTATCACAGGAGAAGATGATGAGGCTGACTGCTAAAAAGATGAGATGTCATTTAAACAACACACCTGACTTACTTGTTGATGTTGGGTATCAAGACGACATCCTGGCTACTACATTTATCAGCATGATAGATGTTGGTACAGGTTATGCCAAGATTGACGTGTTCAAAGGAGATCAATACATCGGACATACCGGTGTAGTCATCCACTTTGAAGAGGAGAAACTCTCTGAACCGAACGACTATGGAAAAGCTGCATTGCCGTACATTCAAAAAGCAGTAAAACAACTGCTTAAGGAGGTATCATGTACAAACAACAACTAACCGTTAGAGAAGCCATCGAGCTTCTAAAGAAAGTAGAGAATAAAGATCTTCCACTCGCTGTGTGGATCAACAGTCAGATCCCGGAACCTGTCTACTCGGGAGGTGACCGCATCCCTGTTGTTCATATCGACACAACCGTTGAAGGAGTGATCGACATCTGTTGTGAAGCTCCCGCCATCAAACCAACTATGGAGTAAACTATGCCGAAATACACAAAACATCCTTGCATTGAAATCATCAATGACCAACCCAGGCTGAAGTTGTTCGAGTACTTCTACAAGGAGCTTGAACTTCCGAAGTACAAGAAGGACACAACAACAGCTCTCCACACAGACATCACTCTGATGATGGACAGTATGAGCACGAATGCATCTTCTACGAATCCAACCTCTGGAAGTAGCAACGATTGGGAGAATGATCGGTACATCCGGAGTATCACCAAGAAGATCAAAAGGAACTTCTTTGACAAGATCATCGATCTGTTCATCGAACGGACGAAGGATCCTGTTGAGACAACCTTCGAGAAGATCAAGAACGCCAAGGGAGAACTTACTGAAGACATCTCCAAGATGGACGAGGTGATCACCAACCTGATCAATCGAGCGGCCAAGAACAACCAGAAAGCTCTTGTGGATGAACTCCTCAAGAAGAAACAAGTTCTGATCGGTGAGTGTGTGCTGGTCAAGAACGGATACACGGAATATGTATCCGAAGAAAAGATGCTCGAGTTCTTCCTGAAATGCAAGAAGGGTATCCGTATCGATTTCATCCGCAACTATACCGGGTTGATCCCGTTCCCGGTTGCTGAGAAGAAAGACGAGTTGGACAAACTGATGGTGTTCGACAACTACTGTATCGCACACTACGACCCCAACATGGAAGTCTTCAAGATCTCGGAAGAAGATCGTGCTGCACAGAGACGGAGAGATCCGATCCTGTTCGGTCTGATCGAAGGATCCAGGAGACTGTACTACGTTGCGGACTGGGTTACCGATACTGACAGTCTGACACTGGAAGAGTTGAACCTTGTAGTGGAGAACGCTACCTCAAGGCTCAAGAAATGGCATGATCAGCTTCCCACTCCGGAAGATCTCATGGAAGCGATCAAATCGATCAGACCTCTTTGATCACACCATGGAGAGGGACCCCAACATACATCAAACACCCTGTTGTCGCAACTGTGCGCACAGGGTGGTCTCCCGGTACAACCATCACGAGGTTGTACGTTGTCAACTGGATCACCATGTAGTTAAGAAGAACCACCACTGTGATCACTATCTACATCAAAAGAAAGGTGAGAACTTATGACTAACGTCAAACGACATGAAATTCAAGTCAACATGAAACAAATATGTAAAGATGGATATAAGTTCCTCTACGATGCGGAGGATGGGCTGACCATCATCAAGAACGATGCCTTTCTTATGAAACGTGTCCGAGCTAATCCAGATCTTCAAGCACACGATACCTGGCACATCTTCCAGGAAGCCGATATGGTGTGGGTAGGGAGACTTGATTTCTTCAGGCATATGTGCCAGGATAAGCTAGGTGAGGCTTACTGGCGCATCACAGCACGCATCGAGTACAACAGTATCGTGTACGAGACAGACTATCACTGTGCGTCGAAAGAGTGTGCAGAAGGATCAACCATCCCTGCAGAGGAGTACGTGGTTGCTGCGATCGATCATCTTCTCTCGATGCCTGACAAGATAGTAGTGCGCAAGAAACAGATCTCTTCAGAGGATACCAAGATGAAAGAAACGGATCACAAAGATACAGGATACAACGCAACAGGGAACTGTGACAACAGTCTCATCATTACGATCAACGACATCATGTGGCTCCCTGATGGAGACCGTCAGATCAACATCATTGTGAAACGATCAGAACAGATCTACGGGTATCGTAGACCTGAACCGATCATCAAGTCGATGGTGCTGATCGAGTCAGCATCGAAGTCTGAGTATCCGTTGACAGTGAAACAGATCAACAGCTTCACACGGCTTGAAGGGCTGGACTTACCGATGAAGTTCAAAGTCGGCGATACCGTGTCGATGATGTGCGCTCTCAACAGTGTCGTTACCACTACGATCAAGCTGATCCAAGAGAAGTACAGAACTGTCTTTGACCTGCTTGAAAGTTAAACGGAATAAGACGGTCCTTGGTTACTCATCACGACCGTCTATTTTCGTCAAACTAGAAGACCTTAACCCCAGTAAACACTGGGGTTAAATCTCGTCATTTAACGTTGACCACAAATTACAAGGAGATGTGATGTTTAAGCTTAACGTCACCAAAGTGAAACAGATCATCGTGAATGATTTCGTTCTCACTGAGATCACAGCTGAGGTGCCGGAAGATCCAAGAGCGAGAGTGTTCGTATGCTCTCAGAGGATCGGAAGTACCACTCTCACAGTCTATCTGAAAAAGATAGGTACCACAGAGGTACAGGATCATCCATCTACCGTCCGTATCAAGAATACGGAAGAACCGGTTGATCTACTCAACGTGTGTAAGACTCACTACGCTATGAAGCGAGAGGAGCCTTCGCACAACTACGTATTAGTTCCGAACTAAACGATCTAGGATGGGTGGTATAACAACCACCCATCCTAGATCGAGATATACCAAATTGAAAGGATGGTATCATGTCCTCAAGCGAATTACTAGACAACAACATTGAACTGTATATCGTATCTGAACACGTCTCTGTGGATGGCTGTGGATATGCGATATGTAGAATTGAATATAGAACCTATGATAAGTCACACGGTGAGGTAGAGATCGTAGATGATAAGTGCATAGGAGTCCTTCACATCACATTAGAATCCGATACACCTGACTCAACAACTAAAGCGTCTTGGGTCGCTATGGTCACTAGAACCTTACAAGATGTGGCACTACCAGAACCAGTATATTTTCGAGGTGCAATAGTACTGTCTGATCGTGACCTACTGTTGGATACGATTAAACGGGAACTCGTCTACCAATGTAAATCCTGTTCCCTGGAAGGGTTGATCGTAGTTGATCATGAAAGACAAGAAGATGAATCGAATGACTCTCCAGAGACACCCCAATCTATCAGAAAGAGCATACACATTACCAGGATCTATTATGATTATCAAAATACAAAGGAAGATCCACATCCTGTCTATGAAGTGAAGGTAAAGCTCCTGGATGATGAAACCTGTCGATTTATCAAAACTGCAGTTATCCGGATACATGTCAAGTACGATCACAACGATGGACTCTTGAAAGCGAAAACGGAGACCGTTTTCATTAACGGTGTACGTTCCGATAATTCCATATTCGACTCAAGTGAATATAGAACCATCCTTTTAGGTTTTGATGGTCCAAGTGATCTTAAACGCATGTTGGTCGAACCTATCGTGGACCATTACCTTGAAAAGTGCAATAGACGTTTTGAGGTCTATCACAAGATCCTGCATGCCGAAATAACCACGTAGTACCAAATAACACTAAGAGGGTGGGATGAGTCCCACCCTCTTAGTTCTTTTTTATTTCATAGCAGGATCTCTGCTCAAGTTGAACACAGTAAGTTTCACCAAGTCAGTGGTTCCGTGCATCAGCTTACCATTCGTTCCGATATAACGAGTGGTTGAGTTGAGATGTTCCGTAACCTCCTGGTTCGCTTGCTTACTTAAAACTCCGTTAGAAGATGCCGTGTCATAGACAACAACACCATCGTTCACAGCGAAGACTTTGGTTGTTGGAACAATGAAGTCATAAACAGTATCCTTACGGATGTTCCCAAGATAATGCACCGTCTTGAATACAACACGATCTCCCTGTATCATAGGAGATAAGAGATTGTTACTCAACACAGGTGTTTCTTTTTTCAACATACCGCTGTCATCCAACACAGCCATTGAAGGATTCGTGGATATTGTCAGCTCAGTACCACCAACATCTACATCCACAACCTCACAGTCTCTTTCAACGGTAAGTTGTGTAATAGGTTCATAACTTGGAACCCAGCAGTTGTCAATCTTTGCGATACTTCTAATCTCACAACCCTCAGGTATCTGGTACACTTTAGCACGATTCTTATCGTACTTGAATAACCCAGGTTGTGGGAACTCATCCATACGAATCTCAGCGTAGTAGAAATCCTTTCTTCGAATGGACTTAGACTTTATCAGCTTGACAATGGCAGAGATGTCTTGTCCACTGCAATTATAATCCTGTTTGGATATCTGATCTATCCAGTCGCTGGCATACCTGATCTGCACTCTTGTGCTTCCGATTAGGCAGTTACCGTCGAAGTCCATCCCGAGCCCAGCAAGGATCTGTGGGTGTGGGATCAAACTATCCACAAATGTGTTGTTGATGATGGGGTACTCTGGTAGTTCCAGATACGTATCCCAGTTACCGGACTGGAACAAGTTAACCACTCGTCCAGGGTTCGTTGAGATCAGATGTACATGGTTCGGTACTTCTGAACCGATCTCGATCGCAGGGTATCGAGTGATGAACGAGTTCTTGTTCAAAGTAGCTCGATAAGCAGCGATGTACAACATCTCAGCGTAGGTGATCGGTCTGAGTTTGTTCTGGTCAAACAGTCCACCTTTCTCCTTCAAGTGCTGTACCAGTTCACTGACTGATCTTGTGATATACACCACTTCGTTGTCATCATAGATCATGTACAGGTAGTATCCCTGACCTTGTTCATTATACACCATCACAGGAGTAAACCGGAACTCAGGGTCTCTGAACAGATCTATGATCTTCTCGATCCCCTCTGAAGAGAGGAACCTGCTTTTCTCATCCTCATCCACTGGTTGATAGACCAGGTTGTTGGTAGCTGGATCGATCACCGCGATCTGATCTGCTGTGATGGAGAACACTTCGTTCAGGAAGAGCATCTTCATGTTGTACACGATCAGAGGTGTGAACATCTTGCAGACCTGGAATAGTGAGATCTTGATCTCATCCATCTTCAGATACTGAGGATCGTAAGGAGAGCTTGCAGACATGGAGGCTGTGGACACCACATTACGTGTTCCAAGAGCCAGGTTACGGGAACCATACTTCCTCTGGAAGAACCCGAACTTCCCTTCTACCATATCGAAGAGGTACTGGTAGATCTCCAAGACTTTCTTCTGGATCGAGTATCGGACATTATCGTAGATGTCTGAAGTAGTTCCAGAAGTAGGAAGAGCTAAGGTGTAGTTGATCAGAGAGGAGTAGAGTTTGTTGATGCTGTCTGCAGCTGGTTTCGCTTCATCCTCCCTGAGATCCCTCAGACCTGCTGGAAGGACCAGACACTGTTCCAGGATCAACTTGTCTTTGTTCTTCTCGATCACATCGACCATCTCGTTGTGTTTCAAAGACTGGTTCTTCTCCCACCGGATGTCGTTGAGATGATCCATAAAGAACTGATATCCGGTATCTGCATCATCATCCTCTTCCGATGCACGTTCGAACTCACCTGTGGATGGATTGAACACAGCGTAGGTCTGTCTCGATACGATCTCTTCGTAGAGTGATTTCAGCTTGATGATGTTCTTGTAGATCACCGGATGGATGATCTTGGTTCTCAAGTTGATGTATCCGAATCGTACCAGACGCTCTGGTGTATTGATCTGTCCGAAGATCTTCTCTGAAAAAAGACCATCGGACTTGAACTCGTTCGTAGTGGTTTCCCGTATGAAGACAGAAGTGACAGGTTGACACTTGTTCTCCCTGATGAACTTCTGTACATCCATAATGGAAAGACGTACAGGATCAAGAGCCATATAGGTTCCTCCTTCTATATAAGGTTGTTTTGAGCATACCATGCTCCATGTCGGTAGGAGTGTAGTTCGTGGATTTTCACCTATATATAACTTCTTTGATAGGGTAAGGTCACATCGATACAAAGGAGTTAACACAATGAACAATATCCACATCTTTCATTTAGATATCGACCAGCATGATGTGGTCGATACGGACAACATGGAGCTTCTCACCACGTACTGTGAGAAGTTCCCTCATTTGGAGAAGACACTCGTCCTTATGGACGGGACTGCAACTCTGATCCCTGATCTTCCCCAGGCGTTCACGTATGATGCCAACACGATTCTCGTCTCCGAGAACTGTATTGACAATGCATTTGTCCTGGAGCATGAGCTGGGACATATTGCGTTAGGTCATATCGCTGCTGCTCTTGCAGCAGGAGGTGAGGACGAGATCGTATCTAATTTGGAGTGGGAGCTTGCTGCTGACCGCTATGCGGTGGAACACAGTAGTAAAGATCTTGCTCTTGAAACACTCAACATCCTGAAAGATATCACTCTGACCAACGAGTACATCTCTCAGGAAGAACGGGATACCATCCTGCCTATGCTGGATGCTCGTATCCAGAACGTCATCAACATGTAACAAGGTGTATCACTGGTGGATGCTGACCCATCCACCAGTGATACACACAATTTTGAAAGGAGGTGAAACCGTGAAGACGTTCAAACAACGTTACGAAGAGTTGCTTGCGCAATATCTTGCTGCAGGCGAATTACTTCGTAACGCAATGCATCATGCTGTTATGCAAATAGCTGATGAAGTCAAAAGGAATGGTGATTACCCAACGTGGTCGTAAACCATTCAAGAGCTAAGTGTGACATATATTTGTAGAGTCTCGTAGGATTGTCACCTCCAATATCATCGTAAGACTCGCAACATTTAAAAGAGGAATCAAACACTATGAAAAACATTCTTATCGTACTCACAGTTATCGTCTCCCTGAATATTTATGCTAGCGACTATGTCGCAAAAGCTACGGATCTCATCAAGAGCTTCGAGACATTCAGTGAAACCCCATACCGTGATGTAAACAAGATGGCAATCGGCTGGGGGTTCAATGACAAGAACCTCGTTGCAAGAGGACGTATGTCCAGAGAGGAAGCTGATCGTATCCTCAACGGATATGTTGTCAGCATCGGTGGATACATTGACACTCAAGTCAAAGTACCTCTTACCGATAACCAGAAATCGGCTCTCGTTGTTTTCATCTACAATGTTGGACGTGGGAACTTCTCCTCGTCCACATTGCTGAAGAAGCTCAACAACAGGGAGTACACCGCTGTTGCCAGCGAGATCAAGCGCTGGAACAAGGTGAAGAAGACTGATGCCAGAGGTCGGATCGTGAAAGACAAGAACGGCAAAGTCGTTTACGTCGTAGCCCCTGGATTGGTAAAGCGTCGTCAAGCTGAAGCCAACCTTTGGCTCAGTAACAAATAAGTCCATGAGGGAAGGGATCAGTGACGATCCCTTCCCTCATGTTCCTTTTGTGTTAAAACGAGTGATAGATGTGTGATACCTACAGATCTGAACCTAACCAGTCCTACTGTAAGACTGTAAAAACTACAGTAGTTAGTACGACTTCCAAAGATTGTCCGTGTTAAGAAGCTACCTGATATCATCCGTGTCAGGTGAACTACCTCTACTACGATCTCCCAGTGACTGATCTGGCTGGAGATCTTCGTGTACCAACATCCACCACTCGTTTCAATTTAAACAACACTTCGTACTATGGCTTTCGCAGTAAAAGACGACAAGAACCCAAACTCTTTGTCGTCAAGATCCTGCTTTGAATTACATGATGCTAGAGTAGCGCATGCTAAGGCTAAGCAGAGAATGCTTCTTGATATGCTCCGTAAACACTACGGGATATACCACGAAGACAAACAATCGAAATCACCATCTATCGTGTCAATCTTGACATCATAGCTGTGTGATCACTACAATATCGATGACTGATCTGGTCGATGTTGTCCGTCAACTACGAAGTGTTGTTCTTATCATAGTTCCGAGTAACAACTTTAAATTCAACAAGGAAAGCGGTCCATGTGAAATACAACGAAAACAACTACTCGTACAACACGCTTGCTATGTTCTATGCAGTAGAGGATACTGTAGTAGCAGAGGTGTTGTATCGATTGAAACGATACGACGTATCGAAGATGTCAGTTGATCAACTGAAGGAACATCTTCCTAACACGTTGTATGCGAAGAAGACGAGGTGGGCATTGAAGTATGTCAGTAAGAACAACGACAACCTCAGCGTCTATTATGTTGATTTATTTAAGTCAAAGTTACTAAGGATCAGCAACCACTGGTCCTATGTATCATTCTCTAAACCACACTCTACTAAGATGTGGATACGAGGATGCTGGTGGGAGCTTCATGGCAAACGTGCATCCAGAGCTTACCACCTTCCCATATTCAGAGGATTCTACGGAGGACAAGTGGAATTCTCAAAACTACAACCTGTCCATAATTGAAAGGTAATACATCATGGAAAACAATATCATCGAGCGTCTTGACAAAGTTCAGAACAGATTGAACAAAGATGTTATCTATCCGAAGAATCGGATCAACGAACTCCAGTATGATGAAGAGATGCGTTCTTGGATCTTCCCCAAGAACGCTCCAAGCAACAACGGAGATGTAATTACGGTGCTGAACGAAGCCCTCAATAGGGAATTCGGTGGATGTGCGATCCGCCATAACAACCCTGAGATTCTTCATGAGAAAGACAACATCGTTACTATCAAACATCAGCTTGACATTACAACTATCGCTTGTACATACATCGTACAGGTAGAGACTGAGGTCTACAAGGAGAAATGTCCTGCTGTCATCGTCGGTATGACACTTACTCACATCGATCAGCGTGAAAACGAGAAGAAGGATCTTGAGAGACTGTCTCTCGTCCTTTGTGATAAACTCATCGAGACGCATGAGAGTCTCAAAAAGAAGAATCAGATGATCAGCAACAGGAACAACCTGTTGCTGAACTTCTCTGAATACGTGAGGAGTACTCGGATGCACATCCGTGAGTTGACCGACACTCTTCGGATGATCCAGAGGGAGGTTCCCAATCTCCCTGAACCTATGAGAGTCTACAACAGAAGACTTCATGATTCTCTGAAAGGATTGAACAGAGCTCACACTCTTATCAGTGATAAGATCAGGGAGTTCAATGTAAATCACAGAGATGGACAGTAATCTCTAAACGGGTAGAACTAAGGTTAGGTTGGCATGACCTCTCCTTAGTTCTTCTTTTTTGTTCTATGTGTATTTTTTTACAGCACTGTATATGGTATGCGTGCACATGGCAGGATTAGGTTAAACTAATCTCCTTGTCCCGTAGGGAAAGGGTTCTATAAAGTATAATAGATATATAAGTATAAGGGAAAATAGAGATAAGAGAAGTATATAGAGAGATAGAGTATAGGGAGGATGTGATGCCAGCATTGAGGATAGAGAATAGAGAGTAACTAGAGAAGAGAAAGAGGAGTAAACACTAGGGATAAATAGAGCTTAAATAGGTTCATCAGAAATAGAGAAGAAAAGAGAGATAGACAAAAAGAGCTCTATAAGTGTAAGAGAAGAGAGAAGAGGATAACCCAGTAGAGAGGGGTCTGGGGAGAGATCTTCTTCGATAACGATTTTATGACTTGCCTTGGTTAGGGAGATGGTGACTCACCATCTCCCTAACCACCTTTACGATATTGAACTTCTTAACTAGAGGATATCGAGTATGAACCTTCAACTTGATCAACTGTTGTCTGTTCCTTCTAAGAGAGAGGAACAGCTGTTCGACGAAATCACAGACCTGTTTATCGGTGCTCAGCATGCAGCTATGATGATCCAACAGCAGATCGCATCTGCAGAGCTCCTGTGTGCTGTTTACGACCATGTTCACAAATATGGGATCACGGAAGAGAACCGTGCTCTGTTTGCGATGTCGTTTGAGAGTGTTGGATATGACTACAGTGAGGAGAACGTCCTTGCCAATGCTTATCACTCTGTGAAGAATGTGATCGAGAGGATCATCAAGTTCCTCAAGGAGAAAGTTCAAGCGTTCTTCAAGAAGATCAAAGAGTGGTACAACTCCATCTTCAAGAAGAAACTCCAACAAGCTTCTAAAGAACCGCTTCCGAAAGAGAAGGAGACTGAGTTCAATAAGAGGATGACATCCGGAGGATCGAAGCCATCTACAGAAGGTGTGAAGGATGCCTCCCTTAAGGATATCGCTGATGAACTCGATATCCTCCACGGTGACAAGATGGTTCCAACTGATGATATCGTGAAAGGATTAAATGCACTTGTTACGTTCCTAAAGGAAACTTCTAGCAATATTACAAACGGTAAATATCAAACACCGGATTTCCCAGCCACACCACAACAGCTTGCTACTCCTTCGCAGGGTGGATGGGCTGATCCTGGTAAGCTTCTGAAAATCATCGATACAACAAATCAAGTTTCTGACGCTATCGATGATTTGATTGTCGACGTGAGTCGTGCAGGTCAGTCTCTTGAAAAGAGTGGTATGGAGAATAATAGAGAAGCTATGGATTTTTTGGCGAACGTCGGAAAGAATGTTCAGCGGTTGCTCATGGATACTCGTCTGGTCGTTATCACTGCTAAGAAAGCCATGATGATCCGTGAGTCTATCCTGAAGGGTGAAATAGACTAAGCTTTTGTTAGTTCTGTATACTTACTACCATCGTTGGAACCCGGGTTCCAACGATGGTATGTACTGCTATTTACGTACTCGTATCGAGGGGAGTTACCCCCCCCATACGGAACTTCAATCCCGGGGGAGAAGGTAGAGTTTAGTATGGACTTACGTTTAAACGAACTGATAGGATCTCACAGCGTTCTCAGCATGGAATCTCTTGCACAGGAGGTTGCTGCCTCCAGTGAGGCTTACCTGGAGTTGTCTGATGTCACTTGGCAGATCGACCAGATGATGTCGACGATCGATCAACTGATCGCCATCCGGCAGTGTGTTAAGCTGTACGGATGTACCGAATCGATCCAGTACCTTTATGGAGAGAACAACATCACTCTTTCTGTGGAAGGGATCGGTGAGAAGATCTCTTCTGGTCTGAAAGCAGCATGGAACAAGATCGTGGAGTGGTTCAACAAAGCAGTTGAGTTCTTCAAGAAGCTGCTTGGGCTAAGCCCTAAGAAGAAAGAGGCATTCCAAGAAGTGAAGAAAGACATCGATAAGAACAAGGAAAAGGTGGAGGTTGTTGAAAAGAAGAAACAGGAAGAAAAGCAGGAACCTCCGTACAAACCGAAGTACGTCACCAGCGCTTATCTCAACTCTGTGATTTCAGACATGAAGAGTAAGAGTCAACTTACTGATCCAACACTACTGGAAGGAGTTCTCGATAAACTGGATAGTCTGGATAAGGAACTTGCTGGACCTATATCGGAAAAGCCATCCACTGCGGAACTTAGAAAACAGTACTGTGATGTTGGTGTTGACCTGCTCGACTTTTATGAACTCATCAACACCTACTTGACTTATGTCAAGAACGAAGCTACGAAGCATCTTAAGAAGGATGAGAATGGTCTTGATCCGAACAGAGCGGACCTTGCTAAAATACACAATCAATTGCTTGATATGACTGATCATCAAGCACCACCGGAAGAGGATCTCAAGAAATATCAAAAGCTGACTCAACTCTATCCCAAAATAACTAGGAAGGTTGGCACCATTATCACACGTTGCTACAATGTAGCTGCAAAGAATCTCGATGTGAATGATGATAATTTGAGCAAACTGTTCGATGCCACTATGCAGGTTGGAAAGAATTCTGATGCTGCTATAAAAATCGGATAACAGGAGAACTACATGACACTTGCACCATTTGAAGTTGCAGATGCTGTTGTGGATTACAACAGTATGCTGAGAGAACAGGAACTTGCCAAAGAGCGGTTCGTATCGATGATCTCTGGACTGGAACAACTCAGTCCAGGAGAACGTCAAGTTGTGATCAACTACCTTCGTCAGGACAGTATGATCGCTGAGTATGCGGGAAGTGATCCCGAACGTTACTATGAGAATCTGAAAGAGTCAAGTGAAGTCGTAGGAGCGATTCTTGCATCAGTATACGGTGGTGCTCTCGCCGGTGCTGTACTTGCATGGTTCCTTCACAAATATCGTGATTCGTTCTTTGCACTCAGGAAGCCATTGACGAACAGCACTATTATGAGTGATGAATCTATGAAGACGCGGAGTTCTTCTCGAATGATCCTCAGTTACGATGCATTCAAGCAGAACTGCACCACCATGGAGAACGGCTATCGCCAGCTCAGCACTCTTCTGAAGAAGGCTAATCCAACCGATGTTGACTTCTATGCAGCAGCAGGTGCAGTTGGACTGAAACTGAAAAGCCCAAGTCGCCCAACACCGAATCGGATCATCGCAGGGTTCTCATTGGGAGCACTTACCTCTATGACAACGAACTACTTGATCAGTCATCTTGTGTCAGGACCGATCATCGGAGCGTTGTTGTTGTCAGGACACGTCACACTGCCTATGCTTCTGGCACTGAATTTCACTGAGAACTTCCTGAGGAACACCGCAGGTGTCTTCCTGGGTTTCAAAGTACAGTCCTACGTCACAAATGGTAAGACTACAACCATCGCTCAAGGTGGATGGAACCATGAGAAGGGAGAGTGGGCGAGGAAGCAGTGCTTGGCATTGATCAAGTACATGGACAATGTCGCTCTTGGATTGCAGAATACCAAGATCGAAGACAAAGCGGCACTCTCAGCCGTCCGTAAGATCGTTGATCTGTACGCATCGACGGTTCAGGGTATGTGTATCAGCACAGCTCGTCTGATGGATTGAATTTGATGTTATGATGCTTCTGGTGGAGTACTCCACCAGAAGCATCATAGTCTTTTCAGCTATATATAACAGTACGAGACTCAATCATCACATACCAAAAGGAGACGATATGGAAGACACGAAAGCTTTCGAATTGGATGCAACAGCAAGTGATATTACTGTTGAAAATATGGAACAGTATGGAAAGTACACCATACTGGAAGCCTTACCGAATTATATTGACGGACTTCGTCTGGTTCACAGACGGATCCTTGTAACGATGGGAGATACTACAGAACGAGTCAAAGGAGCAGCGATCATCGGAGAGACCATGAAGAGCTACCATCCTCATGGTGACAGCGGGATCTGGGATGCTGTTGTAAGACTGTGTCAACCGTTCAACCAGTGTCAACCACTGTTGTTCAGCGATGGTAACATCGGTGCTTATGGTGGTGAACCTGCAGCAGCACCTCGCTATCTGGATGTCAGCAGTGCGGAGTTCGCAAGGGATGTTTACATCCACGCAACCAATCCCAAGACATTAGTCTATGTTCCGAGAGAGACTGGAAATGGAACCGAACCTGCGTTCTTGATCCCTGCGATCCCGATGGCTTTGTTAACAGGATCTCAAGGTATCGCGATCGGGTTCCGTTCCACCTTACCTCATCTGAACTTGAACAGTGTATGTGATCTGGTGATGAAGTTCATCCAGCTGAAACACAGCAACATCGTCACAGCCAATGTTGCTTATAAGGAGTACGCGAAGTATCTGATCCCGGACTATCCGGTAGCAGGACTGATCTTGAACGAACAGGAGATGCTGGAGGAGCAGGAGAACGGTAACTTCACAGTATCTCTGGTATCCACCGGGACGATGGAGGTATATCCCAACCGGATCAACATCCACACGATCCCGTATGGACAGGATTTTGCGAAGTGTGTCACTGAGACACTTGGTAACCTGACGAAACATGCATCCTTCGTTACAGCGAACTTCTCTGAGGTGCTGGATCTGACAACTGGACAGATATCAGGAGACATCGAACTCCCGTTGAAACGAGGAGTGGATCCGTTCAACGTACTGAACCAGTTGAAGAGAACGGTGAAATTCGTATCGTCCAGAGCTCCGATCTGGAACTTCTGTAACCATGAGGGCAAGCTCCTCAACATGGATCCGATCTCATTGGTCGATGCGTGGTATCATGCCAGATCTGCTTCCATCGTGTCTGATTTGAAACAGACCAATGTAGACCTGTTCAACAAACACAGAGAGTTGTCTGCACAGGTGATCATCGCAGACCACACCAATAAGGTCTTGAAGATCTTCAAAGAAGCGGAGAACCGTGCTGCCACGATCGAACCTCTTTGCAAGACCTTCCATCTGTCTCAGTATCAGGCGAAATTCTTGTCAACACTTCAACTGCATCAAATCACCCATCAGGGAAAGGAAGAACTCCTTGCCAAGGTGGAAGAGATCCGTAAGAAGATCAATGATCTGCAACAGCAGTTCGGAAGGGTTGATGAGACGATCTGTGAACAGGTGCTGAAGATCAAAGAGAAGTACGGCAAGAAGTCTGTCAGAAGAACGGAGTTCAACCGGTTCAACTGCGCACTCTATGTTGTTGGAAGTGGAGTGATCCAAGCGAAGGATCTGAGTGAACTGTCCACTCTGGTTGGACGATGGGATGCCCGTGACACTGAGATTATTCTCTATCCGACAACCAAACATAAGCGGATCCCCTATGACAAGGATGTTGCCTATGCTGGGATACCTTCTCACTTCATCTCAAGGAACTACGATCTCCAGAAAGAGTTCCCTTGTGACAACTATCGTGTGATACCGTACTATGCGAAACACACGATCGTGCTGAACAAGAAGGATAAGACGATGTTCCGTATCCCTGGTGGAGAAGTGTACACCAGAGAACCTCATCTTGAACTGTATCCAGTGAACGATGAGTTCACCGGGTTGGATCGAAGCGGGAACGTCAAAACGATCCGATACACGGAGATCTCCAAACGTGGGAACATCTCTGCAACAGGAGTGAAGAGTGATCTGATCTATATCGGTTATCCAGTGGATCAAGGAGAAGGTCTTGTGTTGATCACAGCCAACACGAAAGATCCCAATGTTGTGACACTGGAGCTGGTGAAGAACGGATCGAAGTACAACAAGCTCTTCTTCGGAGAGACCAAGTTCATCGGTCTGTACAAGTTGGACGATGCGGTAGCCTTCACGGTATCGAAGGATGTGCTGATGCGTTGTGTGATCAAGCACATTTATCTGAAGTCATTGAGACCGTTGATGACCAAGAAACGTGTGCAGATCCTACTGAACAAGAAACAAACTTCAACAGGTCTGACGTTGTCTCAGTATGGGACAGGTTCTAAGATCTGGACTATCAAGGAGAAGTAACATGAACCAAACCAGTAAAGACCACCTCCTTACTATGGAAGGTGTTCCTACGCTTCCTCCTGAGATGCACAATCAGGAACTGATCCGGAAGATCGTTCGTGAAGAGTTGAAGAAGATTTTCGATGCTGTTCCAAAGCTGAGAGAATCTGAACCTATTTACGAATCGATCGAAGATAAGCTGGCTCGTAGAGCCTTTGGTGCACGAGCCATACCTGGAGCGAGTACGTGCAACGAGTTGCTTCAGAGTATCAAGGATACGATTTCCAATCAGGAGAGTGAACTGTGAGTTTTGATCATTTGAAACAATGTACTGGGTGTGGGAAGAAGATCCGTCCTACCGATACCCAACGAACCTGTGATGTCTGTGGTTCTGTATTCTGTGCAGAATGTAGACATACCAGGATGGTTGTGGTTCAAGGGAAAGGATCTTTCACCAACCTGGTGTGTCAAAAGTGTGCCGATTTGAACCGATCGAAAGTGGTTGGTCCTAACCAAACAATGTGTAACTAAAGGAGGCTGTTATGCCTGTACAACGAGCTGTTGATCGTAACATCTCAACCCAGGAGAAGCTCTATAGACTTCTCGGACGGATGTTGAAAGAAGATGCATCCGATACCACCAAGAAACAGTGGTGTGATGAGTTCACCTCTTATGTCCAAGGACAGGACATCCGAAACTGGTTGTCCAACCTTGGACTTCAGGGGGAGACTGGGGTTGATCGTGGAATGGGATATGTGGATATCTTCGTTCCGATCACCCACGTTCCTCAGTGGTATCAGGTTCGTCATCAGAAAGAACATCCGAATACTCCTATGGAACAGCCCAAAGTGAGGTTCTATATGACGATGCGTGAGACCAAGGGAAGCAAAGATCCTGGTGTTGGTCCTCTGAACCCCAAGGAACAGACAACCCAGAGTCAGGAAAACCCTACCAAGGGTTGATCGTTACGGAAGCATTCCTGGACGCTCATCCAGAGGTGATCTTCATATATGGAGACAACTTGATCCATAAGGGTATGGGAGGTGCTGCAGCACTTCGGCACCATCCCAACTCTTATGGATTTATCACAAAGAAGTATCCGGATATGAGAGAGGAGTCTTCTTACTATCCAGAAGAGTATCGTCCTGTGTTCCAGCAGGAGATGCAACGACTACTTCAACATATCGAAGATCATCCTGACAAGATCTACTTGATTTCGAAACTGGGAAGTGGGTTGGCGAACCGTCACTTCATCTTCCAGGAGGTGATCCAAGAACCACTCCAGGAACTGAGCCGTAACCATCAGCGAGTTTACCTTGTATATTGAACGTGATCTGGAGGATGTGCTCCCCAGATCACGTTCTTCTTTTTTGATCATTAGTACCTATGCTTCGGACACCCCTTCCTTCAGGTAGGGGAGGAGAAGCATTCTTTCTTGTTAATAGTTACTATTCTATGAATGTAATTAAACACAGGATCTTCTCCCATGATAACTACAACCTACAAGTTCCGGTTGTATCCAACTAAAGATCAACAGGAACAACTGTGGAGATGGTCAAGGGCTCTCAATGATCTCTACAACCACTTCCTATCTCTTCAAAAGCAACAGGTAACCAAAAGACTACCTGTTCTGAGAAGGTTCGATACACACAACCTCATACCGAAGTTGAAACATGAAATCGAACATCTCAACGATGTCTACTCAGATGCCAGACAAGCTTGTTCGGATCGAGTTGCAACGTGTATGATCCTCTGGCAAAGAGGTCATATCAAGTTCCCTAAGTTCCGTTCAGGTTACCAGTTCTTCAATATCACATACACAGTCTTCAACAAATCTTGTAAACTCACAGGTTCCTACTTCACAGGAGGTAAACTTACTCCTATTAAAGTTAAGATCCATCGTGAGATCCAAGGTATGATCAAAACAGCTACGATTCACTGTGATGAACGTGGTAAATGGTGGGTACTACTTACATCAATACAACCTACCATACAACTGCAGAAGTTCAACATGGATCGTACTGTCGGTATCGATCTGGGATGCAATCATCTCTTAGCCACTTCGGATGGTTACACCATCCAGTCTCCCAAGTTCCTCAAGAAGATCTCGGATGCGATATCCGATATCCAAACAAGGATCGATATCTATCATAAACCTACAGGTTCTAAGAAAGATGGAACTTACCACATGTCGCGTAAATGCAAACATCTCAAGAAAACCATCCGTGGGTTGTATGGTAAACGAAATCGGATGATGAAGAACTTCCTCCACACCAGATCTCGTAGGATCGTAGATCACTACGATGTTGTGGTAGTGGAGAATCTAAGAGTTAAAGAAATGAAAGAACAGTCGAAACAGCAAGGTTCTCCTTCTGCTAAGTCTGTAAACAGAGTCCTATCTCAGAATGCAGTCAGTATGTTCAAAGACATGCTCCACTACAAATCCAAGAAGTACATTGAGGTGAACCCCGCATACACGTCTAAGACGTGTGCCACATGCGGACAGGCGTGTGATACACTCACACTCGCTGACCGAACCTATCGTTGTACCTCTTGTGGATCTGAGATAGACCGAGATATCAATGCAGCTGTAAACATCCGTAACCTTGGTATCCTTCAGATCTTGCATCTGGTTGGTGATACTCGTGTTACGATCACGGATGTTCGTGATCAGCTGCAGATGTGCAACAACTTATATCCGTGTCAGGCAATCGTCTGACATAACTAAGTTTAAAGCATGCTCGCAACGAGCCCTCTAGTTGAGACACTAGAGTGTACTGGACTTAGATCCAGCAAGTTCTCTTCTTAAGGTGAGGACAGTTGACTCTTAGATCCTATGACACTCGTAAACACAGGAGGTTTTATCATGCTACCGATGCAAGATCGATGGAGAGTGTTTATCGGGTACTTAGCGGAATCTACAGGGTATCGAAATCAACGAACCTTCCACGTTTATGTACCTGAGACACTACCTCCACATACCGGTGACATCACACCGGAGGTTGCTACACACTCTGTGAAAGTAACCAATGTGATGACCAACCAGACGGATGAAGCGAATGTCGGAGTTGTTACTACGATCAAAGCGGAGTATCTCGGTCTACTCACTTCAAGAACTGTTCCTACGATGTACAAGAACCAGCAGGTTCTGGTACTGAACTTCTCCAACGATGATCGGTTCTTCTGGATCCCTTTGGATCGTGATGACTATCTTCGTACCTTTGAGCAGATCCGGTTCTCTGCATTGGATCAAGCAGTTACAAACAAGAGTTCTGCTACTGGATCCGATATCGAAAAGAAACAGTCCAGCATCACCAATGATAACAGCTACTACTTCGAGATCGATACGAAGTATGGTAAACACATCATGATGTCGACTGCTTCCACCGATGGTGAGTCCTGGAGGTATTTCTTCAAGATTGATGCAAATGCTCACAGTGTTGAGATCTGGGATCAGTCGATCAAAGATCCTTCTATCCCATCCAACTCCATCAAGCTGGAGTCACAACCGATGCCTGGTTGTAAAGGAAGGATCAAGTTGGAGACAGCAGCTGGTGCATCTCTGACCTTGGAAGATAAGAACGCCATGTTGAACATCCCAGGGAACTTGGAAGTCTCTGTTGGTGGAACAGTGGTGACCAATATCCAAGGGAACACCACAGCTTCCTTCGGAGGGAATGTAGGATCGACGATCACCGGTAAGTATCTCCATTACGGTATGGATGATACCGTATTGAACTTCATGAAACACCTTGGTATCGCTGTAACGCAGACTTACACATTGTCTGTAAAGGGACCTATAGTGACCAGCACACTGACCAGCGCTCTCCATCTGCAGCCGATGAGGACTGTGATCACAGAAGGTATGGATACGGTAACTGCTATCACAGCGATACAGAACTACACGACCCATACTGTCACTACGATCGGTGCAGAAACATTGAACACATCTTCCTACAGGATTCAAGCAGCCAGTGCAGATTGGTCGGTTGCTTCTATGGAAGACACCTACATGCTGGAGATTCCAACACTTGGACGTGTTCCTTGCCAGATCAGTCAAATCACTTAAAGTATCTTTCAACCAGGATCCGTCTTCTTATACACAGAAGGAGATTAACATGTTCTTCAAAAGACACGATTTGATTACACCAGAACTGGATGATAAGATCTTCAATGACTTCATACTCTTTTACGGTATGGAGTGTAAGCTCCACAATCGGAACAGAGATCGTTCCACGGAACACAATGACAGTGTTTGTGAGAACATCGGTACTTTGAACCCACAAGCATTGAACACAGATATGGGACTTAATAGAATTGAATATCTCTTCGGATCTAAGAGTCCTCTCTATGCGACAGGTCTTCGTATCGCTGAGTTCACATCGTCTTGTGTGATCCGATACGGATCCGATGTGATGGACTCTTACAAGGAGAGGTGCTTAACTTCTTTGGAAGAGTTCAAAGCGGATCGCAAAGTGATCCGCAGACTGGCGAAGCAATACAACACGTTCTGGACGTACCCTCTTTTCATAAGAGCGTATAATCATTTTGCACATCTGAAGCTTGCTGTAGCAACAGACTGATAACCAATAAAGATCCGTTAGGATAGGAGCTGTTACGCTCCTATCCTAACGATACGTCATCTGTTGTTGTTTTGTTGAGCTGATACGGTTCGATATCGTTCCGTCAACCATTGGATCGCTCTCATATCAGGGATCAGGATCGATTTCAGATCACGGAAATCCACATTGGTACCGAGTTGGTTGATCATCAACACGATCCAAGCACAGCTCTTAGGCATGTTAAGCTGATCTTGAAGGAAGTCCTCCAACCGATACTTCATCGTGTTGTGGCGATAGACATCCAAGTAGATCGTCTGTGCTGTCTGTCTGATATAGAGAAAATGATCTCTTACGAACTGCACCCAGTTCTGATCTTCCGAGCAGTACTGGTCAGCTTGCATCTCGTACATTTGTTTCAATGTATTAGCCATATTTGCTTCGTCCTTATTTCAGGTATATATTACTTGATGTAGGGTTAACATAGGATTGGAACATAACAACACTCAAGAACATAGGAGGCTAGGCATGAACAGGGAGGAATTTATATCCGATCTTAACGTAAGACCGGAAGTGATCGGATCTCCTGGGGTCTTATCACCACTGATCCAGTTTGTATCATCTCAGAGGAACTTGATGTTCGCATCGAACGCTGGTCAGATGATGGTGGTGGATGGCTGTGAAGTAGCCAAGATCCAATCGGGATATGAATCAAAAATAGGGAAGTATGAGTTCGACAAGAGCTCCAGGAATCAGGATGTGATGATCGTTGCTGTGATACCGAAGTTCAGGATCCATGCAACACAACAGATCCGCAACAACCCCAAGTTGACTGTCATCTACATCGGCTGTGATGATGGGAAGGTTGGGTATTTCGATGTGGATAGTTATACCGAACTCTACAGTGGGTTCGGTTATATTAACAAGAAGATGCATCTGGATCAACTCCAGGAAGGTCGTGTTGTGGATAAGGATGTGAAGTTCATCACATCCCCGAATCATGAGAACGGTCTTTACAAGATGGGAGTGAATGCCAAAGTTGCGTATCTTCCACACTGGGCCACCACTGACGATGCGTTCAAGATCTCCAGAACCCTTCAGAAGAAACTTGCTCACACGGTGGTCGACAGTGTGGTGATCGATGTTCGTATCGACGACATCCCACTCAACCTGTATGGCGGTCCGGATGAGTACAAGTCGTTCCCGGATATCGGAGAACAGATCCGGGAAGATGGGATCCTGATCGGGTTCCGGAAGCAGAACAAGAACTCCTTCCTGATGGATATGACCGATGAGAAACTCAGGGTTGCTGAGGATTTCCACGATGATCTCTATCGTGGACAGTCCGGAGCGATCGTGATCGACGTCGAGATCTTCACCAATCAGAAGAAGTACAAGGAACTGCTCTCCAATACCTCATATCGACAGTTGATGCAGTATCAGGAACAGTATCACAACTACTGGAATGAGATCGTAGCGGTCTACGAACAGATGAAACGGGAAGGTCGTGAAGTCACACCTTCGTTCAACACACTGGTTACCTCTTGCAAGGGCTGGTGTTATGACCGAGAAGGTCGCTCCATGATCCTCATGAACAAGAAGGAGCCTGTAGACTTCATCCGGTTGAAGATCACCTATGCCTACCAGAGAGAGATCGACAAGGGTTATAAACTTGTCGGAGATGCTGGTAACAAAGGCGTAGTATCTGAGATCGCAGAAGATGAAGATATGCCGGTGATGGAAGATGGAACCAGAGCTGACATCATGATCACAGGAGCTTCTCCGTTCAACCGTCTGAGCAGTGGTCAGTATTATCAGGCGTTCATCAACTATGCATCCGATGTTGTGATGCGGAATATTAACACGATGAGCTGGGATAACATCATGCAGCAGTATGAGTACATCCTGGACTATATCAATGAGATCCGTCCTGTCTATGCGAAGTATGTAAGAGAAAAGACGAAAGGATATGAAGAGGAGTATGTCGAAGCTTGTAAGAAGCACGGCATCTACCTGGTTATCCCTCCGTTCACCAGCTCTATCAATGAAGAGATGGTTCTCCGTGTCGCTAAGAAGTACAACATCCAGCGTGGTAAGGTGACCTATGCTGCAACCGATGGAAAAGGCAATAAGAAGATCATCAAGACCTGTACGGATGCTCTGTTCGGGGATCTCTATATCCACCTGTTGGGTAAGATCCCGATCGATCAGTTGAATGCGATCGAATTCGGATATCAAAGTCAATTCCAAGTTCCGATCAAGCCGAACAGCAAAACTCTGAAAGCGCAGAGTATGTTCGGTCAAACACCGATCCGTTATGGAGAGGATGAGACTTCGATCCTGGTGATGAGCTGTGGTGCTGAAACTGCATTACGGATCCTCTGTACGTACAGCAACTCTCCAGTTGCGATCGAACGGTTGCAGAGACTTCTGCTGACAGCACAGCATCCCAGTGCGATCTGGGACATCGGTATGAGCACACAGGAGATGATCGAGTCTGCGAGTAACATCGGGATCTTTAAGCACCAGCTGGCAGCTGTGGGATTTGAAATCGAAGAAGTGGAAGAGGAGGATGATCAATCATGTTGACATTTACACCAGATGATTACACACAACGTGGTCTTGTAGAGAAGTTGAGAGCTACAGGACAGGATCGTAATCTGTGTAAGCTGGTTCTCTCGGACAATAAGAGTGTGACCATGCCTACTCGTGTTGCGATGCTCAACATGATCTATTGGGAACCTCTTCTGGAGTTCGGGATCTTGCCTACGATCAAGGAGACATTCAACATCAAGAGTATCTCCAGTGACTCCAGTAGCAAGATCTACAGTATCCTGTACGATACGTTCCTGGATGCCAGACCGGAGGAGGACCATATGAAGATGGTACACGCCATCTTCCGTAACATCTCGAGGTTGTATAACTTCGTGATCACGGAGTGTGGTTCTTACATGCCATCTGTGGATGCTCTGAGTCTAGCACAGCTGCTGCAATATCCACCCCTCAAGGAGTTGGCGGAACACAAGTACGACAGCTCCTGGGGAACCTATGTTGCAGAGACCATGCTGAAACAGGATAGCAAAGAACTGCTGAAGATCCTGAGAGATCCCAAGACTCCGAACAATATCCTGTATTACTACATACAGGCTGGAGTTTTGAAGACCAACCAGATCCCGCAGATGCTGTTGGCGTATGGTCCGAGATCTGACATCGACGATACCATGCGGAAGAACGTCATCTCCGACAGCTCCTTCAGTGGACTGAAGACGGTGAACGATTTCGCAACTGAGTCGTTGTCTGCCAAGAAAGCGATCTTCTTCAGCAGAGATGTGATCAAGAAGACCCAGTATTTCGGCAGGAAGATGCGGTTGGGTTGCTCTACTTTGGAAAGAGTGTATCCGAAGAGCTGTGGTTCTACCACATCCGTCATCCCGTTCAAGATCGAAGAACAGTTCGCCAAGAACTTCCTTCACAAGGTGATCATCGACAATGGTACTCGTGTTCAACTGAACACAGAGAGTATCATCGAGAAGTACATCGGCAAACACATCCAGATGGTTACTCCGTTTGGGTGTCGACACACCGATGGGTTCTGTGAACTGTGTGCCGGTTATGGAAAAGATCGGTTGATCAAGTATCTACCACCGGACATCCACATCGGGTTGCTGGCATCTTCCAAGACCTCATCACAGGTATCACAACGGGTTCTTTCAACGAAACACCTGATCAACACCAACTCGAAGATCTACAATCTGACAGAGAGTGCTGCCAGGTATCTGATGAAGAACGACTGTGATATCCACTGGGAGCCGAAGATGGCGAAGCATCTCGATCAGTTCCAGATCCGGATACCCATGGATGCGATCGGTCCGATCGTGGACTTGAATCTGGATACGTTACCCATCGCAGAGAGCTTCAGCAAACTCTCCTACTTCGAACTCTTGAAGAATGAGAACCTTGTGGACACGGTCTATCTGGAGTACGATGTGTTCGTTCCGTATATGAGCGAGTATTTCCTCGAACATATGCGCAACAACTATCACAAACTTCAGATCGAAGATGATGTGATCACGGTGCCTCTTGCCGGATATAATCCGAAGTATCCTATTTTCAAATTTACGGTACTCAATGATGATATGCTCACGTACACCAAGAGTGTTGCGACATTCTTGACTGCTACGATCCGCAACTTCACATCAGTTCCGTTGGCTCTGAAAGCATTCTCGGATGTGGTCTGGAGGAAGTCCAACATCAACATCTTCTTCCTGGAAGTAGTGCTCCGCAATCTCATCATCGAGAACGAAAGCAGCTGGCAACTGACCACTGTAAAAGACATGAACCATGTCACGTTCGGTAAGCTGGAAGATGTGATCAGCAACAGAACCATCTCCATGAAACTTGCCTTCGAACGATTGATGGTGTATCTGAACACACCGTCTACCTCTACAGTAGCCAGACCAGTTGGACTCTTCGGTCCATTCTTCGGTATCATCTAACAGTATACACTGAGGAACTGATATGGTTGAATTCATCACAGGGTTGGTAATCGGATGTGTTGTCACATACGCCGTATGTGGTAAAACCGTCCACATCTACCATCATCGATAACTGAACCTACACCTGGGGAGTGATATCCCCAGGTGTAATAACCACTATAACAAGGAGGGTCCGTATGAACGATCATCCGAACCATCAACGGTAGAGGCTTCATATGTCAGACCATACTGTTGTCATAGAACGAGGGACAACACGAGCGATCATTCATGTCAAACCGACAGATTACTACGCTCCTGAGATCCGTACGATCACACATCACAAACTGACAGACTACGACTTTGTCAGGACTCGATATGGGAACAGGATGGTTCCAACCAGGAAGTTCTTACAAGCTGATTATGTACGAGATCGTTTATATGTCCCGATCAACGCACTCCCGATGATCGTAGATCAACTGGGAGCATATGGAGTTAATGTTGATATACGAGAAGAGCCGATCATCCAACCAAGGAAGATCAGCGTTCGTATGATCAAGTCCTTCACTCCAAGACCAGAACAAGTTGGCGTTATCAACTTTTTGACCAACGAAGACATCTATCGGAAAGGTCTTGCCACAGCTACAGGATCCGGTAAAACGGTATCCTCCATCGCCTCCTTGATCAAGTTAGGTTACTGTGGAGTGATCATAGTCTCAGGGTTACAGGATCAATGGTTCCGATCTATCTATCAGTTTACGAATGCGAAAAAAGGTCAAGTGTACAAGATACAAGGGATCGACAGCATCATCGGACTGACGGATGGTCATCTGAAACCAGACATCTTCGTATGTAGCCTTGAGACAGTACGACTGTGGGTACAACACAAAGGTAACTATGAAGAGCTACCTACTTGGTATTCCTTTTTGAAGCACTTCGGAGTTGGTACGAAGATCATGGATGAGGTTCATCTGAACTTCCATGCTGATACGATCATCGACTTGAACTCGAATGTGAAGAACAACATCTATCTGACAGCTACCTTCTCAGCTGCTTCCAAGATCACGAAGAGGATCTTCAACATGATTTACCCTCCCACCATGCGGTATGGGGAATCTCTCAGGAAGCGATACATCGATGTGTATGTCTATGCATTTCGAGGGAGTGTCAATGAGAAGAAGTGTGTTAAGATGAAAGGCTACAACCACTCCAGATATGAGTTGGAACTTCTGAAGAGACCTACTTATCTGAAAGCCTATTTCGATGAGGTGATCTTTCCAGTGGTCAACATCCACTACATCAATCGAAGCAAACCAGGTCAGAAGATGCTGATCTACTTCGCTCGGTTGGAGATGGTGGATTATGCTTACAAGTGGTTCCGTCAACACTATCCGAAGTACAAGATTACCAAATATGTTCATGGAGTTGCTGACACAGTACTTGCTTCACACGATATCATCATAGCCACACCCAAGAAAGCAGGATGTGGTACCGATATCAAGAACTTGAAGACAGTGATCCAAACTGTCTCTTGTAAAGCAGATACTGTAGTGGATCAATCCAGAGGACGACTTCGTGAACTTGAAGAAGGAGATACTCCGGAATACATCGAGGTTGTAGATTGGGCGATCCAATCACAAGTTCGCCACTGTAAAGAACGAGAAGATCTCCACAGAATAAGAGCTAAGAACTACTACTTCTACCACCTTCCAGGAGGAGGTTCAGAGTGCATACACTAACCGGAATCTATGTTGACTTCTCACAGGCAGTTGGGATCTCACTCCCAGCTGTCTACATCCCAAGAGGATATGTGATCGAGAAGCAACCACCTATGTACAACAAGTTCGAAACATTCTTTCCATTCACAATGAGGAGACTGTTCGATAACACTGCTGTCGGGTTCACATTCCACATCCCCATGCAACAAGGCATGCCGTATTGGACTGTGGACTCCAATACGAGAAGAACCCATATCAAAGCACACTCCACCGACAAGGTGATCAACAAGATCAAGCTTGATATGACGAAACAACGCAAAGCCAAACAAGGTCACGGATACTATCTGTGATGCCTAGATCAGGGGATATAAGCTCCCCTGATCTAGGTTCTTTTTTCACAAGGAATCACGGGGTCATCCTATGCCCAATTTGACTTACAACGCTAAGGAGATGTCCTTATGATTTATGCCTTTTGCTCCGACGGGTCGTTCGCAGGAGTAGGAGGTGGAACACTGGTATCGCACAACCAGATCGAGCAGAGCAAGCTCGGTGTGTTGAACGATCAGATGGTGAACTACTTCCTGAATCCAACTGCTCTGATCGACCCACGATCTGTCAACCCATCCAACAACCAACGTATGATCTGTTCTCCGTTCGGTATGCGAGCGGACGGACGTATGATGCTGCAATTTGACAACACCAGAGTTGGAGATGGGAACGATTACACCCATATCAGACCAGCTTATCTGGATACCAACGATGCTGTTGCGATCGATGAGATCAGCAACAGTGACATCATGAGAAGAGCTCTGTTCAATATCGTGGAGTACTGCTTCCTTCAACACACCTCTGCTGGAACTGTGGTGACTCTTCCTGATGCAGAGACGTTGAATAACTCCATGGTTGGAGAAGCTGGTACGTTCTCCGGCTATGTTGCAGGAAGTCTGCAGCTCTCTGCTGGAACTACCTCTTCCAAGATCCGACTGGACTCCAGTTCCACAACAGGATACATCGTCTATGAGACAGAGGTCCCGTTCTACCAGTGGATCCAGTTTGATTATCGAGTGTCCTCTACAGTCTCTGTGACATTCAAGATCTGGCTTGGGATGGACGCGTTCCTCACAGACTATCCTCTGTCTGTGTTGATGAAAGTGGTCTATCCGTGTGATCCTGCAAGACTACTGGATATGGATTTCACCAACATCGTCTCTGCTATCACAGAGTCGTCAGGATACAAAGATACTCAGCTCCAGGAGTCGATCAAAGCGATAGACCACAATGGACTTGCAACCTACGTATCCCGGTATGTGAACAGCAGTCTGGCTACCTATTACAGGATGCCATTCACAGTTCTGTACAAAGGTTGTGCTCCAACCTCTACTGCTATGCGAGACTACATCCGAGAAGAACTTCTCAGTCTGGGTCTGGCTACGGAAGAGGTGTGGAAAGGTGTTCTTCCAGACCTGTTCGTCGATGGTGGGTTCTTCCTGATCCCATTCTACAACAACAGAGTGGAGTTGGTGGACAACTACGTGATCGACAAGAACATCGTCTCTTACAACTACTTCCGTACAAAGCTTGCTGAACTGTTCCCCAACAACAATGTGGACCAGATGGTAGCGAACGGCTCTCTGCTGATGGCTGCTGGTTCCGGTCTTTACATCTATGCATTCCCGGATAGTGGGAACAGCGACTCCATGAGGAACCTTGCAACCATCCATCCGACCTATATGAACATTGATGCCAACAACACATACTGGGACAAGATGGATGAGAAGACACAAGAGTTCAACCAAGACTTGGCATCTGCGATCAATATCGCACTTGGTCTCTCTGAGAACACTCTCTTCACGGAAGAGGAAATCAATAAGAGGAACTATCTCTCGTTCATCACGAACTTCGTGGAATACCACCTGCTCAGGAAGGATAGTTTCTGATGGAACAAAGAGGTATCAATATCGCAGGTGCTGGAGTTGAAGCGGTAAATACCTCTCTGATGATAACAGATCCAACAGCCGAAGGTAACCAGCGTGTATGGAGTGACGTGGATAAAAAGGTCACTGTAAAACACGATGCTACCAGAGGTTGGATCATCACGAGTTATGATCAAAGCAAGATCTATTACACAGAGAGCAATCCTTCTGCCAACACTTACACAGACCCTTGGTCTGTCACCTATGTGGTGGGAACGGATGGGCTATCACCGAACCCATCGATGACATCCTTCGATGATCCCAACATCCACATCACGATCGGGGAACCTGTCACTGAGACCGACCCAGAGACAGGTGACAAGATCACCAAAACAACAACAACGGTTTACAACGCAGTAACCAACGACCGGTTCGTTTCGGTACAGACTGAGAGAGAACGTTACAACTATGTAACGACTCCAGTGGAACGGTATGACACGGTGAACCTTACCTTAGGTAAAGTCTATCGTTTCACCTTTGTGAAAGACTTCGAAGACCTTGGATACATCTCCGATACGAAAGATGAGAACTACTCCGTGATGCGTGGCATCTATCGAGTGGACAAGATCCTCTCGTACAAGGATGTGATATCGAACGGTATCGATGTCTACAACAACCTCTATGTACCGAGTGGTGTTCCGAAAGCGGTATACACCAAGGATGAACCGACTTTCCAGAACACGATGTTCTACAAGCTGGTTGATCCCAGGAACGAAGACACCGTTCTCTACATGCCACTCTCGTTCATCAGTGGAACACCGGATGGTTCTATCGCCAAGTATGACAAACTCCTTATGAGCATCAACTTGGGTGTTTTCTCCTCTACGGAGATGATCGCTGATATGATCGATATCATCAAAGAGCTTTTGAAAGCGAGATGGGGTATCTACGCAGATGGAGATCAGTTCCCAGAGGATATGGAATTGGTTCAGTTCCAACGATACGACAGTCTTTGGTTGACGACAGAGGATTACGACTTGATCGACAAAGCGAGACAAGACGTGATCTCCGATACCAGCTCCACTCTGTTGGATAAACTCTTCGGCTCTGAGATGAACAAACTCAAATCAGAGAACCAAACATTAAAAGCCAAGATATCCGCTTATGAAGATATCATCACGAACAGGACGTAATTATGCCAGACAACATTGATACGATTGATTTAACTGGTAGCGATCCTGAGTTCAAGAGAGTGGATAAACGGTTCATGGTCTTCCAGTCCACGCAGACGTTGGATTTTGAAGAACCTGCTTATGCGAGTACGGTGAAAGTATACCGTCTTGCAGAAGGACAAGAACCTGTTCTGTTGCTGGAGAATACAGACTGGGCTCATCGCAACAGCCTGCAAGCAACCAACGCCATCTCAGAAGCCAAACTCAGAGACTCTACCTTCCAAGCGAACCTGGTGACAGGTATCGTCATGACCGGTACGGTTATCCCTGGTAACGAGTACCAGGTCAGTGTGGAATACCAAGGGTTTTACAGGGAAGCAACTTCCTATCCATCCGGTGCGATCGGACCGAACGCAACACCAGCGTTGATGTTGTCGATCCTGGAGACATTGGACTTCCTGAAAAACGTCAAAGATCCGGTATCCGATGTGAACAGTGAGACACTTGCTTCTGTTCAGATCCTGGATGAGGACTATACAGGGTTGAATGAGAACAACCACATCTTCAACGAAGAGCACCAGGTCAATGTTCCTAACAACGTGTATGTGATCCGTCCAGCGAATGGATCGTTCTACAAACACGATCTGGTTCTTACTTACAACGGAATCGATCTGATTGAGAACAGAGACTACATCGTCCGTGGTGTGAACCACGGGAAGACCAGGATCTCCTCTCACAAGAGTGGTGTTTATGAGTACATCATCCTCACTTCACCAATCGTTGGTACCATTCAAGTGGACTATCGCGCCTTCGGTGGAGAGATCACAGCGAACGACTTCTACAACCTGAGAGATGGGTTGATTGAGTTGACTCAGCTCTTGGAGAGTGGACAGTTCGTTACGATCGATAACCTTCCCAAACAGCCGATCATCATCGAGATCCTCAACCGCCTTGCGATCGTGGAAGAAGCGGTACGTCACTATGCTCAGGTGTCGTTCACTTATGCGATCCGTACGTTCATGTATAACAACATGGTGTACAACGATACCAACTGGGTTGACATCGCATCTGTGGCTCACGGTCCATGGTCTCAGATGAACCCGATCACTTCGATCGGAACCGGGTACTTCCGTATCGCACTCCCTGTGTTCGATTACGATGCTGATTTCACACTGAACTACAATCTTACCTCCGGTAAGTTGTCGATCTTGGAATCAGCGGTACACTCCAGTACGTATCAGAGCAACGGATTGGATCACTTCGCAACCAGAGTGGTTCCCAAGTTCCGTATCGTCTACGACAAAGAGGATATCAACCACGGCATGATCCTCCAGATGTCTGTGAACGGTATGACGGCAGGAGATACCGAAGTTGTCTTCTACGACAAGACAGGATCTTCTACCATCTGGGATCTGATCGACACTAAGGGATCTGCCCATTCGAATACAGAGTTCGAAACGACCCTTCCGGACGGTACCGTCTGGTCCAGTACGAATGATAGTTCTGCTGTAACAGAGGAAGTCTCCTTGATTGGAGACGGATACACCGCTTGGGCTGGATCTATCAGAGCTGTTGACATCGAAGAGCAGTCCTATCGCGAAGGTGAAGTTTACACCGCTGTGGACAACACCTGGCGTGTGGATGATACAGTCAACAAAGATGAACTTCTGCAGGTGGAACAAGAAGGTGTGATCCTTACCGATGTGATCGGTAACAACGACATCGATGTGAAACAAGTCAAAGGAGTTCGTGTCAGACTGTTCGATCGCTACCTGCAGCAGGATGTGGACGAAAGCTCCACTCAGGTTATCTCCAGAACGGAAGGTGCCGAGTCGAAGGTGGAACCGATCGTGATGTATTACATCCACGACCTCTGCTCTCTGCATTGTATCCTGAAACAAACCAAACAGAACATCGCTGCGAATGGATCCACCAGAGTTCTCTCCAGTTACACATTGACTGTGAAGACGAAGAGTGGAACAAGCAGTTTGATCAATCAACGGTTCGATCTGAAACAGATCGATCTTCTGGTGTAAGGAGGATCTCATGCGAGTTGCAGTACACTACAAGACAGAAGACAACTCCATCATCGCAGTGGAAGTTGTCAATGAATCAGAATACCAGTTCCGTATGATCCTTGGTTCTAAGATCGCAAGTGTGTTGATCTCTCAGAGTGCGATCACCGATACAGAAGGTAAATCAGTATCGTTTGATACATTCTTGAAGAACTTCACATCCTTCTTGTTCGTGCAGGGAGGAACCGTTCGTCAGAAACCAGGAACAACATTGGACAACCGTGTTATCGCAGAGTACGACAATACGGTTCCGTTGGCATTCGGAAGAGCCAACACAGTACAGTCTCTTGGAAGACTTTAAGACATTTTGATCTACACTGGGGTAGTTATCCTACCCCAGTGTAGATCAACTATTTTCATCTATATATAACTTAGTGAGTAACTTGCAGACGAACATCTTGTATCAACACTATCCACAACCCTTCACATGTTACCAGCATGTGAAGAACCTACGTTGATCGCGTAGTTCAAACAACGTATCAGAAAGGAAGGTGGTCATTATGGGTATGGCCAAAGCAGGTAGCAGATATCCTGAATTTATCTACTACTTTCAATCACTGTATCTTTACTTTGATAGGTCACTCGAGCGTCTTGAATACTTCTGTGTTCATGAACTTGGGCTACCACAGGATTGTTGGGATAACCTCCCGAAATCCATCATAACAAACGTCTAACAAGTGTTCAATCTGCAAGTACTCACATCATAGCGTAACATCAACAAAAGAAAAGGAACACACCATGAAGACAATCTTCAGAAACTTCAAAGGAGACTACAACCTCATCGATAGAAGTGCTACTGTCACATCGATGGGTAAACTGGAACATGATCTCCAGGCTATCCTGGATAGTAAGTACTACGATGTTCCGAAGTGCGATCGTGAGACGGTTACTGTCTCGGAGATCATCATTGCTTATGATCCCAACAACGCTCCTGACGAACACTATCCGTACGAGGTGACTGTCGTCTTCCAGGATGGTCATGATGAGGTTGTTGGGTATTTGGATGGGATGCTCTACGATCCCGATACGTCTCTCGATGAGAGCTTCCCGGATGAGGATCTCTTCTATTGGCTGGTGAAGAACAAGTTCTACCAGCAGGCACTTGTGGACACCAAGTCCGGAGGAGTTCTCCTGTGGCACCTCATCGGCGTTGCAAGCCGTCCTAAGATCGGAGACGGCATACCGGATGCCGACATGCTCATGACCGTCTTCAAACATCTTGATATTGAGGATATCGAGAAACTCAGACAAGCTGCAAACGAGCTTGTGATATAAAAAGGATACAAGGGTTGGGTGTCAACTACCCAACCCTTGTATCCAAAAGAAAGGAGGTGAGATTATGTCTGAGTACGGTCTTCGCATCAAGACCATCGAACAATGGTTCTTGGATCGAGGGTATTCTCCAATGACTGCCCTCGAAAAAGCTATAGAGACTGTACAGATCGAAATGGTTTATTTCGGTCGAAGATACAGCATCGCTTCTTAACACAATCAACACCAACCTACGTGGGACTTAGAGAATCCCACGTAGTATATCCTCTCTTCTTCTTTTTACTTTTTTGAGTTGTCAAACTAAGCTACCCAGCCTGTGCATGGTATGCAAACTACCATATATATCAGAAGGGAGGTTACCCCGACATGAGTGACCAACTCAATTTCAAACAAGTACCGTTCGACACGATGTACTACAACAACCCGACGAAACATGCAGGTCAGGTGTTGATCGACTGCGATCCGAATCGAACAGTACTCAAGATCATTGAATCTTGTATCACTAAGAACAACACAGTTCTCTCTGATGCAGAGCTGGCACAGTGGATCTTTCGTTACTACATCTGCAGAACGAACAACCACGTTGAGAGAGTTAAGCTCTTCGCCACTGCATTCAAAGAGTGCTTCGAGTTTGGTGGATACTACGAACGATTCATCGCCAAAGTGCAGAACCACGATTACGATAAGTTCAGCGGCAATGAGCATGTTGCTTCTTATGCACTGAACTGTCCTCGTTACACTTATCCAGATCTCTACGATATCTCTCCAGAAGCTAAGAGGATTTACGAAGAGATCGAATGGCCGAAACATTATCAGTTGAATGATCACCATCCGGAGCACTACATGCGGTGTGTGGATGAGGAGAACAACACCTGGGCGATCTCAGATGATGAGATGGAAGAGTTCTTCAAGGACAAAGGTGGACATCCTGCAGCTCTTATGGCTCTCGGTGAAATGGTTGCAGACTGGATGGCTGTCGGTTCTGAAAAAGACAACACTGCGAGATCCTGGTGGTTGGAGAACCAGAATGTGAAATGGTCTTATGGACCTAGGTATACCCAGTGCATTGAGATGTTCTTGGGGTTTGAGCCATCCAAACTTTATGTGGAGGATGTCACACCGATACCACAACCTCCAGATTTGAAGAATAAGGACTCTGTGATGTACTGTCCAGGGACCCCTGAATCAACCCAATCTGAGAGCTTAAACCCCAGTGTTTACTGTGATAAAAACAGCTCTAATGACGTTGGTGTTGAAAAGTTGTTCATCCACGATGAACAACTATTACATGCTGTAAGATCTGCCATGCTGGTAAACTCGCTAGACAAACTCTACGAGATGCTGAAACCAGGTGATCTTCTTATGATCTACCGGAAGGATGGGATCCTGCCAAGAGCAGGTCAGATGTTCAATGCGATCTCAACGAAGATGTCAGGTTCTTCTTTTAGTTCGATTAAGATCATCGGTCAGAACAAAGCAGAACTGTACGGATACGGAAGTGTTGTTGGATACACTGGATTCAAGAAGACCTATACGAAACAGTTCCTGTCTACGATAGCAGGATGTCTTGTTCTCAGGAATCCAGTTTTGAAGAAAGATCAACTGGATAGGATCTTCCGGTATCTGGATGAACGAGTGGATCGTATCCCCTACGATGTGACTGGGATCATCCGGAGTGTGATCACACATATCTTTGGAACCAAAGATCGTGAACTGACTCAGGAGGAACTGAACCAGCTTCAACCGTTGTTCTGCAGCAGTATCTTCGCTTATGCGTTCAAGGCTGCAGGAGTAGATCCTGAGTTGGAGTTCAAGGACTATAGTACAGTGTGGCCTAAGGACTTCGCTATCCACAGTGCTTGGAAACCTGTGTACTCGTATTTCATACGATCGGAACAAGCTGGTGATGTGCTGAACCAACAGGAGATGTCAGCTGCTTCTTATACTCCTATTCAGGAATACATCGAAGAACCTTCCATGGAAGGGTTATTCGATCAGGTGAAGGAAGAGGGAACTCATTACACGATCCGTAACTTCCCTGTGATCCAGTTCTTCAACAAACTTCGTAAGGAGTATAAAACTTCGAAGTTGGAACATTTGTTCGAGGTGATCGGCATACGGTTGTTCTCTGCGAACAGGAGAACCATCGTCATCCACAAGTTCTTCGTACCTGAGCTGCTCTACTTACTGAGTAAGTATGAGTTTCCAAGCAGTCTGATCAATACGATCAGGAACAGCACCTGGGTTGGTGCTGCTACTCCGGTTACCAGTTCTGTGGATCTTGCTTACATCAACAAAATGATCGATGTCAAGCTCTATGATCATCAGACTGAGTTCCTTAAGAACTACATGACTAATAAGGTTACGAATCATCTGAGGGGGTATCTTCTTTCTTTTGAGCAGGGACTTGGCAAGACGATCACTTCTCTCTGTCTGATGGAAGGACTGAAGAAGGAACACGTCGTGATCATCTGTCCGAAAAACACGATGATGGAGACATGGAATGCCCATCTGATCAAGTTCTTCAAGGACACACAGAAGGTGTGGGTTGCAGGATACACAAAAGGTCCTCTGACCACCTCATCCAAGTGGATCATTGTGAACTACGAGAGGATCGATGAGATCAAAGAATTCCTGATCAAGAACCAGATGAACAACCTTGGTATCATCGTTGATGAGTCTCACAACTTCCTGAGGACCTCTTCTCAGAGAACGCAGTTGTTGATCGACCTTGCCAACTACAACAGGAATGCTGATATCCTGTTGATGAGTGGCACGCCAATCAAGTCGTGTGGTGTGGAGATGATCCCTCTCCTGAGGGTTCTGGATCCTTATTTCGACGATGAGGCTGTTACGATCTTCAAGAGAACGTTTGGGTTCAACACCTCTATCGCCAACGATGTGTTGAATGCACGTCTGGATCGGATGATGACTCGTGTCAGGAAAGACATCTTGGATCTTCCTGAGAAGAAAGAGACCACCATCAGTGTCAGAATGCCTACTGGGTGGAAGTACACAGCTTCCCAAGTGGAGAAAGAGATCGTTGATTTCGTCAAGAAGAGACAGGACTACTACAATCAGAATCTTCAGTCCTACCTCGATGCCTTTGAAGAGGTGATCGAATGGTTGCAGGATGAACCAACTGTTGGAGGTCAACCTGATTTCCAACGATATCTCAGTATCATCGACTGGTTGAGAGAATCGAACATTTCGGATGCTCGTGGTAATGCAGATATCGTCTGGGCGAATCAGTACGAGAAGGATGTGCTCATCCCAGCTCTTCCTGAGGATCTTCGTAAGCAGTTCATCTGGTCGAAGTCGGTTGTGAAGTATCTTCCTCTGAAGATCAAAGGAGAAGTGATCGGACAACTGTTGACCAGACTTCGTATGCAGATGACAACGGAGATGCTTCAAGCAGCGGATATAAAGCAGTACGTCGACAACTCTATGAAGAAGACTGTTGTCTTCACCTCTTATGTGGATACAATCGAAGTAGCTTACAACTACTTCCAATCAAACGGTTACAATGTAGCAGCAGTGTACGGTAAGACAGCTTCTGAGTTAACAGCTACCGTGAAACGGTTCCAGGAAGATCAGTCAGTGAATCCACTGATTGCATCTCTCAAGATGATCAGCACTGGAGCTACCTTGACAGCAGCTAACACAGTGATCTTCCTGAACAAACCTTGGAGGTCGATCGAGTATCAGCAGGCATCTGACCGTGTTCACCGTATCGGACAGGACACGGAGTGTGAAATCATCAGTCTGGTGCTGGATACCGGGAAAGAAGCGAACCTCTCCACTCGGATGGAAGACATCATGCAGTGGTCCAACGATCAGTTCGATCAGATCGTGGATAAGAAGGAACGTGAGATGGTGAAGAAGCTCTTCATGAGCTTCGCATCTTTGGAGATCCCTGAGGATTGTGAATCGGACATTGCTGAAGAGTCTAGTTCAACTACATCTCAGATTACTCTGAGAGAGTTGGATCCTTCGAACCGTACAGAGGTTAAGTATGTGACGGATACTGCTGACTTGATCGATGATGATCCGGAAGACTACGAAAAGTGGACTCCGGATGATGTCAAGAAGGGTTTGAAGAAAGGACATCAGTTCTTCTTGTTGCTACATGGATCGGAAGTGGTTGGTTCAATCGGTGTGATGTTTTATAAAGACAACACCGTGGATTTGTTCAACCTTGGCATCTTCCCGAAGTATCAGGGGAAAGGTTACGGTAGACAGAGTGTATCCGCCACGATTCAATATGTGCTGAAACACAATCCCAGCACAACTGAGATCTACATCTGTGCATACAAGACGAACCAGAAGGTGTATCATCTGTATGAATCTATGGGATTCAAGATCGTAGAGACTAGAGAGAAGATGTACTTGATGGTCTTGAAGATTAAAGATTCAAAGGAAAGTATTTCTTCTGATTCGGAACCACAGCCATCAATGGAACAACTAGGTTCTTCTATGGAAGCAACAACTACACCATCCAAGATCGCTCAGAAAAAGAAGAAGATCTTGGATTACATCTGCAAGCTCTGTGACACGATGGAACCGTCTGGACTGAACTCCAAACGGTATCGTCAGATCATAGGGCAGATGAACGACAAAGAGTTCGATCAGTTCATGAACTACATGAAGGAAGGCAAGTGGCAACTCCACATCGTCGCTCCCAACATGATCGTGAACCTTCAGAACGAAGATCTGCTGAAAGCCTGTGACTTGATCGGATTGAAACTCTTCCACAAAGTGTGGATGTACGACAAGGTGACAGGACGCAAATATCTGACGGACAATGAATATATGTTCGTGAAACTTCCAGTCAGACGACAGCAGCAGTTCCTGGATGAGAAGATCTCTGTCCCGGACAACGATCGTTCGATCGACGGTCTTACCGGACAAGTAACTGGAGATAGTAGATCCTGTGCGATCACGAACCCAGAGATTCACATCTTGGCAGCACGAGGTCTCGATAAGACCCTGCAAGAACTTGTGAATGTCCGTGGTGGTAATGTACACGGATACAACGAGTTCCGAAGGATGTTGGAAGAGACCGGTGAAGCTGACTTGGATGCATTGGATCCCAACAGCAAAACGAGAGTATCGGTTGTAGGTAAGGTTCTCTTACAGTCGATGATGATCGATACGAACCTCTAAGGAGGACAACTCATGTTAACGGATATATCGAGTATCGATCCTACTAGCATCATGGGGCTATTTAAGATAGCCCCATTCAACCCGATGGATCTGGTGAAACAGAGTAGCAACAACATGATGTCACAGTTGCTAGCAGCCGGTAACATTCGTGGACAGTTAGGGTCTCTTCAATCCTTGATCTCTCTGGATGTTGCCAACATGGATCTCTCTGCAATGCAGAGTTATGCAACAGATATGTTGGCACACGGACAGGACATGTTCGTCACAGGGTTCACAGCTCCTGCACTCCAGCAGATCCTTCCGGATGCGCTGTCGAACCCGCTATCATCTGATCTACTTGGTGGATTAACTGGAGAGTTGAATGTCTCCTCTCTCACACAAGGGTTGATGGGAGAAGGATCAAACTCACTTTCCAGCATGTTAGAAGGAGGATTAGGTGATCTTGCTGTAGCCGGCGCGGGAATGTATATTTCTTCTATTACAGGAGGAGCCATTCCACCATCGATTGCTTCTGCTGTGGTAGGTACAGCTGGGGATGCGGCGCTTGGTATCATACAAGGTGAAACTCCATCTTTAAGTTCACTTGCAGGGGATTTTCTTGGTAATGCAACTTCTGGGTTACTCGGGGGATCATTACCTGGCATCAGTGGATCTCTGTCTGGAGCACTTGGTAATGTAAATGGTTCTCTCACCAATGCTTTAACTGGTGGAAGCAACACGGTTACCAACGCTCTGAGCAGTCTCACAGGTGGTGGTGATCTCACATCTACGATCGCTTCTGCGATCAACGGATCTTCTCTGGGTTCCGGTTCTCTGACCAACATCCTCGGAGATGTAACCTCTGGAAGTCTATTCTCCGATGTCACAGGTGGTACTTTCGAAGGGATGATGGACAGTGTGATGGGTGATGTTGGTAACGCTGTGGTGAAAGCCACAGCGGGTGGATCGTTCAACATGGACAGTCTTACCAACGCAGCGTCCAGCCTGGTGAACAGCGTCTCTGGAGATGTCCTTGGTTCTGTTGGAGGTATCAATCTATCAGATACCAGTTCTATCGTCGATGGTCTGATATCGAAAGGGATCGATGCAGCAACCAGTATCGGTGATTCGTTTAGTTTCTCCAATCTGGTCAGCAACTTCACTGGAGACAAAGGTATCTTCTCCTCCGATATGATCAGTCTTGCTGAGAACATGATCAACAACCCATACAACCTCCGCAACTATACAGAGATCCTGGATACAGTTGGAGTGGACTTGGGTGGGATCTTACAGACTGGAGCTTCCTATGGGAACTCCGCTGTCAAAGCTATTTCTGATTCCGTCTTGGGTGAAGAGACCAGCAACTATGTGAACGGTCTTCTGAACGATGCGATGGACTCCAAGATGTTCAACAAACTGACCAACCTTGGAGATCAAGTGCTGTCCAATGTGTTGGGTTATGATACCTATCGACAACTGGATGCGTTGAAGAGTGTTGGAGAGCTCGCCATGGGCGGTACCTCAGGCACCAGCAGTCACAACTCCGGATCTAAGAACAATAAGGATCTGATGAGAGCTGCTGAGAAGATCTTCAACAATGGCAAAGCATTCGGTTACGGTAGTGAACGGGACTTCAACTTCAGTTCCGACATTACAAGAGCTGTCAACAAAGCCAGATGGCTGATGAAATGACCTTGATTACACTGTGTACCTAAAAAGTACACAGTGTAATCAATATATTTCGTATAGAGATGACGATACTGTACATGTCGTTTACGCTCGCTTTTGCTGATTGACATTTCACCTATATATAACTAAAGGAAGAGTATGTTAAAAGAATCAACAATAGGAGTAGTAACATGTCAGACAAGCCTTACACAGTTGAACTTGGTGAGTCCTACGACTCCCTGGCGACCATCCAGGTTCAGTATTATTGTGAGGTTTCGTACCGTAATGTGAGTCGGACGAACCTTGCGATCGTTGAGTTCAATGGCAAGATCAACGATCTTCCTCCGGAGTGCACCGGTATGATCATGGGAGGATCTGAACAGGTGATCATTCAGTTCCGTTCCATCTCTGGCAGACCGATCGATACCAAGAACAACCCTGTTCTTATGAAAGGTTACACGATCAAGATCCCGATGGAGCTGATCCTGAACAACTATCAGATCTACATCGAAGAGCTGAATGTTGTGATCTGCCTGAAGGCCAATACGGGGAATGTGTGTCACCCGTATGCCAGTGTTAACTATGGCAGAGCGATGCAGGATGTCCTTGGTGATATCCGCAACCACAAAGATAACATGCCGTACGTCCAGTTTGCGATCAACGATCCGTTCCACAAGCTAGGACAAGATGTGTTATATGGAATCATGTACAACGAGATCGTTGAGATCCCAGTAACTCAGTCCCTATCTCAAGAAGGTGTGTGTGCACTATACGCCATGATGAGTGTCAACGGAGATCGATGTACGTATTACGAGTCGTTGGAACCGATGGTGGATGAGAAGAATCCAGTGGACCTCATGGAGATGCATACCGATCTGTTCCTAGCTGTTGCAACCACCAGGAGAGGTGCACAGCGATATCTGAAGACTCGTCCAGAGAAGATCACAGAGAAGGACATCAGAGAGAAGATCGAAGAGAAACATAGAACCACGATCGAAGATCTGAAAACAGAGAAGGATAAATTAAAGACTGAGTTGGATAAGGTCACCATGGATCGAGATCGATTCAGGGATCAATATAACGCGATTATCGCTGAACATAAAACACAAGTCGATATCGAGAGCATCCGTGTGGATCGACAGGAGTTGGATGCGAAGAGTAAGATATCCGACAACAACGTAAAGGTATCAGACAACAAAGTATCAGAATCACAGTTCAAGCTGATACACCTGATAGGAGCAGCAGCGATACCGGTAGTCATCGGTGGTGCGATCAAGCTACTGGACTGGTATATCAAATCTAGAACTGATAAGTGAACAACACCCAACATACACCAAGGAAGGAGTATACAACGTGGATGAGCACTTTGACCCAGTACTGAGAAACGTACTGGTGGGAGCAAGCGACCTGCTTCCAGATTTCAACGATGAGTTCTTGTTGAAGTTCCGTGAGAACAGTATCAAGAAGATCCCGGATTACTTGGATCAGATGTTCCATGAGACAACGAAACTCTTCAAAGGAGTTCTCCGGTATGTCGGTTATGAACGACTAACTCCGGATGACAGGATCAAGTACATCAAGGAGAACACGATCCTGAAGAAGAAGATCCCGATCCAGAAGAGTTCGTTCGAACAACTGAGGTTCTTGTTTGAATTCGAAGGGGAACAGTATCCTCTACACATCAGTGTTCCGTATCTGGAGCATGGCTGTGTAGTGTTGTCAGATACACAGTATTTCCCGATGTTCGCAGAAGTGGAACGCGGTGGTTTACACCGTATCCAGGAAGGTTTGATCATCAAGGTGATGAGAGCTCCTCTGACATTCCGGAGATCAGAACAGTTCTCGTTCTCTACCGTGGAAGGAAAAGCGTTCCGTGAGATCGTACCCACAGTGAAGATCCACCAAGGGAAGAGAGGTCGTGGTAAACGAGCCGGTGTTACTCCGATCATCCTCTACCATCTGGTTGAGATGTCATTCGATCAAACGATGGCGTATTACAACTTCCAACCTGGGGAGATCCAGATCGTTCCGAAGGTGGAACTATCCGACGAGTTCTACCATGTTGAGATCAAGGAAGGGATCTATCTGAAGGTCAGACAGGAGTCCTTGCAAGATCTTTACAAGAGGAGGGTGGTCACATCCTACCTGATGTGTCTTACCGAATATACCAGGTTCAGTTTAAGAGATTTGGTTGCAACGCATCCTGTCTATTACAAGACTGTTCTTGGTAAATACACCTATCCAAGTACGACCAATGCACAGCTTCTGTACGACAATGCAGAGAAGCATCTGGAAACAACAGCAACACTTCTGGATCCTCCAGCAAGGTATCAACTGTCTACGATCGGGATATGTGTAGAAGGGATCTATGATCTTTTGAGAGAGGTGTTCTACAACATCGATCGTTGGATCGTGAGTTACGAACCGACCAACCTCTTCGCCAAGAAGATCGGGTCTTTGAGTCAGTTGATGGCACCGTTGGTCTCTTCGATCAATACCAAACAGTTCAATGTGATCAATGCCAAGAACGAAGGGTTGACGAAGGACAGTGTTAAACGGTTCGTTACAACAGCTTCTCAGGGAGAGAACTGGATGATGGCGAACGCCATGTTCCGTGCGAACCCTGTGATCTACAACGACAACACTCTGTTGTCCGTATTGACCAAACGGTTCCGTTCTCTTGAGAACACCGAAACCAAAGCAGCATCAGGTGGTCGCAATATGCCTGTTGCATTGCTGAAAGCTCATCCATCTCAACTTGTGATTGAGAGTATATTGAGCCTGCCACCGTCGTCTCAATACTGGGGACCTATAACGGGTGACTGTTATAGTAAAGAAAGCGAATTGCTGGGAGTTCCTAAAGCAGCTTAGCTACAACGTGACCTGTAAAGGGTGAGCGTGATAGCCGCGAAAGCAGAAAGAATAAGCTGATGGGTCATGGCGATAGTAAGCCTAAAACCTGGTGCAATGGATAATCAAGCAGCGAAGCCCTCGGATAGACAGACCGCCTACCGAGTAGGAACGTTCATCGAGTATGCACTCCCACTTGAGGGATCAAGTGGATGATGTACTCAGGCTTCTAGTGAAAGCTAGAGGGTAAACAGCCAGTGGTGACAGGAGAGATCAATCCAATGGTTCAAATCGATATGGAGACTGGATTCTTCATCATACCAGAATGGTATCCTGAGATCGAGCACGTCTTCGATTAACCAACATTAGAAAGGAGGTATTGCCAAAGACCACATCTCAGGACGACCGTGATGAGGTCTTGATCACACCTCATCCAAGGATAAGACTGATATCGTCCAATCAGTCAAGATAACTCAAACTATGCATAGGAGAAGGCATTATGTCAGCAAACATGATTCTCAACCCGACAGCGAACTTCGCCAACCGGGTTACCAACCTGTTCAATCAAATGGTACAGACCTTTGCCAACCAAGGTCAGTTGACTGAACCGGTCCGTATGTTCATCTTGAATGAATACAACATCAACGGGAACAACATCGTCAGCCAGATCTTCAATCGGCTTCAGCAGTATGGGGTGATGAACCGTGAACCCACTGACAATGAGATCAGGGTTCATCTGAAGAACTTCGTCGATCAGGCGATGAGCAACTACGCTATGCAGACCAGAGCTCAGTATGCAGCCCCCATGTATCAGCCGCAGGCGATGATGCGTCCCATGACCCCGTACAACCCTGGTCTGATGACTGGAGTGCAACCGAACCAGGTGTCCATCTTCACGCCTCAGCTCCAGCAACCTCAGCAGACCCCCAACGTCTACTCTGCCATGCCGACCCAACCGACTGTTCCGGCACAGCCACAGCAGCCGAGTACGATCCAGCAGTCTCTGAACAGAGCAGCGGAGATGGCAGCTCAACAGCAGCCTCAGCAGGACTCACAGTCTGATGGATCCACCGAGGCGAATAACTATCAGGCACCTGTTCTCAAGGATCCGAACGGTATCGTCTTGAACAACGAGGATGCGAACGGTACGGTGTTCACGTATACGGATCCGTTGACCGAACGTAATATGAGTTATGCTACCGTTACACTCAACCGTCCTATGAAGTCTCCCAAGCATGCGATCGATCTGGTGCTCGGAAGCTTGAAAGGATGTCTGTGTGCGGATCGCTACATCTCGATCACCTATCCTCATGTCGCTGCTTACGATGTGAAGAAAGACGATCTGGTCAAAGTGATCGCTGAACTGAAAGAGGTTACCAAAGGTGTTCCTGTGAACGCCAAATACACCTACTTGAAGAACATTAAGAAAGTTCTCGGTAACTACAGTAATTCGATCTATGAAACGATCGAAACGGTTCTTCTCAACGAACTCAACATGGTAACGGTTCACGGAGGTCTCTTCGACTCTACGAGAGAAGCCAATCAGTGCATGGTTACTATTGAGTCGATCAAGGATCTGATCAAGTACCTTGATCCTGAGGAAGGCTCGACACTCCCAGAGGAGTTGAAGGCTATCCCTGGGTTCGAAGAACGGCTTTCTGATGTTGCCAGACGGGTGATCGTAAAGACCATCCAGACGATGGTTCTGTCCGATCCGAATACTCCGGAAGGGATGGAAGACTATCTCGCTGTTTATGGTGACATCGTGATCGGTGGACATAGGGTCAGTGATATCAAGATGTTCAAAGAACGGTCTATGCGTACTGACAAAGAAGGTGAAAAGACCAAAGAAGCGATGGACGCTATGGAGGTCTATACCAGCTTCTTCAACGAGATGATGGGAGTCAGCATCATCAAGGTCCAGAAGCAGGTTGTGTACACTACGTTACCGATCCTACACATGGTGAGACCTGATTATCTCGTCAGTTGGATGTGTCAGTGCATCGGAGGTCCTGTGGATCAGGAAGTGTGTCATACGGAGCACTTCACGACGTTCACGATGGGTGACGAACCTGTGAAAGCGTTCTACATCTACTTCCAGCCTGTGCCGAACATCCTTATGTCGTTCACAGGAACGAAGACTACGGATGGATGGTTCTATCTGACACCGTCTCGTCTCGGGTGATCTCACTAGAGTAACGTGATATATGGAACTGCACTTGGGTGTAACAACCCAAGTGCAGTTCATCGTTTTTCACGTATATATAACTCTAGTGAGAGATCCTGAATAGAGCCGAGACGACTACCTTCATAAACACACACCACCTAAGGTAACGGTGGAGAAAGGAGGTGGTACCTATGGAAAGAGTTAACGTAGTCTATATAGACGGTGTCCCCATTGTTGTTCCGAACCAACAACCTAGGACGACCAAATTCTTGATCGAGATGGATCGAGAGTTAGGACGTGATCCGTTCGCCATGGACAAGTTCGCTAAAGCTCCGGTATCGAACCAAGATATCTGGGATAGTGCAACTGTCGTTCCGCTGTAAGGTAAATCGTTAAGCCCTATCCAGGTCTCTCAAACTATAGGAGGAAGTACTAATTAAGTATCGTATGCAAGAATCAACGGTCAACCAAGGAGGTAAATTGTGAATACATTCTTGCTGGAGTTACTTGCGAAGCATGGGGTAAAGAGTGTCACTGTCAAAGGACGTGACACAGAAGAGTACGGGCATATAGTGCCAGTAGAGTTTCCTGAGATCGACATCACAACAGAGGGAGGGAGACAGCAGGTTGCGCTGAACTGTGATTCGATTGATGAGGTTACTGAAATTTATGTCAACGGAAATGCAACCTGTTACACAGAAGATACCATATGTTCCTTGATACGATGACACACTAGTAGGTGAAGGTCATACTTCACCTACTAGTGTTTTCTTTTTTGTGTGTTCGATTAGATCTCGAGACAGCAGCTGGACTCGAAGGAGACATAAGGTCTCATCAGAGAGCCGGGATCACTGAGGTCTGTACCCAGTGTACAACGCTTTTTACAGAGCTGAACATAGATGGCTTCCTTGTTCATACCGGCACCATCCACAGGCTGTTCGTTGCTGTCTACACCGATATCACATCCAGTGTAGAACCCAAGTTCCGAGATACGGGCTTTGGAAACATCCGCACCGTAGATCACATTGACCGCTTCATTCACTTCAGCACCTGTGATCTCGCACACTCCTGTGGCTCTCACGATCACACGGTTCAGGTTGGTGTCGATCGATCCACCTGTTTCAAACGACGGAGGTTCCGGGTTGAGGTTGGAAGGATCCAGCGCATACGGAGTCTCAACATCGTCCGTGTCTTTCTGGACCAGTTCCACATGGGAAGGATCCCAGACGATCGTCTTGAGATAGTAACAAATGTACTCCACACCGTTGAACGTGGTACGTACCCGCATCCGATAACGCTGACGTTCCGTCTGAGTCAGATCGTTGGTCGCAGGGACACAACGGATCGGGATCGGGGTGTAAAGATCCATGTCGGTGGCTTTCGGGGAGAACGGACGTGCTCCCTGGTTACCATCCGTGTTTTGATAACCACGGATACCGATCCCGAAATACCGAAGCATCGGGACGGTGGTAGGATGCCGTTCCGGGAAGAGGTTGTACTTGGCGTTCAGTGTGGTTCTCACATCATCCACGAAGTCCAAGTCAGCGAACGCTTGGAACTGGTTCATGGCACCCAGAATCGTAGTCACGGATCCTGCGGATTTGAATACTGTATCAGGCATGTTGTTATCTCCTTAGTAATTGATTTTCCTGAATTCATACTGGTCATCGGTTCCGTCTACCTTCACGAGTTCGTAGTCTGGGATCTCGTCAGTAGACCGAACTTTCTCTTCTACAACTTCTTGTAGTATCCCGTCTTTGTAGACAGGTGTTACACTACCACTGGTATCACCAAAATCCAAAGTCAAATGGTCTTTGATCAAGATCACACCATTGAGAGGATGTTGATCGGTGTATGGGTTGTAGGTAACGATACGGGAACCATCTCGTTCTTCCATATACTTGGAAGAGTAGTAGGTCTGTTCACTGTTGGGAATGTCGTTCCGATCGTAATTCTCTGGATCAGACCCAAGATCAACTTCTATGGGTGTTCTACGATCAGAGTACCTCCTTCTATATCTTGGGAGATATTGACCATAGACTTCCATATCCTTTTCACAGAGAATGAAGTAATCTATTAAGACATGTTCCACTCGATCCATGGTGAAATCAGGGAGTTCCCATACGAACCGGTAGATGTAATCGTCAGGTCCTTTGATGTTGATCTCAAATGGAAGCAACCAGAGCACTCTCTGTTCACAGAAGATCCTCCACTTATCGCAGAACTCACTCCAGAAGAACTGGAACCGATCTTCCTGGTAGTTACTCTGGAAGTCGAAGGTAAGACGACAGAGCATCGTAGAGGTGCTGGTCATCCCTTCGATCTGATCGAAGAATGTGATGTTGTAAGAGCACATCTCAACGAAGAGAGATTTGATCCGTCTGTATCGATTGCTCAATGCCAACTCACTATCCGAGAGCAGATCAAGTCCAGGAGTGTTCACTGGAAGCTGTTCGATCGGATAGAACGCATCAAGAAGGGATTCAAAGAAGTTGGAGTACGCTAATGCGACATCTGCACTGTTGTCATATTGTTCGATGACATCCTGCAGTCCTTCCACTTCATGGAATAGTTCTTTGTAACTCATCCCATCCAGCAGACTGAATCGAACCCATCCATTGACACACCTCTGTTGGTAAACCTTCATCAGGATCTCGTAGTGGATCGCAGATGCTGATTTGTGGACTTCAATGAAGTTGGTCAAGAAGTTGAGTGCTTGATCGTGGATCTTCTCTGTCATATCCAAAGGAGACAGGAAGGGATCTGGATATGGTACCATATCGGTAAAACCGTAATCTGATAAGTAACCTTTGGTGTTCCTCTTATGATCCTGATAGTAGAAGTACTCAGGGATCTCAGGGAACTCCTTCTTATAAGGCCAGAAGACTTGTGCTTTAGTCGGAGGTCTTTCTAGTGTGATACCGTATTCTCTACAAGCAGAGTAGATCAAAAGAGCCATCGCCTGGTTGCCATCCAGAGCCAAGGTGATCCTGGTGTCCGGAGGAGCTACCATCAAGCTGAACTTCAGATCCTTTTCTGATGCTCGATAGAAGAGTGTCTCTTCTACGAACTTTGCATAGATCTGGTTGTACAGAGTGGATGTGATCGTCTTGTTGATCTCATGGGCTTTGGTTTTCAGGAAGGTGTGTGGAGTGACAGCGAATTGATAATCTTGAGTAGTTGTGGATTTATCAAAAAGATTGTCATCCTGATATTCCAGATAGGAACTACGTTCCTTCTCATAAGTCGTGCTAGTTGTCTCAATCGATCCATTGTTCATCTCGTTGACAGAGTTGGGGATGTCACCCATTGGGAACTTTGTCAAGATCTGCTGTACTACATCAACAGGTTTACCATATTGTTGATATCGAATATTGTCAACCAGATAAGCTGCTTGATCGATCAGGTTATCATCACCTGCACGGTTCGACAAGATCTGAGGATAAGGTTTGCAAGTGTTGGCAAACGAGCTAGAGAGACTCTCTTTGGTAAGAACCACACTCTTTTGATTGGTAACACTTCTCGTTGAGTAAGCGGATGCTTCTCCAGTCTCAACCGTGGAGGTGTCTCTCATAATACTTTGGACGATGGACTTGCTGTAAAGTCCAACGTTCAGAGGTTTCAGGAGAGATCCGATCAGGATACTGAAGTTCTTCTGAGTACCTTTGTTCTTCAGGAGATAGTTGATGTTCCTATAGAAGAAGAGGGCTTGGTTAAGAGACAACACATCTCTGTAATCTCCAAGACCTTTGCTAGCCAGGTAGCTCCAGATATGGAACTCATGTACTTTGGATGTTCGGATATTCAAGATCCTCTGTGCGAAGATCGTAAGGTACAAGATCTGCCACACGATCCCCTGATGAACGATTGAGAACATATCTTCATATGCAAGTTCTCTTACTGTCCACCGTTCCCGGATCATCACAAGCGTTCGTTTCAACGCCTCTATGATCGAGGATCTTTCGTTCTCTTTCAGTAGAGTTTCATCGTACTGAAGGAGTGTCATGTTGTCTGCAGATACAGCTTCTTCTATGCTGTTTATCGGGTAAACGATCGACTTGATTAAGTCTGTATATTGAGGGTATTTGTCACACAGTTTCGTATAATAGGAGCTGGGTATCCTATACATTGAGGCGGTCTTCGGATGCTGAGCCAAAGTCTCTTTTGTGAATGGAATCTGCTGTTGGGTATCGAGTGATGTGATGTACATCATCTCATCCAACCGCTTATAGATCTTCCTATTCGAGACTGGTTCACCATTCACCTCCGTCATGTCGCCATCAAGAATATACTCTCCGTTCATGTGACGGTAGTACGGATTCAACTGATCCGGAAGGATATTCTGATACTCTGGGTATACATCCTTCTTCAAGATCTGATCAGCGAACAGACTGTTCTTCAGTGTAACGGTTCTCAAAAAGTCGATCGGTTCTTTGATGTATAACTCAAGTTGAACCATTGTTAACTTCCTGTAAATTGAGGTTGAAGGTCATAACATGCCAACTAGCAATAGATTTACAAGAGGGATGAAACGTCTTGGAGCACTGCTCGGGATCCGGTATCCGGAAGACAATCCAGATCAGAACCAGAAACAAGACATTCAGCTCACTCTACATACACCGACAGAGATGCGTTACCTTCCTGGGATCTATTCCCCGGATGGTAATAAAACAGAAACACTGCCTTCCACAGGTGAGTTCCTGGATCAGCTTCTTACCACTTCACAGCAAGCTGGTAATTGGTCTCGCACTGCACAGAGCTTAAACGTATTGGCTCCTGAGATACGAGATGCTTCTGAGATCTACATCTCATCCATCATCTCGCCGACAGATCTGCAGACACAGAGCATCCAAGTACTCCTGGAAGGGACAGACCTTGGTCCGGAACTGGAGACGAAGATCTCCACTGTACTGACAGACTTCTTCAACAACGACTTTGAACTGGCTGCTCGTATGAAAGAGTGGCTCCATATGGCAATGTTCGTCGATGGCGCATCTCCGATTCTGATCGTTCCTCAAGTGAACGTGGATACCTTGAACCAAGCGGTTGATCTGGATGAGACCAAGATGGGACACGATGTCAAAGAGATCATCAAGAACGCCAATCATCCTAGTAAACTCAGTTCTCAAGCGATCCCTGGCAACTACACCATGGGAAGTGAACGTTACATGGAGACAGTACCTCCTGTTCACTACGATCCGAAGGACAGTTCGATGGAACTGCTTCTTCCTTCGGACTACGCTACTACTTCGAACATCCGCATGAAGTCTCACTATGAGCGACTGACTGCGAAGATCGATCAGGACATCGATGCTGCATTTGAGACACTCTCCAACCGTCCCGGATATGAAGCGTTCAAGACGAACGAAGTGATCACAACAACAAGGGAAGCGAAGAAAGCGATCCGTGATCTTCTGTCCGATGCAGAGAAGAGCTCCTTCGTGATCTCCAACGATATCAGTCTGATCAATCGTGGGGATAAGTACAAGGATGCTACCAAGAAGCTGGAACAGAAGGTAGCGGAGCACTTTCTGATGGATACGAACAACCCTCTCTATCTTCTGGATACTGAGGAAAGTTTGGAATCCAAGCACCACCCTGCTGTGGTGAGAGTTCCTTATCAGGCTGTGATCCCTGTGATCATGCCAGGAACCCCAGATAAACAACTTGGATTTTACATCCTTGTAGATCAGTGGGGAACTCCTATCACGAACCACGTCTACGATCGTTCTACGGTGAACGGTCCTCGTAAGTTGACAGAAGGTGCGATGCAGGCAACCTTCGGACAGCCTGGAGCATACAAGTATGCAGCGGGGATCAACGATGATCAGCGGTTCGAAGCAACTCTGATGATGTTCGGTCTGACGATGCGCAACCTCCTGATGGACAAACTCGACGAATATGGGTTCCACGGAGCTACTGTGGAAGAGCATGAAGCTACCACACTCTGCATGTTCCGTTATCTTTTGGCTAAGAAGAAGGTTGGGTTGATCTTCGTACCATCTCCCCTTCTTACTTACATCGCATTCGATTATCACCAGGATGGGACTGGTAAATCCAAGATCGAAGATCTCAGTACTCTTCTTTCTCTGAGAACTGTTCTTGTGATCTCCGGTGTGATGGCAGCAACTGAGAACGCCATCGACCACAAAGTCCTGGAAGTGGATGTCGATGAGAAAAACGCCAATGTGATGCAGTATCTCAGTATGGTCCGAGATGCGTTCATCGAGAAGAGGATGCTTCGATTCGACAACGAACCTCTTACCGTTCAGAGAGACTTGATCCAGAGATCACTTACAGTTCTCCCTAAGAACATGAAAGGGATCCGTGAGAATCTGAGTACCAACCTCGATCATAAATCGAGCAATGTCATCGCTCCTGACCAAGGGTTCATGGAGTTGTTGGCGAACTGGTTGATCACCGGGTTGGATGTTCCTCATGCTGCGATGAATCAGACCAGTGAAGCAGAGTACTCCCGTTCTGTTGCTACAACCAACATAGTGTTCAACAACAAGATCAAGGGCTCTCAGAAGGTTGTGGTTAAGTTTGGTAATAAATTTGTCCGTACTTACATCAAGTACTCACAACCTCTGCAAGCCAAGATCTTAGAGATCTTGAAAGACGCGGATAACAGTCGGAAGGACACCCATCATTCTTCCAAGTCTACAGAAGCGGATGGATCTGATATCTTCGATGAACTGGAAGAGACGGAACCCTTGAAGAAGGGACAGAAGTCGAAACAGGAAGTCAAGATGAACAAAGACAGCATCAACAAGAAACTGTTGACGGTTGTCCAGAATGTTCGTATCACGTTACCTGCTCCTCAGATCGTAGTGGACAAAGCCCAATACGAAGAGATCACCTCCTATATGGATGCGATCGATCGTGTCCTTGCTGTGATCTTCAGTGAGAACCAGATCGTTGATCAAGATGCCAAGGAGATGTTCACTCTGTTCCGAGAGACTGTGAAAGCCGATATGGTGAGAGACTATATCAAACAGATCGGATTCCAGAGTTCCTTCAATATCCCGTATCCGAAGGATATCGATATCAAGAACGCCAAAGATCTCTATCTGTATATATCCAACCAGAAGCTTAGCTTCGATAACTTCAAGAAGTATGTGATCGATATCGCTCGTAAACATCTGGAAGAAAGTGGTGATACGGACACTGGTATGGGTATGAACGAAGGTGAAGAAGAGCCCATGAACGAAGAAGATACCTTCGGAGATATGGGAGGAACAGAACCAACTGGTGAGACAACACCAGAGGAAGGTGGAGAGACACCTCAAGAGGAAGAACCTCAGGAACCTCAAGAAGAACCTACTGAAGAGGAACAACAGCCTGAAAATATCAACTTCGATGAGACACCTCCCCCACCGTCATTCTAATCATTCGTTATACTGGAAGGAGAGGTGTCTCTCCTTCCAGTATAACCCTTATGTTAAGAGTGTAGTTCAAAAAATTTCATCTATATATAACTTTTGTGATAGTACCAAGGAAATAACAACTAACTATAACTTAAAGGAGTTAAACCTATGAGAAGCAACGCTAAAGAAATCAAAAAGCTCTCTGAGCAGATTGAGAAACTCGCCAAAGAGTGTAACCAGATCTTGGATGATATCAACTCCAAACTGGATCAACGTGTCAGAGAAAAGATCAGAAAACGGTACCGTCGTTAATAACAACCTTAACACGAATCAATCAAACATTAAACTAAAAGGAGTACTACCATGTACAAATATCCCATTATCCGCCTCTCCATGATCGCCAGCATCGCAATTGTTTATGTTTTCCTTCCGGTTTTAGGATGCTTGAAGGCATATTCCACTGATAATAGTCAGTGGTATTGGCTTTGCAGCACATGGGCACTTCCGATTGTCATGTGCATCCTCATCCCGCTCATCGACAGTTATCTGGTACGCCGGATAGTGAAGAAGACGGTTGATGAGATCAAACTGACCATTGCGAAGTAACCGTAACCGAGGACCTGTGATCACCACATCACAGGTCCTATTTTCTTTTCATTTACAGACATAAAACACCAGTGTTTACTGGGGTTAAAATAACCTTAATTATGAAAGACTACTATCATGAAGAACACACTAGTTAACCAAGATGTTCACACTGACATGAAGTTGCTGGCTGCTATGATCAACAAAGCAGCTACCTTCTTCAGTACTGACCGAGAGGATGGTCGTATCTACTACGAAGATGGTGGACAACTCTTCATACACGAGGGACTCTTCACTATGGTAGGTGGGCAGTACGGTAGACTTGAGGACGATGAACGTCTTTACGGTGTGACCCTTGCACCTACCAACTATAACACGATAGAAGGGTTCGATCCCTACAGAGATATGAAACGTTGTCTTCTGTTTATAGGTGCTCCAAGGTTGGAGTTAAGAGTAGCTTATAGGTCGATCGAGGATCTTGCAAAAGAGATCAATCAAGACGAGTACACACTCTTCACTAAATACCTGAATAAAGAAGAGTGTAGTGTCAAGCAAGCTATGATCCACCTCATGGATGCTTTAGGTGAGTGGCTGTGCTATTGACACAGTTATAAGAGAAGGGTGCTCCTAGTGAACATACCCTTCTCTTTTTTGGTTAACAATCTATACTGAACAGGTGTTCCTGTCAAGATATTCTCATATTGGTTGTATCGGTAGTAATTGTTTATGTTGAATACTTTCTCTATCAACCAGTGAACTACTCCCGCCTAAAGGAAAGGGTCTTCTGGCATACTTTCCAATAAAAACATCTACCATGGAGGTATATTACCTCCATGGTAGATGCCGTATGGATCGTTAGTCTCTGTTCCAGTTGCGTTCCGTACGGGTGTACGGAGATACGCCGTTCTGGTAAGACATCCCTTCCGGATCGATCTTGTGAGTGTTCGACACAACATTGCCAGCGTCGGGTCTTGTATCGATCGCAGTAACGCCGTCCTGGTTGGCCCAGCCCATGCGTTCCTGGTGCTCGATGTAGAGTCCCTGTTCGCGGATGCTCTTGTCGATGTTCTTCCGATACGGAGGAGCGATGTTGTAGTTGTGCTTGTGAAGCGCCAACTGTTCAGCGATCGTCATAGCGATCGTCTTGATGTAGTCGTTGTGCTGCACGATCCCTGTAAACGGGATCGTCCGTTCCGGATGACGGACCGTTCCGATCTCACGCTGGAACCCGATCTCGCCAGTGCCAGTCGGGAACATGTTGACGTACTGAGCCGCATCGATGATGTGGTCAGGACGCATGGTGGGATCAAACTGGATCGCCATGATGGACATCGCGTAAGCGGACATCGTCCAAGCTCCCGGGTAAACAACGTTGGTCATACCAGCGTTGGTGTCCGGATGGTTCATGTCCCAGATCCAACGTTTGAACGTGGACCAGACGATGTTGTTCCCCAGCTCGGAGAACACGAACGATGGGCTCACGGGGGAACGGCTGGTCTTGCCAGGTGCCGCCATCTGCTGACTGTCATGCCCCGCAGGAGCTTCCTGAGTCGACAACGTGTAACCGAAGTCGATCCCGGTGACAGATTTCGCATGAGACTCGATGAGGTCCTTGATGATCCAACCCATGCGGGTGGGAGCTCCATCGACGACGTACATCGCCGGAAGGGAGGTCACCACCAGAACAACCGGGGTGAAGGTACAAGGAGTTGCCACGTCGAGCATGGGCGCGTTCAAACCAGATCCCAACTGAAGACCGGAGCTCATACCGCTCTGATCCGAAGTCATCGGGGTCTGGTTCTTCTGCTGAACACCTGTGACCTGTGCAGCCTGCTCTGGTTCGTAAAAGAACCTGCCAAGGTTTTCCTGGTCTTTAGAAGCCATATGTCACCTCTTAAGCTGCAGCTGCGAGTTCTGTTTCAGATGTATATCCCTCACGGTTGACCTCGATGTCAACATCGAGCACACGCATGGTGGCTGGCGATGTGATCTGGATCCTCACATGTTGGATATAACCGATCTTCTGTTCTTCTGTGGTCTGGTATACCGTCACGGTGAAGTCGTACTTACCGCAGTAGAGATACGACAGTTCCGCATCGAGGTATGCTTTGATTGCTTGCTGAAGAACAGCCGACTTATCGTTCCGACCCGTGTATCTTCCCCAGGCGTTGCGAACAACGTGTTTCGTATAGACGACAGCATCGACGAACCACTGGTCGACGAGGACGCTGGTATCCGCACGATAAACGGTGCGAAGCGCGGGATAGAAGATGCGAGACATGTCAGCAGACTGAACATAGTTGATACCGCTGTCCCAAACACGAGACTGTCCTTCTGGATCGTAATTGACCCAGTTGACAGAACTGACCTTGAAGTACTCGTTGTAGCTTCTCGGCCAGCCTCTCGGTTCGGTCGGGTTCATATACGGCAGGTTGCCATACTGAGCATGTTGCATCGCACTCCAGTAGGTAAATGGCATCGGTTCACTGTAGACACCATCTGCCAGGAATCCGCAGTGCGCATAGATCGCACAACGACAGCAGTCGGTACCCTTCAGGACCGATTCGCGCATCAGGAGGGCACGGTTGCGAAGAACTTCTCCGTTCGCTTCGTCGGTAGCCTGGTCGTTCATCGTGATTGTACGACCAGTGTTATCGTCCATCAGCACCTGAGTGCTGAGTTCCACGACAACATCGTCACGAACATCGAGGAAATCGATCAGCGCATACTTCGTATCGAAGTTGTACCCAACATCGTAGATGTGGGTGAACGGATACTTGAACTTGTCGACGATACGGGGGTTCATGGCTTTCGCACAGAACTGCTGGATACCAAGCTGAACGTCCCAATCAGAGATCTTACCATCCAGTCCTTTGTCAAGGTAGATGTAGTTGTTCTCTGTGAGCTGGACGATATTCTCGTCATCATCCGACGCAGTGACCAGACGAACGTGGTCGTAAGGAACACCAGACAGGTTGATGCAGCTGATCGAGTTGACCAGCCAACCGAACGACGTGTTCATGATCGCTTCCGGATCGTAGGTCGGTTTCTCGAAACCAAGAGAGGTTTCGGTTTCTACCTGGGCGATACGGTTGCCGATCTTGAGCAGGTTCTCTTCGTACGTGTAGATGGTGTACGGCAGCTGCCGGGTATCTTCATCGTACGCCGTGTTGAAGACAGCTTGCATCGACATCTCAGCACCGGTATCCGGATTCAGAGTCTCAGGATTGGCAGCGAAGCTGTTGTACGTGCTGTTGTAGATGTCGTAGTGCGGTGTGACCGTCGTATCATTGTAATCGCGACGAGCAGGCGCAAAGCTGTAGAAGAGAGTCTGGTAATAGTTCACATCACCAGAGGCATTTTCACTGTTCTTGTAGAACAAGGAGAAGCAGAGATCATCCCCGTAGAGACCCGGATAGAGTGCTTGCACAGCCAGGATCGGGTACACGGTCCACTCACCGGAAGGACGAGTCGGCAGAGAGCTCAGGTCGAACCCTCCAGTCTCTTCACTTCCGAGCAGCTCGTGACGTTTCACGAACTTGATCTCGAGTCCGGGTTCAACAACATTCGTTGTCGTCTGAGTACCGTCTTCGTTGACAACGATCTCAGTCGCCGGAGTGTAGTTCCCCTCGTCGTCGAGAACGCGTTTTCCATCTTCATCATACAAGTACTGCTGGATGTCAGACACCGGTCGAACCCAAGCTTCGATGATGACTACCGACTGAGCGGAAGTCTCATCTGCGACACGACAGATGAACGCACCGTTGTAGGTCAGTGTGTTGAGAAGCACCTGAGCCTGACGGCTGAAGTACAGCTTGTTCGTATTCGTGAACGTCTGTTCTCCGAAGACTTTGGCTGCTTTGGTGTAGTTCTCGCACCACACTGGATCCCCAACGGGACCTTCCTGCGTACGCATGATCCACAAGGGACGATGGACTGGCAGGACCAGAGTGTACTCGCTGTTGTAGATGGAGTTGTCCTGCACATTGATCTGATAGTGCGGGAACGGTTTTATGGTTGTAGCCATGTGGTTCTCCATTTACTTCGTTGCCCGACGATCCTATGATTGATCATCTAAGACAACACGAGGTTTGTTATGAAGTTTTCTCTTTTTGATGTCTCTATCGTCTCAGATAGAGTCGGACAAGGTCCGTTGCAGCAAGCGCTGACGTACCTGATTAAACACACTGCGGACACAGTGCTTCAGCCCGACCAGATGTCCCGCATAGCGCAGACTAAGATCTTTTCCAGTACTCCGATCAGCCGACTCTACCAAGAGTTGGTTGAAGCGGATAAACTGAATCACTTCTTATGCTACAACTTGAGCAGGAACACGGACGATGTACCTGAAGTATTGACGATAAACGACATCGTGATCGACGGTAAAGCGATCCCATCACTTCCTGTACCGGCACGGATGCAAAAGTGCTGGATTAATTTGACCGCCATAACGTCAAATATGGACCCATACAATGGCTCGTACAATATTACAGATTCGACCACATTGGCGAATCTGTTCGTGCGTGCAGCACTGGTAACTGGATTTGAAGATCATGAGCTTTGGTTGTCACCGAAGTTGGCATCGTTTGTGATCGAATCCTACGCCACCACGATCGGTGTGGAACTCGGTCGTATCTACGGGTTGGATTACAACGAGTCCATGTTCGTTCAGACACTGTTCGCTGCTTACTACGCACAGCTGTTGGGTGGAGAAGGAGCAACCTTGTATCCAATTCTGCTGAACCGTTGTGGGTTCCTTGGAACAGCGAACGATATCCAGGAACGGATCAAGTCTGTGGAAGACTTGAATCCAAGACCGGATAAACTTTGGACTCCGGATGTGATCTGCAACGCATTGCAGAAGAGAGGTCCTCATCGACTCCACAAACTGACAAGGAACCAGTTGTATCGGTTCCTGTCTTCCAGTTCTACAGACAGCATCACGATGGCGATCGCCTTGGAGTATCCTCCCTACTGGGTATATCAGTTGCTCAGAGTGGCATCTGGTGCCAAGATACCGACGATGTCCAATGTGATCAAGATCCGCAATACCAAAGGCAAGATCGTTCAGTTCGCTGCTGACATGGTGGCAACAGGAGCGGTCATCAACAAAGTAAAACGAGGCAACGTATGACAACTCAGATCGATACTACTACGGTCATGACCAAGTATCTGAACAAGTATTGTTTGGATCACATTTGGAACATGCCTGAGACTGAGTATCGTCAGAACTTCATTGCCAGGTGTATCAACCATATACCACAGATGGGATCGGTTCATCTTGGACCGGTCTCCATTTATCTTCCCTATAACGACGCCTACTACATCTACGAGGTTCCCAAATGCTGCATGGGGAACCTCAATATTAAACTCCCTCAGTGGGAAGTGTTGGATGACTGGCTGGATACCAACTCATTTGATTTCAGAGTAACTGGAACCAATGGAGAGTGGTTGTGGAGACATGGGATCTATGTGATCGATTACCCCTGCAGAAGTTCGTTCATCATGGCGATCGAAGCATCGATGGCCAGGACGATACTTGGACCGAACTATAACTTCAAGAAGATCTACGTCTCTGTTTACGTAGACAGCGATGGAGAACCACTGACGAACCTATCCACAGAGTGCATTAGACCGAACAACCTGGAAAGTCGAAATCGCGCATGGGATCTCAGCCACCTCGCTGATATCGTTTTCATCAACGGAAGAGAGTCCCAACCTACTTCCGTAGAAGATATCAAGATCGGGGACTATGTAGAACTGATCGACGATCCTGACATCATGAGTGATTTCACAGTGAACCTCACAGTGGTTGGAGAGAGTCGTATCTATCGGAGTGCTGTACATCCCTGGTTCAACTACATCATGCACATCCCGAAAGAGGACAACCCTGACAACTATCTGATCACTCACAACACCTGTGATGTGTTCATACGCCCTTTGAACACGGTTAATGCAAGACTCCGTGGGTTGTTCGTGCATCGGTTCAATACCACAGAAGCGATCGTTCAGATCACTCACAATGATTTCGCCATCAGTGAAGTTTTGCTGAACGCTTACATGGAAGCTTTAGGTACCACTGAGATCGAGATACGTGTGGTTGCAAGAAGACACAAGAAGAGTCTTCAGCTAATCCGGGAAGCGAATTACATCCAGATGTTGTATCAGCTTACGGATGATGAGATCCTTGATTTCTTGGTTGGAGAAGGAGATCCAACCTTACCGTTCTGGAGAGCACAGCATCTGGAACAGAGTCGTTATGTTGAGATGATGTTCGAGAACCCTCTGACATCAGGATCGAACTCTCTGACCAGCTACATCAAAGCACTTGGATTCTACAACACCATGGCTCTGATCTGCAAACGAGTGACCAGGACGACCATCGGTCCGAACACCACCCATGTGTTCACTGTGGATCTTCCACTCTCCATGATCTCACTTCGTTACATCGATGCGTTCCTGTACATCAACGGTAAGAAGATCGATGAAAGTCTCTATGGAGTTACCAAGACTGGTCAATATGTCACGATCAACGTGGACAGCAGTATCGATCTTCCTGTCAACACAGAGATCGTAACGGAGCTCTTTGAACGATCCAAGTTCTATGCTGAGTACTTATCCCCTGTGGAGGGTGCTGACAGCATCACGGTGCACGATGAGTTCGTTGTGTATCGAGTCAGAGAAGCGGTGGATGATACTCCTAACTCCAACTACTTCAGTGATCAATATTTGGTCGATCAGACTTACGAGAAGATCGAAGCTGAGACGATGACAACGATCCTCTACACAGTCATAGAGAATGAAGATGGAACGAAGACGATCCAGTTCAGTGCGGATCAGTACGGAAGAACATTTCTGATCTGTTCCAAGAGATTGATGACCAAAGCTTACACCAACCAGTTCACCTTAGCAGGACTGTACGGAAGAAGTATGACCACCGGGATGCTCCGTGTGAGAGGTTATCAGTACACCGATGGGGCTGAGATCGAGATTCCATTAGTGCATGATGTTCACCCCATCGTCTTCTTAAACGGAAGAGAGTTGGTTAGAGATATCGATTACGCACATGTGATCAATAAGAGTATGACTGGCAACTTGGTATCTCAAGCAGTTCATGTCTCCAACAGTCAGTATCTGTCCTCTACAGAGAAGAACCAACTGGATGTCTATGTGACAACCGATGCTTGTTTCTCAGAGGAGGATGGGTTCGTGAAGAACCGATACATCGATACTCTGAACGTTCTTCTCTTCTGGTATCAGGAGTTAGCTCTGTTGACCTGTGATGGGTTGGCTGTTCGTGACATCCAGTATGAGAACGGACTGTTGAAGTTACCAGACAGCATCCGCAACGGAGCCATCTGGTATGAAAGGAGTATGGTGTCGGAGTCTGTCAGCAACATGATGCTGGAATATGGAGATGACCTGGATACAGAACGGTGTATGGCGATTCTGAAATACTTCAGAGGAAAACAACCTGTGGACAACACGTTCGTGAAGATACCGAACAGCCATCACATCTATTCGATCTTGGTCAATGAGATCATGACCGATGTGATCACAGGATCGTTCACTCTGAGTTATGATGCAGACCTTGCCAGGATGAGAGATCAGGTTGCTTACTACCTGACAGCGAAGAATCAAGATCCAACACTCTACGGAGTGATCGGAAACTTGATCGTATCCGGTGCAGGTACGTTGAAAGTCAACCAGACCTACCGCATGGTGGATACCACAGCAACTGGTTCTGCCAGACGTTGGTATAACGCCTTTACGAACCTTGCGATCTGGTACAACACCTCCAAAAGCAGATGGGAGATCATCTCTTCGTTGGCTTCTGTCACAGGGGTGTACTACTATGCGGACGATACAACGAACGGAGTATCCGATCCTTCCAATCTCACCTGGACAACAGGAGATCTTGGAGAAGACCAACCTCCGATCTTGGAGTCTGGTATGCTCGATCTCACGTTCATCGATATCCTGCCATCGTATAGACTTTACGACTCGGAAACACCAGAGTTCTATCGTACTCTGGAACAGTTGAAACGTGCCCTCTTACCAGAGGATCCGAATCGAGACATCCGAGTTGATCAACCCTGACATACACCAAGAGGATATCGAATATGGCTACAATTTCCATCTATGGAGAAGACCAATCCAGAGTCTATCCATTGACCAGGATCTACGATCCCGATGTCGATGGCAAAGATGTGTCAGCCTCCGGTAAGATCGTTCCGGAGGTCTGTTCTCAGATCGTGGATGATACCACAGGTCTGCACAACCAGCTTTACACAGTTACAGCAGTGGATCCTGAGACTTATAAGGTCACGATGGTTCCTACTGCGATCGTCATGACAGAAGATGCTCAACCGGATCGCATCCTCTCCTACGGTAACGATATCTACATGTTGTATTATGCAACGGTAGCGATCACCGACAGCACAGGAACAGTGATCCGATTGACTCGACTGGTGATCGATAACAAACTCGCGTTCTTCGGTCATCACGGTGCCCAGTATGAACTGATCCGCACCAATGCAGATGGTACAACTACTGTGGTCAGTCAGAACTTCGACACTACGAATACTCCAACTGGGACACGAGTTCCTGTTGTGGAGACTGCTGTTCCTGGTGTCCGTAAATGTGTGAACTGTTACAGTTACGCTACCTTCGAAGACGGTGAGCAGATCGCTCTGCGCATCTACGATGCTGCAGGTATCATGATCGCGATCGTACAACTGATTACGAAGCAGGCACTGATCTTGAACGAACTGGACGATGGTTCGAATCCGATCGTTGGGTTTGACATCGTTGCGAATCAGATGCTTGATGGGGACATCATCCTTTATACCAACCAGAACAAAGCCGAGCTTGCTCTCTATCCTCAGATCACTTACTCTGATGGTACTACTCAGGTGGTAAGTATCGATGGGGTATCCGGGTTCTTGTATGGGCTAGAGGATGTATCTACTCTTTATCCTGGTGCTTCCTACACATTAACAGCGAAGTACTACATCACAGATGATACTCCTGCAACGATCGCAGAAGGGGAAGGTGTGCGATATCTCGCATGTACGAAGACGCTGAGGATCGTCAATACGTCGAAGTATTCGATCTCCAAAATCTCTGTGATCCCAGTCTGGCAGAAGGATCTCAGTAACTGGAGACTGGAACTGTTCGCTTATAAAGAGAACAGGAGAGGGTTCTCCCTGTTGACCAAAACTGCAACCGTGGATAATTTCACTCCGAACCTCTTCAATCGGAGACAGGAGATCCAGATCCATGCGAAACAGACTCCGGACAGTGGTATCGAAGAGCCGTATGATCAGACTTTGAGCATCGAACTCAGAGATCCTACGAAGGATTATCCATGGTTCTTGCTGAAGGATGATTACAACCAGCCTTCTGAACCAACATACGGGGATAACACGAACCCTCACATCGCTCCTGTGATCTACTATGGAAGAGACACCACTACGGATGATACCAATGTGAACACATATTTCATCCCTGGTACTCTGTTCCAAGCAACACAGACACAGACTGCGACAGAGGTCTTCTTGGAAAACTTCTACTTCAACATCAGACCTCCTATGATCGATCAGGAATCGGCAGCTCCGATCCCGACTCACTTCACAGTCAGAGATCCATCGTCTGGTATCGCTGTGTTGACACAGCCAAGATCGGTGGAGGAGTTCTCGAATCCTCTGTATCTAAACGCTCAACTGGATCAGTATGTTGGAAGCACACTGGTGGTTGAGTTCTGGAAACAGACGGATGAGAACTCGTTCGACATCATCTATGGTGTTCCAGTGATGGTGATCGCAGAACCTTGATACAGTTATCTAACAGCATAGAGGATGGTAAGTCCTCTATGCTGTTAGATCTTATCATTATTGTCCGAAGGTCGGATAGAAGTAGTTCGTCAATGTTCCGTTTGTTTTGTTCATAGTAGTCCACTCGATGTAGTATCCTTTACGAACAGGTAAGAAGTTCGTAATATCGGTAGTACCACTGTCTTTATCCGGTCTACGACCGTCTGAGTTGGTGTAGGTGAACAGCAACCTGGACTTGGAACTATCTGCATAGATGTACGTTGTCAAGATCAAGGTAGCTCCTGTACCACCACGAACCCATCGGTTGTAGATCCACCCATCAGAAGGAGCTGTGTAAGAAGATCCGCTGACTACCACATAGTTCGCATAGTCAGGGATACCCAGAGAACCACTGGACAGTATCGAGTTTACTGCATCAATGGCTTCGTTGTATTTCTGCTCCATCTCTTTGGTGTAGTTGGTTACCAGCTCCAGAACATCTTTGATCTGTACATATCCGGTTATCGGTACTCGATTGAATACCTGGATGTAGAGAGCCATCGTCACACAAGGTGCTACAACTTCATTTGAGAATCCAAACGCATCTGTGTTGTATCTGCCGTATGCAGCATCTTTTATAAGGTCGCCTCCTTTAGCATTATTTGGCAGTATGCTTGTGTCCAACATCGGTTCATCGGCAGTGGAGGTGTCGCTTAGTGATTGACAATTGTTTCCATATCCAGGTAAGTGTGGGTATTGGTCTGCTGGATAGTACACATCGTATCGCATTGCCAATGTTAAACCAGGTAACCCACTCAAGTAGGTTTTGTTGTGTACATTACCAGCTTGTTCGGACTCATATCCTCGAATATATCGAGTGATCTTAGGCAGACGAATATCTCCATTGCTGATCACAAAAGCACCACATTGACCAGTAGATGCTAACTCAGATTCATAGGTCTCGTTGGATACAACACGGATGTATCCTTTGGGTTGGTACTCCAGTGCTTTGGCATAGAACTCTGGATAGAGAGTTTGACACCCTCTGATCCACTCTCCTGTATTCAGAGGATATGCCCCAGGAGGGGTTTCTCTCGACATGGAGTAGAACACTTCAAAGATATTCTTAGCTCCTGAGATCTCTTGTTTGACATCAGTTCCCAGAGGGATGTTACGTCGATCGAATGGCATATAGAACTCCTTCTGCTATCGTTAGATTGGTTTCTAGTGATGGTATCATACCATCACTAGAAAC